TGTATCCCCACCGAAAGCTATTGCGTTGGTTCCCTGTAATCGTAGGATACCATTGATGTCTAGCTTATAACGAGGAACTAATAGGAATGTGTTGTCTGTCTCTATTAGTACGTTTCCATTAGTTCCGTCTATCTTAACCCAGTTGTTTGCAAACTCAGTTTCATCAGAGAACATAAGCCCATTGTGGATGGCCGGCACTGCTAACCAACCGCCATCATATACTCCACTATAATAACTAGGGTCATTTAGATAAGGGGTGTAGCCGTAAAAGACACTATCATCATTCTTGTACTGTCCATAGAATGTATCGGTAACGGCTCCCTTTGGAAGTATAGCATTACCTTTCCATGTCCTACGAGTCCAAAGAACCTCTTCGTTGTGGTTTATAGCGTCTGTATACGCCCAGGTTTCATCAGGGTATCCACCAATGTTGAATTTTAAGTTAGTACTGCCTACAGAGTTTATATCTGGAGCGCTTAAGTATGTTCCAGCTACTACTGATGTACTTACATTAATACCACCAGACACTAAACTTAAATTTCCAGCCTCAGAGTAAATATCCCCAGCAGATACATATATAGCATAGTTTGTGTCTCCATTAGCAGCCCAACACTGAATTGCTCTATTTGAAACTACGCCACTATTTGTTCCTACTGCACCAAAGGCGTTAAAGTTACCACCAATGTTTATTGTAGAAGAACCAGCACCATCAGAACCACCATATGCTTGTCCTGTAAAACCATAGTTATTGGCAGTCCCAGCATTAATAGAGTTGGTGTTTACAGACGACTGCAAAACTGTGTCATAGACAGCGGCTGCATCGGCTGTTATAGCGTGGTAGATGTCAACCTTAGCCTGCGGGGCTGCAACACCAAAGCCTACCCTATCAGCGCTAGCGTCTATAGATACAAGGTAGTCATCATTAACACCAGATATAACAGAGTCTTTATTGGCCTTTGCAGCATTTATTGTAATAGAAGCAAAGTCTACCTCAGAGCTAGAAGCAACATGTTGGTCCATAGAGTCAACAAATTCGTACTCTGTATTAGAAACGTTTCCGCTTCCTATTTGGTCTGCTCTTGGTCTAGTTATCGCCATAAATTACTTCCAATAAGTGCAAAGCAATACGTCTGTTGCTACCGGAGGTGTTGCCATAGTAATGGTATTTGTAGTAATAGTATAGTCTTCAGTTGCGCCGGCGTTCTGTAGTATACCATTTAGATATAGCTGCTCTGTCCCTGCTGTAGGAGTGTTGGCAAGAGTAAAGGTAGGGTTGGAACCATTCTTTGTTCCAGATGGAGTCTCTCTGACAACAAGTCCAGTGGTTAAGAAGAAGGCTGTAGCGTGATTACCGTCTAACAGGTCGGCGTTTAGGTTTGTGCTCATTGTGCTAGATGTTAACACAAATGGCATTGTTCCGTTTGCTAGTGTAGAGGTAATCTGGTTTGTTACAGACAGCTTATTACTTATATCGATAGATGTAGCACTACCATTAAAAGTAAGCGTCGCACCAGATAACCCTAGGGTAGCATCCTCGGCCATTGTAACATTATTACTAATTTCAATAGCGGTTCCACCACCATTGAAGTGAATCATCGCCCCTGTTAGCCCAATATGACCATCTTCGCCCATGGTAATATCACCAGACATCGTACCACCAGTTAGAAGAAGATAGGTGGTATGAACGTGACTTGTGCAGTTATTCCCATCTGTTAGGTCAGTATGCTGCGCAGACGTTAGGTGGTAGTAGTCATTAGCCGCCCCGCCTTGTATACTAGCTAAGTCGTTGTGTGAGTACACTGAGGTCATCTTTACCCAGGCAAGAGAACCATTGCAGACGTATATAATATTCTCGTCCTCGACCCAGGTGGCTAGCCCTTCACGAGCGGCAGTATATAACCAGGCTGTACCAGACCACTCGGCGATGGCATAGTCATGAGTAGCCCAGGCGTCTGTGCCAGTCCCATTAATAATATAACGAGCACCAGTAGCTGGCGAGCCTGGAGGCGTTAGCAAATCTTTATCTAATACAGAATCTTGCCACTCTACGCCTTGTACTTTACTATCTACGTAGGCTTTGGTGGCTGCGTCTTGCGCTGCTGTTGGGTCTGTTACTCCAGTAATTTTATGTGAGCCGACAGCTAAATCAGCATCCACAAAAAATTGAGCACTTGACCGAATTTTAGTTACTGCCATTTGTTTCTCCTTTGGGTTAGAGGTCTATGTTGTACTCCACCTCTAGCAAATCGGTAAACCCAGTGTTGCTTGGTGGGTATGCCATTATAAATGATTGGTTGCCTGGATCCTCCTCATAGTCCTCCCCCACTTGTAGCTTAAGTCCATTAAGCCACACCCGAACTGTCCCAGATAAGTATGCGTGTGATAGTATATATACCGTGTTGACCCCATTTATTAATCCAGTAGGTATTTCCTTTATTGTAGCAGTAATATCTGGTAGAGTTACAAACTCAATGCCGTTTTCCGTAGACTTAACAACTAGTATTTTTCCAGCTGACCCAGCGTAGGAATCAGGAACATCTGTTAGACCAATAAATGTAAGGTTGCCGACTTGAGACCTCAACCCCTCAAGCTCTTGCTCTAGCGAAGCATTGGCGAACTCACCAGAGTGCTTACCGTCTAGCAGATCAGCGTTAAGCGATTTTATTACTTTGCCAGACGTGAGGACTACCATTCTCCCGTCGCTGGTCTGGACTAGCAGGTATTCTCCGATTTTTCCGTCTTTAGGCATGCTATATAATCTTATTAATTGGCGGAGAGTGAAGGATTCGAACCCTCAAGTCGCCCTTTCGAACGACTGCCGGTTTTCAAGACCGGTGCAATTGTCCATTTCTGCCAACTCTCCCGATGGGGCGGGCGGAGTCGGGCCCACGTAAAGTTACCTTGCAGGCAACTGCCTAACCACCTACTCCCACTTATTTTTGTCAACAAGGAATTCTTCGTAGCAGTGTACACAAAACAACCTTACTTTATCAGATACGTTGAGCACTATGAAGCAATCCTTGAAATGACACGTTGGGCACTCTGTATCTTCTTTCATCAAGCTTTTTTCGGTATTAGCTCTTTGGCTGTAAATAGTACACGGGTGGCTATCTGTGATCTATGAAGATTCGCTCTTTTCTCCTCACCTACAAATGATACCCCATTAAGCCTATAACTCGATGTGCCGTCAGCGCCAGTGAAGCTAAAGTCTACTAGGTTTTTGGAGTTATCCTTGATCAATTTGTAGATATCTTCTAAATTACAGATCTCAGCTAGTTGCATAGACCCACGTAATACGCTGCCTACGTACTTATAGTAAACTGATACTACGCAGTCTGTCGGCTGGCCGTTTATTTCCACTGTTAGCTGAGAGCCGTTGTCTATACCAAAGATGTAGCTAATATGTCGTTGTGGCAACGACTGCATTTTATTTTTTCTTCTTTTTTACAGTAGCTTTTGGTTCAGTCTTCTTAGTAGTATCTGCTTGCGCTTTGACCAGCTCTACTATGGCTTTAGCTAGTTCTGGGTTAGTTGCACTTAGCGCTTCTGCGGCGTGTTTGGCAAGAAGCTGTTCATACATCATTGCTATTCTGACGACTTTGTTGTGCTCTACTACGTTAATGAACTCTCCGCCGTCGGTAGCTCGCCCTAGGCTGTCTTGGACAGTTAGACGAATAGACTTGCTAGTTGGCGGATCTTTAACTATGTACACCTGTTGCGCAAAGGCAGTCGTGGCTATCACAGCCACAATCGTAATGAAAATTCTCTTCATACCATCTCCACATTTATTTGGCTCCGGGTCTAGGACTTGAACCTAGGACATTCTACTTAACAGGCAGACGCTCTACCAACTGAGCTAACCCGGAATTGTTTTTCTGGTGGAAGTGACCGGAATCGAACCGGTGACATCCTGCTTGCAGGGCAGGCACTCTACCAAAACTGAGCTACACCCCCATATTCAAAAGCCGCGGAGTTTTACCTCTCTGGCAAGTAATCTAAGTGGCTCAATATCTTATCCTATTGGACAGGCCCGGGGAAGCCGGGCGTGAGCCACTTGCACGGCGTATAGCAACGTGCCACTTGGCGTCTCTGCCGGGAATCGAACCCGGCTGCGCAGTTTTAGAGACTGCTGCATGATCGATCTGCCACAGAGACAATTATTTTAAAAGAGCTAAATTCTTGAATAGATTTTTTGACGCCTGACAGGCTATCGCAGTTAGTTGGTTATTTATGTCTGGTTCACGAAAGCCGGTCCATGGTATAAACCTGGCATTTAGTTTTTCTGACCACTCTAGCAGAGACTTTTCGTCTGCAACCTAAAGGTATACCAGTGTATGGTTATTCCATGTTTGATCTTTGTTATTCAGCAGCCACTGAGCTACTGCGTGCCCCGCTTGCACCGCCGAGTATGCTATCGGGAGATCCTGTCTCGTCAACACGTAGAGCTTTTCCATATTGCTCCTTTATTTTAGCGATTTTACTTTCGTAGGGAAGGTTGTTTTCTCTTGGCTTTTCGATCTGGTCTCTGGTCCGGCCGCGCATTTCGCAGTAAGCGATAAAGTGGTGTCTGTGCTCGTAACTTGTTTTCCAGATTTCGAAGTTGCTTGCCTTGCTCTCGCCAGGCTTTAGCCTGCAATCCTTCCTGCGTCTATGCAAATCGTGTAACGTGTTTGCGCTCTCTTTTAGGAACGCTTGGAGATCGAGTAAAGTTTTCTGTTCCATTTCGATTGTCCTTGTTTTGATTATTGATTGACTTAGTTATAATCTGACAATCGAAATTATGGCGGCTTCTTAACCTACAGCATAGGTAGTCCTCTTTCTTTCTGAAGCTTTTGTGCAGCGCTTCATTCTGCTTGTTTATGGTGCCGGAGAACGGACTTGAACCGCTGACGCGCAGCTCTTCAGGCTGCCGCTCTACCAACTGAGCTACTCCGGCTGGCGGGACCGACGGGATTTGAACCCGCAACCTCCGGATAGACAGTCTGGTGCTCTAGCCAGTTGCGCTACGGTCCCTTAATGCAAGTTCGTTCCACAATCAGAACAAAATTTATTAGTAAAAGGCTGTTTTGTGCCACAAGTAGCACATATGGCCTTATCATATTTAGCTATAGGTGTCATTACCTGAACGCTCCCTATCTCGCCAACCAACTTTATAACCATTACGTGTTCTGTGCCATCGAGGTTATTAATCGGAACTACTTCCTGGAATTGCTGGCTTGAATGGTTTCCTGGAACCGTTATACCAACATCAGATTTACTCATATGCGAAGTCAGTGTAACATTTTTGTTGTCTAAACAACTGATGCTCATGTTGCCGCCTCGTACATTGGCAAATCCCATAGTTGAACTTATGTAATATGGGTAGTGCGGAGGAACAGGCGTATAGATATTGGTATTGTAGTTCATTACGGTGACAAACTCAAGCGGCTTTTCGAACTTGTACGATATTCTAATCAATCCGTCGTCCATACGAGCTCCACGGTGCCGGCTTATCTTGTTGGTTCTTTCGATAAACTTGAATCTATGCCCATGACTCATGTCTTTATCTAAGAATCTTTCCAGATCAGCATACGAGTTTGGCAATACAACTATCCGGTGACCGTCAAGAACATCCTGACCATCGATTTCTACTTTTACAACCGCTCTAGTAGAGGCAAGGTTCTTGATACGTAGTGAGTACTCTGACTTGAACGGAAGGTAGACGCAATCTCCATCTTCCTTTAGGAATTTGCCGCCAGAGCGAACGGCGACCACGAGTTTTTCGTGATACATAGCTCTTTCTCCTTATTTATTGGCCATCCACCGTGGCCTGTTTAGTTGGGTGGAAGTATAATATATTATACCACAATGGCATAGCTATACCAAAAATGCTTGCAAACTTTCCTAGTAGCTACTAGCTATATAGCTATATAGTATATAGCATGCTAGAGTAGATATACTGCTGTTGAGCTAATAGGTTGTTAAGTAATAGCTAGATAGCTACTTAGGCAGTTTCGTCAGAATATCTGCAGTAGTCACCAAGTTTGTGTTTGAAACAGCTTTGGCAGATGTCCAATTCGACGGTATCCCCGTCTCCAAAAACGGATCCGAACCCACCAGTGTGTCGAATGTGAAAGAACTCCTGGCACTCATACAAATCCATCTCATGCATGAATACCTTTCCGCAGCAATCGCATTTGTAGCCGACCACTTCTGTTTGTTTAATTTTCTTCTCATGTTCAGTAGTTATTATCATTTGCGCTTCCTGTCCCAATACGGGCTTTTGCACCGCGGGCAAATTCTGATGTCCTCTGTCTTCTTTCTTGGATACCAACCCCAGTCACAGCGTTTGCAGGTAAGATGAATTCTTTCATTTACTTTTTTCATTGTCCCACCAATTTTCATGTTTGGGGCACAGCCAACCAACGCCTTTTACCATTGGCCATAACTTATGTTGGATCTTTGCACATCCACATTTGTAGCACCAATGTTTGTGAGCCCAGTTCACTAAGTTGTTTAGTTCAGGCCCAGTAACAGTATCAGAATAAGTTTTTCCTACAACCAACACCGTACTTGTTGAATCAAAATATGAAAGATATATTATGGTGGTGTGCGGGGCACTAATGCCACAATTTCCAATATCTATAGTGTTTGTCGTTAATGGAGATAGGTATAAACTATCATCTTGAGCCGCGGCACACGAACAAAACATTAGCACTATTAGTGCTACTTTTATAGTTGCTTTCCACATTCGCTCACCATCAATTTTGCCATTAATTTATCGAACGAATCTGCCCGAGCTACCTCCTCTGAGCACGCCCCGTCTAGATGCACCATTAGTTCTGCTACGTATTCGTCCCGATCCACAGTAATCACGATGTGATTAGCACGCCTGAGTAACTCATAGCATATCTTTGTGTCTTTGAAGTATAGCCTTACGTGCACCTCACCATAGCCAAGCTCTTTAGTGATACTAGTAGTAAGTGTTTTGATTAAGTTAGCAGAGATAGATGACCAGCCAACATCAGTAAAATATGATAGGTTCTTTAGTTCCCTATTAAAGGCGGCATCAATAGCATCAGAAACGTGTTTGGGTGGAACATAAGTTCTCCAGCCGACCATGCTGTTTAGTTTTCTATTCTCTTCGGCAGTTCTATTTTCATCTCTACAGGCCTCTGCGTCGCTATTTATGTCAAACAGCAGCCTAACAGCCGTCAGTAGTCCTGAGCTCCAGGTAATCGTATATACGAACTTGTGCTTTGGATGATCTTTGTAGTAAAGGAGCAGCTTCATCTCAATTAGCCTGTCAAGTGCTTCTGCCTCTACTGCTTTATAAAAGTACTCCCGTAGCTGGTCGTTCATCCAACTCTGTGCTTCGCTTAGCACTGTTTGCCTATCCTCCATATCCCTCCTATTCGATGTCGCCATATTCTTTTGGTGCCCTGTCATTCCACGAAGCTATGGCTTCTTGCTCGGTAGAAAATAGACAGGTAGATGGTTTAACGAGGCAGGCCGAATTGCGACAAATGACCTGGTGCTCCCCTCGCCAGAAATCAATAGTCGGCGCCTGTGCGCAAAACGGACAACTCAGCACTGCCTCGTTCATCTTTCTTACTTCTTCTTCAAAGATTTAACTTTTTCAGGTTTTGGTTCGACAGGTTTACCGTCGGCACCGACTTGCAGCTTATTCTTTTTGATATAAGCCCAAATGCCTTTTGAAAGGTCCATCCCAGTGATAGTCTCTCCCTCTTTCTTGTCGAATACGATTGCGAGAGTCTGGTCAAGTTTGATCATTCCACCTGCTGGCATTAGTGTGTCCTCCGTTTGAATTAATTTGATAAGCTTCCTGCTTTGTAAGCTGAGTCAGCCGCTTTTTGTAAACAAGCTGCACAATCAGCAAATAGTTTCTTTCCTTCTCTGTCATGGTATTCTTCGGCTTCTTCAGTCGACATTGTATGCACTTCGGCTAAGACATGAAGTATGTAACTTAAATCTACAGTGTGTTTGTTTGATAGTTTACGTATGTCTGACCACACAGCTTGTTGCTGTTCATTAAGGTGCGGCATTACTTCATTTCCTTTTTCTTTTCTTGTAAAGCTTCGATAACCTGATCGTAGTCTTTGGCAGGAAGCTCATCAACCCACTCTTTGAGTGTTGGCTTTTTCTTGAAACTGTAAATAGCTACTGGATCCATATTACCGACAGTATATACCGGAGCCTTCACCACCCTATCGCAAACTGTGGGTCTGTCAATACGAGGAAGTTCGGCCTTGATTTCCTCAGCGATCATGTTTTCTACAACAATCTCATCTACCAGTATGGTTAGCTTTACTGGAACACAGATGTCATCTACATCTGCCTTAAATTCAACGCAGGTAATGTTGTAGAGCTCTTCGTTGGTATCCATGTCGATTACATGAATGTCTTGGGCAGAAGGTGCCCCATTTATAAGCTCGCCTTCTTTTAGCCCAACATTGGACGGGTTAAAGATCTTAATTCTTCGTAACATTTTCTTTCCTCTTTAGGTTATACTTATTATAACACACTTTGTGCTATAAACCAAATTGTTTTACTGTAGTTTTAGTATTATAAACGTCTTATTAGTAGTAGGTATAGAATCATATATTTTATCCAACTTAGGTTTTGATACGAAGCTGGATAGGTCTATCATTATTCCATCTGTATTTGGGCCTATTGGTACCGATCCAGCCAAGCCAAACACAAACTTTGGGGACCCTTTTGTGTTATTAGTCAACTTACGGTGTATGTCTTTGACATGTTTTAGCAGTTTAGTATTTGGTACAATAACAACAGGGTGTTCGCACCACGTAATCATATTATCTATACCATTGGTTGTGTGACCGGTCTGCCTAGGCAGACTAATCTCTACTGTACAGTATTCCCTTAAGAACGCTTTCCACGGAGTTATGCCCCTTATGCGTTTTACTCGCTCTGTGTCTTGCAAGTTCAAACACAATGCCATTGCGTCGTAGATAATAGAATTGTTGAGTGATATTGGATCGAATTTCATTACCTAACTCCTTTAAATTCTTCGGGGTTCATGTTTAGTACGGTTGCTTGTTTGCGGTTGTTATTTATATCTTCGTCAGTTTGAGTCTCTGGGTCCTCCATTAACTTCTTAATAGCCAGAGCTAGTAGTAAGCCTAAACCAAGGACTATTGCTGGCCTTGCCATATCCGCTCCACAGCATACTTTAGCCCATGTTGTTTTATGTATTTCCCGCCTTTGAATATAAAGACGGCAACGGCAATCATCACTACGATGGTGATAATCCAAATTCCTCCAATAAGTATTTTAACTAGCTTACTCATCGCTTTCTCCCTTACAGCATTCAGTTTTTTGATCTCTTTCAAAGAACCATTTTCCGCATACTTGGCATTTTTCTTGTGAGACTAATCCAACAAGTGCTGTCATTGATAAGTCTTTGTAATCTGGGTGGGCTGTTGGGTCCACAAGTCTTATTTCTTTGCTAAGGCGTGGTAATCCTTTGCTAGACTGTGATTCTATCCATGGGTTGTGTTCTTTAAAATTACTACACTCTAGCCCCTTACAATACCAGTGCCAAGGTGGTAAACGACACTTTCCCATAACGACTTTAACCTCTATAATCTTTCATTAATTTAACTAACTTGTCATTTGGCTTTGGTGGATGAGCAAGACTATCAAGCAGCAGCTTTTGGTATTTTTCATCAAGAGTAATAGTAGCAGTACCGCTCATAAATTCAACTTCTTGATCTTTCGTTATATCTGGATGCATATGGTTACCAAGTTTATAGACTTTATCTCTAATGTCACCAATGTTTGGAGTGTACCAGCCAGATTTAAGCGCCATACCATAAAGATAGAACGCATTCAATACAGGCATCTTGTGTTTAAGCTTTGGGGTTCCCGCCCACCACCATAAGTGATAGCGACACATTAGACTGCCTATGTAATGATTGTGCTCTCTCTTGATGTCATCTGCTACGCCTGAAACTTCGGCCAGCCAGTAAATAAACTTTTTCATCAATAGTTCTCCATTTGCCTATCTGTTGGTTTGTTTTTCTCCCACCACGCTTCGAAGTCCTCGTCTTTGACGTCTTCGGTATCAAATATGATTGTAGCGCAGTCAACAAATGCTTTGCGACATAGTTCTTTAATCATCTTTTCCATTTAATCTCTCACTTATATTTGTATGTCCAATCCGTTATTCATAAATAGTATGAACTTCTCATATCCATTTATATAAGAGAACTCTACAAGCAAGTCCAAGTAGCGCTTTATCCAGGGCCAATCACGTTTCTCTACATCTCGCATAGAGTAGACAGTCCTAGCGATCTCTTTGGAGCGCATAATATCTTGCATATATTGCTCTTTTGATAGATAGCCATCCTTACCTACTACACTTACACTTATCTCATTCATCTATCTTATCCAGGAAGAAGCTTAGGACATCCATACGTCTCCTTTATCAATTGTCAGTATTATATCATAGAACGTCTCAAAAGTCAAGGACAAAATGAATGGCAACATAAAATAACTGATAGAGTTAAGGTGATGCGGCCAGATGACTTAACCTGGATAGCTTGCTGGACACGACTTACGTCTCTAGGTTATACTCAATTTCCAATGCGGAATTCAGAAATCCTGGGATTTTTCTGGGGGAATTTCGAAATTTCTATATGGGATTTTCCAGAATTTGGGTTTCAACTCTATGACCATAGTAATATAATAAGTATAAACGGCAATCATTCCGAGCCCCCGGGTTGCCTAAATACTTATCAAACAACAAACCAACTTAAACAAAGGAGTCTACCATGGCAAACACAACCAAACCCAGGCTGCTGGTCATACTCTCTGAGAGTATACTAGCCAAATCCATAGCCTTAAAAGAGGCTACCAAGAAGGCTGACTATGCACGAATGGAGAGCATAAGTGGTGCCTTGGAACACGATCAGGAGAGCTACATCGAGCTGGCAGTAAAACTTGGATACTGGACAGACTAAACAACAACCATTAACAAAGGAGAACTACCCATGAAACTAGCCAAGTACCTAGCAATAGCGGCTTATATAGCTGCTGGAATCTTCCGGTTAAACGCCGAATTCAGTGTATATGGCTCTGATGCGGCATATGACATCAGTGTTGCGTGCTTATTAATGGGGTTATTCTTAACATTAATCTTAACAATCAAACGGAGGTAGATCATGAGCAAGGTAAAGATCTCTGACTGGCAGGGCAGACAGGTCACAGCTGACATGGTAAGGCGTGTCGTGTGGCTAAAGAAACAGACTAACATAGTTAACCACATGCTAGAACTAGGTTGGAAGAGGGAGGCCTGGAAGCATGCTGATGGTAGAGTGTGCGGCACATGCTATCATCAGAACAAGTGCAACCCAGAGTTCTGTCTATTCGCCAAGGTGCATGAGAAGGTATTCAAGATCATGGAAGCAGATGGAACATTCAACAATTAACCACTAACAAGGAGGCAGACATGAAGTTTAACAGCTTCACAGCTTTAGGGCTGTATCTGCTTGAGACCATTGATCGCAGTGACGACGTGAGCATGGACGCTGAAGGATCGCTTGTCTTTGATGAGCACTTTCTAGCAGTCTATGATCGGCTTGTTCGCTGGCTGGTCAGTCGGGCAAACCGTGGTCTCGTAGCAGACATCATGAAAACGTATAACTTCCATAATGAGTGGATGGTTCGCCGGAAGCTCGCATGGAAAGAGATACGTAGGCATGGCAAACGTGGTACTGAAGCTCCTGATTGGCTTAAGGCTCTGGTAGAGATAAAGTCTGGCGGACCAAAGTTCTACTACTCTGAGCCAACAGCTGAGTATGAGCAGCAAGACCACGGAGAAGACACCATGGCGAGGGCAGCAGAAGAAGGTCGCATAATGCGCCGCTTCTACGACTTAACACCAGCTCAGATATTCAGACTGGTCCGTGGTCTGGAAGTAGCTGAGCAAACACCCAACAAGCACACAGTAACGCTTAAGAAGGGAACAAAGCTGTCTGGCAAATACAAGGTACTGAAAGATGGCGACATCGACACCTTCTCGGTCAAGCTGGACTGTGGTGCCATAATCGTTGCAGCTAAGATCTCTGACCACATGGCGTTCTTTACGAAGAGGTTCGGAAACGCCCTGGAGGCCAAAGGTATCATCCTGTCCTACTGGAAGGGTGACGCTTTCAAGACTTGGCTTGCATAGTCACAAGCGTTTGGCAGAGTGCGCATAAACTGCCTCAACTTAAACATAAATCAACTAATAAAGGAATACCATCATGAAGAAGATCAAAAATGCAATCAACAATGCCATCGATAGCATCAAGTTCGCAATACTTGGCCGTCTGGCACAGAAGTTCTACGATGTGAGCGGAGAGCAGGCTTTGGACTATAGTGATGCAACAACAGTAAAGTTCGGCATCTTCATTCCTATCTGTGAGTTCCCAGTGGCTCACGACATCAGGCTAGTCGGAGAGGAGGACGAAAACAATGGTTAACACAAAAGAGATCTTAGATAAGATCAACAATTGGCGCCTTACATTTGGTGCCAAACCATGGGCAGAAACATATGCTAAGAAATTAGCTACACAACATGACTGTCCGTGGGCAGACAGGGCTGCGTACTTCGCCAATGAAGCAGTGGGTCGCGCTGCTCCTGATGAGCTAAGGAAAGCAGCTAGGTCATTGGCCAATCACTTCAACGGCAAACTTGGTGGACATATTTCTGCAGCAGTGCGTAAGGCAAAGAAAGAACAACCAGTAACTAAAATAGAACGCAAGGTGCGTGAACCTAAACAACTGGAGATGCCATTATGACCAACACAGAGGTGGTGCAGAGAGAACTCCTGTTGTTCAAGCTGCACAGACTCACTAAGGAGCACCTTATGGCGCTAATACTGCGTCACGGGAAGCTGCTCCGTAACATAATAGAAGGGAAATGATCATGATTACACTATCAAGAGGGCAAATAGGATATGCAGCTGGCCTAGACACCTCCGTAAAGTCAGGTCTGCAAATACTAGCCCCTACCTGGGAGATGGTAATGGGTGTCAAGAATAAAACCATTACAGAGGCTGAATACATAGAAGATTATAAGAACAGTTTAGACTTCTATGAGACCAGAATACTGCGGTATCTGCGTGAGATGGACACCAAGCATTGGACATTCTTGTGCTACTGCCGAGACGAGTGGTTCTGCCACACCTATATCCTAATCGAATGGCTGGTAACCAAATTCCCCAGCGAATTCACTACAACAATTAACTGCAAAAACGGAAGGAAGATATCATGATACTAGATTGGAGAGAAGAAGTAATCAAGCGCCTGGCTGAGTATGTCGGGCACAAATTGGATGCTAGGACAATCATCAGCAATGTGGCGCAGGAAACAGGAGCTCCGTTCTCTATGGTAGAGCAGGTGTGGGAAGATATGCAGGACAACCCGGGTCCTGACCCTGACTATTATCCTCCTAAACCAGTAGAGAAGGCGTGTTACGGTGTTCTTACTGATAGCAAGATAGCCGTAGCCAATCAATACGGAACACAAATATTCCTTTACAACTAAACAAGCAGCTGTCCTATCGGCTATACGGGGAGAAAGAATAATGCCATGAGATACTTCATACACGTAATCAATGATAAAAATTCGAACTTCAGCCACCGCATGGAGATAACGGCAGAGGAGTTTAATTGCGCAGTAGCAACAGTTCAGACTGGCGAGGCTATTCGCATAGCGTGGTTTGGTTTTTACAGAGGTAAGGTGGTGCACTATGTGTTAACAAAAAGAGCAGTAATTTACTTTAGCACCGCTGGTTTTGGCGACAGGGAGCGTGCAGACTGGAAGAAATTCTTGCGCACAAAACGGGGCCGTAGACTGAGCAAGAAACTTGCTGATGAAAATGATCTGACAGGCCTGCCGAAAAAATAATGGATTCGTCCTGGGCAAGACGTTAAACTGCCCTCGGATCGGCAGCTCCAACCGAATGGAAGGAGTTGTGGTGTAGGGGGAATGTACGCGTGGGTCTCCTAGTTCTACTAAAGTCATTCTATATATCTCCCTTCACTTACTTACTCTCACGACTTTTGTTATGGCACTGGTAGGTTTTATTTGTCGATGCTATATTAAGTGCTATCTTACTCATTCCCAATAGCTTACTGTGTGCCACTATAAGCTGCTCTACCAGAGTAAGTTACCTTTCTTGAACTTTACTTTGGGATATATAAAATTTATATATCCTTACCGTTTAACAACTTAACAAGGAGAGGCTTATGAAAGCCAAGATCAAGGACATCCTGCTCACCGTAGCAACCATCCTCGTTGCCGTGGCATTGTTGACCGGCATCACCACAGTGGTCACCATGCTGGTCCACTACAACAGTCCACAGCCCATCGAGGTCTGGGAGCACAGGTATGGTACCTTAACCGAGCACACGCCAAGGACTTCCTTCAAGCACTTCAAACTGAAGGATGGCAGAGGCATAGACTTCATCTATAACAGTGAGACTGGAGTCTACAAGAAGCTCGGCGAACCCTACAAGATCAACCCGTACTATCAGCCTAGGCCTGATGGACGGTAATCAACAATCATTAACCATAGGAGAAAGAACCATGTCATTACTCAAAGAACTCGGAAAAGCAATAGGCCAAGCACAGAAGGAATTCGCGCTCGGCCTGGAGATCGGCACCAAGGCGCTGATTGACGTCGAACAGAAGCACCAGGATCCTCCCACCTCCATAAAAGTGGAAGGTCTCGCACTGCTCCAGAAGATGGAAGTCGGGGTAGCCAAGGGCCTGCGTCGGATCAATAACAGCATCGAAGCGTGTGCCGACGCCAAGAAGCAGTATAAGGAGAGGCAAGATGTGTCAAGATCCTAACGACTGCGCCTCCTGCAAAGACGTGAACCACTGCCCACTCGCAGGAGATGGACTGACTAGCTTCGAAGCAGGGGTTCTGGAAGCTGGTCTATCAAGGTTGGATTGTTCAATCCACCTAAACGCAATTAACGAAAGGAGTTAACCGTGAGACTCACGATCTATGCCGATGGAGCGTGCTCGAACAACGGTGCCCCGGTAGAAACACGCCGCGGCGGAGTAGGAGCAGTCATCCTCACCGATACTGACATCCATAGCTTACGTGTCTCCCATGCTCAGATAGAGGAGAAGTGTAAGCAGCTCGGCTACGAAGTGACCAACAGCACCGCTGAACTGTGCGCCCTGGGGTTCGCGCTGAACTACATCGCGAAGAACATCCCGGGTGACCACGAACTGGACATCTACACGGACTCAAACTATGTAGTCGGGCAAGTCCGCAGGGAGAACCGGTTCAAGACCAATGCCAACGTCGAGATGGTGGCGAAGCTGCGCAACACAGTGGACAAGCTCAACTTCAAGATCACACACATCGACGGGCACCAGAGACCACAAGACATCGTGGATCCGGTAATGCGTAAGCATATCGAATATCAGGTCCGCGTAGACGCTCTGGCAGTGGAAGGAAAAACCCAGGAAAGCCAGTCTTGGGTAGCCCCTCTGTCCGGAGATTCTTTCTAAATCTCCTGGTTTTCAACAAGAAAGGAGCGTTATGCTTCCAATCATGCAGGCAGCGGCGCAGGCGTACAAAAGCATACAAGAGGGGCACTTCACCACAGTCGGTCAGCGACAGGGCCTCTCCCTGCGTACTCGCACAGAACAACATGATGGGCACACTATCGCTCTAATAGAGCAAAATCCCCTCCCCTCCAAGGTAAGCGAGGGTGCCAGGCTAGCGCGAGCAGGGCACGAGGTATTCCAAGTCAAAGACGAGACTGCCGGCCGATATGTCGGTATGATCGTTGACGGAGTACCAGAGGAGTACTGACTGGAACCTTATGCTGCGCAATCAACTAAATCAACACACAAATCAAATAGGAAGGGGGCCGATCATGAAAAGACCTCCAGAATGCTTCGCGGACTCTCCGGAAATAGCCATAATCACGCAGAACAAGAGTGAGATTCTGAATGATCCCAAGTTTATCGCTGGCGAGAAGCGCGGGACCGAAAGAAGCTCGTTCGTTCGCGAGTTCATGCTTGCCCATGACGAAATCGTGGCGCTCAGCATCTACGTAAAGATATGGGTAACCAGGAAAGTCAATGGGCTGGTGGTGCCCGATGAGACAGGTGAGGCAATCAGGGATCCCCGCTACATAACCCCAGAGCCAGATGACAGCGGCAACCTGCCCGACATGATATGGGAAGCCGTATATGACCACTGCGGCCGCAGAGACATGCAGCTCACACCGCAGGTCAAACAGCTGGCCCAAGATTGGTGGCTGATCTTCGCTCCGGAGAGCACAGTAGCCAACTGGCCCTGGGAGACCATGAAGGCCGGCGGCGTGTCCAATCAACCAGGTGATCCCTGCATCGAAGACATTGATGTAGAGGTCAAGGTAGTCGACAACAAGGAGCCACAATACGATGGCTGCATGAGAGTTACGCAGGACACGCTGGATCTGATCGCCATGGCGTTCGGCCGGCCGGAAGGTCTGACCTGGATCAAACTGTCAGGCTGCTGGCCTCACTCAAGCAAGCTGGTCATCTATGTGGACCCCAACATGCCCGAGCCGGATGAATATGTCTACGCAGTGGGCAATGACAAGGGCACCCACCGTGAACTGACCGATGAAGGCATACTGAGCATGAAGGACTTCCGCATCGTCAGCGATTCCCGTTCCTATTATAAGAAGGGGGTCACATTGAGCTGGCAGGTGTTGTCCATGGCAGAAAACTGGAGAGAGGTGGCAGAGGAGTATGTCAAGCCACAATTCGAGTTACTGCGCGGAGTAGCCCAGTTGGAAGCCGGCGCACTGCAAGATGCCATGAGCCTGAGCGATATCTTCGTCCCCGGGCCCGGGCTCATGATGACGGAAGACGGCGCTCGCAGGAAGTGGTTCCAGACAGCCGAACCCTTGCTCGCTTCAGGCGCCACCCCAAAGTCCCATCCGTTCGTCAAGAAGGCGGCCGAAATCGCGATGCACTGGATGCGTGAGGACCTCCAGTCTGGCATTCACATTGACTCAGGGTTCATGGCATGCGCACTTCCGTCCGAGGCGTGCAGAAAGGGCGAGGTAATCGTGCCCAAGTCGCTATATAAGTGGCTGTGTGCCAAGATGGAGACCGATAAGCCCTACGGATCGTTCGGCCGGTATCCGTTCAACCAGCCAGGAGAAGTCCAGCATGTGCGTGTGAGATATAACTGGCGCAAATCCAAGGCCTTCGGACGCGCAGTCTATGTCAATGCAGAGGACTGGCGGAAGTTCTCCAATGGCGATTTCGACCAGGATCTCGGGTTCTTCTTCGGAGTACCGATGCAGTTCCAGGCAATAGAGCATCAGGAGCTCACCACCGAAGATAAGGGAACCATAACCAGGACATCACGTTCCCACTTCGATGAGGCTTATAAGGCATTCACGTCCGCGGCCGCAGTAGGTGCCGTGTGCAACCGCCTATTGGTCTTGAGAGCAATCAGGGCATGCTTCCGGTTGGATACCATCGAACTGGAGAAGCTGGGCGCCGAAGCATACCACAAGATAATCCAGGCAGTGAAGAACAATGACTTCGATCACCGTCCGTTTATGGCGGAATCAGCCAAGTATATCTCCGACAACCTACGGTGGATCGACAAGAAAGACTTCCCAGAGGCGTTCGTGGGCATGCACGCCAATAAGAGGGTGGTCCGCACGCAAGACCTTACGTCAGAACAGTTTGGCAGGTCAGTGGGCATGGAAGCCAAGCTACCGTTCAACGAGGGCCGGCAGACCAAGGATCGCACCGCGGAAGGGTTCAACAACAGAATCAAGTTCTTCCAGCAGGTAGACTCAGGCTGGGAGCCCTGTCTGCATGGCTGGGTGTGCAAGCAGTTCGCAGATATCGGACTGTGCCCAGAGACTGCGCTTCCGGAAGTCAACAGAGCCCAAATAATCGCTGCGATTAAGGAAGAAGACCTCTTCCCGCACGAGCTCAGCACAGACCTATTGGTCTCCGAATTCCTGACCTCCTACCGTACGGTAGTAAGAGCAGCCATCGAAGAGACCAAGATGCGCCGAGCAAGCAACCCGCATGCTGAAATGATCAAGCCAGACCTGACTGAAGTCCATAGCAAGGCAGATCAGATCAAGGTCCTGGATCCAACCGAACGTGATGCGGCAATCGTGCTGGTAGGCAGAGAGATAGTCGCAGCCTGGCAGGACGCAGAGACCATGGAGAGCCGGCTGCGTAACTCAGGCAGGGACAACTGGAAGCGCACCAGAATGTCAACTCTTCCGCTGGACATGATCGTGTGGGCCGGCAAGGGGACAATAGGCGAACGTCTTTACTCCGCTCCCGGTGGTCGCCCGCTAGACCCAGTAGAGGGCCAGATACGCAGATGGGCGCAAGTCGAGGCAGAGTCAGAGGAAAGTGACGATGCCCAACAGGCCGCCGAGTAGCTGTGAAAATATCTCGAATTAAATGCCAACATGAAAGGGGGTGAAACATACAATGGACGGACAGAAGAAGATCAGAGCCGAGGTAGGCATCAAGAACGCCAGAAACGGGGGCCACATGCTGGCCTTGCAGGTCAAAGGCGAAGACGGAGCCCTACACGAAGTACAGATCGTGAAAAATCTGGAGTTCCAGCAGGGCTTCGGGATGTACAACCAAGGCGCGACCCTGAACCGGCGCGTGCAGGACGTGGCCGCCAAGAAAGAAGGCGAAACCATGCCCGTGTTCGAGCTGGTGGAGATCGGGACCGTGACCTATAAGACCTATGAGGTCGTGGCCGATGGCCTCCCGGTGGCTTTCGGCGCCCTGAAGGTGTAAAAACCTTCCGCGGCCGAGGGAACTCAGTAGAGATACTGGGTTCCCTTTTTTTAACGCTAAAGTCAGGAGATTAACATCATGGCCAGAGTATTTACACTCTGTATCTACTGGGCCCACCAAATGGTATTGATCTCCTCGTTATATATCCTGGAGAGTGAACGCACAAACATGAAGGCTGCTCTATTGCCAGCAGTACTTCGATTCAAACAGGCAATAAGGTAAAGGAGAACCATGAGCAAGTACACGGATGCTCTGAAGGACGCAGGCAAGGCTTCGCTGACGTTAGCTGTGACAGGGGCAGAGGGAGCACGAATCCTCCTCTCAGCGACTGCCAGAATCGGAGCCGCCGCCCTATCAGACGGCATGGGCAAGCTCAGCAAGGTGACCGAAGAGGCCGCCAAGAAGATCCCGACCAAGACCAATGCCGACTCCACTACCGGAGAGGTACTGGGGACGGTCAGTAAGGTCCCGTTCTTGAGCAAGCTGGCAGTCAATACCAGCAAGCTGTCCAAGGACGGCTCCAAGATCATGGGGGCCGCCCACGATCACCTGGCGGAGTTCGACCGCAAGTCCATCGATCCGGTCAGAACCAAGCCCAGGCCCTCAATCATCCCGGACATTCAGTCCATAAGGACCTACGAATGAAACACTGGCCAATTATCTCGATAGTGGCGCTAATGTCTTGGCTAGCAATAGCATATCGTGGAGAACCAGTGTCTTCAGCATGGGCCCTAAGCGCTGCTTCACTGGTAGCCGGCTATATTTACGGCTACAGAAAAGGCCGAAATACTTCGAGAAAGGCCTAAAAAGCCTGAAAAATGAACATTTAACAGCTAAAACTCATAGAAAGCAACCCGCCGAAGGCGGGGCAGGGGCCCCGCCGAAGGCGGGGTACCAAGCGAGCGGAAGCGAGCGGAAAGGAAACCATGCGAACAAAAGTAATAGTCATCATCTGTATATTAGGATTGATAATCCTCAATGCTGCACTAAAGATGGCTGTCCCTGGCACAAACGAGGTTATAGCAAGAACCGTTCTAGCTACGCTGTTGGGCTTTGCCCTAGCAATCATCCTTTCTTCTGATATAGAAAAGGAGTCTAAGCAAGCACATGCTTCTGATCGACAAGCCTGGTTTAAAGCACAGAAGTCCGCTGCCCTACGAAGAGGCACAATAGCAGAAATGATATTGAAATACCGTGATCTGCTCGCCCAGGACGATATCGAACTCGTAAAGAATCACTATCACTTCGGAAGACGCAACCTGTGTCCCGGCTGCCGAAATTATTGGTCCATTAATGTCCTTGCAGATGGTTGTGGCAACTGCCCATCCATAATAGATGAAGCAGCATGTACCGAGCAAGAGTGGATGAAACGTATAGATCCACAACGTCACCCAGCTGCATCGGAAATAAGAGCTGCTTTCGAGAAGAGATTGCAGTATTTTGAGGATCTGTACAAAACAGAACTCGAAAACTTCTGAAATAAATGCCGTTTACCTAGTCATCTTGCTACCGTAAGTTATAGTAATTTACAGTAGTTATAATAATTAATAATGTATGCTTTCTAACATACAATAAGGAGATCACCATGAAAACCTTCGGTGCTGCTCAGAAAGTCTTGGACAAGATTGACAGCATAGACCGTGACTCTCTGAAGAAATCCCTCAAGAAGATCGGTAAGTACGTAGGCTTCTATGCCTCCTGCTTTGCAGCTGGCTATGTCTACGGTTACGTCTTCGGCACCCTTCTTAACCTGCTGCTCCATGGCATGCTGGCTGTGATGACCCCAGGCGCTGCCCTGCTCGTTATCCTGCTGCTTTACATTGCCGGCCTGGTGGCTTTGATCATCTGGGCAATACCTCCCACCATCAACAAGCTGTCAGACCTCTGGTTTCCTCCGGAAGAAGGTACGGTCCGTGTCCACCTGAAAGATGGTTACATGGATTTAGACCTCGGCTTCCTGAAGAACGTCCATGCGACAGCTTCGTTAAGCCCTAGCCCTGCAAAGGCTTAACTGCAAACCCTTGGTTTGCATGATCTTGTAAAAACATCATATTTTATATCAATTATCCTGGAAATGCACACAATCTGTCGGAGAAAAACCATGTGTAACGATCTAATCAAAACAGTGGCACTGGAACGTGCTCAGCTGATCGAACAGCTGAAAGGGTTCCTTACCAAATGGGCAGAGGATACTAAGGAGATATCACCTCACGACATATCCTGTTGCCCATTCGACTTCCTCCACTTCCTTAAGCCTGGAAGCACCACAATTTACGGCTGGCGTGCCTACGAAATTGCGGATTTAGAGGAAGAGATAAGCACAAAGCTTGTCAGAAAACTCCTAGAAAGGAAGAACAACCCAGTCATGATACTTAATAAAGAACTGAAGGGTTTAATAAAGTAATGCTGTCGGAGAGAGGGGGTGATTCAGATGTTATCAATACTGCTACTCGGAATAGCTGCCTTAGTCATTAACGTCCTTTTCTATATGCAAGAGCTAAAGGCTATAAAGGCGGCTTTCATTTCCTATAGGAAGAATGGGAAATCGGAACAGCTCGGCGTCGAAACGTGGCGCTTTCTGGCCGATATCTCCTGCACCGCACTCGTCGTTCTGCTGGCCGGCGGAGGCTTGTATGCCTTCCTTATCGGCTCAGTTGGTGGCGCCTTAATATCCATGTGGTTATGGCGCAACGACTTAATATCCAGTATGAAAAATTATCTGCTCCCCGGAGCATCATATAAAGTGCTGGCTTAGCCGACCTAAGCGTAAGCACACCAAGGAAGGAGTTTAATGAGACATAGAGCTACCTATCCGTTAAACCTACGTGAATATCACGATGTTCGTAGGATAAAAGGCGTTCGCAATTGGATAGGAAAAGATGGTACCATATATGGCATAACCGGTGTACCTCTTAAACTACATACGCAGAGCGAAATACCTGTAGTAGCAATTACCTCGATAGGTAGCATTAAGACCAAATCACACTCGGTGGCTAACTTGGTAGCCACTGCATTTGTATACCCATTTAAAGGAAACCACGCTGCAAAAATTGACCGGTCCCTTCCAATCTCTGCAAACAACTTGAGGTGGGTCAACTGGCCTAAGAATGGCGCTCCATTAATCATCGACGACAGCAGTCGACAGATAGCAGGAGTCCGTAATGTCATACTTAAAGACGGTACCATTCTTAATGGATGGGGTAAACCAACCCCCATCAGAAACGGTTACGTCTCCCTCAGAAAAACTGATGGTAGGGCTACCAGACGTAGACATCTTAAAGTTATGGCATTAGCTTGGGCAAAACCATATTATGGTGCCGGCCCAACTCTAATTGATAGTACTAAACCAATCTCTGGTGACAACGTTTGTTGGACTGGAGTTAGAACTTGTCGATCTGTTCCCAGATATCGTACAAAGAAATTCTATAGTAATATTGTTCCATCTCATGCGGAGTATAAAGCTCCGCTAATGGACAAAATATACGACCCAGCCAAGCATGATGCTATATTGATCCTTGGTGCCCAGAAAGCAGCCGACGTTATCCGTTTGTCAGAAAAAGCCAAAGCTACCAACCGTCCACTATTCCTTTGTGATATAAGAACAACTCAAGCTGGTGGCATAGTACGTAAGCTAAACTACGGATTTCCGTTAGCTGTTGATTTATCCAATCATGACCAATTGACTACTGTATATACATTATTAACAGCCTTTGGGATCAAAAAGCCGTTAATCTATGATAATACTAGTGGTGGGCCTACTAGAATAGACTACGTAAAGCAGGCCTTGGAGTACTTTCCCGAGGTTGTATTTTATGTACATGCTCGTCATGGCACACACACCAAGGTTCTACAGCTCTTTAATGTAATAAAAAGCTTTCCTTTGGGAAACAACAAAAACTATCTATTTATTGTTGGTCGTCGTGACGGGTTAACACCATCTTGGTCAAAAGTGCAGAGCGTCTTCGAAACAGATACCTTTCAACAACAGCTTCTCTTTAGTCAACAGGACAGTACTGGCCAAAGCACGAAAACCAAGCAAAACAACGCAATCCCACAACCACTGGAGGTTGTAAGGAGTAACTATGCATAGAATTACCGACCTAACAGATCAGCAACTGTCTGACGTTAGGTTTCTTATAAAACAGCCTGGCGCTTTCAAAGAACAGGTCCTAGAACTCCTTAATAGTCTCTCAGATATTGTTGGCTTAGAGCCAACGTCTGAAAGATTTACCTCCCGTGGTATGGGATTAGACAACACACCTGGCTGCTTCATATGTGGGGGAGAGCCTCACCTATATAACAACATCTCAGGCTTTGTAGAAAGTAAAGAAGCCGGAGAGCGCATCGTTGCCCTATTCCCTAAGGGAGCTCGGTTAGATTATCGCCCGAGCGAACCAAAATGGATTCAGGTAAAGATCGGCGCTTGCGACAAGCATAAGGCAGCCCTCATCAGTCTCCACGATAAATCGTGCGTAGACTGTAAAATCACATCAAATATGGTCAATGCCATTATTGCCATAGAGGTGTAATATGAAACTTAAGTATACAGCCGTCTTTCTAGACACTGGCATACCAATCAGTGACGTTGAAATAATGCACCAAGCTAAAAAATTGGTAAGACAGCTCGAAAAGAAACCAGCTCCGTATGCAGGCTGGAGATCAGGTAACTGTTATATTGCTGCCAGAAGAACCGAAGAACATCAAATTAAGGTAATCGTAATTAGAAACTATACCGAATACATATTTGAATAGTGCCAAGGTCGTCTAAACGGTAAGACGCTTGGAGTAGTAGCTCTGGAGGCGCGCTCTGGGAATATGGGTTCGAGTCCCATCCTGGCACCAAGAGGAATTATGAAACTGAAAATTGACTTCTACAAAACCACAGGAAAGTGGTACACCGGAGTAGAGATATGCACCGGTCCTTTGGTAGTAGGAAGAGCTGACCGCGATCTTTTATACAGGCTGTGCCCTATTACCCATCCAGAGGATTATATTATGGTGGCAAGAAGCGCAAGCGAGAACGAGTTCTATGAAAGAGTCTTCCTTCCAACGCATTATGAGTTTGCCACTCAAACCATTGTGGATCTTCAGCGACGTATCACTGACTTAACAGCTGACTTGGAGGCAGAGAAAGCGAGGAAATAGTGTTCTTTTTAATTATTGCTGGCTGGTGGTGGGAGCTTCCGCTTCTGCTACTTACTATTATCGCTGTCATAATTGTTACCATTAGGAGAATGAAATGAGTCCAATACAGATAGCATTGGTCTTAGTAGGAGTACTGCCTTTCATAATAACATACTATATTGCTCTATCAGCAGAGTCAAAGCTGCAAAGCAAGGAGCACATCGAGTACGCCTACTCCTTATCTCTTACCAGAATCAACATGCTTGTTTGGACTGCGATGACAATAGCGTGTGCTTTTATAATAGGCATGCTCACTAAGTCCGTATGGTTGGCGATTGCAGTAGGATATATAGGTCCTATTGCAGTAGTCTATCTTTATTGGATACAACCACGAACCAAAGGATTTAACAATGAATTGCCAGACTACGTTCGCAGAGCAATACGAGAAATCACTGAACCTCGTGACCCGCCTTCAAAAGACAACGATAGCTAAGTTAGTGAAGGATTGGGGCAAACAGGAGAAGGATATCTTTAAGACGGCCTGGAGGTCCCTTCCCAAAACGTGGTGGAAGTTGGCTGCATTGGGTCTTGCCTGTCTGTCTCTCTGCATTCTGTCTCCGGCGTTCTGTGTCTTCCTTGTTTCGGTTTCATTCACTCCGGATCATGTTGGGCTGCTAAGAACATTGCTATCAGGTATAGCTGTGGCAATGTTCGCAATCAGCCTAGCCCATATAGCATCTGAGCTTCTTCTACCAGCCATGATACTATCAGTATCCAAACTTTGGAAAGACCTGAAGGATGACTATGCCAACGCAAAATCAGGGAAACTAACTTTAGCAAAGGTGATATAATGAAAAAGATAGCTCTCCTTTTGTCACTGCTGGCGTTGTTTTCAGTATCCAATGCTGCGCAGTATGCCATCTACGGCGACGACTATAACCAGATTGCCAGCTTAGAGTTGGCAGATTGCCCGGACAAAGTCTTCTGGGTTCTAGGAAGAGCAGACTCCGCCCTTGTTCCCTGCTTCATTGTCAACGTTTACAAAGACTCTGTCTTCTTTCCTAACTGGATATGTGGCAATGTCTTGCCACAGACAGAATTCTTTGTAGGCTTTGCTTGTACACTGCAAAGCCGATTTACTCAAGGTGGAGCCGCAGTGATAAATACAGCAAATGTCCTTCGGGACTCTGGTTATGCCTATAAATTAGACGATAGTGTTACCATCGTTCTCCAGACAAGTCCTCTGATGAAGCAGATATATTTGGATGGAGTACTGTATACAGCTCCATTGATAACAAAGGTGGCTACCGGTTCAACTCATATACTGTCAACCGACTCTATTCAATCGGGTTATAAATTTGTTGGCTGGAGTGACTTCTTAGAAATCACACATTCTATAACTCCGTATATAAACACTACGTACACCTGTTACTTTGAGTTAGTTTCCGGTGTGCAGGAACAATATAAGTCTGCCACACCAATCCTATCAGACCCAAAAGCATATTACGATCTATTGGGAAGAAAAATACAAAAGCCCACGAAGAACGGAATCTACCTTGTTAGGTATAGCAACGGAAGAACTAAGAAAATGGTAATAATAAAATAGCGGAACCTGAACCGCTAGTTCAAATCAGGGGCGGGGAAGCACCACAGTCCAGTAGCTGGCTCTATTGGTCTAGACGCTCGATGGGTGGTGCCTAGCGGTCTTAAAAAGCCCAAATAGAAGCAGCGGAATCCGAGGACAAAGAGGGCGCTATGCGACCCTACAAAACCTCGAGAACATTTGTTTGAGAGCATCGGACCAGCTGGCCGACCGCTGTAAAACATAAATTCAATAGTTTGGTATAATACCAATCTATCGGTGCGCAAATACCGCCTTAGTAACTGGTTTACCAATCCATTTTATGCCAGTCTTCCGTTCGGTTTGGAAGAGATAAGTATCGATCTTTAATAGGAGACCATGGCCGGTGAATATCGGAGCTGGGGGAGGGGATCCTAATCCATAAAATGCTGCTGTACCGCAAAGAGCGCTGCTTTGTAACGCTGGTAGGCACTGAGTATTCGTAGGTGCTGATTCTGCTGTTCCGACGGTCTGGCGGGTTGCCGTGGTTTCCTATTAAGGATTTTATGCGTACAAATTATAAATCAAAAGGCTTTGTCCCTATTGATCAAGTCCTTCCACTTTTGGAGCCTGTTGTGACTCCAACATCTCGCACCTTACTTCTTGGCTCATTGGTACGTACTGGCTCCCTTCGACTTGTCACCTTCAAAACACGCGGCACCAAATGCTGCGTTTGTGGTATAGAAGGAGTGTTCTTCTCTGTAGAAAAACCTATTCGAGATAGAACAGCGAAAAGCTACCATATCAACCTATATACCGAAGTTAATGGTGGACATAGGCTTATAACAGCAGATCACATTGTTGCTAGATCAGACGGCGGTTCAAACAGAATTGAGAACATGCAGACCATGTGCTGCATATGTAATGGAAACAAAGGAAGCGTAACAGACAAAATAAATCAATACTTCAACAAACGTAAATCACTACAGTCCTCTCAGTATAGAGACTGTGTAGCAATATAAATGCGTGTGTGGTGGAACTGGCAGACACGCCAGATTTAGGATCTGGTGCCCGTAAGGGCTTGGAGGTTCAACTCCTCTCATGCGCACCACTTCATCAGCTCTAGCTCTTTTTGGCATTACCTCTGTAAAAAGGTTCTGTAGCGTGACAGTTTGGACAAAGCATTCTAATGTTTTCAATACAATTGTTTGTATTGTTTCCATCTATGTGGTGCAACTCAAGAGGAATGACATAACCTAGCCACGTAGTAGCATCACACTTTTCACACCTGTGTTCTTTAATACCTTCTTCCAGCAGGCGCTTCCTAAGCCAGTTTGTATTATATGTACTGTTGTTACATAACACTTTGTCCAATGAAATCTTGGTTCTTGCTTTTTTTCCTCCATACAGTCCCTTGTTACCAGTGTAGACTATCTCCATCCTCTTTAAATAGTACTCAAGAGTAGCAGGCTTACACCTTAACTCCATACATATGTAAGCCTTACTCTGCCTCTCCTGAATCCATTTTTCAATTTCTTCTCTGTGTTCGATAATATCTGTACGCATTTTGGCACTCCTTTATTTGTTATACTTTAATTATACCACATTTAAGAGTGTATACCAAAATACTTGCAATATTAGTAAAAGGAGCTGTATGCTAAAAAGGATAGTGCCGGTAAACCTTATTACCGGCTTTGGCGCTGGCCTCATTCTTATCCTGCTAAACTTTGTTACTTCTCTAATACAAAAAGAAATTAACAAACTGCATGAGATAACACCACAAAGTAAGGAAATAGCAGTATATTGGGGAGACCAGTTCCGTGACTTCTTCTATACTAAAATAGTAAAACCGATTTCAGAGCTAGCCAGTAATGGCTGTAAGCACAACAAAAACCTAGATGTAGCTCTAAAAAAGCTTGCTATTAAACTAGAAGAATATGAGAAAGCTTATAGTAGCATAGATTCACAAGCTGCCGTTAAAATCCACGAAGAGCGGCAGATATTAATAAAGGAGATAAATTCCAAACTCAGCGAATGGAAAACACAATCAAAGCTTATCTCCGTTGCTGATCTTCCATTCATAAATATAAACCTTACGCCTCTTACTACAATAAAACCAGATAATAGCACCCTGTTTGTAGAAACTGTGGATATGCCCAACTTGGATAACTTAAGTATAGTCCACTTGAGAGCTATTCTCAATAATTGGGATATCGCCCTGAAAATGGCTATGCAGAAGTTGTCTCGCAAAGCAAGAAATAAATAGAAGAGAAACCATGAGGGTTCGACTCCCTCCAGTAGCACCAACAAAATGAGGATATACAAATGAGAATAGGCGTAACTGAGCGCGGAGATGCCGGTCTCGATTTAAGCTGGCGTCAATTTGTCACCGACTCAAAAGTCGACGGCGCGATCCTTATTACCAAAAGGCCCTCCGCCTTGGTTCCCATCCTCGTTGGTATGTCTTTACCCTCCAATATCATAGTTCACTGTACCATTACTGGGTTACCCAAATCAATAGAACCAAACGTAAACAGCACCGAAAAGGAGCTGGAAGCATACCACGAGCTGGTAAAACTGCTGGGCCCAACAAGGGCAGTACTAAGAATCGATCCAATTATCCCTGGCTTTATTAGCCATCTTCCGTCCTTGGCAAAAGAGGCGGAAGGCAGGGTACGAATCTCATTCCTTGACCTATACGATCATGTCCGAAGAAGGTTCACAGAAGCCAATATAGACCCTAAGCAAACAACGTTTCATGCACCACTGGATACCCGCAAGGACTTGTTCCACCTGATAGAGAGGAACAGTGTCAAAGTACCTGAAGTTTGTGGGGAGCCAGACTTCGACTGCACCGGCTGTGTCTCACAAACCGACCTGCTAGCCATGGGCTTATCTGGCAGAGTTACCCCTGGCGGACAACAAAGAAAAGCCTGTGCTTGCGCAGGAGAAAAGTTTGAGATGCTGGTCAACAGGGCACCGTGTCCACACAAGTGCCTATATTGCTATTGGAGATCATAACAAAGGAGATATATGAGCCAAATAGACCTAATAACAGGCTTCCTAAAAGGAAGGCTATCGCAAACAGCGAAAGGCTATGTAGTGGGAGTATCAGGTGGCCTGGACTCGGCGGTTGTCGCTGCCCTATGCAGCAGAATAGATGCCCATCTAGTGCTTGTTGCCTTGCCATGCCAAAGCTCGGACTCTGCCTTTGAGGACGCCCAACTGGTAGCAGAGCACCTTGGGGTCTCGCTACTACTAGCCGATCTTGGACGGACGCACGACATGATCGTGGCAGCCACTGGCATCGACTACGACAAGCTCGCCGCCGGCAACATAAGGTCGCGCTTAAGGATGGTGGCCTTGTACGCCTACGCAAACCAACTGGGCCTCCTGGTCGCTGGCACCAGCAACCTTACCGAAATGACGCTGGGCTACTTTACCAAATACGGCGACGGTGGGGTGGACGTAGAACCAATCGCCCACTTAGCCAAATACGAGGTAAGAGGGCTCGCTCGGGAACTGGGCATTCCCAAAAGAATCATCGAGAAAGCGCCCAGCGCAGATCTTTGGAAGGGACAAACCGACGAGCGCGAACTTGGCTTCTCATACGACGATCTCGACGGAGCCGTACTCCGCCTGCTATATCAAGACAGGGCGGAGGAGATGCCGTATGGCCTTCCATCAACCACTCCGGAAGCAATGGCCTTTGTGGTCAAAGCGTACGAACGGACCTACCACAAAAGGCTACCAATACCAAGCATAAAGAGGTAGTATGAACTATGGAGCAGCAGCTTTGGCGATAAGTCATAGGGGTCTTAAGTTGCTGTCTCCTGGCCTATTTACTGCCAAAGTAAAGGTAAAATATCCACCAAAATCCAAAGTCCACGAGTGGTGGAAAAGCAGAAGCCCAATTGTAAGCTCTTGGGCTCCTCCGCAGATTCGTCCAGTAAAAGAGCCAGTCATCACCGAGTACTGGATCGAAGAGCACAATGCAGAAAGAGCTGGGCTACACTATGACATAACAGTCAGAGCAGACGATGGTCGTTACTATCGTTGGGCTACTAAAGACCCAATGTGGGATCAATTCGGTGCTCATACCAAAATGTTATGGCTCCTTCAACCTGAACATACTAAACCAAATAACCCTGCTATCATAACAGAAGGCTATGGTAAAGGAACCACAAGGGTTATAGAGCACGGCAATTGCCTGCTCTATACAAAGAACGATCATTTGCACATCGTATTCGGCGAACACAGAGGTGTTTGGTCATGGGTACCGGCCTCCAACCTTGGGCCAAAAGCTGAGAAAGCTGGAGGCCTGATGGTCAGAGCTAATCCAAGAAGGATCCCAAGAACTCCTAAAAATCATTATAAAGTAATTGGAAATGAGTCAGTCGATAAATACATCAACGATAGCAATTACCTCGAACTCGTTAAGAAGGACGGAGCTAGGGGCAATTTTAAATTTGCTATTGTCGACGGGGAGGCCAACTTTTCTATCGGTAGTTACCGACAAGACAAGCGCCTTAATAAGTCTTCCGGTTTTGACGAGGGAATCGACTGGACTGATAAACTCAGAGATCGAGTTCATCAAATTGAGACAGGCTTCAGCGGATCAACTGGCAGATCTATTACTAGAAAGTATGGACGGAATAACAGATTTGTCGTCGAAGGAGTCGCTGAGGTTTGGCTTGATGACTTCCAAGATCTCAACGCCAGACTGCAATACAACGATGTTACTGCAGCTTTACAAAGCCGGCGACCATACATATACATGTTCAATATCACCTCAGTCAACGGAAAAGACTGGGGTGAAGTCCCGTACCGCGAGAAAATCGCGCTCATCGAAGCCATCCACGAAGCGAACCCCAATACGCCGCTGAAGGTCCCAGCCTATGCCTCTACTCCTATTGGCAAAAGAACGCTGCTAAAGATGGCGAGAAGAGAGGACGGCGTCGATGGGGTCGTCTTCCAAAGACTCGATGGCAACGAAACCCTCAAGCATAAGTGGCGTGAGGAGATAACCCTTCCGATTGTCGACGTAAAGCAGGAAGTGTCAATAACCGGAAGGCCGAAAGAGTCTGCTATACCTATCTTTGAATACAAAGGCAGAGAGTTCACATCAACAGGAAAACTAGATTCAGATATAAAGTACGATATGTATAAAAACCCTGAAGGTTTTATCGGCACTGAGGCCGACATATCGTATACCAGAATGTCTAAAGTAGAGAACGGCGTCCCGTTTCAGCCAATAGTAGAGAGGGTTTATGTTGGAGAAGGAACTCACTGACTCAATTATAGCCACCGTTGGTGTGTTACCAGGAGTGTCTACCGACCTTGTTTTGAAAGTAGGCAGCACTGCCTCTGACGCTGCTGAGGCAGTTAAAAAGCTACCTATAGCTTCTGGTAACCCACAGCTCCCTGAAGGTTTTGACTATGAAGTATTCATCAACGGTCGCTCAGCCGAAAAGGATTCAGCAATCAAAGCCAACGATGTCGTCTTATTATCCTTAGTTCACTAAGGATTTGCTATGAGCCATGTCAAAATACCTTCTAAGTACAGATGCTCTTGTTGCAAACGTGACTTGAGAGCACGTGGAGATGAAGGCGGTTGTTTATGCGACAGATCCCACTCCAATGGTGGTCGCAAGGTCCCCCTTAGACATGTTGACTACGAACCTTGGGATGGCTACAGTTGGTACGAATTTGCAAAGTACGTAAAAGATAGGGAAGATTAATGCCTTGCTCAAGAAGTCCATACCAAAACTGTGAAGGCTGTCAAGCTGCCACCGTAAAGGGAGGAAAGTGCACTTCGTGGGTCAGTCCTCGTACTATTGGGCAGATACGCCTTCTTTTTACAGATAAGTGGCATCATATTTCGCACGAGAACCGCAAACAACTGTGGAAAAATGACTTCACACGATTTGTCATAAGCAATATGTTGGAGTATAATCTATGATAAATGACTTCCGTGGCAACTACATGTGCCTGTCCAATTTCATTTCGGCGTGGGTTCCGTTCGATGGCATAATGTATCCCTCAGTCGAACACGCTTTCCAAGCCGCCAAGACTTTAGACCCGGAAGAGCGAAACAAGATCCGCCTCTGCAGATCGGCCGGAGACGCTAAGAGAGCCGGAAGGCTTGTTACAATGCGCTCTGACTGGCTAGAAGTAAGAGTCGAGATCATGTATGAGCTAGTCAAACAGAAGTTCGAGCGGAACCCGCTCATGCTCCAAACCCTATTGGACACCGGCGACAAAGAACTGGTTGAGGGCAACACCTGGCACGATAACTTCTGGGGCGCGTGCCTATGCTCAAAGTGCGACGGCTTGCCCAAGCAGAATCAGCTCGGCAAAATATTAATGCGTGTTAGAACCGAGCTTAGAACAATACCACGCTAAAGCGTTCCACATTTAATTTACAATGAAGACAGTGTACTTATGAATGAAGAAGTCAGGCTAGACAATCTTAGCCGATATGTCTTTGATCCAGAAAGCAAAGCAATGTACGGTCCCCGTGGTAAAGAACTCAAGCTTTGTCGTGGATCGTATGCTCTTACTAACGACGAAGGAGTTGTTGTAAGACACAGCAAAGACCAGCTGTTCTCTATATTCTCCAAGGTTCCTCTACTCGATACAAAGAAAGCTGCAGACCTTCTTGGCATAAATCACGGAACACTTAAATCGTGGGCCCATAAATATTTACCGAAGTGTGGTACGGGGCACGATAGAATCTTTCTCCCAAAAGACGTACTTAAGATTGCGGAGCAGCGCAGAGAGAAACCATCGTCTGCTCTGTTAGATCTTGTCAGACAAGAGAATCTCTGGGCTAGTAAAAACACCGCGTCTACCGTACCCAGTCCAGAACCAACGGTTCCACTCGTCAGACATTTTAGTAACACTGTAACAACGCATGAAACTCAGAAGCGTCGCATTCTAACGCGCATATTCTACCAAGATAGTCAACAATGGGATGGTATTGTGATAATGGGAGCGCAGTACAGAGAAGACGTAAGAGATCTCCTACATATTGGACAAGAGCACCGTCTACCTATATACTGCTATGACGCCTCACAAGGCGAGTTGGATAAACTCATACATGAGTTTGGCCACAACAACATACACTACATACCAACAGATTTGTCAACACCGACTGCTATGGCACTCATCAGTCAACACTTATACGCAGCGGGGCTAAGAAAACCGTTCATATACGAAAATCTTAGCGGACACCATGCCCGTAGCCGCGCTCTACAAGAAGTGCTTAAAATCTTTCCTAGCGTTGTTTTCTTTACGGTTATTAGAGCAGGCACCGAGAAGAGGCTACGCGAAAACTTTCTAGTAACTGCTAGATATCAAATAGATAGTTACAACGTAATATCAGTACTTGAGCTAGGAACGCTCATGCGTAAGAGTGGCGTAAAGAGGGGAAGCAGAACTGGCAGAGCACTGCGCTGCCAGAGATGCGGCGCCAACCCTTCTCGTATTAGCATAAACAAAGCCGGAAAGCATCGCTGCACTGCGTGCAAATTTGAGTGGAATACCTCTCTACAGGTAGAAACTGAGCAAACCACTAAACATCTTCAAACAACCTAATTTAGGAGGAAACATGTTTTTATTCATCGCCAGTCACGAGGACAACAAAGGAGACAATGGTCCAATAACCGGCACCCTGTTCGAACTTCCCAGCACACGAGAAGCTACGCTTCTGAAGAAGATGCGTATGGAGAATCCAACGGCAAACGACAACGCCTCGATCTCCGAGATGGTCACAACGGACGTTTTGGCCAACACTAGCGGAGCGTTAGCCGATCCGAAGCAGCTGCTGAAGTACATCAAGCAGTTCGATAAGAAGGCCAAAATCGTGCCTACTACGCTCATCGAATATTAGTACTCTGGACGTCATAGCAAATATTGGGAAGAATAGTATGACAGTAAGTGACCAAGGAATTATGGTCATTTACCCACCAAAATAAGACCGAGGAGCAACATGAAACTTATCCCAATCGGCACCGGATCAGCATTCGCTATGAAGAACTTCCAAACCAACCTGCTTTTGCAACAGAATGGGAAGAATCTTCTGATCGACGCGGGTTCGGACACCCGCTTCTCTTTGAAAGAAGTAGGACTGTCCTACAAGGATATAGATGCCCTCTATGTCTCTCACCTGCACGCTGACCATATAGGAGGAGTGGAGTATTTGGCTTTCTGCTCTTTCTTCGACCCTTCCAAGCAAAAGATTGCCCTTTATGGCCACCGCAGCGTTCTTCACAAAGCCTGGGATTCCGTCTGGTCAGGCGGCCTGTCCTCGATCCAAGGCAAAACTGTTGGCCTCAACGACTACTTCGATGTTCATTATTTGGACGACAACGAAGCCTTCAACTGGGAAGGAATCCAAATGACAGTGGTACAAACCGTTCATATAATGAACGGCTATGCCATCGTTCCGTCATTCGGATTGATGATCAAGGAGCTGTCGGCCTCTCCGGCTCCGTTGATCTACTATACATCCGACACCCAGTTCAACCCCAATCAGATCAAGGATTTTTACAAGCAGGCCGACATTATCATCCAGGACTGCGAAACCTCCCCGTTCAAGTCCGGCGTGCATGCCCACCTCGACGAGTTGGCTACCCTGGAAGAGCCCATCAGAAAGAAGATGTGGCTCATCCACTACCAGGACAACATTGAGTCAGTAGCTCAAAAGGTGAAGGACAACTGCTTTGCCGGCATCTGTCAACAGGGGGTTGCCATAGAATAGGAGGTAATATGCACGTCTATGCCCTACAATTTCTTGCTGGAAGTTCAGCGCCAAAGCCTGGAGATCATGCACAGCATAAGTTGTTCTCCTCTCCAGACAAGCTAACAACGTTCATTGTTAAGCACGGTGGGCCAGACTTTAGCAAAGACTTTCCATTTCGTAAGTTTATCGTCAGCAAGCCTGAGCAACATAGCTTTAGATATTTTGGAAATAACCAAAGCATCATAATCGACAAAAAGCGTGTAACATAGTAGTTGAGAATATGCAGACACACAATTGCAACGAATGCGATGGCAGTAAAGAGCCAAAGCTGCCATGGCATGCTACACTAGGTGGTAACATTCCTAAAGAACTGGAGGATAAATATTCAGTTCTTGACGATATACTACACGAGTTGGAAATAAGTATGGACGCTAATCCTATTGGAGATGACCATCTGCCATCTGGCTGGACATGTGTAAGAAGGCGGCTTATCCAGACTGCTCCAATAAGCCCCTACCTACGTTTGTACGTAGCTTTCCACGAAGTAGGACATGTACTATGTAATGATGCAAAGCTTAGCTTCCGTGTAGGAAAGAAGGTTGAACGCTATTACATAAGCAATTGGCACGGAAAGTGTAATAGTAACGCAGCTGCTGCAGAGGAGGCATTCTGTGATTCTCTTGCTGGCGCACTAATCAACGAGGGACGGCTACTTAGAGGACCTTGGCCGGAATTCAAAAAGGCAATTCAACTACATTTTCCGGCTGTAGCAAAACACTTAGTAATATAAGGGGGCGACAGGTTTCGACAGCATCGAGGAGATCCTGACTGCTACACGAGAAGGCGAGGCTCGTTAAACCACCAAACCATGCAAATGCCAAACACATTGCATTCCCAGCCCCTCAGGTGTGGGCTGCCCGCGCTGCTGCTTAATAACCAGTAGCCTGGTTCTGATACTCTACCCTATCAGAGTTGAAAGAACCATCATTTAGGTAGGGCGAGCTACGGAGGTTTGAGTAGGGTTGCCGTAGCTGAATGTACTTGCTCCGTACTTAATGGGGTCTGTCTGTCTGCTCTGAAAGTACGTATACACGACAGTCTATTGTAGTAGATGTTGGTTTTGAAACAGTGTTGGACGTGGGTTCGATTCCCACCGCCTCCACCAAAACACGGTAAGAATGTTCTTAGGAGAAAACGATGCTCCAAATACTTAAATCGACATGCAGCAGTTGTGGACAAACATACAAAGTAACACATCTTGACGACAATGATTTATGTCCTCAATGTGAACAAAAAGAACCTAGAAAATCAAAGAAAAAGGGCTGGAAAGATTCTGGCGGAGAAGCAATGTAAATCTTAATTACTAGAGGAGACTAATGGAACAAGTCTGTACTTCTGATTGTCTCAATTGTACCAGAGACTGCCCCTTAGTAGCACTAGTAACTTCATCTTTGGAGGTATCCTTTGAAAATACTGGGAATAATGGGCAGTCCACACTCGGGCGGCAGTACAGACATCGCCCTAACGGAGTTCCTTCGGATATGCAGTTCCGAAATACGTTCGGACGACGACACCGTCCTGTTTAAGGCTAAGTCAGTAGAAACTAGCAAAGTGAGCCTAGCACTTGGTGTACCAAAGTCGTGCACTGGGTGCTGGGCTTGCACAAGAGGGCAGGATTCATATGGCGCTGGCATTTGTATCCATCGTGACATGGATGCAACATACAACGAGATGATTCACGCAGACGCCATTGTCGTCGCCTCACCAGTGTATTTTGGCAACGTTACATCACAGCTGAAAGCACTGATGGACCGAACCGCATCCCTACGAATACATTCGCCCGTACTAAGCGGAAAGCTGGGCATGGGCATTGCCTGTGGCTATGCCAGGAATGGCGGTCAGGAGACGACGTTGCAGAGCATCCACGGATTTATGCTGATGCATAATATGAGGGTGGTAGGAGACGGATGGCCGTCTATGCACTACGGTGTTACCATCGTAGGCCCTACTGCTAAAGACAAAGCGGGAAGAGATATGCTGTTCAGTGCAGCAATAAATCTATTAACACATTTAAAAGAAAGGAGGAAGTAGACTTATGTGCGGACACGGAGAGCACGATGAGAAGCAGGATTCGGGTAAGATAGTCCTGCCTACTCAGCACGTCGATCAGGACGGCTACCATTTCGAGATCAACATCGTCGTTACCAAGCCGCGGTAGGGCGGCCCGGGCCATCGTAAGATAGACAGGCAACCGTAAAATCAACCAAAGAGGAGCACCATGTGCGGAGGCATTCCGGCCAAAAAGGCGAAGGCAGCCCCCAAGAAGGCGACTGCCACCAAAAAACCGGCCACTACCAAGAAGAAGAACTAGTTCTTAGCTTGGTTTAGCAGTTTACATGGACACGTTATAACTACGTGTCCATGTTTTGGACATAACTTATTAAAGCTATGATAATTAAGATAAACGACTCAGATAATCCATACGGCAGCCTAATAGTACAGATGCTGGAACAGGAATTCCCATTAGCTATCTCTTCGGACGAGAATATGCTAGAGGCTGTATTCTCTGCTCTTATAGGCACAGGGCAAACCAGGTTGGGCCCTGCTCCTAGCCCTGAGAAGGCTGTCGCTATCCGCGAAATACTGCGGAAGTATATATACGAGAATCTGCCTATTCCTATACTAATACCATGGGGCTCTAAGAAACCAACCAACGATTCGACAGTAGACTTAGCAGAAGTTGGAGGAATTAAAACCCTGATCTGCTTAGCTAATCGTATAAAGCAATACTATAAACCAGGGGTAGATATAGTAGCTCGAATAGAAGATCTTAGTGGCTACTATTTGTTTACCAATCCTAACAATGTTATCGACACCTTAGAAGCAAAAAGGTTTTCAGATATATATTCAGTCGATCTTAAGAACCTATATACTATACTAGGTAAGGACCACAATATAAGTGGAGTGCTAGAATCAGAACTTGGTGTATCTATAGAGGAATACAATGAGCGAGCTGAGTCAGTACGTCCGCTAATAGCCAAGTATCTTAACAACAGCTCCACAGTAGACGAAAGATCGTGGGAACAGCTTTTGTCGTATAAAATGCTTGCGTCACAAGGCTGGCGTGGTACCATACCATCGATACAGCGCGAGTACTACTTCGACAGATATCGCAAAAACTACCCAAACCTGAGAAAAGAAGACTACATAGACATGATGTCTAGGTACTTCGCTTCGTCCAAGGCCAGATACAGCTGCAAAATGTTAGGCAACAAGCCTAGTTGGAAGTTTGGTTATGTCCAACTTAACTTCGTACCACCAGTGCCAGGCATGCCAAATGACTTGGCCGATGGTAGGGTATTCTACCGCACCGTCCCAACGTCTATCGCTAAAACTCATATTCCTGCTTGGAGAGCTAAAGGGTATGTTGCCGTAAACGGCAACGCAAAACTGAAAATAGCCTCCTGGTGGGATAAGAATGACTATATAGAGTCCAACGTAACGATATCGAACGGCTCTGTAACAGTAACAATAAGAGCCGATTATCTAATAGTATAGGAGAGTTATGGCAACCTTGATTATAAAACGCAAGGAGTTCGTACATTTTCTCCTAAACGATGCTGATGACAAAAGACGCTTTGTGGATAATTACGTAGTCAACCAGCTGGTTAACAACGAGCCGATAGACGTCTCTATTAATGAGCTTGTAAAAGGCTGCGGCTACATTCCACACAATTGCATTTTGGACTACACAGCCATTCCAGTAGCACTACGCAACGAGGTCGACGGCGAGTACTTTGAAGTTGACCCCACACAGTTTGACGCTATCATTACAGTGAAGGAATAATGACACCAGAAGAACTTCGTAAAGATGGCCGTAATCCACAGGCTGGTAAAATGGTACGTGCTGGAACCATTAGCACAAACGAAATACTGCCACTACTTGGTTCTGGCAAAATAATGGTCCTAGGCAAGTTAGTAAAGTCCAGCAGCTTACGATTGCGCTGTTTTAAAGAAAACGGCATAACCTGCAAAGTGTGCGGAAGAACTGGAGAGTTCTTTGCAGTAGAAAAGCACATAAAGTCGGTGAACGACTCACACCACCTAAATCTATACGCCGTAGATCCTGATGGTGTCGAAGTACTTATAACACATGATCATATAGTGCCTCTATCAAGAGGCGGAGCTGACTCGTTTCATAACACCCAGACCATGTGCGCACCTTGTAACTTGGAGAAAGGATGCTCAACTATATCTCAGGAGACGCAACCAGACCCATCCCAGTCAAAAAACTTGGGGAAGTTGCCTTCATAGCCCACATCTGTAATGATGCTGGGCTATGGGGATCTGGCTTTGTGTTAGCTGTTTCAAAGCGATGGTCCAAACCGGAAGCTGAATACAGAGCCCTCAAAGCGAGGGTGCTTGGGAGTATACAGATAGTACCGGTAGACGGTAGTATAGCAGTAGTTAATATGATAGCTCAGCACGGTGTCAGATCTGCCACTTGCAGACACCCACTGGATTTACAAGCCTTGACCTTGTGCCTTAAGAAAGTAGCTATAGAAGCAAAGAAGCACAATGCGTCAATTCATATGCCACGAATAGGTTGTGGCTTAGGCGGCGGAGATTGGAGGAACGAAGTCCTTCCAATAATAGAGCAAGAACTCTCGGAGTTGGAGATAAACGTATATGACCCTTAAACTACGAGAAATACACTACTTTTTCTTGGCTGCACTTGCTCTTGTACAACTGGGCTTAGTAATATTTTATCAGCCTAAGCGTACAATATGGCTTACTTATAAACCAGTAAACATATATTCTAAGTATAATTCCAGCGTACTACCAGCAGTAGCTGATTCTGTCAATAAGTACGGTTATGTGCTAGAATTCAAAGAAGGTCAATATACAATATTTATGAACTTTGAGCCTTGAACAATGCCAGATAACTGCAGACCCTCAGTAGTACGAAGAAACAAAATACCAGCCATACTTGGTCTGCTGGTAGTGGCTCTATCTTTGTACTCAGCAACTGTGTCTACCTACTTACTAATACAGTCGCACAACCCAACGAGAGGAATGGACACCCAATCGCTTGCTAGGTTTAACGCGATACACTTTGTTGTTACAAAGTACGCTCCTGTTAAAATGGGTAAGTGGGAAAAGATAAAGGTTGCTAGATCGTATCTCGACCTCCCAGCCGACAAGTTGGCTATTCAGTGCCTAGCTGTAGCATCTCATGAATCGCAATTTGTTAGTGCAGCTACCTCAAATGTTGGAGCAATTGGTATACCACAGTTTATGCCAAAAACCGCACTACCTTATCTAAAAATATTGGGCTATGACCCAAGAGACGAGCAAGAAGTAATAAGCCTACTTAGAAACCCTGAAATCTCTATACCATGCCAATATAAACATCTAGCTGATCTTAACCTTTTAGCTAAAGGCAATTATAGGCAAATGCTATATGGTTACAATCATAGCTGGGGATATGTAGATACCGTTGAAACCAGAACCAAATTAGTATTTCATCTATACGATTCAGTTTATACAGCAGGATTAAACCAATGAACATCTACAGCTATCGAAGCAATGGCGGTCCACAAGTTATGCTAAACTGCCAAGAGGTTACATTTGAGCAGGCCATAGAAAAACTCGTCAAATGGGAACTGAAATTCGGTGGGCTTTTATCAAAGTGCTCAGATAAAAAGGTAAACGTAACCACTCGTGTGCTTGGCTGTGTCGATGACACAGAGTTCGAAGGCACTGAGGAAGAAATCAAGACCCTACTTGAAATCTGTACAGTATGGGAAGACGCAGCAGATAGAGTAAACCGAGACAAGCTAACTGATGAGCTATTAAACCTGTCACACGGTAATGCCTTGCTAGCTACCAGCTTAGCGCCTATACTACTTGGCAACTATACAGCGCAGAAGATAGTAGAGGAGGTAAATGGAACTACGTGAATTTGCCACTTCAGTCGTAGCCAAAATACAGGCTATCGGGTATGAGGCCTACTTCGTTGGCGGATGCGTCAGAGACAGAGTACTCAGTACAAAAGATCCAAACGATTACGATATAGCCACCTCTGCTCCACCAGAAGCTTTAGACAAACTGTTTGGTGCCAAATTAGTCGGCAAGTCATTTGGCGTATATTTGGTGTCTGACAATGAGCACGAGGTGGAGGTAGCCAGGTTCCGAATCGATCATAACGAAGGTGGAGACGGGCGAAGACCAGCAAGTACTTCAGTAGCAGAAACTTGGGAGGAAGATGCTATCCGTCGCGACTTCACAATAAATGCTCTATACCAAGATCCAGTAAACGGTGGATTAAAAGATTGCACAGGTGGAGTAAATGATATTGCAAACCGCCTGGTAAGATTCGTTGGTGTTCCACATGAACGCATTGACGAAGACTGCCTCCGCATGCTGCGTGCAGTACGAATAGCAGCAAAGCTGCGATTCGGTATAGAGACTGAATCATACAAAGCTATACAGCGCAACAGCTTCCGTCTACAAAGCATAAGTCCGGAGCGCATAAAGATGGAGATGGACAAAATGTTGCTGACAGGCAACCCCAGTCTCTATATGAACGATATGCACGAACTTGGCCTATGGACATTCTTCCTACCGGAAATGGACAGACTGTGGGAGCTTCCGCAACCTAAGGAGCACCACCCAGAAGGAGACGCATATACTCACACAATGCTGGCACTCGATTTCTACATTACACGTAGGCATGAAATCGGGTTGACTCCAGATCTGCCTACTCTCTGGGCTGTATTACTGCACGATATTGGCAAATTCCATGCGCACGAGATCATTGGTGGAAGAGTTCACAGCCATAGCCACGCAGAGATGAGCGCCAGGATGACGGAGTTTATCTGCCGCAGGTTAAAAATGTCTTTAGACGAGACTGAAAAGATTGTGTGGTTGGTTGAAAATCACATGCGCTTCAAGGACATAAAGAAGATGCGGCCAGGCAAGATAGTGCAGCTTCTCGCCCATCCGTTCTATGAGGACCTCTATGATCTGTGCTATGCTGACGTTGATGCATCAAGTAAGAATCTAGACAACCTAGACTTCATAGAAGAATTTAAGAAAACTGCTCATATAGAATCCAAACCAACGATAGTTAGGTTAATAACTGGCGACGATTTGATAGCTGAAGGATTGACACCTGGACCAACCTTCAAGCAGGTTCTAGAACAATTTGAGCTCTACCAACTGGAAAACCCACTAGCCGACCGAGTTTGGATGCTCAACCTTTTGCATACTAATGTAAAAGATTGGCGCAACGGTAAACCTGAATCACTGGAGAAGATATGTCCCTAGTATTCTCATACCCATGGCCTCCAGGCATGATGTTCAATCATCGTTATAGTGTGTGGAACGCAGACGAAGACGAACTCTACGAGACTGACAAAGCAGTGGTTCTACATGCTTGGGCTGAAACTGGACATACTGCAGCTAGAATAACTGACCTTGAAAATCTTGATGGCTATCGCTTAGTAGCTAAAAAGAATTTAACACCAATCACTATTGGTGTACACGAAGGCGATGGTAGTAAGGACATGATTCACTTAGGTCCTAACTACTACATGCTCGACGGAAAATACGCCAATAAAACGTTGCTGTCGTTATTGCGCGATAAGAATGTTGATTACCTAAAGCATCTGCTGAAGCTGGGCTTTGGCCTAAGCAAAGAACTCATAGCCGTAATAGAACGACGTAATTTAGTAATACCATACACAAACAACTTTAAAGGAGAAATCATGCCAGGCGCAAACGAATCAGTAAGCATTCCAACAATGGTCCTCGACACCTACAAAGACAGTGCCGATGCCAAGTTGGTGGCCAAACATTTTGGGCCCAGCCTGTGCGAAGGTCCGTTCGGTAAGGTTCTTTTGGCTGCAATGAGAGAGCCAGTCCTGGCGGAAGCCAAACGTCTCGAAGAGGAAGCCAATAAGAAATAACGAGGTGCCTTTTGTACGAAGTCGATGGAAAGTATGCCAAGGCTATAGTCTTTGCCCACACAGTGGAGCCAGAGGCCCAAGCTCAAATCCTTAATCTGCTTAATCAGGCTGTATTTAAGGACGCTAAAATACGCATTATGCCAGATGCACACAAAGGGGCCGGCTGTGTAATAGGCTTTACTGCCTATACTGACGCCAACTTCGCCATTCCGAATATAGTGGGTGTTGACCTTAACTGCGGCATGCTTTCCTACTGTATCGGCACCAAGCTTCCAATTGCTTTAGAGCTGTTTGAGAAGCTTATAAGAGAGGTGGTGCCTATGGGGTTCAGCGTGCATCCAAAGCCAGTTGTTGGCAAAGAATACTACGCTGATACCGCTACTATAACAGGGCAGGATGTAAACTACGTAGGTAGGTCAATAGGAACCTTAGGAGGTGGTAACCATTTCATAGAGATTGGTTTAGCAGAAAACGACACCATCTGGATCACTATTCACACTGGATCAAGAAACTTCGGAAAAAGCATAGCGGAGTTCTACCAAGCCAAAGCTGTTGAGGAAACCGGTAAGATGGGCGGTCTAGAATATGTTACTGGCAGAAACCTATCTGACTATCTACAAACCGTAAAGGTCGCCCATATCTGGGCAGCCGCAAACCGGTATACTATACTTACTAACATATTGAAAACAATAGGGTTAGACCCAGTCTATGACCGGATCATCGAGTCTGTTCACAACTACATAGAATTCTTTCCAAATAACCCGGGTTACTTCATGATTCGCAAGGGCGCCATTCGTGCCAACTTAGAAGAGCGGGTTGTTATACCATGGAATATGCGCGACGGGTTGATAATCGGACGAGGCAAGGGGAACTCCGATTGGAACAATTCCGCCCCACACGGCGCTGGCCGTGTCATGAGCCGTGGCGACGCTAAAAGGAACCTAAGCCTTGACAAATTCAAAAAGGACATGGAAGGAATCTTTACAACTAGCGTAGATCAATCAACCATTGACGAATCTCCGGATGCCTACAAAGACCACAAAATGATATCCGAACTTATAAAACCTACAGTAATCAAAGAGTTTACCATAAAGCCATTGTGTCCAATCAAAGCCAAGGGTAAGGAAAATGAAAGAGCGTGAGTCGCTGGCCTATAGTGCTGCTGTAGCAGCAGCCGTTACCTGGTCATTTCATATACATACTCCGGTGCCAATCATAGTAACTCTGTTTTTTATAGCCTTGTTACAACTATTTATAGAATTGTTTAGAAACTAACTACAAAAGGAGAAACATGAAGGCATCATTAAAAGGGCTGAAAGGTCTGTTTGTCACTACGGTGCCGGATGAGCAGACACAGCCCACAGCACCTGTACAAGCAGTGCTGCCAGTAGGCAGCCCAACTTCAGCTCAGGTAGACGTCAATGCCCAGGATGTCATACTGAAAGCTTTGGAAGCTGCGAATCAGCCCGGCTATGACTACTTTGAGTTCGCACAAGCTCTACAGCAACAGGAGAGGATAATTCCCGCCGAGGATTTGAGATTCCAATCCACTTTCGCTGTGGCCAGCTCTATGGGAGTAACCTCAAAAGGCCTACTGGACTCGGGCAAAGTCTATGTAGGCATAGTGGCCCAAGAGCGCAAGAAATTTGAGCAGGTTCTTGTCCAGCAGACTGAGGCCACCGTAACTGCCAAAGAACGTGAGCTGGTAGCCCTGGATGATGATATCAAAGCCAAAGCCAGCGAGATCCAAGCGCTTACCGAAGCCATCAACGCTGCGCAGACCAAGAAGATGCAGCTCAACAATGAGCTGATAACCAATCGCAGCAAAATAGAGCAGGTGCGGGCCAATTTCAACATGACCGCCGGAGTCATAGAGGCCAAAATTCAGAAGGACCTCGACTGCATCGCTCGCTACATTCCGGATTTACCGAAAGGAGGTCGGTCGTGACCCAGCTACCTGATTCACAGCAATTAAAATCCTGGTGGGATAAACCGGAAGGGAAGGCTGGAATGGCCTTCCTAGCGGTCCTTATAGTGGGCGCCGGTGCGTTTCTCTATAAGGCTCTTCCATACCTCATCATCTTCTCGCAGAATATTCTGCACTTGGCTGTCCTGTTGGCCATCATCTTTGCCATCGGCTATTCCATAATGGATCCGAAAGTGAGAATGCTGATAGGATATGCCTATCGGACGTTCTGGCGAAAGATTACCGGCATGTTCATCGAATTGGATCCAATCAATGTTCTCAAAATACATCTTCGCAGGTTGGCAGAGAATCTTAACAAAATGGATCAGCAGCTTGGTAAACTAAAAGGGGAGATGGCCACTCTACGTCGTAAGATAGAGGCAAACTCAGCAGAAATTAGGAACTGTATGGATAAAGCCTCTGCCGCTAAGAAGGCAAACAAGCTGTCCATTGCCACGATAAACGCCAACCAGGCCGCTCGGCTAGAGAAGTCTAGCGAGAGGCTTGGGGTTATGTACACCAATATGGAGAAGATTTATCGTACGCTGGACAAAATGTACCAGGTATGCGGACTTCTATATGAAGACAACAAGAACGACATTGAAGTACGTGAGTCTGAGTGGAAATCCATCCAAGCGTCATACAAGGCGATGAAATCCGCCATGTCGATTATCTCTGGGAACCCGGACGAGAGGGCCATGTACGAACAGACTCTCGAATTCATGGCACAGGATCTGGGGCAGAAGGTAGGAGAGATGGACAGATTCCTCGATGTCTCCAAGAACTTCATGGACGGCGCCGATATCGAAGCTGGTGTCTTTGATCAGCGTGGCTTAGACATGCTGGAGAAGTGGGAGCACACCGAGTCTACTCTGCTGGGCAACGACAAGGTCCTGCTGCTAGAGCAGGCCAACAATCCAAGCAACACGCTCGAATTTTCTGACAGGAAGAAGGTCGATGTTGGAGAGTATGCGACCTTATTCAAGAATAAATAACCAAACCTAAACAAGGAGGTACAATGGCCAAGACACAGATGACGCCGTTTGCCAGAATCTTCTTAATGGTTGTGATTCTGGCCGGCCTAGTCGGCGGCGTTGCGCTGCTAAAGAACACCAAGATGGGCAAATCGCTTATCCCCGAAGGAAAGGGTGCTTCGAAATCGTCCCCTTCTATATTCGGCGGCAAGAAGACCATCAACGTCTGCGTTAATACTTGGGGCGGATTCGCAGGTGGAGTGTGGTACAACAAAGGATTCAAAGCCAACTCAGAATCCGAGTTCTCGAAGAAGTACGGCATCAATGTGAATTTCGTACTGATCGATGACCCAACCACCGCTAGAGAGGCATGGAAAGCCGATAAGGTCGATCTCATGTGGACTACAGCAGACGTCTTTCCGACGTTCGCTTCTGGCCTAGCAGAGCTTGAACCACAGATATTCTTCCAGATAGACTGGAGCCGCGGTGGAGACGCTATAGTAGTTCGGCCGGGCATAACCTCGTTCGAGCAACTGAAAGGAAAGAAGGTAGCAGTAGCCTTCGCTCAGCCCTCCCACACCTTATTAGTAAGTATGCTATTGGCCAGTAACCTGGATTATAACGACATTAAGGTGGTTGAGGCGCCTTCGGCAATTGACGCTGCCGGGTACTTCAAAGCTGGTCAGGTGGACGCCGCCGTCGTCTGGAGCCCAGACGACGAGGACTGCGTGAATACTGTTAAGGGTGCCAAGGTGCTACGTTCAACGAAGCAGGCTTCAAATATTATAGCGGACGTTTACTTCGCTAAGAGGTCCTTCATAGACAAGCACGAGAAAGAGCTGGTTGCTTTGGTCACAGGCTGGCTATCAGCCAATGCCACTCTTAACTCCGATCAAGGCTCACGCCGTGAAGCTGCCAAATATTTGGCAGACGGCATGAATCAGAGCGAAGACTTTATGTGGATTGCTGTAAACAATGCGTATTTAACCACTTACGGTGACAACGTAAACTTCTTTAATCTGAATAACGATTACTCTGGCATGACAGGCGAAAAGCTATATTTACAAATGGCTGAAGCCTTTCTAAACCTCGGCTTTGCACCGGCAAAAGTACCCAATTGGCGGTCGATAAGCAACACCGCAATATTGCGGGCAGTGGATCTAACTGGTCCCTCGCACGTTGCTGAATCCGTTACTGCGTTTGAAAAAGCACCTTCCGGTATGAAGAGTGCCCCCGCAGTCACGACTAAGAGGGTAACGGTGAACTATGCTGTGAACGCTGATGCGCTCGATGATAACGCAAAATACCTCATCGATCAGCAATTCGGCAACATTGCAGCTGGTTTCGCCAAAGCGCGGGTGCGGGTCGAGGGCAACACCGACAACACCGGTGATCCTGGGTACAACCGCGATCTTTCGTATAGGAGAGCCAAGTCCGTAGCTACCTACCTAGTCCAGCGTTACGGCTTCGACCCTGACCGGTTTATAGTTGTCGGAAACGGCCCAGACAACCCCATAGCAGATAATACTACTTCTGGGGGTCGGGCCAAGAATAGACGCACTGACTTCGAACTTCTCGATTAAGTGCGTCTACTGTCCCCGTCAATTGGGGCAGAACGGCGTGGACTAGGGACCCACGTCGACCAATAACAAAATACGTCCACAGCCTGTGGGCCGCCCTTCTGCAGAGATGGTGAGTTGGGAGATGCCAGTGGAATCTGGCTACTATGTGACGATAGTGTGGACTAAAATCCTAAGTCGCCCAGCCACCGTCGAAAAGGAATTATGGACTACATTGTAAAGTTTCCAAACGCTGAGTATAGTATCGATGCACCGGATCCACTTGGCGCATTGATTTTAGGAATGGCCGAACAAGTAAATAGTAAAGCCACACAGCGTGATCAGTTCGAGGTTAAAGAACCAAACGGACACATCATACTGACAAACAACTCTCTCAGGCTAAGAGATTTGGTAACATTCAAAGGATGCTGCGGATGACAATAAATATACTCGTAGAGCCAAAGCTTCTGCCCATTCCGGAAACGGCGAAAGTGTTACTTGACGCTGGTGAAATAGAAATTGTGGTGAATGATGACCTACGAAACACGGTACGTGGCAACCATATGGTGCTAGAGGACACCGAAGACGCCATCAAAAAGTGGCTAGGAAAGTTTGACGGTGTCTGGGTAGGATATGGTATGCCACAACTTCAGCAATTTAAAGTAATGCACATCAAGGACTGACTATGGAAACAGTTGATATAATAGCCAAAGGGTACGAGTGGGTTTGTCCACAATGCCACACGCTGAATGACATTATTGAGTACCCTAAAAACGGCGAGGTAACATGTACCGCATGTGCTTATCTCTGCAAAACCAGTCTTCCAGAGCATGCTTATGAGTAACTATTCCAAAGCACTGCTCATTCTCTGGCTTATTATTGCCTGCACTGTAGCTGCCCTTTCTGTATACCATAGCAACACCAAAGAAAGAATTAGAAGAGCTGAGATTGCGAAAACAAATCGGTAGCTATTCACAGTACTCCTAAGGAGAAGAAGTGAAAAGATTTTTTGAACTGCGTGGCCGTTTAGACAAGCGCACAGGCCTTACGATAGAGGTAGCCGGCTTTGCTATAATTCTAGCAGTTTGGACCTATATCACAGGTGCTGGCCTACTTCCACCTTCTATCCTTCCTGCACCTTGGAAAGTAATAACATCGTTTAGTGAGCTTCACTTTGACGACGCGCTCATAATGAACGCGGGGTACTCTATCAAGCTTAACCTGCTTGGGTACGTAGAAGCTGTTGTGGCTGCGTTTCTTATAGGCTTTCCAATAGGATTGTTTCCTATTTGCAGAAGCCTATTTTCCCGTTACATTGACGCTTCTAGGTTCCTTCCCCTCACTGCTCTTACTGGCATCTTTATAGCCTGGTTCGGAATCGAAACTAATATGAAGGTGTTGTTCCTAGCTTTCGGCATTTTCGTCTACCTCCTTCCGGTGGTAGTACAACGAATTGACGAGCTAGAAGACGTCTACGTTCAGACCTCCAGAACCTTAGGTGCATCCCGTTGGCAGCAGATACACTCTGTGTACATCCCTGCCGTTTTATCAAAATTATCGGATGACATTCGGGTTCTGGTGGCCATATCGTGGACGTATATCATTGTGGCGGAGTTGGTTAACAAAACTGGCGGCTTAGGCGCTTTGATATTTTCAGCATCTAGACAATGCAGAATGGACAAAGTGTTTGCGGTCCTTCTCGTCATCATACTTATTGGATTTATCCAAGACCGTGTGTTCAAGTGGCTTGATAATACGCTATTCCCTTATAAGAGGAAATAACATGTACGAAAATATACCAATCTTTAATGATCCCAATAAAAGGGATTCTGTAGAACTACAGAAAGTGAGCCAATCGTATGATGGCGGTAACCACTGGGTCCTCAAAGACTTGGACCTATTAATCGAAGACGGATCGACAGCCGGTAAGTTCGTTGTAATCTTGGGAGCGTCAGGTTGCGGCAAGTCAACGGTACTACGTTACATATCAGGTATTCAAAAGCCTACGGCCGGCACTATCCTTATAAACGGTAAAGTAGCGTCTAGGCAGATGCCCACCTCCATGGTTTTTCAGCAGTACTCTTCCTTTCCATGGCTTAGCGTTGAGGAAAACGTAGCCTTAGGGCTCTATTATAAAGGCGTGCCGAAGGAAGAACGTACAGCTAAAGCTAAGGAAATGCTACGTTTAGTGGGGCTAGAAGGCCAAGGCTGGAAATATGCTAAATACCCCACACTTTCAGGCGGCCAGCTACAGAGAGTAGCTATCGCTAGAAGCCTGTTAACTAGCCCTGAGGTCCTTTTGATGGATGAGCCTTTTGGCGCTCTAGACATAAATACTCGGCTTAAGATGCAGGACCTTCTCTGCGACCTGTGGCCGAAAATAAAGACCACTGTAATATTTGTCACCCATGACATCTCAGAGGCAGTATATCTTGCTGATGAAATATACCTAATGAGATCGAACCCAGGCCAAATGGTAAAGAAGATAGAAATCAACCTACCATATGAGCGCAATCGCTTGCTCAAGAGAGAGAAATCGTTTATCGATCAGGTGTACCAAGTAGAAGACGAGATGGTGGCACTTCAAAACGCAATGGACAATGAAAATGCCAGAAAGTAGGATTAGCGTATCTCCAGACGAGGGCGGTACACTCATAGCTGCCTTGTTGCTCTATACTAAACTGCTGCATGGTATCGAGGTCAATGGGCTAACGCCAAACATCCGTAATGCCGCAAAGAAAGACCTAACAACTGCTTATGGTGTATGGAACAAGATAGAAAATGGCTTTAGGACAAAAGCATGAACTACTGTATAGAGTGCCGTGGACACCTAGTAAAAGACCGCAATGGCGGCTGGTGGTGCAGGTACTGCTGGAGATATCAAAGTTGGCTTGAGAACCTTATCGTAAGAATGATTAAGCACACATGGCCAACAGAAAACAATCCAACCGAGAGCTAGATGAGATTAAAATGGAAGAGTACAAAATTGGCAGAGTTGTTTGCCCTTGCGGAAACGACGTGTTCCACGTTATGGTCTTTCGTGACGCTATAAGATGTATAGCGTGTGGTGCAGAAGCTAAGTCAGCTAATAACAACACGATTAAGCTGTCGGCTACAGAGCTTCTGCAGAAGCGAATAGACAGCTTTTGGTTCATGGTCGAGAATGGATGGGATATTGAAGACCGCGAATATTTTGAACGAGAAGCACCTAAAAGTGGCGACTGGTCCCCCGAAGGGATGGCTGTCCATTATATGTGGAAGCGAGACAGGAAGCCTACTCCAACACAGAAGGCTCTTTTAAATCCTACCAATGAAACAATAAAACAATTTTTGGAAAAAGAGTTTTCTCAGTATTCCGAAGAGGATAAAACCATTGCAGCACTGGCTGTACTCAGATATTGTCAACAAGCTACCGTCAAAGACCGTCCAGCCACTGAGGCTGAACTTATAAAATGGGCAGGTCGTGTCGTAGCGTGGTTTGAAAAAGGCTACCTACGGCATTCGCCACTTTGCAACGGACATGGGATAGAGCCAACATCAATATGTAATTGTGGTCTGACACAATTACGCAAAGCATACAACGAACTTCAAGCCGCTACTGATAAAAGAGCCGTCCCGCCAAACGAACCGCTGGAGGACAAGAATAAACAAGGTAATTATGATAGTAAGTAATAGAGGAATGAGATGATAGAGTCATTTATAGATAATGATCTGTACAAGCTCACAATGCAGTATGCTATTGAGCTACTGTACCCAAACGCCTGGGCTAAGTATAAATTGTTTATGCGAAGGCCGGTAGTGTTTCCTGATGGCTTCGATGCTAAACTCCGCAGTATAATCGAAAAGTTTGCCGGCACGCAAATTCTTTTGGAAGAGCAACGTAAGTTCATACGCGAGAAGTGCTACTATCTACCAGATTCATATCTAGATATTCTTGACAGTTATAGATATGATCCCAGACTGGTTCATATAGAACAAAAAGACGGCAACCTAAGCGTTACAGTAGCTGGCCCGTGGCGCAAAGCTATAATGTGGGAAGTACCTTTGATGGCCGCTATAAGCGAGTTGTACTTTGAGCTAGCGGCTCGTATTATAAACAGCGAGTACTTACGCGGCAAGGAGAATATTGCAAAAGCCGTTGAACTCGGCAGTCGCGCGCAGTTTATAGACTTTGGTACGAGACGCAGATTCTCGTCCGAAAACCATAGGCAGGTTATAGAGACGATGAAAGACCATGCCGGCCCTAATTTTAAGGGCACTAGTAACCTACACTTTGGTATGGAGTTTAATCTGCCAGTGCATGGCACACATGCACACGAGTGGTTCCAATACCATGGCGCGGTGTTTGGAGTAGAGTATGCAAATCACCTAGCCTTGGACGCTTGGACCAAAGTCTACAATGGAAGTTTAGGAGTAGCTCTAACCGACACGTATACTACTCCAGTGTTCTTGAAACAGTTCGACATAAGGCTAGCCAAATTGTTTGACGGAGTTCGTCAAGACTCAGGAGACCCAATCGAATTTATGGAGAAGATGATAGCTCACTACGAAAAACTGCATATAGACCCAAAGAGTAAAACCATCGTCTTCTCAGATCAGATAAATCTGAACAAAATGGTTGCTATTGAATCCCACCGCAAAGATAGAATTAAATCTTTATATGGTATAGGTACCAATCTTACCAATGATGTTGGAACCACTCCACTCAATATGGTAATAAAACTCGTTAGAGTGTCTGCCAACGGTGACCCAAATGACTACGTTAGGACAGTGAAGTTGTCCGATGACACTGGTAAAGAAACTGGCGATGTTGGAAAGGTGGACTTAGTAAAAAGAACATTAGGACTTATATAAGGAGCACAATGAAAACAGCGAAATGCATACATAATGCTAAGCTAAAACGCCGTAAGGCAAACAAGACCGCCAGGCGCTCCAGAAAAATCAACAGGAAACCAAAAACAAGCTGGCTTCATAAGGAGTAATAAATGAAGTGCATAAAACGCACGGATGGATCAATTACTCGGCTGAGCGATGCGCTAGCCGCGACTGAGGTGACTAAAGGTGCCAAATACATTCCCAAAAAGGAATGGAAGGAGAAAGTTCGTGGCCCAGTTAATACCAGTAAGAACATTCAGGCGACGTCTAAAAAAGGAACTAAAGAATAAGGAATTCGCTAAGGCATACGCCGAAGAACGCGAGAAGGTAAAACGGAGCATAAATATGGTAGACTCATTAGGCGATAGGATGAAGAAGTACGAAAGCACGTTTGCGCACTCTTTCGTACATAGAACACCGCTGATAATAAGGGTGGACGGGCAACACTTCCATTCCTTTACTAGGGGGTTCCAAAGACCCTTCGATGGTGTCTTAATGGCTTCTATGGTCGAGGGCGCAATGGATACCGCCAAATCTATGCAGGGGTTTAAGTTAGGCTACATACAGTCAGACGAGGCCTCCTTTATGCTGACTGACTTTGACGCCATTCAAACCCAGGGCTGGTTCAACTACGAGGTTAACAAAATAGTGTCTTCTGCTGCCTCAATGATGACCATAAACTTTTATAATAGGTTATTACAAAATGCAGCAGAACACAACTGTGATCTATCAGAAGATCAACATTACAGATTTGGGCTTCCGACCTTTGATGCCCGAGCCTTCAACATTCCTTTGGATGATGCAGCTAATTACTTCGTCTGGAGGAACAGGGATTGGCTTCGTAACAGCTTGCAAATGTACTGTCAGTCAATCTTCTCGCATAAAGAGCTGCTCGGGAAAAATAGTTCAGACATGCACGAAATGCTTCATAAACTGGGTAGAAATTGGGCTACAGACCTCACCCCTCGCCAGAAGAATGGTACTCTTCTTGTTAGATCGCCTGGGCATCTAAACGGGATAGAGGAGCAGACTAACATAACTGCATCCTACGACGTCCTGTTTGACATTATAAATAGAACACTTGCAAAAGAGTAGCTATGCACACCGACGCAATGTTTACCAAAGGGTACGGACATGAAATCTGCCAAGACTATGCTATTACAGCCGGCGACGATTTCGTAGTAGTCTGTGATGGCTGCTCCTCTGGGCCTAACACCGACGTTGGTGCAAGGATATATGCTCATGAAGCTGTAAGAAGAAAGCTCATGGTTAATAGCCTAATGAAGCTTTCTGCTATGAGCGAGGTTAGGCGCTTATTGTCCACTGCTGCTCAGGACGTACTAATGAGCTTGGGGCTGCCAAAAGAGGCTGGTCTTACAACACTGTTGATAGGAACTGTCATAGATGATCACGTCGAAATTTTGGTAATGGGGGATGGTGTAATAGTTGCTAGAAAAAGGAACGGAGATGCTGTCCATTATAAAATAGAGTACCCATGCAATGCTCCATACTATCCTTACTATGAAGTAGAAACTAGAGACAGATCGGCTTGGTTTGCTATGGTCGGCAATCAACAGCCGATGGTCGAGTATAGCAAGTTTCCTGCTAGTCTAGATATGCCGTCATTTGAAGTTGAGTCCATACAACCAAGTACTGACATACTACGCGTATCTCTTAGTATCGATGAATACGATAGTGTTATATTGTCAACTGATGGGTTACTGTCATTTGACAATATGACTAATCAATTAGTAGAAGCAGCGCAATTTAGAACTCTAGAAGGTGAGTTTGTAAAACGCAGAATAAATAAAATATTGAGAACCAATAAACATTTTGACGACATTGGAGTCGGAGGAATAGCCCTATGAACATCTCCAAAGGCCAGTTGGCAATTTTGGCCCTTGCTGTAGTTCTATCTACAGCACTGTGCGCACTTACACCGTACATTGTGTACGAAGCGAACAACATGCCGCTGGGAGTTTTGGTAATAGGCTTAGCTCAAACTGGCTTGGCTGGTTGTGCTCTTCGTATAGGATTCCAAGTCTGCGCTAAGCACATGTCATGAAAATCCTGATACTTGAAGACAGTCACTTTCGGTGGCAAACAATGCGCAGTGTGTTTGTACACCATACAGCTGTCATAGTCGAAACCGCCAAAGAAGCTATAGATGAACTTGGTAAAAATAGTTGGGATATAGTCTTCCTAGATCATGACTTAGGCGGATCGGAAATGGTAGCTTCCGGTCCTGGAACCGGATATGAAGTAGCAAAATGGCTGGAGAACAATTCAGACAAACAGCCTCCAGAGATAGTAATACATTCGTTTAACCCGGAGGGTGCAAGAAAGATGAAGGCAGCACTTCCATCTGCAAAAGTAGAGCCATTTATGTCAACACCCTATTGGAGGTATAGCCTGTGGGAGAAACAAGTATAATAGCCGAAATTCGGATTGCCGGTATATTAAGAAAATATACCACCATGACCTATGATGATTATTTGGCTGCCACTTCGCCATCGTGGTTACATTATCACAATATACACCACATCGCAGAAATGGTTAATAACGCCTTTGTGGGCGGAAGACCATCAGATTCTCTGCTATTAGCTATTGTATTCCACGACTTTGGCTATGACCCAAAATCACCCAACAACGAGGCTAGAGCCATTAGTGCCCTACATAACTTTGCCAAGCATCCGAACAGCAAAATAGTAAAAGATGTCTGTAGTGCTATTATAAATACCAGCTATAGCTTTCTTGATAAACGCAAATTGGATAAGTTGTCACGCACCTTAATTAGGCTAGATCTACAAATATTTGGAGCTAGCAAAATAGACCAAATGGCGATGGAAGAGAACATATTCCGTGAATATAGTTGGGTGCCGATCAAAACATTCAGAGAAAAACGTATCCAGGCTCTACAACAGATACACGTTAAAACCGGCATAGACACCACTTGGAACGTATCTTACGTAAAGTCAACCAACAGAAAGATTGCGTTTTATCCTGGGAGCTTTAACCCATTCCACAAAGGACACCTTGATGTCCTAAATAAGGCTGAGCCACTATTTGATAAAATCGTTATCTTGAAAGCTAAAGCTGGTAACAAGGAGTCTGCAAGGTGGTCTTGGCCCTTAAGCACCACCTTAGAGCCCTACGAACGTAACGATGTAGATACTGAATTAGCTAAATGGATTCGTAATTATATCGCAGGAACCAAAGACAAGTACTACATAATACGCGGGTTTAGGAACACCAGCGATATACAACATGAGCTTAATCTACAGAAGGCCATCCACGATGTAGTAAATGTAGAATTTGCCTACTTTAACTGTAGCCCCCACTTTGAGCACATCAGTTCCAGTATGATTAGAGAACTGTCTGCAGTAAATGGAGACTATGAACGCTATATAGTATAGTAAGATAATATGACTAAACCAATAGCAGTAAACACTGTTGACATCGTTGTATTCGAACTAATAGGGCCACTTGCAAAAGTTGTGCTTATCAAGCGCAAGTATGATCCATTTAAAGGTAAGTGGGCGCTTCCAGGTGGCCATTTGGACGAAGGGGAAACCCTTGAAGATGCTGCTATTAGAGAGCTAAAAGAGGAAACTGGAATAACCGTCTCTATAGTAGAGCTTCGGCAAGTTCATACGTATTCAAAAGCGGATAGAGATCTCAGAGGACGATATATAACTACGTCGTTTGTGCATGCCTCTACCAGTAATCTAAAGCTTAGTGCTGAGTCAGATGCAGCCGATATAAAGTCGTTTGCGCTAGACGATATAATGAACGGAACAGTAGAATTAGCATTTGACCACCTCAAAATAATAAAAGATGCATGGACGCACCTACTGAGCACTAGAATATGATTTACTCAATACGCGATGTCATCTCCACAAATGACGTTGGGGATATTAACCTAACCGACAGGGATTTCGTTAGTGAGGGCGGAGAAGGTAGAGTATATCGTAAGGGTGATTTTGCCTACAAAATATACCACAAGCCAGCTAGGGCTATACCAATAGCTAAGGCTAGAGAATTGACTAGTTTAGAGGCAGCCAGACCTGCTGTGATGTACCCACTACGTGCTATATACAACAAACACAACGAGTTAGTTGGCTATGTTTACTATTTCGTAGATGGCGCAGTAGCCTTATGTAAAATCTTTACCAATGACTACATTGGGCGTATGGGCATAAACACCGGAAACATTCTTACTATGGCCACAGAGATGGCTACTACCATTTGTGCTGTTCACAGCAGAGACATCCTAATAGTAGATGGAAACGAGTTTAACTATCTGTTCAATGAAGCCAATAGAAGAGTGTACTTCATCGATGTTGATAGCTATCAAACGAGAAATTTTCCAGCTACAGCCATTATGCCATCCATACGCGATTGGCATACCAAAGGATTTAACGAAGGCAGCGATTGGTTCTCGTTCGCAGTAGTATCATTTCAGATGTTTACTGGCATTCATCCCTATAAGGGAACCCACCCAAAGTTTGCCAGAAATGATATAGAAGGCAGAATGAAGGCTAATGCCTCGGTGTTTGATAAGGGGGTATCTCTTCCTAAAACCATGCGCCCAATCTCTGGAATTCCAACTAGTTGGGCTCAGTGGTATCGAGCCGTACTGAAGGAAGGCAAAAGGGTCGCCCCGCCGGCAAAGCCCGGCACCTATATTATACCAACTATCGTTATACAGAAAGTGGTTGGTACATTACTAATGATTGAAGAATTGGCAGAGTTCGACTCGCCAGCCTTATTCATAAGCGAGTATGGCGATGTGATAACAGAGCTCTATATAAATCGTGGGTTAGTGCGTGGGCCGCAGATTAGCTACACCAATGACAAAGTAGTGGTTTCTAAGAACAATGTGAATGAAACCATTTTGGTTGGCAAAAGGAATGCCAACGACTGCCCACTTACAATCTCAAATGGGTTAGAGAGTGTAGCTCATAGCTTCAGAGCCGATGATATAACAACTTCTAACGGTGTTGTCTTAGTTAAGTATAAAACCAAATTGATGGAGCTAGTGTTCGACAAAGTTGGAAAGAAGAACATAGCGTCAGTGGGTATGTCCTGGGACGTACTTGAGCATGCCACCACTCTCTATAATGGAGTAGTCTATCAGAACGTTCTTGGAATGCCGTATATCCTAATCACTTACAAAAAGAACGGCCAGACGGCAAGTCTGTATAGACAGCTACCAGAGCTACGCGACTATCGCATTGTCTCTATGAAACAAGAGAAGAAAGTGCTTCAAATAATTGGCTTCCTAAACGGCCGATATGATTTATGGACATTTGTGTTTCCGTTTGACTACTCAACTCCAGTAAGTTGGGTTAAGGAGGATGTCGGCGGCAACTACGATATAAACTCGACTGTTCTTGATAACGGAATACTAGTCTCGATGAACGAGAATGGCGACATAGAAATCACTAATACCAACAAAGCCCCAAAGTCCGGCCGAGTTATAAATGATCCGGCAGTGGATTCTACATTTAGACTGCATAGCAATGGATGCACTGTACTAGCCATTTCAGGTAAGAAGGTGTATAAACTCTCGGTAAAGTAGGAAAATCGCGGCCACCTACGATTAGGGCAGTTTACGGTGGTCAAATAATAAGACGCGTTCTGCCTGGGTTTTGGGACGCTTCCATCCCAAATGCTCGCACTATTAATTACGGGAGTGAGGATTGGTGCTGTGAGTAGTCCAATTTAGACTACTCAGATTAAACAAGCAAAAGGTCACAAGGCCAAATCTCTATGCTTTGAGTTTGATGCACAGCAGCGGTCTGAGTCCGCAACCTCTCCAAGACAAACACATTTATAATAGGGGAAAGAATTATGATTATGTGGAAAAATCCACTGTGGCTGCTACTTAAGACAATAGGCAGCAACGCCTCGTCGATGATATCTACAATATCTAGTTGGGCCAATAGCCATAAGAAGCAGATATCTAATACTATTATGTTTATCATAGTAGTTGGTGAGTTCTGGGTATTCTTTTTTATACCAACAAAGGTGTTTTGTGCAAAGGATCCGTTTGATTGGTGGTTCTTCCCATATGTTATAACATGTTTCTTTATACTTATGGTAACACTTAACAAAGCTATGGATTTATAATGAACTACTTTATTACCGAAAACAAAGATGGTCGAATAAGAATCCTTAACTCTCCAGAGTACAACTACCTGTTTGACACCAAGACAGGATACTTTGCACGCTGGGGTAAAACTAAGGAAGACGACCCAACTCATAGTCCCTTTGGCCCCGAAATTATGGACATTGAGATATCAACTATCTGTAATCAGGGTTGTGCCTGGTGCTATAAGTCCAACACTGGCCAGGGGTCCTACATGTCGTTCGACGACTTTAAAATCATGTTCGACAAGTTCCCAAAAACCCTGACTCAAATAGCTTTTGGTATTGGCGATATAAATGCCAACCCAGACATGTGGAAAATCTTTGAGTACTGCCGGCAAAACAAAGTAGTACCAAACGTTACCATTAACGGAACTGGCCTAACCGACGAAAATGCGCAAATGCTGGTCAAGCTGTGTGGAGCCGTAGCGGTATCCAATTATAACACAGACACTTGCTACAACGCAGTAGAGAAGCTATCAAAATTAGGTCTGGAGCAGGTCAACATCCACATGCTTCTATCAGATGAGACCTATGATAGATGCATGGCTGCACTAGACGACGCTAGTCCAATAATCGGTGGTACAACTAAGAGTGGTAGCTTGGTGCGAAATGACAGACGTTTAGACAAAATCGGTGCTATAGTATTCCTATGGCTTAAACCGAAAGGAGACCGTAACGTCTTCCACCAAGTTTCTAATAAGGAAAAGTATGTCCGGCTGGTAAATACCGCGATATCGAAGGGCGTTCCGTTTGGCTTCGATTCATGCTCGGCTCCCTTCTTCCTAGATGCCGTTCAGGGGCACGAAAAATACGACAGATATGAGAGGCTGGCGGAGAGCTGTGAAAGTACCCTATTCAGCTACTACATTAATGTTGAAGGAATAGGCTTTCCGTGCTCATTTACTGAGGGAGTTAAGGGCTGGGTCGGCGTGGATGTCCTTAAAGCAGACAGTTTTATGAAGGACGTCTGGCTGAACAAAGAAACCATTAAATTCAGAGAAGCTAATATAGGCAGTTGCGATAAAAACAACTGTCGCCACTGTCAAATCTACGAATTGGAGTACGGTAAATGAAAACCAGAATCAAGCAGGTGGAGAATGCGATGGTAGACGGTCGCGAAATGAACATTCAGCTCCCTCTGCACGTTTATCAGAGGATGCTGTCCTTTGCCCGGGTTTCAGAGGGTGAGATAAGCGGGTTTGCCCGAACCAAGCTTATCTTCAAAAAAGACCTAACTCAAGTAACCGTGCTGGACGCGCAGATCTTCAAACAGAAGGTCAACTCCGTCCACACCACTTTGCACGGAGACGATCTAACAGCCTGGTATTTGCATCTGGTAAAAGAGAAGCAGAATCCAGCAGAGTGGAACCTATGGTGGCATAGCCACGGCACAATGACTGCGTTCTTTTCTGGCGAGGATGAAGCTACCATTGCCAAGCTATCAAAATCCTCAAAGCTGTATTCAATCTGCATCAACGCCAAAGGCGATATGGTAGGCAGAATCGACAAGAACGGGAAGTTGGTCTCCGAGCTGAAAATCGAGGTGGAGAGCCTAATCAGCAACAGTATGCTGCAGGCCTGCAAACTCGAAGTGCAGCAGAAGGTTACCTATGAAGCCTTTGCGCCGGCAGTACACTACCGGACCCCGCGCGGGTACCCCCATGGAGAAGAAGGTCCAGTGGAGTTCCGCGGAGGTCAGTATAGGAGAGTTCCACGGTACGGTGAATTCATGAACCAAAGAGAGCTGGAGGCATACCTCTCAGAAATGGACGGTGATAACCTATGAGCCTAGACAGAACTAGACAAGCCGACATTTTCAAGGTTGGTCGCAACGACTCCTCCATAACCATTATCGGCTCCGGGTCGGTTGGCAGTTTTACTGCTTTAGCCATTGGAAAGATGGGGGCGAAGGTAATAGAGATCTTCGACGAGGACGGCGTTTCCGATGTTAATTTGCCCAACCAATTCTTTCGGCACCAAGACCTTAAGAAGTTTAAGGTGAACGCTCTGGCTGATATTATGGGCGAGTTTACTGACACCAAAATACTTCCGCAGATTCGCTTCTATAAAGATCAGCCGCTCAAACCGGTGGTTATTGTAGCTACAGATTCAATGTCTTCAAGGAAGATGGTCTGGGAGCAGTTCAAAAAGCAGCCGGCTGCTCAGTTATATATTGAGGCTAGAATGGGCGCTGAGCTGGGTATGGTCTACACCCTTGCCAAATCTGGCGGCAAAGTTCCGGACGATAAGGCGAAGTTCTACGAGTCACGGCTTTATTCTGACGACAAAGTGCCGCCTCAGCGATGCACTAACAAAGCAATCATATATAACGTCCTTATGTTGTCCAGCTTGATAAGCAGAGTTTACAAAGGCGTTGCTATGAATCAGCCAACCCCGACCGAGGTTATCTTCAACATGACTTTCTTAGACCAAAGGTCGCTAATGTTAACGGCATGATAAAAATAGATAAAGCTCTACATAATGGTCTCAAAGAAATGTCTAGGAGAACCATAGATAGGGCAATGCTATTCGTTCTTACCGATAATGATAAAGGAATATTGACAGCTGCTCACAGCCTGCCGAGTACTGGGAACGGCTGCAGTTGGATGCCTGGCGTAAAGTCTAGCGATTTAACGCAAATATATATAGCACTGGCTAAAAAGAATATGACTCCAAGCGGTTTAGCCGTAGTGCAAGCGCAGCGCAACACAATCAAAGCCGGCTGGTCTGGAACACAAGGGAGCTATATCGGTAGGATGGGGCTTCCCATCCTATATTATCGTGCTGGTAGGCACGTTGGCAGAGTCTTTACAAATGGAAAGCCACGAGCAGCAGCAGTAAAAATAACGAAAATCAAATGAGCATTAAACTATCTAGAGAGCTTCACAAACTGCTGAAGAAAGAGTCTTTGGCTAATGAGCGAGCCGCTAAAGCTTATTTATTATCTTCAAACCACGGCAGCGTATCTATACGTTGCGACTTAATGGATACTGATGATGGTTGCTGGTCTATGCCACACTTATCCAGTACGCTGTTAACTAAAACCTATCTAAAAGTTACAAACTTAGGCTTTAGGCCAAGAGCGCTAGCAGTTGTACAAAATAACGAAGGCGGGAGAAAGCCGGGGTGGAGACCAGAAATTGGAGAAGGATTTGTAAAGCTAAGGCTCCCAGTACTGTACTACGAAGCTGGTGCAGCAAAGGCTATGAAAACCGTCGGCTTTGTTCACACACCAACAAGATTATATTTGAAAGACAATGCAGCTAAAAATAAAGAAGAATTTGCACAACAAGCTTAAAAAGTATTCTGCCGATCATCCGAATGGCAGAAAGCTTTTCCTCTTGGGCAAAAACAGGGCAGGAACGATTGTTGACTCTGTGGCTTTACGTAATGGAAATATAGGATGTGGATGGATGCCAAGCGTAACAGTTAGAACCATAACAGACGCCTACATCACCCTTGTAAAGAAAGGTAGAAAACCCTGCGCCTTAGCAGTTATTCAATATCGCGGTGCTAAAGAAGTAGGAAACTATTCTTTCCATGGTTTAGACTTGTTTAGATTAAAGATACCGTTCTTGTTCTATCGTACTGGAGAGCATATAGCCAGGCAGTACAATGGTAGTATTACAGAATCATTCGTTGTTGAAACAGTATGAATAAGCTAATTATTACCAAGAAGTTGCATGAGAGACTGAAGTCTACCTCTGCTAAAAACTCGCCTGAAACTGTAATATACTTGTTAGGAAAGAATACCGATGGGGTAATAATTAGAAGCACTAGCGTACCTATTACAACCCGTGGATGTGCCTGGATGCCAGAAGCAAGTATTCAAGGAATGACCACCGCATATATGCGTCTAGCCAATATAAGTCTAGCGCCGTGCGCTTTAGCAGTTATTCAAGGAACAATAAGTAAGAAAAAGCCAGGGTACCAAGTGATGCAAGGCACAGCCCTGTATAAGTCTAAAATACCGTTTATATATTACAACAGAGGCAGGCATGCAGCAAGAATAAGTAGCAACAGTAGCATTAATAGTATAAGATTGCGAGTAGTTAATGGATAAGCTAAAGATATCGAGAGGCCTGCACAAAGTATTTAAGCAGGAGTCAGAAGATAACTCAGATAAATACGCAGTATTATACTTACTAGGAGCTAATAGGCTTGGCATAATAGATAATTTTATGCCTATAGCACGAGATGTAGGGTGTGAATTTATGCCTGGGGCCCACTCATCTTCTGTTACAAAAGCCTATGTTGAGCTGGCTAAGAAAAAGTCAAAACCGGTAGCATTTGCTTTGGTACAAAGTAACCTACAAGTAAGAACAGCTTGGAGTCCGGACCACGGTAGTGCGTTATATGACACACGAATGCCATTCATCCTTTACAATAAAGGTAGGTCTGTAGTTAGAGTAGTAAACCGAAATAATAACCGTATCGTAGCAGGATTAACAGTTGTTATATGAAGATAAGATTAGGATTCGTAGCAAACTCGTCTTCGTCAGATTTTATAGATGATGACGATGGTGGAGGAGGTAGAACACTGAGCGATTTCTCACGTTCTGGAAAGACGATTTATATCAGTAATCGTCTACATAACAAGATGATACACCTCAGAAATGAGTGCGGTAACGTTAGTGAACTGTATATGCTCGGGGCTAACAAGGTTGGTGTTTGCACAACCATAGTACCGCTTACTAGAGCTGGTGGTTGCGATTTTATGCCAACTGTTCGCTCCAGTGATTTAACCAACAAATTTCTAGAGCTAGCTAAAAAAGGACTGACATTTGGCGGTTTCGGTTATTTGTTTAGAAGTGGTGAAGTACCGGACTGGGAAGGAGAAGCAGGTGAAGGAATCTTCGACAACCCAGGATCAATATTCCTTGCCTACATGCCAGATGGTACTTCTGCGCAAATAGCTATAGGTGGCGACGTTCAAAGCGTGGAGATCGCTGTAGTTCCAGCAGGATATGTTCCCCCAAAGCGGCGAGGTGCCGCTATTAACAATAAACCATAAACCAAAGAGGAAGCAAAATGAGCAACGTGACATCTATTCCCGTTCAGCTGGGTCGGCTGACCGAGGGTCTGAAGCGCTGCGTCGTGAAGGCGGGTACTACTCTGACCGAATTTCTGCAGAAGCAGGAGTTGGAGTACAATTCGTCTGTGCGGGTTAACGGCGAAACCGCCAAAGAGGGCACTGTCCTCAAGGCTGGCGACATCGTTACCGTGATCGACGACGTGTCCGGCGGTCGGTAGGCCAAATACCCCTGGTAAGGCAAAACGCCTTACCAGGGGCTAACTAAGGAGAGCACATGAATAAGCTTAAAGCCGACGCTAGAAGATACTATTTAGAGTATCATAGCATTCTTGACGAATTTAGCTGCGGTGCAAACTTAGCAGAGCATGTATCAAGTAGACTAGCTGAAGCCAAAAGTAAGTTTAACAAGGTAATGGATAGACTTGCGGTGCTAGACCAAAACTGTCCGAAGGTGAGACTATAAAGATGGGATAAATGAATAAGGATATTGTTATTCATGCTTGTAAAGGAACAGACTACAATGATAACCGAAGGTGAAGTTAGTAAAGGTCAACTAAAGCGAATTAACGCTATAGAAGACATTCTAAAAGAACATGGAATATCAGTAGAGAAGTTTATAGACCACGGCGGCCTACATGAAGAGCTGCAGCTGCGCATGCCAAACGGGCAAGTACTGCATATTGTTGCAAACGGTAGTAAGGTAGACGGTGGGTTTATAACTATGGGGTATAAATGAAGCATAGACTTAGACATGTAGCAAATTCGTCCTCTTCAGGGTTTTTGGTAGGACTAGATTCTATTCCAACTACCAAAGAAGAACTATCAAAGATTCTATTTAGGCAACTAGTAGATTTTGATGGGCCATACATAGCGGCTCCAGACTACTACGACGATGTCTCCAGAATACCAACCAATGGCACCATTCTTGAAATAGTGTTATCTGACTTATCTAAGGGCGAGGCTACTACTGAGCAGATACTGGAGCTGCTGTCTAGTGGCTGGGAATACCATGATGACGTCGTACGTCTGTTTGGAGAATGGCCAAGCCACGAAAAGTACTCTGATATGGAGCAATATGACATCGATGCGGTTCGTGCAGCATCAGCTTTATACTTATGGCTTGCTGATAAGGTAGGAGGACTCGACACCGAAGCAAAGTATGGTGACAAGCACTTAGTAAGTGTCTACAATAGATTTACACCAAAAGAGAACTCCTTTGACCCAGAGGCACTAATAAGACTATCGAAACACCTCATAGACGCCGTAAGTAGCTCAAGCTTATCAGAAGCCGCAGTAAAGCAGTTTGGCCCACTACCCGGTTGGCAGAAATATCTGGACAGGGCGGCTTTTGGTGCTGCTCAGAACAAATACAGTAAGGATTCTGCTAATTACAGTAAGAAGAGAGCCAAAGAGGATTGGCAGGCCATCCAGCTCGCACACCCAAACAAACACTGGTTTACCCTAAGGTATGCTGACGAAGACGGCACAGTAGGTTCCTGCCTAGAGCACGGTGGCACGTTTAGATACGTAGTTCATCGCAGAATCAGTCAGCACTAAAAATGCTATTAGGAAAAACCGAAAATCTGGAAATTTTCCCGGCGAAGTTTTGATTTTCGAGTTACAATTTGAAATTTCTGTAAAATAGGATTTTGAAATGCCAGGCGTTGTACCAAAATTAACGTGTGTCTGTGGGGCAGAGGTCTCCATGGAGTTAGTTGGCGAACAATACCAATACACATGGAAAGGTACTTGCAAATGCTGTTCCATAGAATGGTTTGCGGACTATGAACAGTACCAAGGAGATTTATGAAACACCGTTACAAATTCGTGTCAAATTCTAGTTCAAGCTCATTTGTTATTGCTGGTGTTGAGTTAGCAGACACTAAACATAACAGAATTATTCTTGCCAAGATGAGTATGAACGAATTTGATCAAAACGATGAGGATTCTATAAGAGATGCATTAGACAGCTTTGGTAATAACACAGAAGATGACTGTGTCATTCTAGTAGGAGAAGACGGTGAAGCCAGCAAAGGCAAAATAATACTAGGTATACCTCTAGCTTGGGGCGACAAGCTTGAAAACAAACGATATGACATAGAAAAGCTTCGAAAGGACGCATGGATGTTGATAGAAAAATTCAACGTATATGCTAAAGGCGAGGACTTTCAAACCCCCAGCAAACTGAGAATATTTACAGGAACGAGGTACTCATGAAAATAAGAACAAGTTTCGTATCCAACTCCAGTTCGAGTAGTTATGTTATTACAGATCCGTCACATCCCGGTATAGGCGTACTTCATAGCACACCAGACGTGTACATTAATGACGATACTGGGATAGTAGTGGACGAGTCAGATAACGCTACGTACTTGGCAGTACACGCTGCTGGCTACAATCTAGACGACTTCTTAACTAAGACAGGACATAACGGATGAAAATACGCACAGCTTTCGTTTCAAACAGCTCCTCCTCTTCCTACGTAATAGTATCGAAGACTGGATTGCGCCCTACTGACATACAGCTATCAGAGGCCATTGCTAAGTGCATTCCTTCCAGCTCAGGCTTATCTGGTAAGGAGTTGATGCTGGCCCGTATCCTACTGCAGAAGCAACGGCTCGAAGAAATTGCGTTGGACGACTACGTCGCTAAGCATGGCTACCATGGTGAGGTTTGGGAACCAGAGAGATCACACAAGATAGCCTACGAATACGCGCGTGCTTATAGCAAAGCCGCCATGTTTATCGGCTTCGTTGGGGATCAAGAGGATGGCAGAGCAGCCAATCTTTGTAAAGCAATGACTATGATGGACTTCAATACAGAGACAGCTAACCTCATAATAGGAAAAGAAGGCGGATATTAATGAAGATTAGAGACAGCTTCGTATCCAACAGCAGCTCTACAAGCTTTATTATAACCGGCCCCAAAGTTATACTAGATACTCTCGGTCTGTTTGGAGTACAAACTGTGCGGGCAGCAGACACTAACGCAGTAGTAGACGGTCTGTCAAGAGAAATAGGCATAATAGAAAACACCATCGCTCATGTAGCTAGATTGCAGAGGGAGGCGACAGGAGCTCTTCGCAAACTGCACACAGACGAATTGTTTGCACTAACTATTGGACGAGAAGTTAGTGCCAGCACACCTATGGCTGTTATGGAACCACATTCAGACATCCACTCTGTTATTCGAAGTAGATATCAAACTGCTATAAAAAACCTTGTCGAAAGATTAGCAAGCAGAAAAGAGTTCTTGAACACTGTTAAAGGCCTTCCGCCAACTTACATATTGTATGTTGAGGTAGGTTGGGGTCTTTCCAATGCTCCAATAAATCACATAACCAACCTTGCCAAGGATGGTACAATAACTATAATAAAAGAAACCAACAATTAACAGGAGGATAACGTGAAGATTCACTTAATCGTTATCGATCCACAGAACGACTTCTGTGACCCAAAAGGGGCGTTATTCGTCGGTGGAGCCGACAAAGACATGTCCAATTTGGCCAAGATGGTCGCTCGGATCGGTGACAAGCTGGACGATATCCATGTAACCATGGATACTCACCACCTGGTCGACATTGCCCATCCCTTGTTCTGGATTAATTCAAAAGGGGAGCACCCAGGGCCGTTTACCATCATCAGCGAAAAGGACGTCAAGAGCGGTATCTGGACAACCACAAACCCGCAGTTCCTTCCCAGAGCAGTAGCTTACGTTACCGAACTGGCCAAAAACGGTCGCTATCCGCTGTGCATTTGGCCGCCCCACTGCCTGATAGGCACCCCGGGCCACAACATCCACCCTGACCTCTACAAAGAGCTGGTAAAGTGGGAAGAGGACTATTTCGGCATGATTGACTACGTCACCAAGGGATCCAACTTCTGGACCGAGCACTACTCGGCCGTCCAGGCGGACGTTCCAGATCCTTCAGACCCCAGTACCATGCTTAACACTAGGCTGATCAAGACCTTACAGGAAGCCGACATGATTCTCATCGCCGGCGAGGCCCTAAGCCATTGTGTGGCCAACACCATCCGTGATATCGCCAACAACTTTGGCGAGGATAACATCAAGAAGTTCATACTGTTAGAAGATTGTTCCTCTTCAGTTACTGGCTTCGAAAAGATGGGTACAGACTTTGTCGCCGAGATGACCAAGCGCGGCATGTCTATCACCACATCAGATAAGGTATTGGTGTAACATGCCGAAACTCAAAGACTTAGGTAAAGATCTGGAGAAGATGACCGTCGACGGCGGCGGCTCGTTTCAGTTTTCTGGAGTTAGGATCCAAGACCTAGGAGCTACAGAATACACCCTGGTGACCATCGCGACCGATAGGTCAGGTAGTGTGGGTGGGTTCAATACGCAGCTCCTAGAGGCCATTAAAACCGTCGTAGAGGCCTGTAAGAAGTCACCCCGAGCTGAGAACCTGATGCTCCGCCTGCTGACCTTTAATCAAGGGTTGGAGGAGGTCCACGGGTTCCGTTTGCTTTCAACAATAGACCCGGCCGACTACGTGGAGCCTGTATGCAACGGGATGACGGCATTATTTGATGCCACCTACTCCGGTATCGGGGCCACTCTAACTTATGCTAAGAAGCTGATCGACCAGGATTTTATGGCCAATGGCATAGTGTTTATTATAACGGACGGGGAAGACAACGAATCCAGCACTACTCCAGGAATGATCGCTGACCTGGTAAACAGATCGAAGGTCGGCGAAGACATCGAATCGCTCATCACCATTCTAATAGGAGTCAACACCGCCAACAACGGGGTCGCTGCTTCGCTGGACAAATTCTCCAATGACGCTCAGCTGACTCAGTATGTTGACGTCGGCTCAATTACCCCGCAAAAGCTGGCCAAGCTTGCTACCTTTGTAAGCAAGTCAGTAAGCTCTCAGAGCCAAGCTCTGGGCACTGGAGGCCCATCGCAGCCGCTGGTGTTCTAATGGCACTCAACATTAATAATACGCACTATCATGCCAGACCTGACGTTACGGATGCGGAGCTTCGTCTTGGGTTGGACAAACTCCAAGATATGCTTGCTGATAAGATAGAGGAAAAAGGTAGAAAAGCGTTCGTCAGTACGCACGAAATCTTTGGGGCGATTGATGAAGAGCATGACGAACTTCGTGACGCAGTACGCAATTGCCATAAAACGATAGACGGCAGACAGATTGTATCAGAAGAACTTCTGGACATCGCTATTGCTGCGCTGTTTGGCATGATCTGTGTCGACAACAACAAGGTGGACTGGTAATGAGAAAGCTGTTTGGACTCGGACTGAAGAAAGAACCACCTCCGCTACTGGAGGCGCCAGCTGAGCCCCCTAGAGAACCCCGCTTACGCAGAGTTGTCTTCGTACCAAATGACAAAATAGCTGCAGTATATAGACTGTATGATCTATGTTATCTGGATCAAAGGCACTCTAGCGCATATAATCAGTACAAAATGGCTAAGCTGTTCGACTCAATTGCACCTCCTGGAGCAACGTGGACTCTAATGTATGACGATATATATCATCCAGCGTTCGTAGAGGCTCGCTGCAGCGATGACTTTGATGAATCTGAACACACTGCGTACAGACGTGCGCGTGGGCTGTGATAACGTGGGTAACATCTGACCATCATTTTTTCCACGAGAACATTATCAAGTACGAAAATAGGCCGTTCTCTTCTATTGACGAGATGCATAAAGTTCTAATAGAGCGATGGAATTGTGTTGTTGGTCCAGATGATACTGTATATCACCTTGGTGATGTGGGATTAGCTAGGTTCGATAGGCTAAAGCCGGTGCTGAATCAGCTGAATGGGCACAAGATTCTTATCGCCGGCAACCACGACGAACGATCTAAAGGCTGGTGGTCTCGTGCTGGCTTTATCACCGTAAAGAAAAGCCATGAGTTCCAGCCTGGCGTTCTGCTAACGCACTGGCCTACTCAAGTTCCAGATGGGCAGATAAACATTCATGGGCACATTCACTCTAAAAGCCTCAGAACCTTTGACACCGGCATAAATGTAAATGTATCTGTAGAAGTTACAGACTACTACCCCGTAAACCTTTTGGATCTTATTCATAATGTACGTACCATACCAGAATCTGTGCCAGGATTGTCGCGTATGCGCCGTTAACAGCTTGCCTCATAAGGCTTTATTCAGAATTGGTGACAAAGCATTCTTTGTCAAGACAGCCGATGGCTTGGCTATTAGAATCGGCGTAAGACCTGTGCTATACTCAATTAATGCACTGGTGAAATCATTTAATGGAGACCTTATTATCGTCAACGAAGAAGCTATAGCCCTTGTATTTGACATGAAGCTAGGTGATGTTGGGCTGTGGGTCATTCATCAGGAAGATATGTTTGATCAAAACAAAAGGCAGGAAATGAAACTCGGGCACACACAAGAAAGTACTTGACTTTTAAACAATTTTGTGATATAATTACAAACTTTAGGAGAAACAATGGTAATACTTTTAGGTTTTCTACTAGGTCTGGCTATCATAGGCATAACTGGGCTGATACTGGGTTTTCCAATTATGTGGCTGTGGAATTGGTTAATGCCAATGCTGTTTGGCATACCAACCATCACGTTTTGGCAGGCGTTGGGGCTTTATCTTCTATGCTCAGTCCTTTTTAAGAACTCAACGTCTAGTAGCAAGTAAACTTTGGGGGAGTAGCTCAACTGGCTAGAGCAACGAAACAAAGGCCTAGTCGCCGGTCCCGGCGTAAGCCTGGTGAAGACTAGGAATCCTTCGACTATTAATCCGTAGGTTGGCCGTTCAAATCGGTCCTCCCCCACCAAAAGGAAGTTATGACAGTACACTATAAAGAAAAATGGAACGTCTCTGCAATAGAGTTCTGCTGTAAGGATATGGCAGAGGACATACTGCTACAGAGAGTAATTACCACACCGTGGACAGACCATGACCTAAACTTTTTTATAACACCAACAGTTGGTAAGTTTTATAGAATACAGCACTGTCCACATTGTGGTACATCAATAAAGCACATAAGGAAAACTTAAATGTAGGGGAGTAGCTCAATTGGCAGAGCGCATCCGTTGCCTTAGTCGCTAATTCTGGCTTATGCCTAGTGTAGATTAGGGTTACTTCGCATTAGGAGCGTGAGGTTCCAGGTTCGACCCCTGGCTCCCCTACCACATCATTATGAACAAACTGCAAAAACTTCTCAGAAACATTAAAATCAGCAACACAAAGCGTGACTTTGATTTACAACACCCAGAGATTATAGATACTGGTGTACGAAGGCCGAATGGAGAAACCATTAAGTATACTAAGTTCTTCTGTAAAAACTGTGGAGTATCGCTGTCGCTAGACGAGTACCAAATGAAAGAACTACCAAGGAAGATGGCCTACGGATGCACAAAGCAAAAATAGGGGTGTTCGGTGGCACCTTTGACCCAATACACAACGGTCACCTAAGTTCTGCCTACTCCGCCGGGCTACAGTTAGGGCTCGACGGAGTAATTTTTATTCCGACAGGAAATAAATCTCCTCATAAGCGTAGATACGCTACTAGTGCTAAGACGCGCTTAGAGATGGTAAAGCTTGCAATAGAGCCATACTCTGAGCCCAAGCCTTTCCGTCCAACATTTCTTTATTCTGACTACGAAGTAAACAACAGCGATATTTCATATACAGTAGACACCTTAGCTCATATGAGAGAGGGGGTCGGAAAGCATTGCGAACTATTCCTACTGATGGGAACTGATCAAGCAGCGGAGCTATCTACTTGGAAAGACCCAGATCGACTATTTGAGTTATCTACTGTTTGCGTAATGTCAAGGCTTGGTTATGACATACCAGATAAATGGCGAAGTAAGCTTAAGCTAATAAATGTAGACAACCTTAACATAAGCTCAACATCTATCAGAGCAATAGTAGAAAGTCAGGGTCACATAGCACACCTTGTTCCAGAAGCGGTAGCTAAGTACATAACTGATGGTGGATTATATCAATGACAGATTACGAAAAGTTGTTGCTTGCTGTAAATAAAGTTACAGCACCATATAGGCATGGCAACAAGATTCCAACCAAGGCCCTCGACAACTTAAGTAACTTGCATACTGAGCTTCTTGACAAACACCTTGCTAATGAAGTAAGGCCACCGTGTGCAAACTATTACACAAAACCTTTAGCATTTGATGAAAGGGCGGAGTGCCCTGGCGGAAAACACCCTTTATGTCAGAAATGTAGTTGGCTAACGTCTTTGTCAGAAGCACACAGTACCACAGACGAATTTAAGCTAATAGAGCAGGAGCTCTCTAACGCTATGTCATTTGTAGACTATGTTGGTGCATGGAGATGCCCAAACTGCAAAACATTTGCATTCCCAGGCCACATCTGCCAAAGTTGTAGCTATGACCCATCATATACACTAAAGGAGTGGAAAAAGAACCACCAATGAGCACGTTTACTTGCCCTATTACCAAAATCCTAAAGGTTGAGCCAATTGAAGGCAAAGACCGCATAGAGCTATATTATGTACTTGGCTACCAAGTAATAGATCAAAAAGGTAACTATAAAGTAGGCGACCTTGTTACCTTTATGCCTCCTGATTCCATACTAAAAATGGATAGACCAGAGTTCGGCTTTTTAAAAGCTCGTGCTAAGGACAAAGCCGAGTATCGTCTACGTACTATGAAGATGGGTGGAGTTCTATCCCAGGGTTTGTTGCAGCCTTGCCCAGCTGGTATGAAGGAAGGTGATGACGCTAGTAAGTTCTATGATATAGCGAAGTACGAACCTCTTGAGGAGCTAGATAAGAGAGAATCATATGGCAAGCTACAAAGATTCTTACTAAAGCGTGTTAGCTGGGCGAGGAAGAAATATCACTTTCCAGAGCACATCCCTCAGACTGATTCTGAAAGGTGGCAGAATTATCCAGATGTATTCGACCAATTCCCTGGCGAATATGTTGCCACAGAAAAGCTTGAGGGCTGCTCCTCCACGTTCTATTTGAAAGATGGGGTCTATGGTGTATGCTCTAGGTCTGTACTAAAGTACCGTTCTGGAGAAGGCAAACTATGGAATAGAGCTGTCCTCTGGTTGCTGCGTAAGCTTGGCGTAGGCAAAAACTTCGATGGCAAGAATCACTGGGTAGAGGTTTCTAAACGCTGGGACGTAGAGAAACGACTGCGTAAGTTCTTTGAAAGCAACTCGTTCGGCTTCGATAGTGGAGATATCGCAGTGCAGGCAGAGGTTATAGGACCATCGGTAGGAGCTGCTGTTCGCAACGTTTATAAATTAGTACAAAACGACTTTAGGGTCTTCGACATAATGATTGCAGGTGTGTACGTCAATCACGATATGGCTACGAAGATAGCAGAAGAGTTAGGACTACCGTTTGTACCAGTAGTTTATAAAGGAGAGCTGCCAGCCAAAGACAAGATGGTTGAGTTCTCTAATGGACCAAGTGCATTACTAGCTAGTGAACTAAGAGAGGGACTAGTGTGGAAACCTACAGTAGAACGCAAGCATCCAAAACTTGGCAGAGTACAACTAAAAGTTATAAGCCCTGAATATCAATTAAAACATGGACTATAAGGAGTCAGCCATGGAACTATTGTTCATACGACATCAACCCCCATGCGGAGGCGGCTGCTGCAAAAATAGCGGCGGCATTACTGTGGCCGCAAGGTACGATAATGACGAAATATCTATTGGTATTGTGCTACACAATGCCTTAGATAACTACTCTCGTAAGAGAGGACGCACTGTTGCAATAGAGCGGGCTAGGAACAATCCGTACATGAAGTACAGTGCCACCGAAAGATATGGCGAAGCCGTCTCTAGGTGCAATGACCGGCTAAAGAATCTTATCTTGGAGAAGAAGGCAGAAGGAATGCTAGAAGACGTGCACCGGCACCGCAAGATATACGTCAAGCATCTTAGCCGCTTGTACGCGGCCGAGGAAAGAGAGAAGATGGCTAAGAAGGAAGAGGAGTTAGCCAAGCTTCGTCCAGTAACGAAGATTGCCAAGCACCACACTCAGCATGATGGAGTTTAATCCATAACTATAAATAAATGTGGAGGACACAATGAAAATAATCGAAGGCCTTAAAGAGCTGAAGATCATCGAGAAGCGCTTGGCTAGCTTGGGCGCACAGGTCACCGAGTATGCTGCCATCCCAGCCTACATGAAGCCGGCGTTCAAAGACGAGAGCGAACAGACTAAGGAGCTTAAGTCGATGATGCAGTCCGGCGAAGACCTGGTTCAGCGGTATCTGAAGCTGAAGCGTGACATTGATTACACCAATGTCATGCTGACTGTTGAGATGGGCGGAAAGAAGTACTCTCTCAACACACTGCTCAACATCCGCCGCAAAGGCGCGCACTTAGCAATATCCCTATGGAAATCCTTGACTGAGGAAAGGGCTAAGACGCAGTCCCTAAAGGTGGCAAGCCAGGCCAGCCCGGGCGTAGTTAAGTTCTACAACGAGCAGGAGAAGAATGAGCGCATGGGGTTCTGGCAAGACCTATATGACAACATCGAGTCTCGCCTGGAAGTTATTAATGCCACTATGGATCTAATAGAAGCCCCGAAATAACAAGTTCCGCTTTACCGACGTAAAAAGGGAACACAGAGGCCCTCGTGAGGGTTAGAAACGATTTGAAATAACTAATGCATATTTATACGGTCATTTGACTGTATCCCTAATGCAATTAATTTGAAGACTCAAGCATTAAGTTACCAAGTTTGAATCGAGTTGCCTTGCGATGAAAAATAGAAAAGGCCTTTAATGACTTACGACAGTAAGAATCAAGATAGCCATAAAATCCTGGCAAAAAGGTAGGTTGCCTTTGGACATCCATCTACCTCAGGCTGTCGGCGAGAGCGGTTATACGGAGAACAATGGAACAAAAACTTTCACTGGAAATAATAAAGCTACTGGTAGGTAAACGTATTCTTGTACAAGATATCTACTGCAGTAGTGACTTCTTAGAAATTGTTATCCGTGAGGTTTCTCCTAGCGGCTCAAAGGTTCTGGTGCACTTCCCACACAGTGTGGGACCATACAAAAACCGCTGGCTTGAAGTGAGCAAAATAGTAGACCACTGGGGTTACATAGAAGCACTACCACAACAAATCGGAGACTAACGCAGTTGGTAGCGTGCATGCTTTGGGAGCATGAAGCCCCCGGTTCGAGCCCGGGGTCTCCGACCAAATATGGGCTGCTAGTTTAATGGAAAACTCTTGAAGGCGTTCCAAGACGTTGGATATTAGTCCTAGAGACACAGGTTAGAACCCTGTGCAGTCCACCAAGTTCTAGTTAAAGACTCAGGTTACGTCGGCCGTAATAGTGTGTAAGGAAAGTGAGGCGTAGACGCACGTAAACTCGTGGGAAGACCTTCGCACTTAAATTGACAATGAAACATATGTCAGCTATTACAAACTAGATAGGAGAAAGATGTACTACTGTAAAGCGTGTGGGCAGTTCACACTTAAGTACGACAAGGACGAGAATTATCGTTGTATTAACTGCAAAGCCGACGTACGGTTCATGGGTGACGATTGTCTTATAGATAGCGTGTCAAATGATAAATACAATACCGTAGTTGATAGCATTATCAAAGAGTGTCATGCTTCTGGTGCTGAAGCTGCTTATATGAGACACCTGGCAAAGGAGCTTGCCGCACGCTACGTAATTGTTGATCAACCACCGTACAACCCAGATCCAGAAGCTATTAAAGCACTACGTTTTCTTAAGGAAGATTTGGAGGGCCTTCGCCCCTCAGATCCAGTAGACGCCGCAACAGCACAGGTGCAGCTCGAAAAGATCAACAAGATGTTGCACATCTGGAAAAACGATGCGCGCTATCATACCCAAATGTATGATAAAGCTGTAGCTATAGCCTTAAAGGCACACGCTGGGCAAAACTATGCCGGCGATCCATATATCATACACCCTATGTCAATAGCTAATAAATTCGTCGACATGAATCATCAGATAGTTGCCATACTACACGATGTCATAGAGGATAGCGGTATTACTATTGAAGACCTAATAACTAAGGGTATACCAAAACGTCTTGCTACTTGTGTACAAGAGCTTTCTCGATCTAAAACAGAGACCTACGACATGTATATGGAGAGGCTTATCGCATCTGGGATTAAGCTAGTCTTAGAAGTAAAGCTAGCTGATATGCAGTATAACTATGACCATTGTTCAGACAATGATGCTACGCGGAAAGCCAAATACGAAAAGTGGCTGCCAAAGATAGCAGAAGCTGTTAGCAAACTATGAGCAAACCAAAAGCCTGGCTTGTAGTGTGGATTGATAGCGACGAGATTCACTACGCTGCTTGTAGAAATAAAAGAGTGTTTGAAGAAGCCGTAGCCACACACAAAGCTACATATAATAAAAAGCTATCTACAGATAAGTGGCTAGAGCTGTACGACACGTTTTGGGATCTAGTTCCAGACAACGATATGACACAAAGTGGCTGTAGAGATAAAGTACCAGCAATAGTAAAATACGATATACAGGAAGTATATCACGTCAACATTATATAGCGGGGTGGAGTAATAGGGGTTAGTCGTGCTCTATATCCTGGTCATACTCCCAATGATGATTTGGACATAGAGCTTTGAGATTATCTAGCGCGTTAATCTCCTCTATTAAAGCCGATGGCGGAAAAGAGGATACACTACGTATATGACAAACTTCAATATGTTTGCCATAGCCACAAGAAAAACAGGTTTTTGGTAAATCACTGTTCATATATAAGGTTCTAGCATGTGCACCTATAGTAGTACGTAGTACTTGGTCCTTACGTCGTCTACCAAATAGTAAAGTCTTGTAGCAGTTGCCACATGTTCCTCTTGCTTTGGAGGACTTAACTCTAAGACTACAACCACATTTAGTGCAAGTCACCTTGGGAGAACAACCTCTAGCATGATTGCTGGCTTTAGCGGCGCAAGAATGACTACAGTATGAACACGTACGAACATCACTAACCTTGCGGTCACCAACTTCTATAACTTTACCACAATTAAGACATAATTTAGGGTTTTCGTAGTACTTCTGTATCGAGTCTCTACGCTGCTGAACAGCGCGGATAGCGCCACCGGCCTTTGGCCCATTAAGACTTTTCATAAGTATACTCCTTTAAAGTTACTATAACTACTTATATTATAACATATTAGTTAGCAAAAACCAAAACGATTTCATCGCGGGGTGTAGCAGAGGTAGCTTGTTGGGCTCATAACCCATACGGTCGCAGGTTCGATTCCTGCCCCCGCAACCAGTAGGAGAGCAGTTAAGATGAGTACAAGTAAATCTTGGGCTGAACGCGACGAAATAAGCATAAGAGATCTACACCTACCAAATCTATCAGCTTCCACTTTAGAAGCTATGGTAGTTGGAGTAAGTGCAGGCAGCATAATAAACTATCTATTTGACGAAGCTGGTATACACCCAGCTTGCAAAGTACGCACGTCTAGCCCAGACCCATTTCAGTATGATAATGACCAGTATGAGCCAATAATGGATAGAGCAGCAGAAGCTGCAGAAGAACTGTATAATTAATGTACTATCGTATCGAAGTTATCAACGAATATAGCATTGACAATGCACTTAGACTAGCCAAAGAACTTGGCATCCATATGACAGTTGGCCATAAGTCTAAATTAAAGTTCTCAGCATATAAACATGGTCTATGCGGCATTACAACCGACGAGGTTGTTAGTGCCTGGATAGATGATATAATGGGGCCGACAAGAGCGGTGAATCGCAACTGTCGGTTCTTCTTTACCGAAAAAGGCTTTGACACAGTAGGAAGAAAAGTTATTGCCGCCTGTATTAAATCAGAGCAAAAGTATAGGGTCATAAGAATAAAGAACCATGAATGGGACGTGGTGTGGAAAGGAGAGCTAGAAGCTGCACTGCGCCCAAGGAAAAAGCGTGAGCGAGAAAGAAAAGACAGAAAGAAAGAACTTCAGTCCATGGACTAAGTTCCTGCAGTGGCTTGGATTAAGCTGTCCTAGCTGTGGTAGCAAAAACTTCTTAGCGATTGACCCAGACGTCAGTCAAAATCAAGTATGTTTGGATTGTAATTATAAAGATTAGGTATTATGCCACAATGTAAATTATGCAAACGTTTTGCCGATGAGGGGAAGTCTCTTTGTGATAAATGTAGCGTAGAAGACAACGAGCTGGCCAATGAGATTAAAAATGAAGAGTGTGAAAATACTACGAAGAAACCAAGCCGTACGTCTTCCCTCCCTTCTTCGCAATTCCCCCCTTCCGAGTCTTTCGACATAAAGTTTACGCTGGCTAGCAACATAATCATTACTGCTGGTAGAATACCAGGGCCAGTAGAGCAGGTGGCTATTAAGAATAGCACCACTGCTGGTGAGCTATACAAGTACTACTTTGGTAAGACGCGGTACAGTACCAACGCGACCATGATTAATGGTATAAAGCGTAGACCTAACTATACGCTTAAAGAAGGGGACGTAGTGCTATTTGTCAACAATGATTTTCCAGAAGGGATAGCCTACGCCAAAAGCATAGCAAAGAATGGCCGACGTCCAGCCGTTGGAACCTTTAGCAAAAGTATGGCAAGAAGATTGAATATGCAACTATCTGATTAGGAGAATATATGGAAGTCAAAGTTCAGCTGAACGGTGGCAGAGTTCACACATTTGGGACTACTTCGGTGAAGCCCTGTACTGTGTTGGACATGGTGAATTTGTTAAAAAGGACTGAGCAGTGGACAAAAGACATGTACACTGTAAAGATAAACGATACCATTACAACTGATTTAAGTATTCCTGTGGGAGAAGGAATGCTTATTAAAGTGGAGGGCTAATGAAAAAGGACCTTACCGAAATTGGGATCATAGTTGATAAGTCTGGGTCCATGGGCCACGTTGCCAATGATGCTATTGGCGGATTCAATACATTTCTAAAAGAGCAAAAGAAATGTCCTGGAGATGCCAATATTACCATTGTGCTATTTGACCATGAGGTATCTGTTCTAACAGACCGCAAACCCGTCGCCGACGCCCCAGAGCTTACCGAAGAGAACTATAGACCTGGCGGAACCACAGCACTATACGACGCTATCGGACAGACAATAAATCGTATAGGCGACCAACTGAATAACCTACCAGAGGACGAAAGACCTGAGAAGGTTATTATTGCTATACTTACAGATGGAGAAGAGAACGCAAGTTCTAGCTTCCATCGCGAGCAAATTAATGAGATGATCTCTCACCAGACAGATGTGTACAAATGGGTGTTTGTCTTTCTGGCTGCTAATCAAGATGCATTTGCGGCAGGTGCGTCAATCGGTATTAGTAAAGGCAACATTGCCAACTACGCTGGAACAGGGGAAGGTACCCGTGAAGCTTTATGCTTCATGGCCTGCGCTACTACTAGATATCGCTCCACGCCCGATGCGGACATCAAGAACTTATTGAGGGACAGCGATGATTCAAGCGGAGATAAGGTGTAATACTTGTGGTAGACGGCAGGCTACAAGAGACTACTCTGACGACACTGCTGCAGAAATGCTTACTAAATCATTGTGTTACGATTGCCTATATTGGCAAAACAGAATAGATAGTATACAAGCTGGAAATAAAGTATTTGTCATTGCAGATCGTACCTGCTTTCAGCTAGATGAAGAAAATATTCCCGATAAGTGGAAAGGCCACGATGCCGAACGATTCACCATAAAGTTCCATGACGGTAGCGAGTTAGCTACAACCAACCTATGGAAAAATGGTGTCGTTCCAGCACGCTTTCTTGAAAGATTACCAGACAACGCAATAATAACCAAGGAGATACAATGATTGTCACCATGGTACACAACGGGGCAGAGCGCAAAGTAGCTTTGGACCCAAATGACGCAACGGTGGATACCCTTTTTCGGATGGCTAACATAGTCGATGAGAATCAGACTATTACCATCAACGGCACGGAGTGCGATGACCTCTACTCCGACCTGGCCGACAACGACGTAGTGACTATTACCGATACTCCGATTGAGACAGAAGAGGCCATTACCATAGAGCGAGTGCGGTCAATCGGCGCTCGCTATCAGCTGATTAACGTTTCCACTATGGAAGAGCTGCTGGTTGAACTTAACAACTCTGACGAGGAGTGGGAGCTAACTCCAGCAGTAGAGTTTAGCAACGGTCGCATCAAAGCCATAATCAGAAATACCGACTTCTAGGTTATAAGGACAATGCCTAAAGCAGAAACAAGGAAGATAGTATACGCTGGCCTGCGCGGATCAGAGGCCCACAATTTATATATCCCTCCAGAGCATAAGGTTGGAGTAGATGATCACGATATTTTCCAGGTGTACATACGTGACCGTCACTACTATCTAAACCTCGACGGCTACAACAGGTCAGACGATGGTTTTGACTATATGCGTATGGAGAGTGGGGTGTTAGTAGACTGTGTAGGCTATGAATTACGCAAGGCGGTATCTCTTCTCCTAGGCTGCAACCCTAACGTATTGGGCTGGTTGTGGTTGGATGCAAAGTTTAGAACCACTGTGTCGTGCATATCGTCTGAACTCATAAAGAATAGGCAGGCATTTCTGTCACGAACGAGAGTGCGCGACGCATTTGGTGGCTACGCAAAAGGGCAGTTCGACAAGATGATGAGATCACACCCTGATCTAGTAAAGCCGAAGTGGTATAGTCGTGCCTTTGCATACTTCAACCTAAACAAAGAGACTAAGGCAGTCAACAAATACCTTGGATACATGGGTGAGAAGCGGAAAGCCTTAGTTGATAAGTTTGGGTATGACACTAAGAACGCAGCCCACCTCATTCGCATCTATCGGTTAGGACGAGAGCTGTTGGACACTGGGAACATGACAAACTATCGCACTATCGATAGAGAAGAGTTGTTAGCTATAAAGCAAGGACAGTTTAGCCTCAAGTCAGTATTAAAGATGGCTGAGCACGAAAAGAAACTGTTCAACACTGCTGCAAGCAAGTCACAGCTACCTGATAATAACGATAGAGATTATGTAAACGATCTGATATCAGATTTATTGTGGTCAGAGTTAAAAAGTACTTGACTTTTAATTGATTCTGTGCTACAATATGCTGATTCTAGTAAAGAAATTGCCCTGGTGTAGGCTTGGGTTACTTCGACTGTAAACGATAATATACTCAAGTCGCTTATTCCGGGCAAGTTAGAAAAGCTACTCAGGTGAAGAGTTGGGTTACTTCGCCCTTAATCAGAGCACGCGGGAAACCGCAGTACTGCCCGATTCGACTATGCCGAGTAGCGTTAAATTTTGCCGGTTTGTCTACGCAGTCTTCCATACAGATGCCTAGCACCTGAAAGTCGCTGCGCGTGGTAGAGGTTGACCAAAGACCATGGAAGGTAAGATTGCAGTCCACCGAAAACCGGCTAGGCTTGGTATGTCCGCCAAATGACGTAGCGCTGAAAGACTGTATGCGCAACCAGCCATGGTGCTTAGTCGCAAAATGGCACTTTGTATGATGGTGACCCACAGCCGATAATAGTGGGGCAGCAACACTATATTGAATGTCCGTAAGGACGAGCGTCCAGTGAGAATCTGGCAAGCCGAACAATAACCCGCGGTTAGTTTGATCAAAACCAGCAATAGGTATAGTATACTAAGCCTTTTGTTGTCGCACGTAAAGCCGTGTACGGCGGGGCCAATCAAATTACCTAGTCAAAAAGGGAGTAAGACTATGGCGAGAATAAACACAACTGCCAAAAGACCTCCAGTTTATACAGCTGGTGGCGCAAATGCCGCCATGATTTCAGCTGAAAAGAAACTGAGGCGGTCACTAATGGCGTGCATGCTTTGGGAAGATTCATTCTATGAGGGTGGTATGTCTATAGCCGAGCGTATAGCTGAGCTAATAGGCCAAGTAGATCCTCATAGCGTATTCAATATGGCTATTGAGACCAGACTGGATATGAAAATCCGTCATGCACCGCTGCTTATAGCCAACCTAATGCTAAGACACCCAGAGCATAAGAAGCTGGTTGGGCAACTGCTTCCGGAGATTATTAAAAGAGCAGACGAGCTCTCAGAAATATTAGCCATATATTGGGGTATAAATAGACAAGCTAAGCCTAAGCGTACTGCTGATCACAGATATGGCAAGAGGGTGCCGATTCCTTGGCAGTTCAAGGTTGGTTTAGCTAGTGCGTTCCGCCGCTTCGACGAGTATCAGTTGGCTAAATACCGCGGCGATGACAAGGTAATAAAGCTACGCGATGTTCTATGCTTAGTGCACCCTCGTCCTATTGATGAGGACCAGGCTACTCTTTGGGGAAGGCTACGCGCCAACACCTTAGCTACCCCAGACACCTGGGAAGTAGCCATATCAGCCTGTGGCAACGACAAGGAAGCTAAGCGCCTAGAGTTTGAGCGTCTTTTATCCAACAATAAGATGGGAGCTTTGGCTGTACTACGCAATCTGCGTAACTTCAAAGACAACGGAGTTAACGAGAAGCTAGTGTTCGAAGCCTTAGATAGGCTGAAGCCCGGCATGGTGCTACCATTCCAGTTCATATCAGCTGCTCAGTTTGCCCCGCAGTGGGAAAACAAGATTGAGCAAGCAATGTTGAAATACTTGGATGGATACTCCAAGCTTCCAGGCAAAACAGTTTTAATCATAGATGTTTCCGGCTCTATGCGCGGCAATATATCAGCCAAATCCGACCGTAATCGTCTAGATGTTGCTGCTGCTTTAGCTGTTATTGCTAGAGAACGGTGTGTGGATGCACGGATCTACTGTACTGCCGGCAACGACCACACTAGGGTGCATCAAACTGCTTTAGTTGCTCCGCGTTATGGCTTTGCTCTAATAGATGCAGTAAAGAAGGCAGAGCAGAGCCTAGGCGGTGGCGGAATATTCCTGAAACAGGCTATGGACTACGTCAAAAGAGAGGAAGGTAGCGCTGATAGAGTTATAGTGTTCACTGACGAACAGGATTGTGATGCCAAGGGCTCTAAAGGAGATCCAACCAACGCTGACACCTCTTGGGCTACCGAAAACTATCTAATCAACGTCTCTATTGAAAAGAACGGGATTGGGTATGGCAAGTGGACGCACATTGACGGGTGGTCAGAGCATGTAATGGATTACATACGAGCATACGAAAGCTCAGATTGTAGGCAATAGGACAAGAGCTGCAGCCGCCAATAACTGAGTTCAGTAGGGGATAGTAGAAATACTATCCCCTTATTTTTTAACTAGGTATAGGTAAATGCAAGCTAAGAAGCATACTAAAACGGCCAAAGTGCTAGAGTCTTTGCAAGAGCAGTACAAAGAACTTACTGCTATAGAAAAGACTACTACCTTTTATCTCGATCTACACAGACTATCTGTTGCAAAGAATAAGGTAAGTGAAGCTATTGAGGAGCTACAACTACTTCCATGATTTATTCAGTAGAGTGCAGCAAGTGTGACTGGTCAGACGAGATAGATCAAATCACCTGCGATTTATATTCAAGAATCGGTTGCCCCGAGTGCCGAGCTCAAATTCACAAAATTGGGAAGGTAAAAGATGAAAGTGACATACAGTGGGGACGCGAAACTGCACAAGATAATTCTGTCTGATCTAATACCTGGCAGACTGTTGCACTTCTTGGCCTTGGGCGAGCAAGTGTCCGATGTTTACGCTCGATACAACGACAACAATATGTCTATACAGATCAGGGATGCTGGTAAGGTCGCCGACATATATCTTCAACCAGAGGTAGACGGAGAAGACATGGTAATGACAAGCATGTTCGTTCCAATACCTACAGCAAGTGGACTGTCCATTCTATTTGTAGACTCAAAAATGTTTACAGATGAAGGAAGCGGTCGGCAGGAGATAGCATTGGGTAATAGTACTTGATGTCAGTGGTTATTGGCTCCAACCTTTATATCTCCCTCACTTATCAATTGCGATTCGTGGGCGCTGAGTTTAAATAAAAAGAGCCCTGACATCATATTTTAAAAAGGATGCAGTTATGGCAAATGAATTTTTTCGTGTAAAAAGATTACGAAACAAGATGGGCCGCAACGTATGGAAGTCAAACTACGTACAGCCAGGGGATTTTGTCGTAACGCGAGAGCGTTATGGTGGACGTATACAAATAGATGTGTTTACAAGACGCGGGATATATGGCTTTAGGCGGAAAGATTTACTTAAGTACCTGCGGCCTGCTACTGAAAGACCGGTAACCGGAAAGTTTTCGTATGTTATAGCCGACTCAGAAAAACTTGGCTGGCGCATGAATAGTATTAAAGAGGTGTTAAATATTCCTGCGTATGTAGAGCTTGACGAGAAAGAGTATGCAGAAACTGGAACAATGTTGGTGCACTCTAAGTACGGTCCTATTAGTATAAACGATAGTAGTGCTATGGCTAAACCCACAATGGACAGGTATACGAGAAATTATGCATACGTTACACAGCTTGCAGAGCCTACCGAAGTACTGGAGAGTGCGACGAATTAGGAACAAAGACGGCAACGAAACACTGTCTAACATAAGCAACTATGACTGCATACGAGCTGGAGACTTTGCAGAAATAGTCGGCAATCCAGTACAGGGCATAAGAATATACACACAGCTTGACGCTGTATTTATAAAGGCCAACGAGCTGGCAAAGTTGCAGATTGATTGGTTCTTTCAACCAGCTAGTCAAGTAGTGCTAAACGCAGAACCAATAGGCACTATAATTAGAGTACCAAAAAGAGTAACTAGATGGTCGTCAGCTATAAGAGTCGGAGATCCTGTAGTTAGCACTATTTGGACAACTAATATATACACAGTGCATACTAACTATGGGCCAGTAAACTTGAAATGGTATAGTCTACTGCAGTCAAAGTTTGCAAAAGCCCTAGTAGGTATACCAAAATATGCTAGACCAAATTCAACTATAACAATAGAATACGTAGCAGCAATGGAGCACCAAGAATGGTTTCGCAACTCAATTGGTTCCACTACGACTCGGTAAGATTACGTGTTGCTGGTCGGTGTTCAGTGTGTAACACCAATACCAACATGTTTAACAAAACCACAAGCTTATTTCTGTGCAGCTGTGCTTGTGCTACTAAAAAGCTTGAGGAGATGGAACAAACAGCTAATCATCAAGATACCGTGGAGGGTTTAAATGTCACAGCTTAGTATTTGGGCAGAGACAGTGTCATTCCAGTTCATTGCCTTGTGCAAAAACTGCTGGAAAAAGATCAATATTACTAAACCAGTGCCACTAATTAGTCTTCCTACCTTAGAAGATTCTATGGAAGAGAAGAAGTGCAAACAGTGTGCCAGTTCTGAGATAACCACAGATTTATACCTAGACGAAGACAAACTAAAACACCTAATTGGCTTACTTACTGCTCAATTACCAGATAAAGCTGACGACCTCAAAGACGAGAAGTATGAGTGGTTTACCACAACTGAGATGCTATATGATACTGAAGGATATACAACCTCAGACAGTGTTACTAGTCTATTAGAAATACTATCGTGTGCGTTTAGTTCAGATCAGACTGAGGGCGTTGCACCGGACTGGGAAATAATGAAGGATCAGGAAATAGAATTAACTATAAACGAGTCTGGGCTTATTGACTTAGCCCTAAGTGGATTCGAAGGTAGAATAGCTATGCTCTCTAACATAGCATTGGTGCGGATGTTTGGAGATGAGATGCTGTTCAACTCTCTACCAGAATCACTTAGGCCGCTCTCCTTGTTTCTTGGAGAGTGTGACATTACTCCCGACGATAAGAGATTTCTTACCACATAAATTATAGCGAGGATAATAGATGTTCACCCTCCTAGACTTTCTTACAGAGTATGCAGATAAACCAACGGTAAAGATAAGACTGCCTGCATTCTTTCACACTAAGAGAGATATTGAAAGAGTCAACACATTTCTGAGAACCAATAGGGCAACAGATTTTGCCCTAGGCGACGGCAGTGTTGTGCCCGTAATCCATTCCGACACTGATACCATTATTAATATGTTGTCGCTGCTACCAATAGCAGCTGGGCAGCCAGCGCTTACTGCTGACTTCCTACATGATAACTACATGAGTGTTAATCTAGAGGTGCACGTTCTATATGGCGGGGCTGACGTAAATGTTTTAGAAGTTGAATCAATAACGTATGACGCCGGTACTACAGCTACTAGAGCTGTTGCACTAGACATAGACGGCATAGCTATACGGCCAAACAGTCGACACGCCGATCAGTTCTTAAAAGACGATAGCGTAAGACCAGTATTGAATATGATAACAAACTTCTGTAAGACTATGGGGCTTGCATCTGTTGTTGTAGATTCACAGCCAGCCGACACGCGTAATAAACAAAGGGTTTCTATGAACCCACAGTTGCAGTTTCAAGACAATGGAACGTTTGTACTGTATAGTGGATATATAGATTCCGCATACACTAAAGATACTGAAGTTGAGACAGTTGATTGCCTAGATATAAAGTATACCGCACCTCAAAATAGGTTTAACCATGTTGGCTACTATATCCCGGACTTTATTAAGTCAGATGATAGATCGCTGTTCGCTGATAGCAAAGCGTATGACATAGAAAACATAGTTGCTCCTGATGGAACCTGTTTAGGTATTTATACCGCAGTAAAGAAAGACGGAGCATACATAAGCGCTAAGCTATTGATGTTTAATTACTTACTAGTATCACAACACAAGGATCAAATAGCTAATGTAGTCAAACAGCTAGCGTACGCACTATCGTTTCTATTATATTCATATAAGAGTAAGGTTATTGCCTTAGAGTTCTTAGCAAGTTCGGCTGAGCTGACGAAGGATTTGGTCCCAGATGCATGGTTCAAAAAGATAGCCGATGAGATAGTTTATCCAGTTACCATAATTCCGCCAGAGACTATAGAGATGGCGTCGAAGATAACTGAGGACAACATCGGTAAACTGGAAGAGTCCTTGGCCCGTGACTTCAAAACCCAGGCTAGCCTGCAGGCAGAGTTAAAGAGGTGTGAAGAGCGTATAGCTAGAACAGAACTTGAGCTAATGATAAACAGGATAGAGAAGCGCAACAAGGATAAGATTATAGAGCGCGCTAAGAACAGCGTAGCGGCTGCTCTTACCAGTGTCTATGTCAAAGCACTGCACTTAGTTGGCAATCATTTGATCCTGAACACTCGCAACGTAGAGATTATGATACCTGGTGGACTAGTATTTGACGTAGGACGCCTACTGGTAGATATACCAATTAAGGGCTCAGTACATGATATCAAATTCTGGAACATGGATCGTAGACCAAACGGGTCTTCAGTACCTCATGCTTTTACAAACCAGAGCGTATGTTGGGGTAACGCTGAAGACTGGATGAATAAAGCTATGAAGCAGGGAGACGTAGTTACCATAATCAATGGAATAATCGGACACGCAACTTCGGTAAACATAAATGATGGCCTAGGTATGCATGTGGTAGACTGGCCGCTTAGTCCAAACAGCCGAAAGAAGCGACTGACCAACGAAGAGAAGAACGAGATACTGTCACTCAGATATCAAACCGAAGATCTAGCAAACGTTATTACAATAGAAGAGGAAGATCAAAATGCCGGAACCATCGAAGCAGGCGTTATTGGTTAAGGGAAGAGGTCCCTACAAAACGCAATATTCTATAATCAACAAAGATAAACCTCCAGTAGTTAAGTTTACACCAGAGGTGTATAATAGAATAGCTACGCTTATTCGTAGAATGCCAAAGGGGCTGGAAGTATCTTGGTACCATACTGTTACTAAGGTATCACCGTCTGAATACCTTATCGATGGTATTATTATACCAGAGCAAGAGTGCCATGGAGCCGAAACGGAAATGACGTTTGATGGTATGTATGATGCCTATTTTAAAACTGCTGAGCGTAATCCGACAGATGTAAATAGGCTAAAAGCTTGGGGCCACCTACACCCGTGGGGAGACGATGACCAAGTGTCACCATCTGGACCAGATGAAGATCAGTTTAGACTACACGGTGACCCAGAAAAACTGCAGACCTCTGCACAGCCGTGGTATATCAGAATTATATTCAACGCCAATATTGCAGCTCGGGTAGACATTATGAACTTTGAGCAAGGTTGGAGATGGGACGATGTTCCTTGGTATATTGCCGTTCCTATGGAAGACGGCATCGAAGACGAGATCGACAAAGTAATAAAAGATAGCATCAAGGACAAAAGAATTCCAATTAAAATAAGCACACCCTTTATAGATCGCTCAATACACGAACGCTTTGAAGACGAGAGGACAGAAGCTGAAGAGTATGCAGAAGTAGATAAATACTGGATGGAAAGGTGGCAATAATGAAAGTAGATTACTGGAGACAGTTAGACGTATTCAACCCAGAAGAAATGAAAGAGCCTGTTCACGTTATTGGAGTAGGTGCTACAGGATCCAACGTCATAGAAACCCTTGCAAGAATGGGAGTTAAGCATTGTATAGGCTATGACTTTGATACCATAGAGGACCACAATATACCGAACCAGGTGTTCCGCAAGTCAGACTGGGGCCGGCCAAAGGTGCAGGCTATGAAAGAGATTGTATCTGAAATATCAGAAATGGATTTCATGCCCATTCAGTCGAAAGGTAAGCTAATTAAAATAAACGGCTTATCTGGTATAGTAATGCTGTTTGTAGATACCTGGGACAGCAGACGCAAGTTATGGGAATCGAGTATTAAGAACAACCCAAACATTAAATTGTTTGTTGAGTCTAGGCTATCATCGGAAGTCTTTAGACTATATGCATTTAACCCTTGTGACCAAGACTCAATTAAGAAGTGGGAGGCCACGCTGTTTGAAGACAAACCAGATGATGAAATGGGCGACTGCAGAAATAGAGCTATCAGCTCAACGCTTAAGGTAGCATCTGGTATGCTTTCACACATATTAGTATGTAATCACCGTGGTTGGCCATACCCTAATCACACTCTAGTTAGCATGCGCCCATTCTATGTAGCAACCGATAACTGGAAATAATTGTCACCCCTATATGCTATAATATCCCGATTGGGATTAGTTAACAATCAACCATTAACAAGGAGTATCAAAGATGCCCATTACCTGCAACATTGGGAAGATGCCTGGCATTCTGAACCCAGTGGCTTTAGAAGATAACGCCACCGTCCAGGACGCCATCGACACCGCCCACTTGGAGATCAGTGCGAACTCTGAGATTAGGCAGAACTCTGTCCTGGTGGAGAGCCCAACTCAGACCCTGGCCATCAATGGCGGAACCATCCTAATCGCCGAGGTTCGTCAGAAATCCAACTAAGCGTAGAAGTCGGAGCGGATTAATATCTACTCCGACTTTGAAAACAAAACCGGGAGACTATAAATGAGCCACAATGCAGCATACGAGGCTGAGCAGATACTGCAACTTCTTATTGGTGGTACAATTACTAGTTGTTTTACAGATGAGCACCAAGAGGGCTTTGGTTTTAAAGTTGCAAACAAAGGAAAGACATATGAAGTCTGGGTTAACTCAGACCAAGAAGGCAACGACTGCGGAGCCTTAGAGATAATAGAGGAGTAAATGAACAAGTGGTATAAGGTAACAGCTGAGATAATGATAGCGGCAGAGGACGAGGTAGAGGCCGAGGAGGCACTCGATAATTTACTAAGCGAGATTTGTGCTGATTGCTCTGATTACAACATTACAAACGTTAAAAAGGCTAGAGGTAAAAGAGCCTGTCCGCAGGAGGACTAAAAATGAGTCATTACTTTGGAAATACAGATCACCAGGAAACTGACACCCCGCACCCCATCCTCTATCAGAAAGGTAAGGGTGGAGCCATATTTACATGGAAGGTGTGGACTGAAGGAAAGAATGTCTGTACCGAATATGGTCAAATAGATGGTAAGAAGCAGGTTGCTAAGTATGAAGCCAAGCCAACCAACGTTGGCCGGTCCAATGAGCGTAACGCTGAAGCTCAGGCTGCATTTGAAGCCAAAGCTTTGTGGCAGAATAAGTTAGATCGTAAGTATTCTGAGACTATGGACGAAGCTAATGAGCAGCTTATGCTACCCATGCTCGCACATAAATTTGAGGACCGTAACAAGAAATTAAAATATCCTGTAGATGCTCAGCCTAAGCTAGATGGCGTACGTTGTTTGGCTAGGTGGGACGGAAAGCGCGTAGTGTTGCTTTCACGTAGTGGAAAAGAATATAACGTCCCGCACATCGTTAAGGCATTAGAGCCATTCTTTAAGTCTAATAAAAAGAGTGTGCTAGACGGTGAACTATATGTTCATGGTATAGGACTACAGGCTATCAATCGCTTAGTAAAAAAGAATCGTGAAGGCTCTGAAGCCATAAGTTACAACATTTATGATATGCCGACCATAGACGGAGATAGTAAACTACCGTGGGAAGCAAGGCTGAGTGGCCTTAAACTGGCAACTCCATTTACGTCAAACGAAAATGACCTAGTAATAGTAGAGACGGTAGAAGCAAAGGACGCTGACGAGGTGGAAAAGCTACGCCTTAAGTTTGTCAAGCAAGGATATGAAGGAGCTATTGTTCGGGCTAAAGCAGGAATGTATTCGTTTGGACATCGCTCTGCCGACCTACTAAAGGTGAAAGCCTTCGTAGATAGCGAATTTAAAATCGTAGACGTTGAGGAAGGCGTAGGCAAAATGAAAGGCTGCGCTGTGTTTGTCTGCGAAGCAAAGAAAGGCCTGACCTTCAAGGTGGTAATGAAGACATCTATGGAAGAGCGCGCTGAAATCTGGAAAGACCGCAAAAATTGGATCGGCAAAATGTTAGTAGTTAAATATCAGTTCCTTACAGAGGACGGTATACCGTTTCTACCAGTAGGTTTAGCAGAAAGAATGGAGGAGGACAACTGATGGCTAAGTACAAGATAAAAATATCGTATACCGAAGAGGTAGATTTTCCTGATAATGACGCTGATGTTGGCGATATTATCAGCAAATTCTATGAAGACATTGAGAATGGCAATAGCACCGTCGAAAACTTTCTGACAGACTGTATTAAGGTATTCGATAGTGAAGGCAGAGAGATATGAGATGCCCGATATGCCACGGCCAAGGAGCTACATGCTATGAACAACCAGTGTCTATGACTATAACAATGGATATGGCTATAGATGCCGGCGATAGATCTTTAGCTGGTCAGCAAACTAGTTGGGGCTCAGAGCAAGTAGAAGAGCCTTGCCAATACTGTAACAGCACTGGAAGCGTAATGGATTTTAATGAATATCAAGACAAAGCCAACAGTGTAGCCATATATCCAAATATTGGAACCAACGTACAGTACACCGTCCTTGGTTTGGCTGGTGAAGCTGGAGAGGTGGCTGAGAAGACAAAGAAGATGATACGGGATCGCGGTAGTTACCAGCTAGACGCCGAGTACGTAGAGCAGGTTCGTAAAGAGCTTGGCGACGTTCTGTGGTATATTGCAGCTACTTGTTCTGAGCTTGGATTAAGAATGGACGATGTAGCAAAAGAGAACATAAACAAACTGTACTCACGTAAAGACCGTGGGGTACTACAAGGCAGTGGAGATGACCGATAATGAAGATGGGTAGGCACTTTCAGCATAGGGTGGACGGGAAATGGCTAGACTGTGAACTTCAGGATGTACCCAATGGCTCTATGTTTAGGTTGACTGACAAAGAAGAGTTTACAGGAGACGAGACCATATATACAGCTAGCTGTGTACCGTACAAAAACCATGCTGGTATTTGGACCATAGAGTACGTAGAAATTATAGTGGAGGCACCAAAGGAAAATGAAGATTAGAAAAGGATTCGTTTCAAACAGCTCAAGCTCCAGCTTTTGCATACTAGGCGTACAGCGTGACTGTGGCTCATTAAAAGGCACTGATTTGGAGTCACACTCCGGTATCGGAGAATACTGCGAAGACGACAGGTTTGTAGGACTGCCACCAACAGACATGAAAGACAGCGAAACACTATTAGAGTTTAAGAATAGGGTAGTGGCACAGCTTGCCTCTGTTGGTATTGAGGCTAGAGCAGAAAATCTGAACTGGTACATAGATGGAGGATATAACGGATGAAGGTAAGAACTGGTTTCGTATCGAATAGCTCAAGCGCCAGCTTTTGTATAATTGGTATTACTGTTCCAACTGTTGCTGACAGGCTAGCTAAAGCCCTTGGTGCTAATGACAATAGTGATTCATACTATGGACAGACAACTATTGGAGATTGGCTTGTCTTAGTAAACGATAACAATGCGTGGGGCATTGGAAAGGATGCTGAGCAGCTTCTAAAAGACTATACTATACCAGAAGCCTGTGCTATAGTAGACAAAGAAATAGCTGACTTGGTTAAGAAGCACAAAATTGAAGGTAGTATTCCACCATCCGAATTTATGTATGGTGAAACCTGTTCTGGATAAGGAGTACCATTGATATTGGAAACAATATTCAAGTGCCGCAGGTGCTCAGACAAGTTTGGGTATAGGTATATAGTCAAGTCTCGTAAGTTTACTCAGCTTGAGGGCTGGCATACGCCTGAGCGGGCTACCGCAGAAAATGATATACAGTCAGTGTCAGTAGAGCTATACTGTATGTGCGGAAAGCCACTAGTTGAACTCAGCGATGTTAAGGCTATAAAGGAGCTAGTGCCGCACCGACGAGTTACTATAATAGCAGATGTATTTTACGACAATCCTAATCAATTAAAAATATGGGAGACTAAAAATGGCCGGTGAGTTCATTGCAAGTATAAATAAAAAGTATGGTAAGGGTACTATACAAACGTTCAACGACGCCCCAGAAATAGTAGACTTTATACCCACCGGATCACTTGGTCTGGATGTAGCTCTAGGTATTGGTGGTATGCCACGAGGCAGAGTTATAGAGATATATGGACCAGAAATGTCTGGTAAGACTACGCTGTGCCTTAGTCTAATAGCTCAAGCTCAGAAACGTGGCGCTAAAGCTCTATATGTTGACGCAGAGTTTGCTCTAGACAAAGTGTATGCAGCTAAGCTAGGTGTCGACGTAGAAGCCATGGACTATCACCAACCAGATTATGGAGAGATGGCACTAGATGTAGTTGACCAAGCGTGCGCAGCCGGTGAGTATGGAATTATAGTAATCGACTCAGTGGCCGGCTTAGTTCCAAAGGCTGAACTAGAGGGCGACATGGGTGACTCCCACATGGGCCTACAGGCTAGGCTTATGGGCCAGGCTCTTCGTAAAATTGTTGGTAATGCATCTAAAACTAATACCTTGGTTGCGTTTACCAACCAGACCAGACTTAAGATTGGTGTGATGTTTGGCAACCCAGAGACTACTCCTGGTGGTTTAGCCCTAAAGTTCTGGTCATCGGTAAGACTTCGTGTAACCCAAACCGAAATGATAAAAGAAGGCGAAGTTAAGACTGGCAAGATGACCAAGGTGGTAGTCCAGAAGAATAAACTAGCTCCGCCATTCCGTGAAGCTGAGTTTGAAATCATCTTTGGCGAGGGCATTAACTCTACCGGGGAGATTTTAGATATCGGCATAAAGTATGGTGTTCTATCAAAAGCTGGTGCTTGGTTTGTGTACGGCGAGAATAAGATAGCCAATGGTAGAGCCAATACCATAACATGGTTGAAGGATAATGCCAGCGAAGCGGATAGCATAAAAGCTAAAATAATGGAGGCCGTCAAAACGGTTGCACCAAAGAAGGCAGTCGTAGACGAAGTAGAATGAGGTTATACATAGTTCATAAGCAAGCATTCGGTTCTTCTGTAAAACGCGGCGATGTTGTAGAAATGGCACCTACAGATGACATACATGAGTCAACCGGATACATATTTGTAGAAGGTAGGCCAATATCCTGCAACTTCACATATAAAACTATTACAGATAATCTAGTGGCCGCTAGGGAGTCATTCTCGCCAACTGTAAGAGGAGAGAAAATCTTACGAGAAATTCCACCAGACGTTACGTTTTTAGAGAACGGTCAGGATGGAACGCATGTGTGGTGTGGAGCTGTGCGTGTTGGAGATAGGGTACAACTATCTCCTTCATACAATGTTACAAAAACTTTCATAGTGTGGACTAACTATGGGCCGGTGAAGACATATCATCCATCCATAGCAAGTTATTTAGACAACCTATGAAATACGGAGATCAGTACCTTAAGTTTATTAGATCAAAGCCCTGCGTTCTTTGTGGCCAAGTATCGGAAGCTGCACACGAAGATGGCGGCGGAATGGCACTTAAAGCTAGTGACATGACAGCTATACCGTTGTGTAAAAAACACCATATAGAAGGTGAGCACAAGCAGGGGTTTAAGTCATTCTGGTCTAAGCAAGTACATAACCGCAACTATTACCAAAAAATAATGCTTGACTTATTCATAGATTTTGTGGTAAAATCATGGCCTCAAGCTGAAAGGATGAAGTTCTTTATATGGCTATTGCAAGAGCAACTAAAATCGGGCGTGCTAGTAAAGTATTAAAGGTTCTTAATGCCGGCAAGCCGACTATAAGAGTAATACCGAAGACGGACAAAGCATGTCGGTAGCATCATGCAAGCGTACATTTGACGCATACGACATTAGCATACAGCCTGACTGGGAAATAATTGAGATTTGCAAAAACGTATTCATAATAGAAACGTCATATCTCAGGGAGTGCACTGCTTATATAGAGCAGCACGCACCTTCGAAAAAGAATAAGTCTAGGAAGTCCTCGTTTGGGCTACTAACTATATTCGTAAAAAGAAATCAGTCAGATGCTGATAAGGCTATATCAGTATTTCATGAGTTAGTTCACATACCACAGCTGTGCAGAGATGATATAGCTAAAAAGAATCTTACTGACGACCAGCTTGAAGAACACGATGACAAAGTAGCAGAGGAAATGGAATATGTATTTGCAGCCATTCTAAAGTACTACAGACCATTTTTACCTGGTTTAATAGACTTATCTAGAAAGCTGCGCAGTGGTATTCATATTAACGAATAGGAGCCTTATGGGGTGGGAGCCAATATCAGAAGCCGAGTTCTTTCCACTACTAGCCGATAATGAAGAGCATGAGTTTGCTATAGTACTGAGCGGTGGGGTATTGTCTATAAAGACCATAAAGAAGAATAAGAATGGTAGATATAGTATATTTAATAGTATAGATAGTTCTACACAGTACCTCACCAGAACAGACCTATTTAGGAAACCGATTACTAATATAGGCTATGCACTTAGACGCGGTTCGTTAGTGGTACACAAAGAATAAATAATTATATTACGCAAGAACACATACTAAGGTGAGAAAACTAATGCCAACCTACGAGTATCAATGCAAGTGTGGGAACACCTTTGAGAGGATAGTTCCTATGTCGCAAAGCAATGAACCAGTGGAGTGCGATAAATGCCACGAAAAAGCTACGAGAATATTAAGTTCGACAGCTGGCATTATCATAGCTAGATAGAAAACAAAACAATAGGAGACCTACAATGAAAACCAACGCAGACCTAATATTCAAAGATGGTGTACCGGCCACCCACCTAAGCACGCTGCTATCCATTCCGTTTCCTGGCCAGGCTCTTAGCCTACGGCCCGGGAGCGTCATCAAGGAATTCAACCACCAGAAGTTTGGCAAACGTCCCTGTGCTTCAGTTCTAGTGTACTATGATAAGCAGAAAGCTCAGGAAGAGCTTGATCGTAGGATTGGCACGCACAACTGGAACTCTGAGATTCAGATAGCTGATGTTACCAAGACAGACAAACGTATGACCGCTGCCGTCAAGTGCACTATATCCATCAAGACCGATATGGGTATTATCTCTCGTCAAGAAGTAGGCGAAGGCGATGCCGTTGCTGGCAACGAAGGCGAGTTCAGGGGCAATACTGAGGTGGTGAAGTCAGCTGCTACTGATGCGTTCCGTAGAGCTTGCGCCGCTTTCGGACTAGGCAGGATCTACTACATGAAGTCGAAGAATGTCTACCACCCAATCAATAACTACAAGTTCTTCATGTTCGGTTACCAGGACCCCGGAACCGGGTCAAAGATAGACTTCGGTAGCCAGGAGATTCTTCTACGCGAGATGGGCTATATGTATGACGAGGATAAGATAGTCAATATGATCGAACAGGTGTTTGACAACATTCGAAACCCAAATGAGAATGCGATTCAGTAATGAAATCTGCTCTGTATTCGTTTAGACTTGTCTCAGCGCTACGCCGCATAAACGAGCTGATTTTGGCCAATACGCCAGAACGTGTAGCCATCATAACTGCGATATATGAATTAGCACCGGATAAATTTTCAGCAGTACCGTTGATGGATAACATTAAGGCCGACAAAGTCTTAGACTGCGTTCTAAAAGACTTAGCCAATACAAGTCAAAAACATTATACAGACATAGATGACCTTATAGGAATATGTAGGAAGCTAGGCATTATATCTGATGACATTGTAGTAGAGCAACCTAAAGCTGATATAGATCTGCTTACCCAGCGCTGTCATTATATATCTGACTCTGGCTTCCTACTAGGTAAGATAACTAGGAATATAACCAAAGAAGCTATTGATGGAGAGCTGGACCCAGTATATGGAAGACAGGATATTATAGATGCCATCGTTCAGACCCTAATGCGTCGTAACAAAGCAAATCCTGTACTAGTAGGACCTGCTGGTGTTGGTAAAACTGCCATTATTGAAGGTCTGGCACAAAGAATGGTGGATGGCACTATTCGTGGTCCTTTGTCTCAATCAGTTATACTAGAGCTGTCTCCGTCTCAGATAATGGCTCGCAGTGATCACAGCTCACAAGTAGCCGCGGTTCTTCAGCAAATCATTATGGAGTGTGCTAGCTTACCTTGGGTAATATTATTCGCTGACGAAATCCATTCCTTATTTGCCACCAAGTCTATGCAGACTTCTGATGCCGCAAACATATTGAAACCTGCTTTAGCCAGGCGTGATATCAGATTGATAGGCTCTACTACCCCACAAGAATTCGCTGGAAGCATAGAACCTGATCGTGCACTAGAGCGCCGAGTACAGAGAATAAACGTAGGTGAGCTGCCCTTTGATGAAGTAATTAAACTGGTTACTAAAGTAGCACCGGTATACGAAGGCTACCACCAGGTTGGTATACCAATGGACAACGTCTCTGATCTTGTAACATATAGCACATTCTATAGCCCGAACCACAGTCAACCAGATGCAGCCCTATCGTTTATTGACTCGCTGATGGCTAGAGCCAGACTTAAGAACACGGCGCAAGTCAATGATGGCATAGTAGCTGACGTATTATCCCGTAATGAGAATCCGTTTTTAGCCGCCATGGTTACCAAAGACACTAGCAAGCTATTAACGAGCTTATCGTACTTAACGACCCTTCTTCCTAATTGCTCTAAGACTACAGAAAGCATTGTAGCCCAAGGGCTAGCTAAATCTTATCGCAAACCACTGGCGAGTGCGCTAATAAGCACCCCAAACAAAGGACTACTATCGGTATATGCTGAAGAGTTAAGCTTTGCACTGTATGGAAGAAACGCAGTTATCTACTATGATCTACAGGAGTTTATTGATTCATCTACAGTAAATAGGTGGTTAGGCGCTCCAGCTGGTTATATCCTTTCTGACAAGGGCGGATCCCTTATTACACAGTTGAATACATTTAATAACCCCATTCTTGTTCTAGACAATTTAGATGCTGCGCACTCCACAGTTGCAGATATAGTAAGAAATATGCTTACCAATGGCTTTGTTACTGACACTCTTGGGCGTACAGCATACTTAAGTTCAGCTATAGTGCTAGCATCTATAGCAGCTGGAAGCAAAAGCAAAGGAATAGGCTTTGGTAATAAAACTACTGATGAAAAACCCAAGCACCAGTTCGTTGGCTTTGGATTTGAGGATCAATGGCCACAGGACACCACTGATTCAGTAAATACATTTCTCAAGGAAAAATTTGGCATAGACTTTGACAAAGCATCTGCCATAGCACAACAATGCTCTAACAATATATCTACTGCTAGAGCAAAAGCAAAAGGTAGTTGATGATTTTTGTAACCGTAGTTGGTCTAGTCTCTACCGATCCAGCGTGGGATGCTAGTAGAACTAACCCTGGTTATGGCACATTATATTTCAAGGTACTAAGCGCAGAGGTGTTCACCGGCGCTAAAGGTAAGGCTATAACAGAGGAGTTCACACTAAACGTCCAATGGTACGGCAGAGCAGATGATCCAATAATACCAAAGATGTCTGCCGGAGCACAGATATCATTTGGCGGAACGTTTCGTAAATATAAAAACCAGGCGTATGTTAAAGTTGGCACACAGCTGATTGTACTAGCTGAGATGACGGACATAGTCAGATCGCTAATTACACAGCTACCGCCAGACAACGTAGAAAGCCCTAGGGAGGAATCAGATGGAGATATTGAATAACGGCTTATTCGAATCACTATACGCACGCGCAGTAGAAATATCAGGTATGCTAAAAGTAGACAAGCCAACTGGAACTGAAGTATTAGAAGGTATATTAGCCGCCTGCGTAGACGCCGGCAAAAAAGATGGTCTTGGCATAGGGATAGTAAAAGATGCATGGCCCAACAAAATAGTAGCCGCAGCTGACGTAAGAGGAAACTCGGTCCAATTAGTAATAATGTCGCATAGTAATACCGATAAAGAGTTGGGTGGTGACTCATTTAAAGTAGAGTCTCCTAGAGCAGAACCGACGTTGAAAGATCTACCTACTAGCAAACTTAAGGAGAAAGACTTATGAGCACTAATGCCAAAAGATCAGAGAAAGCTCTAGATACGGCATTGGACTTTTTACGTAATCAAACGAATAGGGTGGCTTTTCATGAGTATTCACAAGAAAACTACCCAGCAATGATACAGTATATCAAATCTTGCTTAGGGCAAGATATATTAGATATGGTAATGAGCTTGCGTAACGAACCAAACAAGCCGGTGCCAAGCCTTAAACAGGAAGAGCTGGACCGACTTGGCGTTATGGTTAGCGCATCGGCATCAAACTATATTATCCATGTGCTAGCTTACCTATACTTTGAGAATCTAATGCAGCTGGAAAAAATTGGTTTTAATAGAGAGGAGGCTAAACTGACAGGCTATGACAAAGCAAACGGTACTATTGCCTGCGGAGGCGGATGTAGCACTCATACAGCTAACCACAGAATTAGTAAAAAGAGGACAGGACCCAGAAAGCGCAAAGATGCTGGCCCTGCAAATGATAGTCCATAGGTTATTGGCTACAGCTGGCTATGCCACTTTAGTTAACGCTATGCTAATGGAAGAAAACCACGGTGGAATAGTTAACATCATACTTGGAGAAACTAATGTCGATACAAGCAGTGCTCAGAGCATCGAGCATCCGGAGGACAGTTAAGGGTATAAAGCGGAATCCAAACAAGGCCCTTGTTGCTCTACTAGCTGTAGCTGTGATCGTAGACGCTGCCGACTTATTGATATCTGCTGGTGGTCTAGCACAACGTGCTTTCTATGGTATAAAGAGTATGTCGTATAGACGCAAGAATAGGCATAGAAACAAGGATTGGTTCAAGGAGACACATGCCAAATAAACAGAAGATAGCTGATCTTGGTGCACGCCTTGGCCTGAACAAAGCCCAGATTAACCGTATAATCGCTCTACCTATAACTCCACATACTTCAGATTACCCAACGATAGCTGGAATGGCCCGTCGAGTGGCTGATCGTATGGTACACATAATCGAAGAAGAACTAGTACACTTAAGGTTAGACACACTCGTAAGTAATGTACGTGCAGGAGCTGAAGGTAAGTGTGATTTATGTGATAAACCAGCTAAATGGATTATGAATAAGGATATACGGGTATGCGACAAATGCACCCGAACAGCTGCCATAATGATCTCAGTTGCCGAGGAGCAAAGAAAGCCGAAAAAGGGGTTCCTGATTTGACTTCAGCAGTTCTAGAGCTATTGAGACACGAGTTGTCTCATCACAAAGAGGCCCAGTCTTATCTAAGTGGCCGCGGTTTACGTAGTGAGATACTAGAAAAGGCTTCCGTTGGTTTCATTCCGGAATTGCCTCCAACTGGTCTCATCTCTGCAATAAGCAGGTTAGGGTGGGATTCGTACGCAGCGAACAATCGTATTGTTTTTCCTTCTGTGCACGATAAGCAGCTTGTTATGGTAGCCACTAGATCAATAGATAATGCTGAGCCAAAGCACAAGATATTATATGCCAAGGACTTACGGTATCCATATGGTTTACAATCAAGCCCCGACCCAAAGAACGACCCACTCATATTAGTTGAGTCTCCAATCTGCGCTCTTACTTTACACCAAGCTGGGCTTCCAGCACTAGCGTTATACGGAATAGGTATGGCCAGTAAGAAGATACCATTCCTTGGCAGCAAGTGGAATAAGTTTGTACTTATCGCAGACAATGATAGCGCTGGGCAGGGAGTAGCTGGATTTACAAAATTCGGCATAGACCTCAAGACTCAGTTCCCTAAAGCTACAGTGTGCGTTGCTGTTCCAAAGAAGCTGCCTGGACATAGCAAAACAGATGTCAATGATCTCTATAATAACCTTGGTTCTGGCTTTCGTGATGAAATCATAAGACTGATAAAGCAGTCATGGGGTAAACCACTAGTAGCTGAAAGCAAGAAGGCTGCCCCTAAGTCTAAGAAAACTAATAACTTAGATGACCTAAAGAGTATAAGCATACATAGTATATGCGGTGCTCTTGGTTATCAAGTCCACCAGAAGAGCAGTGATAGGTCCTACATAAAATGTCCGCAGCACAACGATAGCGATCCATCTCTGGTTATTTACAACCGCACCAATACGTTCTGTTGTTTCTCGTGCAAATCTCAGAGAAGTGACGCTGGCGGAGATGCTATAAAATTTGTCGAGTTTACTCAAGGAAAATCATTTGTCGATTCAATTAACTGGCTAAAGGAGACCTTTGGCGTAAAATGAAGTACAAGATAGCTAAAGCGAAGAAGCCTGTAAAAGATAGCATGAACAGGTGGGTTAAACATATAGTTAAAATAGAACTACTATATGATACTGAAATATCTGGCCGCCCAGAAGCGGTAGGGAAAATGGATATAGACGATATACACTACCAAACAACCTACGGGCACATGTCAGGCATAGTAAAGTTTGGCAAGCCCAAGTTTCTTACAGCCACAGAGATGTCAGACGAATTGGTAAAACAAGGGTCAGATCCTGATTTTTTACTTGGATTGTTGAGTGATAAATGGGTAAATACACTGAAAGAGAGTGGTCAATAGCCAACAAGTGGTACGAGAAGCATAGGTTTCATAGCGGGTTTACAGCTGAGATTTATAGCTTCCTCGCCGGCATACGATCTGGTGTGTTGGCGGAAGAAACACTGAAGAATATATATCACGTATTTGAAGACCATGGGTTCTGTGGAAACCATATGGGCAGCGATGAGATACTAGAAGGAACATGTGCCTGGAAACCGTATAAGAAAGATGGAGAGGGAGGATTCGAAATGATGGATGGAGACCCGGCGTGCTCCTTCGAGCTCTGTCCAATGATAAACCAGCTAAGAGAGCTGACAAATAAAGAGGTGTGATGTCTAGACCACTATTACCTGCTTATGGCAGACTATCAAAGGGCGACCAAGGAGATTTATTTGGACAGAGTATGCACCAAAGCTCCAAGGATCCTCTTAAGTGCATGCTTACAGCTGATAATAGGGAGGATTATATAGAGAGGCTGCGAGGCTTAGCAAACTCCTGTACCAGATGTTCATTGGGTAGAAAGTCTAGACAAATAAGACAGGCATCTGTCTTGTCTAAGGGCAACCCCTATGCAAAAGTTATGATCCTGGCGGAAGCGCCAGGAAAGGATGAGGTCATAGCCGGCTCGCCTCTGGTTGGACCATCTGGAAGAATATGGCACCAAATGCTAGAAGAACTTGGGATAGACCACGAGAAACTGTACCACACTAATACCTTGCTGTGCAAAGTAAATAAGGATGGAGGAGAAGGAACTCTAGAAGAGCCAGTAAAGGCTTGTGCTCCGTACTTAGAACATCAGATATACCTATTACGGCCTTACTTCATTATAGCCTTAGGTGCTACTGCAATGCGTAGGTTGGGCGTGACGGGGTCACACAGTCCTTTGGATGAAGATATAACGTTTGGAAAGTACCAGAAAATTGCATACTCGTGGGTTGCGCACCCAGCATATGTACTTAGGCAAATGGACTCATATGATAAAGTCAAGGAGAAGCTTGGGAAAATCTTTGATCATGTACAAGAACAATATAACCTAGACTTGAATAAGGACACTGGAGATATAGAATGATCCGGTTTATAGGAGACATTCATGCTGACTTTGATTGGTATCTCTGTGTAATAAAAGATAGCGAGTGGACTTTCCAGCTTGGAGATTTGGGGCTTGGTTTTGGTGTCCCACTTCCAGAAGTACCGCCTGGTAATCACTACTTTATAAGAGGCAACCACGATAATCCAGATCTTTGTACAAAAACCAAGGGGTACCTTGGCGACTATGGAACGCTGGATACTCCACTTGGAAAACTATTCTTTGTGTCAGGCGGCTGCTCAGTAGATTGGAAAATGCGTACTCCAGGTGTGGATTACTGGCCAAAAGAGCAACTGTCTATTGAAGCAATGGATAAAGCTCTTGAGCTGTACATTAAGGAAAAACCAGACATAGTGATATCACATGAGGGTCCTCGCTCGATAGCAAAAAGACTACTGCGCAATGCTGTGCCAACGCCTACAAACTTGTTGCTAGATGAAATGAATAAAGTACACAAACCAAGGTACTGGCTATTTGGACACTATCATATTGAAAAGGTTATTAAGATCTATAAAACCACGTACTGTGCAGTAGATATGAATCAAACAGTAGACATAGGAGAATAAAATGAGGGAAAGACTTATATTTGTAAGCAACTCGTCCTCCTCCAATTGCATCGTTGTTTGCAATAGAATAGCACCGAAAGAGATAACAGCAGACATGCTGAAATCTAAAGACATATACTGCGATCCTGGAATATATGACTCGGGCTATGAAGGCAATACATACGGCAACGTAACTAGCCGTAAAACTGTAGACTTAATACTACAGCACGCCAAAGACCACAAGGACTCACCAGATATGGGTGAGCCTGTGTTTTATGTTGTATACTACTTTGTAGAAGACGCTGGTAGTATAAATAAAGATGCACTGCCAGACGGCAATCTATTAATAGAGCACTGGGACTGGGACTTCAACAGCCCAAGTACGTATGAAACGTGGAAAGAGTTCTTTAAGGAGGCTGACGTTAAATGAAAATTCGTGAATCCTTCGTTTCGAATAGTTCTTCGTCTTCGTTTGTTTATTGTAGCAACTGTGGAGGACAAGGTTATGACGAATCAATGGATTATTATGAGTGCGTAAACGGACACACAATATGCGACGCATGCATGGAAGGTGGTGAGAATTTTGAAGCCTTTGAAGAGTGGCTGGAGTCACCAGACAATGATAGGTTCTATGTGCCGGCCGACCTGTGTTGCTGCTGCAAGGGCTATTTTCTGACTAATGAAATGATAGAAAAATATATATGGAAGCAGTATGGTTTTAACACTGCAACCATTGGCAAAGAAATAAAGAATAGGTTTCAGACCATAGATGAATTAGTTAAGTGGATAAAGGAGCCGAAATGAGAATAAGAACTGCTTTCGTATCCAACAGCTCATCATCTAGCTATGTGTGTGAAGTGTGCAGTCAAGCAGCCGTAGTATATGATGGCGAATCATTAGAGAACCAAGGCATGGCTGAATGCGGATTTGGACACATCATGTGCGCCGGCCATCTTCCAGATAGCTATGAGACCTATAACGATCACGGTAATGATGATTTATACGGCAAGGTAAAGAAAGAATTTTGCCCCGTATGCACCATGAAAACTCTTAGAGACGATGACGTATACAACTATATAATTAAAGTACTTGGCATAAAAGAGGATGAGGTAAGGAAAGAGATCCACAGTAAGTTTAAATCGCACGACAAACTAATAGAGTTCTTAAGAAAATGATAACGACATCAGACTTAATAAAGCGTGGCCTAAGCGAGGAAGAGGCTCATCAAATGATTAGCCTTATACAGAAAGTTGAGGTTACTTTGGCTGATACTTACCAAATACACCATGAGCTGGCGCAACCTTTACCGTTTGAGGGAGGGTTTACCACAGACGAGCAGATAACTATATTCTGTATGAGGTAACTATGATAACGAGATTTGCTTTTGTTTCAAACAGCTCTAGCACTTCATTCATTTGCGAAGTGTGCGGAGAAACCGTAAGTGGTTATGATCAAGGCCCCGGAGACTTTGATATGTTCTCGTGCGTTTTTGGTCATATAGTGTGCCTTGAGCACAAAATAGGCCAACAAGAGAAATGGGACACTTGGGAAGAGGAGGCTGATTGCTATACCGATGAGGTTCCTGTTGAGTTCTGTCCAATGTGCCAAATGAAAGTATTCTCGCCTCACAATGTTCTTAGATTTATGATCAAAGAGTTGGGGGTAGATCTAGCTGAGGTTAAAAAATCGATACGAACTAAATACAAAACCTATGAAGAGTTCTTCAAAGACATTAGAGATGTAAAGTTAAGAACAGGAGATGAACTATAATGGCTTCCTTTGATAAGGTAGTAGACTCTGGAGAGAGACAAAGCTTTGAGACTGGTAGCGTTAGAGATACCAGAGCCGGCAAAGGGCGGTTTGACCTAATTCCTCCGTACGCCTTATATAGACTAGCCCGTCACTATGAGAACGGCGCAAAAAAATATGGTGACCATAATTGGCTAAAGGGCCAACCAGTTAGTAGGTATCTAGACTCTGCTATTAGGCATCTATTCAAATACTTGGGTGGCTTTCGTGACGAAGACCATCTTACGGCCGTTGCTTGGAATGCTCTAGCTGCTGTTGAAACACTGTACAGGATAGAAGCTAGTATGCTACCAAAGACATTAGACGATGTTCCAGCTGTTGTACCGTGGGATAAACCACCTAAAGAGGATTTACCATTTTAATGGCGATGAATACAGGACTACTTATAGTAGGGCAGGTTATAAAGCTATCTGGGCCCGAGCTGTTTAGGGTTGCTACAGTCAACGAATGCAGAGCTAGAATAGTTCCAATAGATCGTAAGCCTGTAACTATTAAGGACAAGACGTTCTATCCTACTGCTGGTGGCGTAGATATTTCCCCCTACTCTTATGTAGAACTGATCGAAGAGCCAGCTCAACTTACCGGCGAAATAAAGTTTGCGGTGCATGAAGGAAAGTTAGGAAGAATGTCAGCAGACAAACCAAACATCTCTAGCCCGCCAAGTAACTCTAAGATCAAAGCCGGAAAGCCAGTTAAAAAGCCTAAACCTAAAAGGAAACCAAAGAAATGAAAGCTTTAATGATAGGTGACTTTCATCTGTGCCCGCAGTGGACCAAGAAGTTTGCTGAGGCAGTAGATGCCACTATGAAGTCTGCCTATGAAGAACGTCCGGACATTATATTAGTGTGCGGAGATTTATTTAATGGGTCTGTAAGGCTAGACGACCCAACTGTTATAGAGATGGGCAAGTTTCTTAGAGGTTTATCTAGGGTTGCCCCAGTCGTTGGTGTATATGGAACACTGTCACACGACGTTCCTGGCATACTAGACGTGTATAACCTGTTTCACAGTAAGGCTGAGTTTCCTGTTGTACTAGCTTCGAAGCCTCGGACAGTTGCTGTATATCGTAATAGGGCTACTGGGCTATGCTTGATAACAGAGTTTAATGCTGCTATGGATCCTCAGCTCAACTTAGATCTAGTAGCATATATATCACTGTTGCCAGTCCCTGGTCTATCAGCTGAAAGAAATGATCCAGTGCAGTCTGCTATAGATAGATGGATAGCTGTTGCAGAGACTATGCACGGCGCTGTGCCAGCTGACAAACCCCACATCCTTGTATCTCACTTATCAGTAAACTTCTGTGGAATAAGAACCGGGTTAGTCATACCTGCAGAGAAGGTACCAAAGTTTGATCTAGTTGCTCTAGGGCACGAGCACACAGCCCCACACTCGCAGGATTACCCATGGATTTGGTATACAGGATCCTTGTTCCCAACTGAAGCTAATGACTTCTCAATGAAAGCTCTTAGGTATGCAACCATCGATGACACTGGTATGCATATGGCTCTAACTCCTTTACCAGCTAAGCCATTTGTAAAAATACATATCAGGTCTACATACGTAGAAGAGGACATAAAAGCATTTAGAGAAAAGCATAACCTGCCTGATGGCGTTATCTCTTATAGAGCGCATGTAACCATAGAGATGCCAATGGATTATAAAGTTGATGAAGCCAATCTAGCTGAAGCAGAAATACGAAGAGTCTTCTTGGATCCAGTATTCCGTATTATATCTACTCAAGCAAGTAAAGCTAGGATTCCAGAGCTGGCTAGTAAGCCAACGTTCGTAGAGAAGTTTCAACTATGGGCCGATAATCAGGTACCAGTAGTAGCAGTTACACAAGAGCTGTCTACTAAGCTATACCATATTAAGGATATAGGTCTATGATACTTAAGCACATAGAGATAAAAGATTCTGTAGGGTTGGTAATTGGATCAAAAATACATGATGTAAGTCTAGATCTGTCCAACATAGACGGTATGATAGGGGTAGTCGGCCCCAACGGTGCCGGCAAGACCACCTTGCTATACCTAATGCAACCCTATCTTAATTACCCTGAAGCTCCAAAGCTAGAGGATATGTTTATTCCCGGTGGTGGCAGAGAGCTTACGTTTGAGTTCGACGGTGTTACTGTTCGATCTATATTTAAGACTACTAAATCAAAATCCTCGGCATTTCTTTTAGTTGATGGAACTGATATAAACCCGTCAGGTAATATAAGAAGCTATAATGAGAAGCTAGAGGGCCTGTTAGGCTCTCCAAACGTGTTCTTCAGAACAGTGTTCTGCTCACAAAGGTCCTTTAGAATTATAGACATACGGCGCGGACTTAGGCAAGAGTTGTTCTATAAGCTTAATAGATTAGATCATTATGCGGCTAAGATGGAACACGCTGAGGGTAAACTTAAGGTACTAGAAGCAGAACTAGGTACCAAGAGCTCACAAGTGGCTCAACAGATATTGCAGGCATTTACGGCTGTTAGCTCATACTTCCAGGCCGATGCTTTCTACGCCGACGTGATTAAAGGTGATGAACTAGGTGCAGCTAAGAGATTAACCGACGAACACCTAAAGCCAGCCAAAGACTCACTCGATACTATATTAGTAAACAAAGCAACGCTTGAAACTAGACTAGCTAAAATTAATATAGAGTCCACTGAAAATTCTACTGCGTTGTCTAGATTAAATAGTTCATTTGCAGCTGCAGAAGAGCACCAGGCTAAAATAAACGAATTATTGTTACAGAAGGCTGCCTTAGAAACTAAGCATGGATTTTCTGTAACCGACAAAGATCTCACCTCGTCGTTCCGTGGCTGGGAAGACACATTGCGAGAATTGGATAGCGCCAATAAACTAGCACAGCAGGCTGTAGAACTAGCTAAACAGAGAGCAGACGGATATAAAGTAACGCTGAGTGAGGCAGTAACTTTACTATCAGAGCAAGACAAGTTATGCAATGGTCTTAGAGATGCTGAAGCAGAACTAGCTTTAATAGATGACAAGCTAGAGAAAGTCATTGCTAGACAAGATCTTATGACAAAGCAGTCTAATCTAAAAAGAGATATAGCTGCACTACAGTCTGCTATTAAAGCTACCAATGATCTGCTAGTAAACGCTAAGTCATATAAGACTGCTTTGTCTAGCCCAACTGCTGAAGAACTAAAGCAAGAAGAGGCAGAAAAGAAGTACGCCTTAAAAAGCATGGTGCCTTGCCAGGATATAGGATCGGATTTATTCGAGGATTGTCCTGCGTATAAAGTAGCAAAGATATCTGAAGAGGACTATCAGTTAGCGGTACGAATTGGTAATGAAGCTAAAACTAGTAGAGAGAAGAGGCTAGCTAAGTTACTTGAAGACGAGAATTCATATACAGCCAACATTGCAGCTAATAGTGAAAAGCTTGATCAGGCAACTGCTGAGCTAGCTAAGTATGAGCTGGTTCCAGAGCTAGTAGCTAAAGAGGACATACCACTACGTAACAGGAAGAATGAGCTTCTAGTCTACATAGGTGAGGCTACTGCTAAAACAACCACCACGTATGATATTACTGCAATAGAGAAGCTATACAACGCAGCTTACGCTAACCAACTTGAAGCTGAAAAGAAAGCTGCGGATACTAGCAAGGCATTGAGCAATTGGAAGGACAGCAACTCCCCTGAAAAGATGACAGACTATAAGCTCTATCTTGACTTGATAGATAAGTTAGGCTATCTAAAGACTACTGCTCCAAATGCGGTAGATATTTCAGAAATTGCAACTCGTAGAACGGCTGAGTCTGACTATAACACTGAGTTAAGTAAACTAAAGGCTGAGCTAAACACAACTGGGGATGCTGAAGCTGGAGCTAAATATAAAGTACATGCGTTTGAGCAAGCACTCGTTGCATTAAATGGTGTAGACCAAGCAGCAGTTACAAAGATGGCTGAGCTAAAGAACGAGATAGCACAGTGGGAGCTAATTGCCTCAGCAATAAGACCAGGGCAGATGCCAGCCATGGAGCTGGAGGCAATAAGAACTGACATCGAAGTAACCGCCAACCGTCTACTATCAGATTATAATCCAGACAGTATAAGCATAAAAATAGAGACGCTTAGAGATGCTACCGAGAAAGGCAAAGAGGTTGATGTACTAGACTTTCGAGCTATTAGACCAGGCGTAGAGAGCTGTCTAGTAGAAAAGCTCTCTGACTCACAGAAAGCATGGGTAGAGGAGGCTATAATTGAAGCAGCTTTAATCCATCACAGCAAAGGACTTAACAAGACATACTTAACCTCGTATACAGATGAAACTGGTGCTACTATGACACCAGAGAATGCCCAAGCGTTCTTAGAGTTTAAAAGAGCAGCCATGGAGGAGTCTGGCAGAAAGCACAGGTTCATGGTGATGCAGAACCCAGCCATCTATTCTCAGTTGCCATATAGAATAGTAGTCGACCCGATTAACCACTTAATACAGGTAGAAAGCTAATGGCTAAAGTATTACAATATACATGGCCGTATCATCTTGATTATAGTGATACGTCAAATAGTGCAATGAGCCGTAGAATCAAAGAAGAGCAGAACGAAATGGATAGGCTACAGAAAATATCCGACAACCTACCAGAAGGTGAGGTTGTAGGCGGCATCTTATCTTGGCCCGTAGCCGATGGCAAAGCATACTATTACGTCTACAAAAGGAAGCCGTTTACTGTGGCGTGGATTCCATACTTAGATGCTTATCAAGCCGACCCTATTCTTCTAAGAGGACTGAACTTAGCCGATGCTGTTGACCAGTTAGCAAAACGTAAGTACTTAATAGAACTGTTTGGTAGCAAAGAAAAAGAAGAAAGCTGGGAGAACTCATTATGAAAGCTCTATCGCTTCAACAACCTTGGGCTTATTTTCTGGCTGCTGGGATTAAAGACGTCGAAAACCGAAAGTGGCATACCAAATTCCGTGGCGAGTTTCTAATACATGCTAGCAGAAAGTATGACCATGATGGGGCAGTCTGGATCCACGAACACTTTCCTGAATTGATATGGCCAGTTGAGGGTTTGAAAACTGGTGGTGTAATTGGTAAAGCCAAAGTCATTGATTGCGTGGACAATTCCCTCTCGCCATGGTTTATGGGACCCGTAGGTTTCATAGTTAGTGATGCCGAACTATTACCATTTCAACCTTGTCGTGGTATGCTGAATTTCTTTGAAATAGATTACCATTAAATTTAACGAGGTAACATGAACGTATATCAAATGAACGATTACGACTGGGTCTGTGCAGACACGGAAGATGGAGCCACGGAGGTCTACACAAAACATCTTATTGACACCCTTGGCGAAGGCATTGACACGGATGAAACTTTGAAAGAAACTGAACCCAGAAGGTTATCGGAAGAAGAACTGGATACCTTCAAGTTCTATGATGACACAGCAGATGGGTCAATAGGAAAGCACCGGTCTTTCCGAGAAGAACTTGAGCTCAGAGATGAACCTGGATTCTTCGCATCTTCTGAATATTAAACAATTGGAGCATAGTATGAAGGCATACCTATTCCGAGTTGACGGCGTGTCTTATTGTCAGGGAACAGCAGATAGAACACACGAGTACCTTTTAGTATATGGGCTTTCATGTGATGAGGCACAGAGAAAAATACAAGATGACTGTTGTCCTGGCATAGACAATATCAAGAAAATAACCTGTATGACTATAACGTAATGAAGTACAAACATAATGTCGTTGCGTGGAAAATATATTGTATGACTGAAGCTGCTGCGTGGGACGTCTATATACAAAATAAAAGTCTTGAGGCTGAGGTTAGATACAAAGCAGCTCAATGTAACGCCGCAGAATTATACTGGAGAGTAGTTTATGACAATAGGAATTGATGTAGATGAAGTGCTGAGAGAGTTTGTAAAAGCTCTTACTAAGCGCTATAAAAAAGACTTTCCAGATCATTGGACTAAGGATGTCACAGAGTATGACCTAGCGCCATCATTCCAACTTGGTAGCGATATTTGGCCATACACTTATAGCAAGAATGTAATAGCAGATGTCTTCTTGAAGGCTGAAGCCGTACCTGGAGCCAGATCGCTAATGCGGTGCTTAAGAGAAAACGGCTATAAAATTCACATCATTACCTCACAACCTAGAATGTATGAATGTGATCCAGCACCACTTACCTTAAGCTGGATTGAAAATAACGGCATACCATGGGATAGCTTTACATTCAGTCATGAGAAATGGAAGATAGACTGTGACTTATATCTTGACGATTCACTTAAAAACTTAAATGCTTATAAGGAGCACGGGAAGATCGCGGTTGCTATGGATCGGCCATGGAATAAAGAGTGGGACGGAATACGAATAAAGCAACCTTGGGATCTTCTTAAAGTAATAGATGGGCTACAAGCTAACAAACCTGGAAGACCCGAATGACCAGTATGATTTAGAATCTTTAAGTGCTGATGAGGCAGCTTTTGAGGCTCTAGCTACACTTGGCTGGGGTATAACAGTAGAGAAATAGTTGGCCAATTTCGAAACGGCCAAGCATTTTGGAATTCAATATAAAGTATGGTATAATAATATGGCTGTGTTTTATGGAACGGTACAGGGCAATAACGGTAAAGCCCACAGATGTGGCACTAAGGCTAGCGGCATAGAAACCGTGGCCGCCACTAAACGCGGTGCAGTTAGGGTCTCCGTATTTGTAGATTACGCACTAAAAAAGGAAGGCGAGATTAGATACGTCGTAGACCTAATACCGTGGCTAGGATCGGGTGAAACTAAAGAACTAACTAGTGGAGTAATAGAATGAGCAGAGTTGCCAACGTAGACATAACAGGTAGCACTACCTTTTATGCAGTAGATCTTGAGGATGATGACAACGAGTATACAGCGCAAGCCGACTTTACCGCAGTAAATGACTGGACAGAATACACCTTTTTTAAGAATGGTGAAGAGCTAGATGATGATGAAATAACTGAAGTCCTGCGAGAAGCAGTAGAAAATATAGGGGAGTGATTATGGAAACCAAAAACAATGAGTGGACACCGGAGTCGGTAGAGCAGTTTAAGAAGCTACTAGCAGACCCAGAGACTACAGCATCTGCAATTATGAAGCTAATGGGCTTATCTACGTCAGCTTGTGATCATAAAGCTCGCAGACTTGGTGTGGTTAACCAGTGGAAGAAGAAGCGTAGCGAAGAAGCTAAGGAGTTTAGAAAATACAAAGCCTATGGCACAGATGGTCCAGTATCTCCTGCTATTTTAGCTAGAGAAAATGAGAGTCTTCGCGAGCAGATCGAGAAATCAAAACAGTTTGCTAGATTGGTTTATGAAGCTGTTGAAGCCAACGTCAACAGAATTCATATACCAATAGTTAGGCCCCCTAAACCACATAAGGTTAGGAAAGAGCAGACTATGCACGGCTTACGGTCAGATGCACACGTTGGCGAGGTGGTTGATAAGGCCTGGGTGCAAGGATTGGCTGAGTATGACTTTAATATGTATGCTAGTAGGCTGGACATGCTCACTGATACGACTATACAGTTTTATCATGAGGACCGCCACCTTGGTATAAATAAGCTTGTGCTTAACTGGTTGGGGGATCAGCAAACTGGTGAGTTGGTTTACCCGGGGCAGAACAACTATATTGACCGTGGAGCTTTTGACCAAGTGTTAGACTGCGTTATGAAAGAAACAGAGTCTATTCTACGATTGGCCAAAGAGATTCCACAAATTGATATTTATGGAGTCAGTGGAAACCACGGTGTTATAGGTGGTAAGAAATCTCAGCTGCACTATCGTACCAACCTAGACTATATGTTCTATAGGCTATTAAAGCTCCTACTTCGTAATCAGAAAAATGTGAATGTCTATGTTGCAGAGAGCCCAATGATGTTAGTGCAGCACGGGAAATTCACTTTCTGTCTACAGCATGGGCACAACTCAGGCTCCAGTTCCTATGGTATACCATTCTACGGTTTAGACAGAATGGCCAGAAAACTACCACGGTTGTTCAACAGAGTAATAGACATATTACTGGTTGGCCATATTCATACGCCAGCCTCTATTGATGCCAACTATATTGTTACCAATGGCTCAATGGTTGGTGGAACAGAGTTGTCTATAAACAAGATGCAGGTGGCTTCTCCGCCATCGCAAAAGATATTCCTGTTTGACAATGATCATGGTATTCACAGAGAGACTAACATTCATCTAGAAGATCGAGTTTCTCTTAACCCGGATAAGAATGGCATTCTTACCAAGTACTATGATCCAATGGATGAAGTTCCAGCTCGTAGGATGCGCAAAACGTAACTAGTAACCTATATGGTGACGCCCTGGCTATAGAAGTGTAGCCAGGGCTAATTCTTTTGGTAAAGAACATGTCATTCGATAAGAACTATCCGCATAGAAAAGATTGGCGAAAGCAATACAAAGACGGGCGACGATTCTTTGGAAGCTGTAGGGCACACGGCAGTTGTCCGTGGTGTCAGTCAAACCGCTTTAAGAAAAGACGTCGGGTAATTGATAGAATTACAAAAGAGCAACTACAGGAGATCGATAATGGAGCCGATAAAAATCCAAACCGAGATTGAACTGACACAAGAAGACATTGACGACATAGTGTGCACTGCTTTAGAGGGTGGAGTAAACTACTGGTGCAAGCGTGCAACCATAGTAAAATGTGATAAGTTGCCAAAAGATCTGGAGTATACTAGTCAGGCCATTAGTAGGGGGCTCTCTGTTCTACTAGAAGATGAGGATGGAGAGTGGAAAAAAGATGCAGCTAGGTTTACCCTAACCCTAGACAGCTTAAAAGCTGGGCTTAGGCTGTACGCATCAAAGTATGGGCTAGTTGACGTTGGTGATATAGACTCACCTGCCGCTGACTCTATAATACAATTAGCGTTGTTCAGCAAAGAAATATATGGGTGATGAATTTAGAGCATGTCCACAATGTGGGCTATGCTTATTTCAAACAATCGTAAACGCAGACAAAAAGATTTATCAGTGCGAAGACTGTGGGTGCGTTTATGCTATCCTAAAGCTCGGAACGAAAGCTAAGGGAGAATACCTAAACGAGAGGTTAAAAGGTAAGTAGTGCAGATATTTAAAGAGCCTGGCGCAGACTTATACGTCGCAATCACTTCATATCACGAGAAGGATTATTTAAAGGACGTTAAGGCTACCTGGTCGCCAGAAGATAAATGCTGGTACTTAAATCGCAAACAACTTCTTAGCCTACTTGGCAGCGACACTCCAGGTGTAGTTCTAGATCCGGAGATAGAACCAATCAGAGCAGAAGCCATAACTTTGGCGGACCGTAAGGTCAAGTCTAAGGCTCTATCTAGGGCCACTGAATCTGATATAGAGGTGCCGTGTCCAGAAGGGCTTATCGTAAGATCATACCAGAGGGCTGCAGTAGAGTTTGCACAGTTACATGATGGCCGTATCCTATTAGCCGACGAAATGGGCACAGGAAAGACAATCGAGATACTGTCCTGGCTAAACTTAAGAACCGATATTAGAAAGGTTGTGGTTGTATGCAAAGCGATAGGAAAAAAGAATTGGGAAAGGGAGACAAACAAGTGGCTTATGGGCGAAAAGCTCGTAAGGTTCGCCACTGGGAACGACTGTATAGACTGGATGAAACAAAGCCGCGTCTACCTTCAACAAGGGGGAAGAATAGTATTCATAATTAACTATGAGATACTTAATAGGTACGTAGACGTTATTAAAGAGTTTGCCCCACAGTTAATTGTACTAGATGAAGCACACTTTTGCTTTCCATATAATGCTACTATAATAACTGATGAAGGACCACAGTCAATAGGCGACGTGGTTGAACACGGCGTTGGGCACCTGGCTCTGTCCCATAACAAACAAACTGGACAGTTAGAGTGGCAGCCCATTGCAGAAAGATTTAAGAGGCATATTGGATTTTCCTATGAAATGTGCTATAATTATACTAACACATTGATGAGGATAACCCATGAACATGGAGAATTTATCTGCACTGGCAACCACAAGATCTGGACTGCTTCGGGCTACAAAGAGGCGGCAAGCTTGTCTAACAGAGATGTCTTGTCGGTATTGCCACAAGAAGTTCAAAACCAGAAAACGCGGCAGGACGACAACGGTATACTGCTCCCGAAGCTGTGCCGCTATAGCGGTAAATGCGCGAATCGATGTAAGAAGCGCGATAAGCAAGGCGCTAAAGAAGCCAATAAAGCCACAGATCTGCGAGTATTGTGGCAGGACCTTTATACCAAAAAATCATTATGGTGCAAAGAACAGATTGCGCTTTTGCGGCAACACCTGTGCCGCAAAATGGAGAATGGCACAGCCGGGCAGAAAAGAAATCTGTCGTGTTGTAATAAAGACAGCACAGGCATCAAATGTAGGACGAAGGCGCCCGGATGCTGCGCAGAGGATGAGGGAGCGCAATCCAATGGCAGACCCCGTTGCCAGGGAAAAGATGCGGCAAAAGTTAATTGGCAGAACCTTCTTGGCACGGGGTGGCAATGGAACACTAACTACTCAGCAGAAATTAGTTGCGGATGCACTAGGTCTTCCAACAGAATATATTATATTAACGCATCCTGTTGCCGAACAATTCAAAAGTTTACCTCATTGCTACAAAGTGGATATAGCAGATCCAATACGGAAGATAGCAATAGAGATCGACGGCAAAACACACAAACTGAAACTTTGGCGGTTCCTCGACCATCGGAAAACAGAGGTCTTGCGTGCTCTCGGGTGGTTAGTGCTGAGGTTCTGGAACGAGGAGGTTATAGCGGACCTACCACGAGTTCTACAGGAAATAGCCAAACGCAGGATCTAATACCTGTATACAACATAGAAGTTGCTAATAACAATAACTATTTCGCCAACGGGGTTTTAGTCTCCAACTGCAAAAACTACAAAGCGCAGCGAACACAGGCAGCTATGACTATTTGCAGGAAGGTTCAAGCTGTAATCTGTGCAACCGGAACTCCAATATACAATAAGGTGCTTGACCTGTGGAAGATCATCCATCTCATTGACCCACTAACATTCCCAGATAAGGCTTGGTTCTTGCGTAGATACTTTGGGTATGACCCTGTAACACACTCTGGCAATCAGGATTATAAAAAGTCAGCTCCAATAAATATGGACGATCTTCACCAGAAGCTGTCTGAAAGTTGTATGATGCGTAGACTAAAGTCGGCAGTTCTTAAAGACCTCCCACCAAAAGTGCGGACCATCATTGAGTTAGAGACTGATGCAAAGAACCGAGTTGAGGTGCGTAAAGCTGAGAAGTCTCTATTCAAAGAACTAGGGAGAGAGCTCGGCAATAGAGCTCCTACTATCGCCCAAATAATTTCCTGTATGAGAAAACCAGAAGTTCAGGGAATGATATTTAGTCTTATGAAGAAGGTTGGTGTTGCGAAAGCTCCAGCTGCCGTAGAGTTCATACAGGATTTGTTGGAGGAGATGGAAGACGACAAGGGAAAGATAGTTGTGTTTACTAGACACCATGACGTATCGGATATTTTAACCTCAGCGTTTCCTGGCTCTTTGCTTATAGATGGAAGAATGAATGATCAGACCAGGCGGTTTGATATCATAGACGAGTTTAATAACAACCCTGATCGTAGAATATTCATAGGCTCTATCGAAGCTGCTGGAGATACTATTAACTTACAATCTGCATCAACGGTAGTATTTGTAGAGCAGCACTACAGTCCATTTATAATGCGCCAAGCTGAGGATAGGTGCCATAGGTTTGGGCAGAAGGGTTCTGTAAATGTTTATGTAATGGTACTAGACAACTCCTATGATGCCTTATTAGCACAGGATGTTGTGGCAAAGGCAGAAGCCGGAGATGCAGTATTAGATGGCATTCCGCCGGAGTCAGCCGATGAACAGGCCAGTTTACTGGCGTCTAGCTTAGCCAAAAGATTTCTAGGCAAGCAAGAGCCAGAAGAGCAATAGCTTACACTATGCACTAAAATATAGTCTGTAAAGCACTTGCTTTTTGCAAATTAATGTGGTATAATAATAACCCCAAACGGAGGAAGTATGGAACTAGATATGAAAGTCTACACTCGTGAAGAGGTAGATTCTACCGCTGATGAGCTTGGAAAAGCTATGTCGGCAAACGTTGATAACCTGCTGGCTACCTGTGACATAAACACGCTGTCGCAGTTAATCAGCTTCCGGTTTGGCGTAGCTACGCTTAACCACAACCACTGGTCCAAGAAATCTGATAGCTCTAACTGGGCTGCTATCCTCTCCGACAACGAAGCTGACATTATAGCTCAGCAGGAGATGGTTAAACTGCTCGGCAATGAAGAGACTAAGAAGCTCTCAGATGGCAAACAGAAAGCCATGGCTGAAGCTGCCGCTGTTGGAGCTACGCAGAAGTATAATTCCAGCAAAGCTGACAAAGCTTTGTGCGATGTATACAAAAACTTCTGGGCCGAGTGGATCTCCTATCTTTCGGCTATCTCAAACCTAGTCCGCGACGTTGTTATTCAGCGCTCCGTAGACGCAAAAATCTCACCAACTACCTAACATGAACGAAGTCCTTGACCTGTCCGGAAAGATAACGGTCGAGGTTGTAATGACTGAGGATCACCTTAACCAGGTAGCTCAGGCTCTTATGGCCGCGCCTGTTATAGCTGTAGATACCGAAACTACTGCGCTTGACCCCACCATTGCTAAAATAGTATCATTGCCATTAGCAATATCTGGAGATCGGGCCTGGTACATCCCAGTAGCTCACAGGCATCCAGCCCAAGTTAACATGTTTCAGAACAATAGGTTTCCTGTTGAGGAACAGTTATCATGGGCTAAGGTAAAAGAAGTCATTGGGCCTATCTTACAGCAGAAGCCATTGGTTATGCATCATGCTAAGTACGACTACATGGTGCTAAAGACAAACGGCATAGATTTTACCAATGGCTTCCCACTGCATTTTGATACTATGTTGGCTGCAAGAATGCTTGACTGGAAGGTTCCAGCTGCACTTAAGTGGCAGACAGAGCATTTCTTGCGTCGTAAGGTTATACGCTATAATGAGCTAGAGAGTAGTATAGCCACAGTGTCAGTAGAGGACGGTGCTAGGTATGGTGGCCCTGACGCTGCAAACACATTTGCCCTATTTAAGCAACAGGAAACAATAATGCCCCAGACTACTAGAAAGGTTCTTACAGAGATAGAACTACCATTAGTAAGAATTCTAGCAGAAATGGAGGCATTTGGTATACTCATAGATAGACAGAAGGTTGCGCCACTTAGAGCTGTGTGTATGGAGGAGATTACTAAAGCTAAAGCCGGCGCAAAGGAAACAGCCAGGGAGCTCCTTATAGCATCAGGGTGGAGCGCGGAAGATGCCAAAAGCTACTCAGTTGATATTGCTAAGAATAAGCAAGTATCTAGACTGTTTACAACTGCGGCTGTTCCGGTGCCAGAAGAGTTTGAGCCAGACTTTGATGATCCAGACGCTGAGTTCTCTACCGCTAAGCAAGTATTGAATTCAATCAAAGCCAGGTATTTTGATTCAGAAGTTCCACTGCATGTATGTACATGCAAGATGATAGACCACGTTCTATCGTATAGAACACACGACAAAATACGCAGCACTTATATAGATAGCTTACTAGCCGGCAAATCCAAAGTTAAAACTTCAGCTGAAGAGTCTGAGGCAGTTAGTATAATTAAAGATGGAAGACTCCACACCCAATTTAGGCAGATTCTAAAAACTGGGAGGTTTGCTTCCTCACCAAACCTACAGAATCTTCCAAAGAATAAACAGTTGGATATTCGTGGATTGCTAATTGCAGATCCGAACAAGGTTTTTGTAAAGGCTGACTGGAATGCTATAGAGCTAAGAATAGCTGCGTACTTCAGTGACGACCAGGTTATGAAGAGGTTGATGATTGAAGGCAAGGACATGCATGCTTATACCGCTGCGTTGATATGGGATGTCCCTTATGAACAGTTTCTGGCAGAGATGAAACCAGACTTTTTAGAGCACTGGGATGAGATGTCTGACCAAGAAAAGGGCCATAATATGGAGGCCTATCAACTAGCGATCAAACGTAAGCAGCAGCGTGACGATGCCAAGACCACTTCATTCCTGGTCGTCTACCAAGGCGGTGCTAGAACCCTAGCATTAAACCTGACAACTAGCACAGGTAGAACCTATACTGTAAAGCAATGCGAATTTATTATACAAGGGTTCTTTAAAGTTTATCCTGAGTTGGCCAAATGGCTACAAGACACTAACGAACTAATTTCTTTTAAAGGTTACTCTGAAACTGAGTTTGGTCGTAGAATTGTGGTTGGACAAAATCCATCTCCTGACAAACTGAGAATGGCTGTTAACTTTATAATCCAAGGCACTGCCGCTGATGTTCTAAAGCAGACACTGGCTAGATTAGATAGTGCCTGGAAGCACGCAGATATAGACGTACGGACTGTTCTACATATCCATGATGAGATACTATCTATGTGCAATAACAACCCAGAAGAGTATAAGTATGTCTACGATGCTATGGATGAAGCTATGACTTGGAAGCTAGGAGATATCGAGCTAACAAAGGAAATCCAAGTAGTCAACAGCCTAAGCAAACTGGAAAAATCTTTAATGTAAACCTAGGTACAATAAATGCCATATGTAATTAAGCTTGCGCTGTATTCTTATCCTGACTGTCAGGTCGTCGAGGGGCATAAGCTGATAAAAGAGGATGAGACTATTATAGCCAACCGTATTAGTCTTAGCGACGTGACCAGGGTGTGGGCATCTAACTCTGACATGGGTAAATTCCATGATCAGCTCGTAGAGCTTGTAAATAAATTTGTTGAGTCATACAGTAAAAAGCCTCATAAGAATCGCAAGATAAGAACTATACAGCATTTAGTAAAACAACTAACCAAAATATTGGAGGATAGAAACCATGGCAACCAAAATCACAGTAAAGCGCTGCTTCAACGGCAAGGGAAATCTGTTAAAGATAGCCGACGTCGGAATAGGATCAGCAATCGTAGTCCGCAACATAAAAGTGTGGCAATCAAAGAACCCAGAGGGCGGAAAGTTTATCGAGTGGCCGACTGTAGAGCAGACCGAGTGGGAAAAGACCAACAGCAGGCCAAAGCAAAGGGCCGTCGCGTTCAACTTCGAGGAAGGAAAAGATAAGACTCTAACCTCTGCTTCGAAAGAGCTACAAGACGCTATAATCGCTGAGATTATGAGCGCCACTGTAACTGAGCGTAAAGCTAAGGCTGGCGGCGAGGACACTAGCTTTGGCTATGGCGCTAACGCTGGAGCCGATGTTAGCTAATGCCTAACTTAGTAGTTCAATCATTTGGGTTGATAAATCCTCCTGATGAAGATACTATCATTAAGTCAATAGTAGACGCTGCGCGCGTCTGCTATTTGACTGAGGATATGTCAGCGCCGGATGCAAATAAAAAGCTGTTTGACAAGCTGTGGGAGCGTAAGCACCTAGCAATGTTCGAACACGCACACATAGCAGCTCGTCTTGTTGTAGACCGTGGAGTAACACACGAACTTGTAAGACACAGAATCGGCGTAGCGTTTGCACAAGAGAGTACTAGATATTGCAACTACAGTACCAACCGTCTTGGTAATGAAATAAAAGTAATCAGTCCTTTTAAAACAGCCATTACTGATTATGAGAGAGCCGGCGGCGACCCAGCAAAGGCTGCTTGGTGGTCGGCCGTTAGCACAGCCGAAGAGTCATATTTTAAGATGATAAAAAATGGATATCCACCTGAGATAGCTAGGTCTGTGCTACCAACTTGTACAGCGTCTACCATTGTTGTAACAGCAAACATACGGGAGTGGTTTCATATATTCTCACTACGCGCACAGCCTGAGGCTCACCCAGCTATGCGCAGTATAATGTATGAAGTCCTGCGTAAATTTGTAACGCTGTACCCATTTATTTTTGGTCGAATCAAAGAATACCTACCCGAGCAGGTAGAGCCAAACTGCACTTGTTAAAAGAGGTAGTATGTTTAATTGGATTGTAGAGGCTTTATATGAGGTCCGCTGGTTTTTCCAAAGGCTGACTCGTGGGTTTGCGGACAATGAGTTGTGGTGTCTTGACATTACCGTTGCAAAGTTTGTACTGCCAAGGCTTAAAGAGTGCCGTAAAAGGCTCGGGCAAAACAAGTATGCTGGTATTCCAGGTGCAATCTTTGATGAAGTTAAGGACGACGAGTTGGCCACAAAGAAATGGCTAGAGATCATAGATAAGATATCTCTAGCGTTTGAAATAACCCTTTGTGAAGCAAACCTATGTAAGACCTTATCTAACAGCAGAAACTGTACACACACTGTAAGTGATATGATAAAATGCGGAGAGCTGCAAAAAGAAGGGCTAGATTTATTTGCTAAGTACTTTGTTTATCTAGGGGACGACTGACGAGGAGGGAAACCCAATCACAAACAATAGACAACAAGGAGATTTAAATGTCCCCAAAGGTAGTTAGACAGACAACCAATGATCCAACCGCTAATAATTTAATGGTGGGGTCAACTACAAATTTTACCCACGAGGAGTGGAACAAAGCCCGGGTTATAGAAAAGCTAACTGATGAGCTTGGTATAAAACCAGAGGTGGCTGACTCTATTGCCACTGCAGTAGAAAAGAAAGTCGTGGATGCTGGGCTAGAAACAGTAACTACAGCAGAGATCAGAACCCTTACACAGGCAGAGCTTTTGTCAAGAGGCATGCGCGCAAAGTGGAGAAAAGGTAGCTTGGCCGTTATGTCATTCCGTGACCTATCAGCTTTGATTACTGGTGGCAACCAAGAGAACTCGAATGTACCGCACAACCCAGAGGCAATAAATTTATATATTGGCGAGAATATAAAGAAGCAGTTTGCTCTTGATTCTGGAGAGGTATTCAGTAAGGAAGTTGCAACTGCACACAAAGATGGCTATATGCACCTGCATGATCTTGGGCTGGTAGACAGGCCATATTGTTCAGGACAGAACCTGGCATACGTGATACGCTATGGACTATCTTCTAAAGCATACCCCAATCCATCGAAGCCGGCCAAGCACCTATTAGTACTTATAAACCACATCAAAGAGTTTAGTTCGTTACTACAAGGTCACTTTGCTGGGGCTATCGGTTGGGATGCTGTGAACATATTCATGGCACCATTTGTACAAGGCGTCTCTGACGAGGTTGTTAAACAATCAGCCCAAGACATGATATTCTCATTCTCGCAGCTTCTTGGAACTAGGGGAGGCCAAGCGATATTCTCCGACCTAAACTTCTATTATGAAACACCGCCTCGCTATAAGGACACATTTGCCTTAGGACCAGGTGGTAGGTTTATTCATAAATGGATAGATAAGTTAGGTGAGTCGCATACAGAGTTCGTCCGCGATCTTCCAAAGAATGCTCAGATGTTTAAGCACAACATGAAGGATGGATTTCTTACATATGGAGACTATACTGCTGAAAGCAGGCGGTTCCTAAGAGCGTGTATTGAGGTATATAAAGATGGCGATGCCAATGGCTTGCCGTTCTTCTTTCCAAAAGCTAATGTCCATATTACCAAAGACTTCTGGCGTACTGATAACCATGAAGGTCACCTAGAGCTAATATCTGAAGCAGTTGCAAAAACTGGATCCCTGTACTTGGTGTTTGAGCGAGGAGATACAAACGTCGTGTCACAGTGTTGCAGATTACGAGTCAACATGTCTGACGACGAAGTAGAGACAGCCAAACACGAACCGTGGAGAATGAGATTTGCGGCCCTACAGAATATTACTCTTAACCTTCCTAGGTTTGCGCTAGAAGCCAAACAAGCTGGGTCATATGACCTCCCAGAGCTGGAAAAGATATTTACCGAACGCTTGGACAAGTATTTTGCTACAGCGGTAGACGCGCACATTCAGAAAAAGAAATTCATAAATAAACTATTGGCGCTAAAGGAACATGGTCCTCTAGCTACACTTACCTACGATCAAGACGGAGCACCGTATTTTGGTCTAGGGTCAGCACGATACCTTATTGGCGTACTTGGGCTAAACGAAGCTGTCCAGGAGCTTACAGGTAAACAACTACACGAAGATCAGCAAGCATTTGAACTTGGCTTAAAGATAGTGTCTCACATGTATATAGCATGTCAGCGTCTCTCTAAAGAGCATAAGATGAATATTGCTTTAGAACAAACACCAGCTGAATCAACGGCGTATAGGTTTGCCAAGCTAGACCTGGAGAAGTATCCAGATGCTAAGAAGCTGGTAAAGGGTGACGTGAAAACTGGCTCAGTCTACTATACTAACTCGACGCATATTGCGGTTGATGCTAATGTCAGTTTGGTTGATAGGATATTACTAGAGGGCCAGTTCCATGGCGCTATAGACGCTGGATCTATTACACACGCTTGGATGGGTGACGCTACTCCAGACGTTAAGGCAGTGGCAAGCTTCATAACTAAGATATATGATCTATCGCAGAACGATCAGGTTGTGTTTAGCCCAACCTTTACTAGATGTAATGATTGTAGTACAGTTGAGAAAGGTGAACTAGACGCCTGCAAGAAGTGCTCGTCTGAGAACGTTACCTATATTACCAGGGTTACTGGGTATTATGGTGAGTCAGACAAGTGGAATAAAGGTAAACAGCAGGAGCGCGAAGACCGCAAACAGCACAATGACCGCAGTCTTGGGTCTCCAGTAAATGTAAATATAAGGCGCGACAAAGCAATCCATCTATATGGAAAGCCGGGGTGCTCTATATGTAAAACAACGGACGGCCGTATTCAGGCATTACTAAAGAAAATGCCAGGCAAATATGAATATCATTATCATGAGTTTGATATTGACAAACATGCCGAGGCTACAGATATCCTTACGGATATGCTAATGCGCAATGTACGAGACATACCAGCACTAGTAATAGGCAACCGCACTTGGTCAGTAAAGATGCCCACTGATTCTACCATAGAAGGGGCCATTCAAGAAGAGTTAAAGTAAAATCTTTTTGGATTTGACCAAGATTTATGGTATAATTATACGGTTCCAACACTTAATAATAACCAGGAGAATACAAATGGCTAAGCTCAGCAAGCCGATTGCCCCACGCATTTCGGCCACCCCAACTAAGATCCCCAAGGTCCCAACCATTTCTAACGGCGGATCGGTGACCAAGATTGCCAATAAGGCTAAGTCACCTAAGAAATAAGGTATCTAAGACTGCAGAGAGGAGGGATTTACCATGGCTGCTAAGAAAACTAAGAAGAAGGCTAGCAAGAAAAAGTGCTAGCCAGCTGGTAAAAGAAGGGGCTGGTTATCCAGCCCCTTCTTCTATCTCACAGTCTTTTGGTATACATCTATCAGCGAATCCGCATGCTTTGCAGGGGTATCCTGCTACGGGTTTCCAGCCGACTTGTTTCTGAGTTATTAACTCAGCCGCGGCGGCTGCCATCTGTGCATCGGCGGTGTCAAATACAAAGTCTGGTTTTCCATCTCCAGTAGCCACCATCATATGCGTAAGCCGCAACCTTGTTAGCACGGCCTCTGGAGTTATTTCTTTATAGACGAACCCATTAATAATTGGGCCAGTTGGGCCCAACTCAACTAAATACTGCATGGTGTTTTGAAATGCCTGATCTGAATATATTATCAAACATCGATCCACAAATCGCATGGGTTTTGGCTGTAACGATATGGCATATAACAATATACAGGCTAGAACTATGTCTCGTGCCTGCGGCTGCGTTTGTGTACCACGCTTTCCATAAATTGCGTTGGAGCAGGCAGCCCTAGAAGATAGGCTTCTAACAACGATTACCGTAGCGTGCCCGTCCACCTCTCTTATTAGAGGTAACCTTAGGTGCAGCAAGCATTTATCGTTACTAGCCTCTATAACCAGAGGATTTGAGCTATCTGCTAGTGGCAGTTGTATAGAATCGGGCCATGGCGGCACCTCTAAATCGATTTGGGCGACATCTGGAAGCTCTTCCCCTTCTGCTGCTGCCTTCTGTAGTCCAAAGAGGAGGCCATAATCCTTCTTTTCCATCAATATCTTCGCTTCAGCCCTTCTTTCTGCCAACGGAGGAACCACATATGAAGAGGATGGTCGGCTACGACACCACACACTCTTCCTTGAACAACCTCCAAATACCAGGTCCTGGGTTGGCAAAACGTTCAAGGTAATGCTCAGATCTTCCCAATAGTACTCACCTTTGGGCCTTAACGGCTCATCACTTCCAGCCACTGGCTGGTAAAACTCTAAGAGATCTTTCATTCAATGCTATCTATTAAGTGTTTTTGTAAATATGTTGCTGCTGCACTCAGTACAGCCGGGCTATCGCCAAATAGCCCTAATGCTTTGTTACACTTAGCACACAACAAACCGCGAATCCTTCCAGTTTTGTGGTCGTGGTCAACATACGGTCCTTTATATAATTCATCTTTGAACGGCGTGGCACAGATCTGGCATTTGTTTTCTGCAATGCACAACATAGACTCAAAATCGGATTCTGATAAACCAAATTGGCGCTTGCGACTGCACGCAACAATCTTTGCACGATTCGCTGCATTATATAGTTTCTTTTGTGCAGATATCTTACTACGGTTGGCACCATAATATGTACGGTTGTGCGCTAATACAGTTTCTTTGTTACTAGCATAATGCCTATGGCTGGCACCTGAATACGCCTCTTTGTGCTCAAGTCGATACTTGCGCTTATACGCCGCCATATCCTTAGTTTTCAATTTACTACTCAATTGTTAGCAGAATGTCATCGTCTAGGACCAGTCTGATTTCGTCGCCTTGTTCTACTGGCCCGTCATACCCCACGACCTCTGGGGGAAAGGACATACCGGCATATCGTAGGATTAGCACCTTTTCGCCTACAGATATCTCGGACGGAATCTTGGCTCCGTTAGGAGTGGTTCTTGGGCCGCCGACAGCTATTACGGTGCCACTGCGAAAGCCGTCTTCCCTGTCGCGATTGACTAGGATTATTCCAGTTTTGGATTGTGATTCTGGCTCCTTAGTTAGAAACAGAATGACTTTCCCGGGCATTGGGTTCATGCGCATGGTAATCTCCTCTCACAGTTTGTTTTATACATTATACCACAAATTGGAGGAAAAGTCAAGAATAATCTTTGGCCCAAAGTTGGAATTTAGCATAAATATATGGTAAAATTATAACATAGTCAAAAAAGTACTTGACTTTTAATTAGTTTTGTGCTATAATACGACTTAATTGTGGAGGAACATATGGATATACTTGGAAAAATCCTAGAGAACGACCAGCTCAAAGCTGACATTGCTGCTGGTACGGACTCTACTCCTGAAGACGTCGGAAGACAGGTGGCCAGTCTTTTAAAGCTGGTTAAGGACGTCGACTCCGATGCGCACTTCAGATCAAAACTAACGCGAGCTATAAATTCCGGAAAACCTATCCTAGAAATCCAAGAGCTTGTAGCTCAGCAAACCGCACACCTACCACAGACTAATATAGGCAATGTGCTAGAACTTGGCATGAAGTTTGTAAACGAAGCCAAGGAATACTTCGAAAACGTGTTGAGGCCCAGCGGCTTATATCTAGGCGACGACATGAAAGAACTAAACGCCGACATGAATGGGCTGCACACAGGTGGCTTAATGTATGTAATAGGCGGGCGCGGCTCGTCCGGCAAAACTTCCTGGCTACGCAACGTCTCAATCAATCTACCCTTATATAATCCAGAACAGGTCTTTGTTATCTATGTAACGCTGGACGACAGCATCAAAGAAATGATGCCGCACCTAATTTCACAGCTATCAATATATGGTGGCGCTGCCAGAGGGCTCGACGCCCAACAGGTAGCAATACCAGTAAACCTACAGAATGGACAGAGAGAGCTTCTAACTTCTTCGTGGAAGAAGATGACTGATCTAATGCAGGACTCCTACATGATTCTGGACTCATCGTCTGTATCCACTCTAACGGATATCTTACGCATAAATGATTTTGTGTGCAATAAGCATCACAACAAGAAAGTAATTCTGATAATTGATAACTTCCACGACATACAGCACCAAGGTATGGAACTACGTGAACGCTTTATGTACACGGCAATTAAACTGAAAGAGTCAGTTGTCGAACATAAAAATACCCTGCTGATGAGTGTTCAGTTAAATAAGCTGCGCAGCAAACAGGGTAACGAGACGCGCCGGCCTATTAGAGAGGACATCTCTGAGACCGCCGAAATAGACTACAAGAGCAACCTAGTAATGCTGGCCCATAATGAGATAGACGCTGGCGGTGAACAAAACGCTGAATACCGCGAAGTAACGTATCCAAACGATCCGGCTATTCCAGTATTCAAGCCAGTGATAGAAATCGCATTCCAGAAGAACAAGATAGTACCGACCTGCAAAGGTACTAAGTACTTTAGGTTTGTCGGCAACACATCGAAGATGGCTCAGATAGAGTATGCGCGTGTGAGTTCTTTCAAAAGAGTTGGCGGAAGAGCAGACGTAACAACTGCTGCAGCGCTTCCAGTCGGTGCTTCCAGGCGGAGGGCTACGACCATTTAATGGTCGTACCCTCTATTAATTTTTATAGAACACCCATTTTTAACCACAGGGGACCTGAATTAGCGGAGATAAGATGAAGCAAACAGAACAGGACAAAATACTAAGCACCTGCAAAGAGCTGGCTAAGATAGTGTTCAAATCAAGAGAAGGAAAGATCCAGCCACACTACGATGTAGTAGTAAAGGCTATGCAGGACTGTCAGTTACACGACACAGGACTGCAAGTGCTGGAGGATATCGCCTCAATAGTGCAGATAGGCCTGGATACACACGGACAGTTGTCTCCAGATATGCTAGATACTCTCGAAGAGAGAGTGCATACTTTAGTAACAGCACTGACTAAAAAGTAATGTTTACTTATCAGCATATACGAACCGCTTATTTGTGCCCATATAGGAACGTGCTCAAACGCAGTCAAAGAGAGCCAATACCTATCAGGGCAATACAGCGATTAACGAATCCAAACACAAGACTAGGTCAGTTTGCGAAGAAGCTACCAGACGACATGTCATATAAAGTAGAGCTTCTAACGATGTGCGAACTAATACATAATACAAAGTGTAGACCAGATTTTGTGCGATTTGAGCTGCCTGCCCATAAAAAGATAGAGACGCCGCACGTCGAGGATGATGTACATGATGGGCCAGACATCCACATAGTTGTATCAAATAATACCGAACCAGAGAGAGTGTGTATAAACTTCGACGAGCGCTTACTGGCACTGGATTTATCACGAGCCGCCTTCTTTGATGCAAAACTGTGGAACTTAACTACCGGAACAGCGATGCAGGGCACAGCCAGAGAGCTGTATCAATTATGGACAAGTTCTTTAGACCAGTTGGCTCAACCACGGCCTAGCAGAGATTTATGCTCACAGTGTTCAGCGCTTTATCATCCATGCAAATTTGGTATGGCAAATGAAAAATGAATTGAACGCTAGTCATAAGCTGCTAGTAGCAAGTAGGTCTGGGTTGTTGACTAGAGTAATGGGGATCGATCTCGGTAGCGAGAACTGTGGTGTAGCGCAATACAGATCGGACCTGAACGAGCTATATGCTGAAACAATAATAGCTAGGTCGGAATTTACACAAGCGAGAATATCTTATATAGTTGATCAGCTCATTGAAAGAATTGACCGCAGACGACCAGATATTATAGTTGTTGAGGAGTTTACGCCGCGCCCAGGAATGACTCGCGGACAGACAGTAATATCAGAGCTGAAGGGAGCACTTCTGCACCAACTCTATAAGAATGGTATAGTGCCACATATGATTAACGTAATGAGGGCAAGGAAATATGCGCTAGGTAAGGGTGTAACCTCGAAAGATATAGCTCACGCAATTTTCCGTAGACAGAACTGGAACTTACAAGATACTTCTCCAGACGCAATGGATGCAGCCATTCTAGCGCTTGGAGGATACAAAGAACTTAAGGAGGGTGAAGATGAAGCTAGTGGATCTAGTGAGCTGGCTGTGGAAACCAGTAAAAAGGCGAGACCAGCAGCTGGTAGTGGTAAGAATTCAAGGAGCAGACGTAAAACAACTGGACGAGTGGAACAAGACAATACAGGAGCAGTTGCACCTGAAGGACCACAAGTTGTTAGTGATTAACCACACTGCTGAAATAAAGGTAACTTCGCTGCCAAAAGAGCTATTTGAGGATGACCTCCTCGTAGGGAAATAAAATGGCTGTAGAAATTCCAGAAAACATACAATTTATTATTGCTAGTGTTCTGGATAAGCGCCCTGGAATAGATTTGATTATCTTCTACTCAAGGTGGGTCACAGGTATGAGGCCACACGAGATAGCTGAGCGACTTCATCACACACCTGAATATGTACGCCTACGATTAAAGGCGATTTATGCAGACATTAAGCAAGAAACAGATAACCAGTTTGGTAAAAAATATAAAGTAAGCACAATAGAGGGGAGCGAAGATGCCGTTAGTACTGAAGAGGAATTTGCCGGATCCGATTAATAAAATCGGCAGAGGAGTGCCAGTTGCCAGTAAGGCCAGGGCACCCGAGGTAAAAGAGGTGCCGGTGGATGTCATCACAAGCACTGAGTTACCAAAAAAAGTAAATGTAGAGGCGCCAAAGGTGGAGAAAAAGCGAACAAAGAAAAACAAGAGGGGACGGAGATAAATGAAAATAGTCATAGCACCCAAATATGAATCTGCTTCTGCCTCGCACCTGATTGCAACACAGTTTGACCAGATTCATTCGGAACTGAAGAGGGAGAAGGATAGCGACATACTGTTTGTGCCGCAACCAATCCAAGAACAACTACCATATCTAGCTGACGACTACATCGAGCTGCTAGAGAAGATAAATGGTGGCGCCGACACACTCGTAATTATCGGTAGGCCATCCATGGTGATGCACTACGCTCAGTACGGTAGACCAAAGAATGTCTGGCTGTGGTGCCCACCAGTGTTGCAAGCAGACTACTCTGATTATGCTGGCCTAAGCAAATTGGTCGAAATGGGAAACAGTGGAACTGAAATGCGGCTATTTGCGTTCGATAGGATAACTGCAGACTGGATTACTAGGTACACAGACAAACCAGTAGAAACCATAAAGCTCAGTCTGCCAGAGGTAAATTGGAGTCGTAGTCGTCGACAGAAGCATGAGGGATTAAACGTACTGAACAACACTCCAGCTAGTGTGACAAAGATGATTGCTTTGGGCCTACAGGGTGTTACTATCCTAGTGCAGCCAAACATGGTAGAGGCGGCTGGACGTGTAGTTCCTCTATATAAGGACCGCGAAGTTACAAAGTTTCGTCAGTACGATAGTGTAGATGAGGCCGACTGCTTTGTAATAGACAAGACTCTTACTGTAGAGCAGATGCTTGAGTTCTTTGGCCACGGTCTATATCCAGTAATCGGGTCACAGTTCGAGGAGGGGCTGTTTTATGAACTTGAGAGGATACTCAGTGTTCCAGCAGACCTACGCCCACTAATCTCAGTAAGACGTTTATCGGAGCAGGTGCCGCTAGAGGCAGAGTCAGACCTAGAACAAATCTCAAAAAGAATAGCCGAGTATAATGAGGCAGAGGGAAAAACACTACGTTCGGTTGTGGAGGAATTGTGCAAATGAAGAAAGTGCTTATAATTACTGAACCAAGATCACTAGAGTTAGCGAAGCTAGTCGTTAAGGACATAACTTCTCTATCGAGCTACACAGGAAGAATTCATGTTCTAACTCCATCGCTAAGCCTTAGTGAGTACTCCTTAGGACTGCAGGTAAAAGACAGAATGCTTGGCGGAAGTGCAGAGACGTCAAACGAGATAAAGCATATATGGCCTATCTATAATGTAGCATATCGTAGTGGGATGGAGCCACTACTACTACAGCAACTACTGCACGAAGACAGGTATGACTACATATTAACGGTTGACTCACCGCTAGCCGAGGCTACTCTACTGTGTAAAATGCCGGATCTAGAGTCGGAGGCTATTATACTACGTACGGTGCCTTGGTCCAAGTCAGGGTTTGAGGTAAGATCGCGCACTGTGTTCAAGGACTCGCCAGCCAGGGACGCCATCTATTCAGATGCTTTCCATAGAGCAAAGGTGGTCATAGTACCAGATCAGGACAGCCGGCGCCATCTATCTAACGGAGTTACGGTAGCCGACGTGCATCAAATAGAGGTAGCCAAGTTCCCGACTTTAGCAACCGCACCGTTTGACAAGAAGGGCATTAGAGCTAACATAAGCTTGCCAGATAACTCGGGAACACTAACTCCAGAGGACACTGTCGTAGTGACACTGCTGCCATCCATGGACGAAATAGGTATCACCCAGCCAGAAGTTATTACGCTGCTTGAGGTTATGGCTGGAGCAATGGAGCAAATAAAATTCAAGTGGCTTGTTCTGCTCCAATCATCCACCTATCTGGATATTCTAAAGAATCCTGCCCTACCATCAGATATGCTAAATAAGCATATGATTATAGCTGGCAAGAAGGACACTACCAATTTCTACTTCGAGAACGCCGCACTATCTCAGTATCTATCTTGTGCAGACATCGTAGTAGATGCCAGTAGGGATCATGTGTGGTCACCGTTGGTACATACCGCACTAGCCTGGGACATGCCAGTGCTGAATACGCAGTATGGTAATGTGCCGGTAGACACGGTGGGGTCGGATATGTTCGGCAAGGCATTTTCTGCCGAATCAGCCATAAAGGAACTTGTACGTCTAGTAAGGAATAGAAGCCAACTGGGCAGGTCAAACGCCTTTAAGCCTAATTACCCATCCATTGCACAGACACTATTCAATCTTGTGGAGGAGAAATAACATGGTTTGGAATACAGTATACATAGGACCTTACTTCAGCCTAAGTGCTGCTGGAGAGTGCTTCCGCAGGTTCCTAAACAGCATGCAGCACGATCTTGACCAGGCGCCATGGTGTGCCACCAACAGCCTATCAATAATGTCATACCCACAAATAGATGCTCCATATTACATGGCTAGCCCAAAGGAGTCAGCATTCTTTACCCGGGCTTCGGCGTCAAAAAGGACGTTTGAAACCATCCAGTCAGGGCAGCCGGTTGGGGTTCTGTTCGTAGAGGGGCTACCTAGCGATGAGTTCTTGGTAAGCATTCAAAGCAAGGGAGTTCAACCAGCAATCATAGTATTGTGCGCCCCGCTACAAGACGAGAACGGTGAGATATCTGAGGAAGGTATCAAAGCTATACGGTCATTTGCGTCTAACGGAGTAGAGGTAATACCAATCAACGACGCTGGTATCGAGGGCACAGCCTCAGCGTTTTGGAGACCTGTTCCAATACAGCCAGCCATTTCCAGCTTTACTGGCAATAGCGACGTGGTGCTCTTTGACAAGACTCTGCGCAGGCTTAAGGATATATCAGAGAAGATAGAGAAAGGCAAACAAGTCAAGGTGTTCGACCCATTTGGCTTTGTAGAGCTAAACGTGGCATCAACCGAAGTGCCAAAGACCTTGCGAGACAAGGATTGCACACTGAGGTCAGTAACTGCCCACACCAGAGAAGAGCTGCTTAAGGTAGTCGAGGGTTGTGAGGTTGTAATCGAATCACCAGAAGCTGCGTTCTTCCTAGGAGTAGTTGGCGATACCAGTGGTTGGGACGAGAGGCGCACAGCCCTACATAGGGGCATAGTTGCCACACTAGCGGCAATGTTTCCTGACACCAAGGAATCCGCCACAATAACGGAGCAAGTAAAACAGCTCTATAAAGAAGTACCAGATTTACCAGAGGCTTTGAAAAATGCTGAAACCGAAAAATCTACATCTTGAGATTCCTGGGCCTGTGCGCACGCTACTAAAACTTAATACTACGCAGGACACGCTTCACCCAGTAATATACGAGGCCACTGATCCAGAGGATATAATGAAGAGGAAGGTAACGGACGATCTTGGCATCAAGGTCGTCCGAGACGGTACCAACGGTAGGCAGTTTCTAGTCGGGTACGGTGTAAAGAACAGAAGCACTACTATGAGCAGCATGGGTTTTAACAACAAACCTGATACGGCCATAATAATGTTCTCTGAGCTAACCCAAGACCAGGCAAGGATTTACAAGCGTAAGGAACAAGCATATAGGGAGCACAGGCAATGAAACCAAAACTTACAAATGCACTGCGTGGAGTCAAGATAGGGCTCAAGAGCAAGGAGATCGAACGAGTGCACGGAACCAACTTCTTTAAGCTAGGTGAATTAAAGATGGGCGGCTTTCCTGGAGAAGTGTTTGCTATTGTGGTAGATGCGACTAATGGAAAGGTTCATGTCGAGGAAGTTCTACAGCAGTATAATACCAGTTCGCATAAAATGGATCTTCACTTAGTGTATGTAACTGACGAACAGCAGTGGGAGATGTTGGTAGACGCCGCCTATAGAAATGGCCTCCTAGACGAGAAAAGACTGCATACGGTAATGAGAGAGGCGCATCGACTTGGAATACCGATTAACCGAGAACAGATGTCTTGGAAGAGCCTGGAGTTTGAGAAACCAAGGGGCCAGGAATGCCAATAAAGGGGGGCATCGTGTCTCCAGAAACTAGGGCCAAGATTAGCATGGCAAAAATTGGCCATGTGGTTTCGGCAAAGACTAGGAAGAAACTAAGCATTGTGCTCAAAAGTAGTGCAGCTGCAAGTGCAAGTAGGGCCAAACTTCATGCAGCTGCTAAGGGAAAACACCATACTGTGGAGTCCAAAGATAGAATACGTCGAGCATTAATGGGCAACAAAAACAGTCTCGGTTGTAGCCACTCCCTTGCAACCAGAAAAAAGATTAGTAAGGCGATGTGCGGCCGGCCAGCACCGTGGATGCGCCGACGAGGAAAAGATGCCGCTAACTGGCAAGGTGGAATAACTATGGCCAATCACGGACTTAGAAAAGCAGTTGCTAAGACTGAAGAATACCAAGTCTGGCGGCAGTCTGTATTTGCAAGAGATGGTTTTAAGTGTCGAAAGTGTGGTGCGGCTGGCTATCTTCACGCACACCACAAGAAAGCCTTCAGTAAAATCATTCGCGCACACAATGTCGAATCCGTCGAACAGGCCATAGCTTGCCAGGAGTTGTGGGATATAGCTAACGGAACAACGCTCTGCAAGGACTGTCATAAGGAACTAGGCTTTCACGCCACGGAGGCAACATGAATACTTCATTCTACGACGCAGTACTAGCCTACAAAGGCGACCCAAACAAGTATCGAGAGCTACAAGCCCATATAGATAGGGATTTGATGCCCGGCCTGCTAGGGTTGCTGCACGAAAACACATATCAACCAGTGCTAGTTAATTGTACGTCGATAGGGTTCTTTATAGCATCTTTGGTTGCTAACGAGTTGCAGTGGAAAAGTGGCTCGATAGATAGGTTAAGCAATATACTAATAGAGGACAAGAGGCAGGACTTATATATAATGATCTATAAAGCAATACAAGCATGGGACGTAGATCAAATAGAGTTCGAGCTGTTCTTCCCACCAGTCCTAACAGAATTAATAGTAGAGTGGTACAAGGAGCAATAAATGCAAGCAACAGAGATGATAGACTTACTGCTGTCCTATGCTGTGCACGACCCAACTACCGATACTTATACCTTTACACTAACTAAGGTAGCCGTAGACACGTTACAGTCATACGCAAAGAAAATAGATTCTAAATAATTGGTAGGGTGGCGGAACTGGCAGACGCGCTAGTCTTAGGAACTAGTGGGCAACCGTGGGGGTTCAATTCCCCCCTCTACCACCAATAAGGAGACAAGATGGTGATTCCAAAAAGCATTAATATCTTGGGGCACGCGTTCAAAATCGTCCACTTAGATGTAAGCGACATCGACAACATAGGAACTATGGATCCAAAGCACAGTGTTATTAGGCTATCAACTGGTATGCCGCAGTCAGTCCAGGAGTCTGTGTTGATGCACGAGATAGTGGAGGCTATCAATTCCCACCTAGAATTAAAATTGGAACACCCACAGATAACCGCACTATCTACGGTAATATTCCAGGTATTGAGAGAAAATAAAATGCTAAAATAGGTCGCGAGCATTTTGGTTTCGAACCACAAGGTGTGTTATAATTATAACAATAACGCTACCATAATAAGTTCGAAACTGGAGATACTATGAGGTGCGCTACTTGCGGTAAAGAGACAAAGAATCCGAAGTTCTGCTCGCGTAGCTGTGCGGCAATCAGTCATAATAAAACACCGGGCCGAAGACACATGCTCCCAACCGGAGTATGCAGGATTTGTGGTGCAAGTATTAAGGCAGGGCTGGCATATTGTATCCAATGTAGACCACTAAAACACCACTACGGTGATATTTGTACATGTATAGTTTGTAAGAAAGATTATATTCTACGTCGTGGGTCTAGTACTACCAAATGTACGACCTGTAGGCTCAATGAATCAAGGCATATGATGCGAGCCCGCGCTATTGAATATACAGGTTGTATTTGTGCATCGTGTGGATTTGATAGGGAGCATAGGATTATGGAGTACCATCACCGCGACCCAAACGAGAAAGACTTTGCTATTGGCAATAGTCTAACAAAATCATGGTCTGTTATTAAGGGCGAACTTGATAAATGCATAGTTCTTTGCCCAAACTGCCACCGCACTTTCCACATAACCGGTCAGTTTCCGAAAACGGGCAAGTAGCTCAGTTGGTTAGAGCGCGTCTCTGATAAGGACGAGGTGGACTGTTCGATTCAGTCTTTGCCCACCATGCGCCTGTAGCTCAACTGAATAGAGCACTTGGCTACGAACCAAGAGGTTTTCGGGGTTTGAATCCCTGCAGGCGCGCCACAGTCCGTTAGCTCAGTTGGTAGAGCACCAACCTTATAAGCTGGTGGTCCCTGGTTCAATCCCAGGACGGACTACCATAAAGTAGTAACATAGCAGAGCGGCCCAAAGAATGTTTACACGAAAAGAACACGTAGAAGGGAGTCCATACTGGATAGACCTTCATTGTAGTAAATGTAACATAGTAGAAACATTTGGTACCGCCTCGGTGTGGGCTGATGGAGAGCTAACAGCTTTGATAGGGCGTATGCGCTGGAAACTAAACCCAGATGTTTGCCCAAAATGCAGCCGTCCACCAAAGGAGCCACTAGATGTCGGAATCGAATAAGGATATCTCAGTAATACCAAAAGGTATTTACTGCTATGATGAGAATGGGCATTGTCCGTACCATAGCATAGACAAAACAAGACCAAACCAAGAAAACGGATACTGCTCCTTTCTAGGCTATGGAGATTGGGAAGTTGACCTACCACCAGGGTGGCCAGAGGAAGTAAAGTCGGCAGCCTCGCTTATATGGGATTCCTGTAAAGAGTGTGGAATAAACGACGATATAGAAGAGTTTCGCCCAACTGCGGATAACCTACCAGAGGTGCAGGAAGTGCCGCTGCAGCTAAAACCAGAGTTTGTGGTAGAGGCTGCCTGGTTTGATAACATTACGGACCAGTGGATCCAAATGGTGGCCACTGCAATGGCAAGACACCAAGAGGTGGTTCTAGCTGAAAACGTCAACGAATACTTAGATATGACTATCCAAGAAGGTATAAATAGAGCAGCAGAAAGACTAGCTTTCGACCACCTCCTACCACCAAATTTTGATGTAAGGGCGAACCAAGGAGATGAAAATACTGTGGAGACGTCGTTTAGGCTGCCACCGTATTATGCATATTGCGGAGTAGAGTCAACATGTATACCCTCCCACGCTATTGATACTGCGTAAAATAAGGGCGATTAGCTCAATCGGTAGAGCGCCTCGTTTACACCGAGGAGGTAGGGGGATCGAAGCCCTCATCGCCCACCACGCCAAGGCGGTCGAGTTGGAGAGCGGCGGCAGACTGTAAATCTGTTCCCTATGGGTGAAGAGGTTCGAATCCTCTCCTTGGCACCAAGGAAGTATGTTTAAAAGTAAAATGCAACGCCTATTAGATGGCGAAACGATAATATCCAAAGAGCCTGGCAATTCTATGACTCCAATACTGAAGTCTAGGCAGGCTGTTACTCTACAACCAGTAAATTGGCAAGATGTAGAGCCAGGCGACATAGTATACTGCAGAGTACGAGGAAATTTTTATACTCATTTAGTGAAAGCTGGTGATGCTAACCGCGGAGTGCTTATAGGGAATAACCACGGCCACAATAATGGCTGGACAAAGAAAGTATTTGGGAGAGTTATAAAGATACATGAAGAGTCTTAAGGAAGAACGATGTAGAGCCCCAATAGCAATAAATGAGCATACACTAGTGCTGCTAAGGGTGTTCAAGGCTAAAAATCACCTGGAGGACTGCTGGACCTACGACGAAAGAGACTTTCGTCGCGAACCGTGGGGCTCTGAGGAAGAATCAGCAAGACAATTAATAGACCAGCTTGAAAACGAGTGGAATATAAAATTTCTGGAAGCCCTTACTATAGAACTAGTTAGAACAATAAAGCATCATGATGAGTGGGTTGCAGGTGCCACGGACGGTAAAAGCCCTGGCTTTGCATCAAAGTTAATGGAAAAGCTAAATGCTGTCGTGGCGGAGCAGGAAGACGCGCGAGGCTAAGAACTTCGTACCAAAAGTGTGCTGGTTCGATTCCAGCCGGCAGCACCAACACCGCGGAGTAGAGAAAAAGTGTCTCGTCAGGTTCATAACCTGAAGGTTGCAAATGCACATAAGTGGATCAAGACCCGCCTCCGCTACCAAATAAAAAGCCCCCGAGATTATCGGGGGCTTTCTGCTGTCTAAAATTAGAAGTTAACAGCTATTCCTGTCTTTACGTTGATGCCGTTCTTAACTGGTAGAAGGTTATATTCGTCCTTAGTCACACCAATCTCTATTTGCACATTACGGAATCCACCGTAGACATCATTGATGTATCGACCCATGGTTAGGCCGGCCTTAGGGCGTATAATGCTCTGCTCCGCAGCCAGGGTATATATACCAATCGGAGTAAAGGCGGTAAAGAATTGGCATCTTAGCAGGGCATCAGTATATAGCCTGTTTGGCGTAGCTTCAGACACACCAGACCACGTACGTGGATCACCGTACCCGAGGCCAACAGCTACTCCTGGGCGTAGCTTAAACATATAGCTGGGGTATACGAACGACAGCTCCATGGTGCTTAAGTTCAGTAGATCTGACTGCAGCTTGCCAATCATATTAGCTAGCACTTTACCGCTCTCTCTAACAACTGCCAGGCTATCTTGTACTACTTTTAGCCGTTTTGCGCGCTCTTGGTTGGTCAACGTAGTATCAGATATCAGTTTAGCATAAGCCTCATCCAGCTCCATATTGGCCTGCTGCGTCAGATCCAATAGGAATTTGGCGTTGTTTAGCTCTTCCTTAAGCTTGTCATAGCTAGCCTTAAGCTTCCTATTATCTACCTTGAGTTGGTCTATTTCGGGTGGAACATTGACGATGGTTGTGCCAGTATCAGTGGTGCCGCCAAGTGGGCTGCTTGTTCCGGCCGTGCTGGTTGTTGGGATATTAACCCGCAAGAACACACCCCATATTAGGAACGCAATAAGGAAGCCAGCACCTGCTGCTCCAATAAGTGAAAGGGTTGTTTTCATTCTCTCCTCCATTATTTTAGATATGTCACCAGGCAGCCACGATAGACTGGTGTGACTCCGTTGTAGTTATTAAAGGTAGCCTTAAGCCACAAGTATGAAACAGGATCGCCACTAGATAGTTCAATCGATGGCATATCCTGCGTAAGTCCTACTGGTACGTCTAGTGGGCTCAGTGGAGCAGACGCATTGCCGGCATATAGCTTAAAGTCTACAAACTCCTCAGGCCTATAAGTTCGATCTAGCCCTACCAAATCATAATCTACTTCGAAGCTTGTAGCTATTCTAGCATCGTGTGCGCCAGTGCTAGGCAGCCTAAAGTAGAACGATCCGGTAGAGTTATAAGCAACCTGCTTAATGCTAAGGTTGTATAGACCAACAAGATGCTCTCCAGAGCCGGTGTCGAATGATAATCTAACTGCATCGCCAAAATCTGGGGCATAGAAATATACCCTTTGTGCTCCATAAGTCGATGGGGCGCCTATAGATACCCACAGTCCTGAGGTAGATCTATATTCTATGTTCTCGCATATTGTACCTGCGGCCGGTATCGGGCAGAAGGATACCATGTTAGCGCCTATACCACGAACAGTTGGCACTTCAACCGTAACTTTATACTTGCTGGTAGAGATTGGGTTTGGCTCTAGCCAATACTGTTTGGGATCATCTACCATAGCATTTTTAGGGTCCCCAGCTAGAGTCACTGGGCTGTCATTACCGTCTACTACAGACACCACCACGCTGGTTGATGCGCGTCTAATCCCTCTGTCATCTGTATAGTATGGTATTCTATTAATGGTGCCGGAGTTCTCTACTAGAACCACCTGACCATAAAGCGGGGAACGATCAGTATTAGTGGTAGTTATGGAGTGCACAGCTGGATCGTGTATCAGCTTATAGTGTGCTACGCCAGCAGCCGCGGCGGCTGTATACTCAATGGACATGGCGTTAATACTGGATGTAAGACTATTTACAAGAGATGTAAGGCCTGCGTTCTCTGCATTGACGGCCCTAAGCTCATTAACTATACGCTCATTTATACTAAGCTGTTCGGTATATAGATCAGCGACATCTTCAGCGGCTGCCTTGGACAGTCTAGATATTTCATCGTGTTTTATGCTACCGCGAAATGGAGCGAGGAAGTCGGCTAAGCGAATAATCATTGGTTAGACTCCACAAAATCTGTTTAATGTGCGCAAGGCATAGCACACAGTAGGCAACTGGTTGTTCATAAGAGTAGTTCTCTCAGTTGCAATATTATCTATATCAGTACCACAGCCGGCTATAATGGTTGACAAGTCTAGGAAACTTCCGTAAAGACCACCAAATAAAGCTGATATTATTATGGAGCGGATTGGCGCCCGTCTGCGCTGCCTCATCTGGCACACCTGTGGCTGCTGCACATAATTATAGGAGTTTAAACTGTCTACGTTCACTTTAATTCTACCTTAGTAACGATATTTTTGTTACCCTGTTTGCGGCCAACAGTAACAAGGCCCAGCGTCCCATTAGATGCTCCAATGGGTTGTATAGTGGATAGGTCAAACTTCTCTACAAAATCATCGTAGATTGGCTCTAGTGCCACAGTTGATGGCTGGAATGATGCAGCATACTCAAGTAGAGACACCGTATCAACACCAGGATCTAACTCAAACTTAAGCCTCACAGTTTTTGTATCAACATCCTGGTATAAATATTCTACCTTAAAGAATAGGCTGCTGTTCTGCTCTAGTGATGCAATATTGAAGTCATTGCCTGTTCTTACATCTGTAAGCTTTAAGTTGCACGGATTACCAACTATTATTTTACCATCATTATCCATATATTCTCCTGGGGCCGGGGCGCTAACTACCTGAGTAAGTGTGCCAAACGCCAGAATTTTATTAGGATCATCAAATGACACTAGGCGATTAAGCTGGTCGTTGCCGGTGACCAGCACGGTAAATGTTCTCCACCCTTGCTGATAATCTATTCTAGTGGTGCCTGGTTTAATAGACAGCACAGCACCGGTTTCTAGATTCTGCAGCACGCAACTAGTGGCATTGGAGGTTATACTAATGGATTCACCAGACTTTAGTATGCACTGGCCGACCCACGAGCCTATGGAGTTGTCGACTACAAACTTTGTAGCACGAATCTTTATTGCGTAGCTAGTAGCATCATCTTCGTAAAAGACAGGATCAACTACAATACGACGCCAGCGGCGGTTCGGGGGAAGAGCTGGAAGAGTTATTCTCATAAACTGATTGCCGGCTACACCAACTATTGTGTATGGTATAGTAGTAGGGTATACAGTTCTTCCAACCTTAATATATGATATAGCGCCAGTGGTGGCTATGCTCTCATCGCTCTGTAGATTAAACGCATCGATTGGTATATATATACGCTTACCACCACTTATTAGTTCTTGTGTAGCCACACCGGTAGCAGCTTTCTCTATATACGAATTGCTAACTCCATATGTTGTTCTCTGCATAACACCCATACCAGCAGTAACTCTGGTAGAGCTAAGCTTACTATCAAACTCGGCTATTTGAATCTGATTGGTGTTTAAAACAGTAATACTATCTGGGCTTATTATGCCTTGGAAGCTACTAGATATCTTTACCACGCTGGACAGTGGAGCTTCTACCCAGTTGAGAGTTTCTGGTGGCTGGTTGTCTGTACAGATTGACACAAATGGAGTTACACTGCCACCGCCCTGGGTCTTAGCCGTAATAGCTACATTGTGTAGTGATATATCAGCACCATTTAAATCAGCAAACCTTATAGGATTGGTAATCACGTACGATGTGCCAAACTCATTTATGTTCCAAGCCTTAAGTTGGTCTAGAGAGAATATATAATAATTTGCACCTTGCTCATCAAGGTCTGGCATAGTTTTAGTAAGCCGCAGTCTTATTAGGCCAACTCCAGCTGGGACTTGTATAGGGGTAGGGACAGGACCAAGCCTAGTTTGCAGCCACTTTGTGTCAGCATAGCTGCCAGAAAATGTATAGTCAACCTCCATATAGCCAATGACGCTACTAAGAGTAAGAGTATAGGTCTTGTTGGACATAGGAACTGCTATTGTAGTAAGGACGCTAAATCCTGCTGGAGAATTAGTCTGATAGACTGTGGTGAACGGCCCAGTTCCAAGCAGTAGGTCCTGTGGTGGCGTAATAACTGAGATTGCAGTGTATGCTGATCCCGGCTCTAGCATAATTGATTGGTCTGTGGGCACCTGTATAGCCTGCTTAGCCAAAGACGATTTGTGCTTTACCGCACCAATAGCCGTATCCACTATCGCAGTTGAGTGTGATAGGTCTACCTTGTTGGACGAATCAAATGAATCGGCAAACACTAGACCCCCGGCCTTTAGGTACGCCGTGGTGGACATAGCATCGTTAAGCCTAAGCTGATTCGTCTTGTGTTCTACATCAGTAAGAATTGCTGTTAGCGATATGGCTCTGTCTAGCTCTTCAGTGGCCTGTAACACTATGTTTATATCGGCAGTTATGTCCATAAGCATATTGTTGATGCCACCAACATCTATTGGTCCAGATACAACGCTTGGTCTAAATACTGGCTTACCACAAGCTCTAAGAAGCCGTAGTTGGATCTCTGCTTTAGCCTCTTGACTATGCAATGAGATTCCTCTAGATACTAACTCTTGCTGTATTTCATCTAGTAGAATATCTCTCTGTATTTGGCGTATAGATTTCATTAACTGATGCCTTTATGGCAGTCTACGCAAAGCGTAATGCCATTATTTATATCCCACAATTCTGCACAAATCGCCGCCTGTTCCATAGTGGTTATTTTGTACTGGTCAATAATAACTTGGAACCGTTTCTTGTGGTGTGCGTGCAGCTCGCCGCCCTGCCGCCAACATTTCTGACAAGTAAAGTTGTCTCTAGTGAATATATCGGAACGCCATTGGCGGTACTCAAACATGCCCGCGATAGCACGCCTAAATCCATGGTTTACCGAAGTAATACCGCCTTTCCAGTTGCCAGCTTTTGCTCCAGTCCGTAACCTCATCTTTGCTCTGGTCGACGGAAGCAGTTGTTTGCCAATATTAGCAGCGCGAAGTTTGGCCTTAGTTTCGAACGAAAGCTTTGCACCCCGTCGCGGGCTCGGCTGACCAAGCCGCGTAGAGCTTATCTTCGCCTTGGTTTCTGCAGAACAAATCTTGCCCAAACGTGCAAGACGCATTTTGGTTCTCGTCTCGTTAGATATTGGACTTCGTCTGCGCATGGCTACGAAATTCCCTTAATTTTAACAAATTTTGATAGGCGTGCTTTGGCCTCGTTGAATGTAAACCGCAGCCGTATGCTATAAACTGATTCTGTTGTTTGTGCCACTGCGCCAGTACCATACATTGATTCAAGTTTACTTTTTAGCTGACTATCATACTGTCCAAGGAACAACGTAGTTGGCCTACTAGTATCATTCCAACCTAGAGGGCATATTTGGTGCCAGGTGTTCTCATCATTAAACTGCACTTCGCAAGTTATGCTATCGGGGCCACTAGCCCCAACCCTCCCAGCTTCTATGCAGAGCGCAGATAGCGCTTTTGATATACCAACTGGTTTAGTTACTAGTACTGACCCTGGTTCTTGTGTACCGTACATAACATCAACAGTAGCAACCTCTAGTGCATATCTAATTAGGTTCGACTCCTCGGGGTTTACTGTAATAGACCCAACAGGTATTCTATCTGTAAAATCTTCTTGAGTGGTAGCCTTAGTTTTAAATATGGCAATAGCTGGCGGTATGGTTAGTGGACTTGCGCTTTGTTGCACTACCAGTGCGTATGTAGCACCCTGACTAAGCAGTGAACCATCCTGTAGTATATTTCGTACGAACTCCTGACCACCAGTTGCTGAGATAGGAGTAGTTGGGCTTCCAGCCGGGATAATCTCCCACGCATTGTTGTCGGTGTTAAAAATCAACAGCTTTTGTACGTAGTCGCCACTAGCGGCCACCAATAGTCTAAGTCTTGGTGACAGATTAGTTATACCGCTAGGCTCCCTAATCTGTATCGGGTGAGTTGTAGTAGCCTGATCTGACTTCCACACTAAGCCTACTATTGGGCCTTGGGCCATAGTAGACCATGGATCTAGATTATATGGTCTGAGCTGTGAGTCTGCATTGGATTCATTAGATGGTTTGGCAGCCCAAGCATACAAGGTGTTGTCCAATAAAGAGATTGCTTGGCTAACATGCAGCGAAGCAGTACTCATGAGTGAGGACTCTGGGGCTACGGCTATATTACTGACAGCAATGCCGTTGGCTGTATCAAACGGCCCTGTTCTAGCTAGATTTAAATACTCTGCTGGGTTAGACGAATTTGGTAGCGACCACACAAAAAATCTATAGAAGGTAGCGTCCCCTTGGGTCATAGTAGTAATGGTGTAGTCAGTATCAGTAGAGGATATTATCTGGCATAGGTTGTTATATGGATAGTTGTGTCCAGACCCAGGCAGCTTAGCGTATACAAATTCATTGCTCTTAGTATACACATTACGAAAGTTAAGCCACGTACTGCCATCAGAGAAGTTTACGCTCTGGACCCAGATCTTGGTATCCATAATCAACTTAACGTTTGGCTTAATGTATTTAATTATTGGCACAATAGTGTTTGGTCCAGCCCAAGTAGAATATATAAGTGGTACCAGGCTACCATCGATAGTGGTCTCCACTACTCTATAATCATACTTTATGCCGCTATACGCAACAGGGTTTATAGTTGGATTTACTAACTCATTTATATCAAACACCAGTTGATTACCAGTAGGCATAATGCAATCTGCGTATGACCTAGGCAGCTGCAGGGTTCTTTCTCCGTTGCTAACTATTTCCTGTAACTCTGGGTAGTATGGAATATAAATTATCTGCTCGGAGAAATCTGATAATCCGCCGTCTGGAAACATGTAGTCGCCAGGCTCAGTAGTATAAAACCTAATGCGTATTTTATTAAGAGCGTTGGGGGTAAGTCTTATATTAAACAAGCTGAGAATGGCTGGGTCTTGAGTACCATCATAGTTTATGCTGTCAGTTCCACGAGACCCATATGAAGCAAGCTCATCAGGTATAACAAGGTTTACCCTAACTGGCCACCATAGCATATGATCGCAGTTAGTAACAACTTCCTTTATAGAATCACTAGATACTTGGCGTGTTGGTTCACTGCTCAGAAGAGTTTTATCACTACTCTTCCAACTCGATACTGTCTCTATGTAAGATGTTACTATCTCAACATTTTCAGGAAAGGCTATTTGATCTTTTGTGTTATCAAGCTTTAGTCTCTTTGCTGGATGAGGGTTTTCAATACCAACAAGTATTTCATTGTCAGTTACGTACTGATTAATTGCAGTTTCAAAAAATCTATGTACGTAGTGGTCAGAGTATGCTCCAGCCACGCCAGGTACAAACTGTGTGCTACCACTTAGGCTACCACCGCACCTAGTTGAGGCGCTAGTATCTGGTTTTATTGCATATACCAATGGTTCTAGCCTGTCGTCGGCTCCAGTTACGTAGATTGGCGTCCAGTCGGCCCGTGCCACCCAATCAGGGTGTAGCTCATCAAAGCCTGTTTGGTATGCACCAATACGAACATAGTTCAGCCCATTCGACCAGCCATCGCCAGTATACACAAAACTGCCGTCGCCCCACGTAAAAGCATCTACTGTGTTGATACTTGGATATATATTTTTTGTTATAGTTACTGCGCCATGCTGGTTCTTAACTTCTATTTGATAGCTTAGCGCACTAGATACATCTCCGGTATACGTGCCGGGGGTAGTCAGCCTAATAAATACATTTCCACTTATGGCTGGGTTGCTGGCGCTACCGACCTCTGTGCCTGTTGGCTCTATTGTATAAACCTTGGGTATGGGATGCGTTTTAACTAACCCAAATAAATCTATTGGTGTAATAGTGCCGGCTGACAATTGTTTAACAAATGTTCTTCGTGATCTAATCCATGCTAGGTTTGCACTATTTAGGGACCCAGCGGTTGGGTACATATGATACAGAAGATGACCAAAGTCATCGTCATGCGCAATGTTGCCTACAGCAAAACCGGCAACTTCTGGAGTCTGGAGGTCGTATTGCTGACCAAGCTCACCGTATAGATAGCTTAGAGTATTGTAGGTGGCTAGCCTGCCTAACTGTGTGCTAATATATAGGCTGTCGGTTGCGCCATCCTCATTGTCTATTCTCTGCCACATGAAACCAGCTATACCGAACACTCTATCTTTGTAGGTGGTCCACTTTTGGTTGCCTGGAAGAGGCTTTGTAACTAGGAATGAATTTTCCTCATTACCGCTAATTTTTGTAAAAAGCTGTCCAGCTGCACTGCTATACCAATTAGTTTTATAAGCTTGTATAACAGCGTGGGTAGAGGAAGAAGTGGTGGCTACCCCAGCAGCAGTGGTAGTTAGGTTGTCTGGGGTGCCACCCATAACTGCTAGCATTGTGCCACACGTATAGTCATCTGGTGCCCAACTATATCTGCCAGAAGGTACAAAGCCAAATTCTATAATATCTGCTATGTGCGAGTCGGTGTGTCTATATCGTAGCCATGGAGGCTTTCTGTCTACTTCATTTCTTGACGCTAGCCCACAGTCGGCACCATTGCTTAAAATAGGAAGAAGCCCGTAGATAGCAGAGTACCCACTGGTGGCCGACAACTCAGTTGATAGCTCACTGCCGGCAATACTAATAAACTCTACATTATCATTAGTGGCATATGGTGGGTTTACAGACCCGCCAGCAAAATCAATATTAGCATATTGAGTCCAATCCTCGTACGAAAATCTCGCATCATCATATGCGCCGAATATCTCCCTACCTGCAGAGCGGTGATCAATTACCACAACAGGGTTGCCGTCCTCGTCTACTCGTCCATACTGTCCATTAAAATGAATAGCGATGGATTTACCAGCCAGGCCATCTGGCGTAATAGTTTGCTTAATCCAAAATAGCGATGACGAGTAATCAGTTATTGGGTATACTTGCTCTAGGTATTCTCCTCTAGATAAACATGAGGTAATGGGCACGTCCTTATAAGTAGAGTCTTCAGGAACTACCTGGGTGGCTATAAACCCCTTAGGCTGCGTAGTGCCTGGTAAATAGTTCCAACTTGTGTCAACTCCCCAAATTACACCAACTGGCATATCTACAGCGCCGTCGTCGATGACATCAGCAGTATACTGATCGTTATCGCTGGGCGGATGAGATCTGTGCAGATCAGCGAATACTACAAATTCGTGCTTGTCTAAAATGTTGCTCATAACTCTTTGTCGCTAAGTAGATTAGTATACATTGGGGGATTAGAGTTTCCTATTTTACCGAGGTATCTATACAGCTCATATCGCTGTCTATACGATGCACTTTTTGTTAATTTAATAACTACCTTAGTTAGCTCTGTGGGAGGGCATGTCATAACGGTTTTACCATCAGCCGTAGAGACATCGAATTTTATAGAGCCGCTCTCGGTAACTCCAAAGCCTCCGACTAGTGCATAGCCGTTTACGTTGTTCTGTAGAACTTCAACTCTATCAACAAGAGATAGGCTTTTTAATAGAACAGTAAGCTGTAGCTGAAGATCATAGGTAGAAGCCCCAACAGGCCTGATGGGCTCCTCTTGTATATAAATAGGCTCCCAAAAATTGATCGGATGGGATCCAGTTGGGTCAGTCTGCAAAATGCTAATATTGCGCTCAGTAATAGGACAATTAGGGTTATCCTTTATATCTTCCTTAAATACAGCCTCGTACTCCATGGCGTCTACTAGAGACTCAGTGGTTAAATTCTCTACTCCTCTAGTATCTGCACTTCTTATAGCGTCATCGGTGGCGGTGTCCCGTACACCAAATTTCTTACCAAAGCCAGCATGAACTATATTTGGATCAGGGCTAAGAAGCACGCACTCTATCGCCGCTACTTCTGCCTTAATTCTAGTTGTAATAGTAGCCATGGCCTCTTGCAGCACTGAGTCTATATAGGCGGTTGTTTGTGCCTGGTCAGCGATAGCATTACTAACGGCTAGGTTAATAGCCCATTCATTTGAAATAAGACCAGCTGTTCTTAGTGCGGTGGCATACAGCTCGGCTTTGAGTAAACTAATAAGAGATGATTCTCCGCGGGACTTACCTACGTGGTCCTGTAGAAATGTTCCAGCATAAGATGTCAGCTGTGCTTGCCATTTAGTAAGATCTATTAGATCAGTGCGTACAGCATTAATCATATCATTAAATCTAGCTGCATCAGGAAAGGCCTCTGCATCTACACTATTATCTACAAGAGTACCAAGGTTGGATTCTGGCTCCTCTGTTAGTTTGGACAATAACTGCTGTGCTATTAAAAGCAACTGCATTTGGCTAAGCTCGGGCTGTTCTTTAGCTACAGAATACAACAAGTCCGATATTAGTCTATTGCGCTCGACAAGCATTATTGGATTGAACTTATTCATTTAAGCCGTAGCTCGCTCTGTTAAATCTTTTCTCACCGTTGGCCGCTTAGTAGGCGTAGATGGTGCAGTAAGTTGACTTGGAGGAGGAGTGAATACGTCTGGTGAACACGCTATGGTGTAGCCATAGACTCGTGGGCTGTGCTCGTTAGAGCGTTCTAGATCTAGCTCTAAACTAATGAAGTCATACAGCCTATAATATATAATTATAACATATTTTGCGACAGAACGCAAATCCGCATTAGTGTATATTTTGCCGTCGCTGTAGTAGAATTCTAGTATGCCGTTGTAAGTGTTTAGTACTGGAGGAGTTAGCGTCTGCCAGTCAGTTTTATCCGCTCCCTCTATATCAGGAGAATAGTAGCCAGGAGACTCCGAACTAGGCTCTTGATTGTAGCAAAGAAGCCTAATAGGTTGGAATCTTGGTTTCTCTACTTCGCAGGTTAGAGTTATATTGCTTACTGCCAACTCCGGTGCTGATACTGGGCTTAAGGCGAATGTTTTCTCGGCTAGGTATGCAAATGGCTGGTCAACTGGTATACCTCGTACTCTTATTGTGTAACTAGCAGGTGTAGCATCGGTAAGCAGTTGAAAAGACATCTCGTCAGTGTACAGCGTTTTACCTATGTCGTTGCCCAAATCCATGCTGACACCGTTTCTCCACGCCTCGAATACATAATAGTCTATGTTTGGTGCTTCAGCTGCATCTTGCCAGTGCCACCTAATGGTGGGGTTTTGAGTTACCACCTGCTCGCCTACCATTAGCCCAGGATCTATTATAAGGTTGTTGGTTATACTATCTGTTACAAAGAACTCGTGCTCTATCATTCCTGACATATCAGCACTAGCTATTGGAGTAATCATTAGGTTAGCCCCATCGCTGCTGACCCCGACTGCTCCACCAATCTTTGTGCAATCTATATTATTAAATGAATCATAGTATCCAAGCAGATCGAATCTTTTGTCAAATAGATCGCTGAAGTCTGCACCAATGTTTCTTTCTAGCCAGCCCTTTATAACATCATGCATGCCGCTACCAAAACTACCAAATGAGGCGTCGGAAGTTGCTACCAAAGACCCACTACTTACAGCAAACCCCTTATATGATATTTGTAGCGTGTACGCCCCTGTGCCTGGAAACCTAATAGGCTTATTTATAGTTGGGGGTGTGCTTAGCCAGGCCCTGCTGTTGTTTATAGTATCATAGCAAGGTATTGTATTAGTGTAGGTGCTTAGTCTTACCACAGTATTACCGAGGGTAGTCGCATCATACTTTCCATGTATGCCATAAATGCCATCAGGATCGTTGTGCTCGGCAAAAGCTCCCCAGCGTTGTACACCCTGCTCCTCAGAAACACCAGTGATATCAGTTATAGGAACTCGGAAATAAACTGGATATGTTTGGTACGGAATGGTCCACTGTGAGATAATAGGAGCTGATATTGTTTGCTGAAATATTAAGCTACCAGTATCTCTATGTCTAATATTAACAGATACTTGGTAGGCAAGTAGAGCTTTTCCACCAGCGAACCCAGAGTCGCTAGGCATAGGACCACTGTATACTGGTACTTCGAAAAATAGATTTGCCCTCACGCCGTCCGGCTCAGAAATGCCAACAATAGTGGCGTTATCGTGTATCTGCTGCACCGTGTCCTGAGCTTGCGCTACCTCTACAACTGAGTACCTTGTACGCAGTAATGATGGCTGTAGCGCCTCCTTAGACCAATATAAGCTGGCATCTATGTCATTTGCTGCGTAATATTCTGGATAGTAGCTTCTGCGATATAGTACACTTAGGTAGGCTGGAGGTGTTCCTATTAGATCAGCACCTAGCATCATCCTCCAGGCTCCAACGTGTGGATCATTTAGCCCAGCATGCGCGCCCATGTGTAACAGAGGAATATTGTCTTCTGTATCCGGAGCTACTACACAGGATGCTCTGCCAAGCGGCGGAGTATCTATAGATGTGATATCTGTATTTATAATATAGTAATAAGGCTTAGTTAGTATACTTACTGCAGACTCGTTCTGTACTATGTCAAAGCTCTTCAGCGACGGGGAGTACATATAGACAGAGTTTCCTATTTTAGCGACAATGGTAGAGTACACCGCCCTAGATGCTGCGCCACTCATTGGAAGGCCTAGCCATGACGAGCCGTAATGTGGCCATGACGAGTCAGCTAAGTCATCAAATACATCTGATACCTTGCCTGCTCCAGGAAAGAGATTATAGGAGTCTACGTCACCGGCATATAACCACACCTCGTCACTTACCGCCCACTGTGCTACCGTTGGTACACTAATAAGCAGCCTAATGTGCGAGTCCAGCTGTGCAAATGAACTCCTCTTGCCAGCTCCTGTGTACCACTCGTAGAACAGCTCAATATCAGAGACCGGCACACTGCTCATTGCAGCGTTGTAGTCGCCTAGTACTATAGCAAACTTTGACACTACGCTATTTGAGTTGTTAGCTACAGCAGTAAGGGCTACAATGGCTCTGTTTAGTTCTTCTGGTGTATATATGCGTCCAGACCAGTTATACACTAATACACTAGAGTTTTGGCAGTATGTTCCTACAGTACTCATATCTCAATAAATATAGTGAGTTTACCTTTTGCGTTCTTAGTCTCTAGACTAAATTTTATAGCTTCTGATTTTGCTTCGGAGGTTGGGCTAAGCAGAGACAGCTCGCCGCTCTCCACACACTCTATACCGGTTGTTTTGTCGGCCCCACGGAAAATATAATTCACAGTTCTAGTGGCAGTGGTGTTGGATATGTAATCAAATGATAGTGTTTGTTCCTTGTCTGAGTCTACAAGCTCTACATTTGCCTCACCTGGAATAGCGCCAAAGTAGAACTCCATTCTGCCCTCAGCGTCAACCGCCGTTGGATCAAAAGCCATTACTGTTGTACCTACCGTTGCTCGCTGCTCAACAAACTGACCAGTGCCGTCTATTATTTTACGGTCTGTGTAGTACCACTGCTGTGCAGAATCTTGGTACCAGTATGCGTAATCAATATAAGCGGAAGTTGAGGTATGAACATATCCTGGGCCTACCTGCTCGTTGATATCATTACTAAGATCGATAGTCTCAACCCTTCGTACTGGTCGACTCTGGTCCCACTCTCTGTTTGCTGGGTCATACGGGTCAGTACCAGAGGCAGAAGAATAGTTATAGTATGTAAGTGTTGTGCCAGGAGTAACGGGCTCAACTCTACGAGCTGGACCTTGCCCATCTAGCCAAAAGTGCATCCTAGAGTTTATTTCGTTATTGCTGCTAAGCAGCAGCTTACGCATATATACCGTGAGGTTGTTCGCAAACGACCTCTTATCTTCTAGCATATAGCTTTGTTTAAATCTCTTTGTTTCTACCGAACAAGAGCTGCCATAACTGTGCATATAAGGAGCTATATAGTACGCACCAACCTTATACCGCACATATGTTTTTACAGTAGTCTTTGGAGCCATATCAGACAACTGACTAATGCTAGTGGGCACCGTAGTGCCTTCGATTAGCTCCTCTACTGATTCATAGTCATAGAACGAATTTCTTATTGATAGCCGTACTGCCTTAATGCCGTATACGGTTTTATCAACTGATTCATTATCAAAAGTGTATAAGCTACCATTATAGAATAACCCTGTTACTGGGCACTCCATCGGGTCTGTTATAGAAGGAGCCCAACCAAAATCATAGTCATAAAGCATGCCGCCTTTAACAGCAGTCATCCACTGCACATCATTACTAGTAACAGCTAAGCATTCTATCTTAACTACTCTGTTGTGCTCCCTATCTACCATGGAGTAGTATAGCCCATTTAATCTTACGGCTGAGCGAAAGTTAAGAGTTACATAGTATTCTAGCCCATCTGGGTCAGGTGTAGTTTTGTACACATTTTCATACCACACTCCGTTGGCCATGCCTTTGATAAAACAACTAAAGGTTCCACCAGAATAGTCTTGTACTGGGTCTACTCCAAGAATATCATACCCAACAACATCCTCTGGTCTATCTATCTCAACTGACTTAACTGTAGTATTATTGTTAAACAGGCTCTCTTTATATTTTATTACGAGTGCGCCATCAGGAGAAAAGCCAGCGTCGCCAGACATATTGGTTATTTGGTCAGTAAGCAGCAATGCGCCAAAAAGGCTGCTATCTGCCTGGGTAGCAAGAAGCTCTCCAATTGTTCGCTCTACGCTAGCTAGTTGTACTCTTATGTCTTTGGACGAGGCCACCGATAAGTTCTGAACCCTACCTATGATATCTTCGATTAGCATAATGCGCTCATATAGGCTAGCAATATCTATACTAACAGACATCATAAAGTCGTTGTAAGAGGCCGAGTCCATTATAGCATCTTCTTGAACTACTAATCTTGCTGTAACTATTTTAAACTGTAGCTTGTTTACAGTTTCTAGCAGAGTAGCTATTTCTTGGCGAAGCGCGGAGGCGCTTAGTTGTGGGAACCTACCAAGAAGTATGCTTCTTGCAGAGTTAGAGATAGCAAGGTTTTCATTAATTGATGATATTTGAGATCCTGGGAGCATTTATAGCACTCCAATTAGTCTGTCACTTCAATAGCAATATCGCATTCACCAGGATCTGACGAGCCAGCCACTGCAATTCCTAGTGTAAACCCTGTTGACGTAATATCTTTTGCATACATAGCCCTGTCCGTGTGGTGGGCTAATACAAGAACAAGTGCGTTTGGTATATTAGCAGGCAGAGCGTCACCCATTGTATCTGTTAAATCAGCAAACACTATTGAATCCTCTGGCTCTGTTAGCACTGCAACATTGCGAATCACCCAGCGCCACCCACCTAAATTCTTGTTAGAGTAAAGCATAGTCTCAGTAAGGGTCTCAGAATCATAGAGCTTTACATCATAGCGTGGGCAGATAAATGACGAGTCAAAACCAACCTCGGTTGGGTCTATAACCACAGTGTACTCCCCAGGAAGATCTACATTCGGCGTGGCCACTATTGGGGTGACTGACGAGCCAGCCGGATATAGCCTAACTTCTAAGTTAGGATTATAATAGCGTAAAGAGTCGAGACCCATTAAGTTAAATCTGTAGAGTAGCTTCATTTTAAGGCTCCAGTGGTTTTAGTAAACCATATATTTGCATATCTGTTGGCTGAGTGGTGGTATCGGCTGAGTTTGGTACAAAGTCTATACACATATCCACTAAACTATAATCAGTATCATTACTAGTATCTGTAGCGTCTGGCATAAAGCTTCCTTGGCCCCAAGGCAGTGGCAATATTCCAGTTCTTGGTATAACAATTACCTCTACCCACGCACCGTAAGAGCAGTATTTGCTTGCCACCTCTTTAATCTTGTTTAATACATACTCCTGAGCGTTGGCAATCCCTAATTCAGCCTGCACTTTAGTAGAGTAGGCTGCTAACCAATCAGACGTAACACCCACTATTACAGTAGATTCTGCCTGATATGGATTACCCTGCCACCTAGCTATGTCTGCAAAGTTATTGTTTGCAGGATACATAGCCTGAAGCTCGCCTGGTCCATAGAATTCATCTGGCAAAAGCCCTCCGCCATCGACTGTAATCTTGGTAAGTTTGTAGTCACCAGGAACTCTGTCTGGTACATGATATGTTCCTAGCACAATGGCTTGATCATAGTATGGGTTCTCTGGCGTGTAGAACTCAGTAGGAACCGTGCTGTCGTACCAGGCAGACTTTGTAACTACGTCATCACTGCTATCTTTATAACTATATAGTAGTTTAATATGCTCGAATAAGTCAGGCACTAGTACTAGCGTATACCCGTTTGGTGGCGTAGATGCCAGTGATAAAGTTATTATGGAATCACTATAGGTTGCGCCAGTAACTAGTATTGATATAGAAGGCAGAATACCGTTATTTAGAAACACGGCCTTTAGTCCTATACCGCTTCCGAATAATGCCAACCTGTTAAGCCACGCAGTATCTTTATACTTAAGATTGGTAGCTGCTATTGACACAGAATCACCGTCTACTGTGTATGAGCAATTAGTAAGTGCATAGTATGATGGCAATAGTTTTATAGTAGCAATGATTGGCAAGTCTGCTGTCTCAGAGCCGTCTATGTCTCTTTTGAGCCCAGTAGGCCCAACAAGATATGGTCTATCAAACGTCCACCAAGATTTAGGTCGCAAATAACTAATGTATGCTTCTCTGCCATTTAACTGCTCGTTGCAGTGTATTAGGCCATTATTAGAGTCAACACCAGCTATAACGCTTGTGTTTAGACTATGAGTGGTATATACTAGTAAGGTTCCATCGACATCAGCCATAGACTTGTTCTGCATATCGGCTGGCTCGTATACACCAGTGTCAGGATCGTAATCGTATAACAACTTAATGCGGTTGTCTGGATATGGATTACGCGCCACGCGAAGAGCATCAACCTTTATTAGATTTGAGCCCATAAGCTTTACAGGCTGCCATGATATCTTGGTGCACCCAGTAGAGTTGTGGGACCCTTGGTTGGCTGCTTCAGTTATATGCCAAAATAGTTCATCACTTGTGGTGTGAGGGAAGGCAGTAGAGGAGGCCATGCTTTTTGGTACAAAAAACAGAGCGCTGCCTATCTTTGGCCTTGAGCTACGCATATCGTACCCGCTATCCTCTACCGATAGCCCCCCCCACTTTGTAGCGGTTACGTGGGTGACAGCAGCAGAGTAGAACGGCAGAACGTCGATACCAGTTGAGTCTATTAGTTCTCTAAAACCATATATAACTTCTTTGTTTGCGCTGCTGGCCGGAGGAACTTTATTGTACTTAAGATATAGAGGTTTGCCTTTGTATGCAGAGACTAGACGCTGTTTAAATAGTATACGAACAACGCAAGTGGCTTCTGGCATATAGTCTACCCAGGTACGCAGTGGGCTGTATCGCGGCAGATCAGTATACGCGGTGGCTGAGTATTCAACAACATATTCAGATGCTGGAATGGTTTCACCATACGGCCCTATTACGTCAAGCCTTTTGGCTGAGCTCACCCTATGGTGCCACAGCGCCTGATACTGATAGAAGAATTGATCATCGCCAATTGACTTATTAGTGTAGAGAAGCTCGTCGCACCGCGCCTCGATACCAGCTATACTTATATTGGCAGACGATCTTATCAACAGCTTAATATATGGCTGACTGTTGCTAAGTGACAGTTTATATTGTATTATGTTTGTAGTGCCACTAAGAACTAGTGTTGGCTGCAATACGACGTCGTTCACAGTAACACCCACTTGTCTATCAGAGGCAGTCGTAGCTAAGGTAACTGTGTAGTCTGTTCCGGCACACACCCCAGTTGTGATATTGGTGGTTAGATACCCAGTAGGTGTTAGTAGTAGACTACTACCACTAACCGATACTCCGCTGTAGTGCCAGGCTGTGCCTACAAGTCCACCACTAATCAAGGTAGGTATTATGCTACTATATGGATATACCGTAGCTGAGTCCAGTATACTAGAAACGCTACTAACTATTGGGTCCTGGCTACGCGCCAGCTCTAGCTGAACCAACGGAGCGGCTACGATTGGAGAGAACTTATTTCCTATGGTAATGATTGGAGCTCCCATTACCTAACCTCATAATAAATAGTGCGCACAATACGACTTAATTCTTCGACGCCTAGGGTATCGGTGGCAGTTACTTTAATAGTGGCCAATCCAGCTGTAATAAAATCTAATGATGCCACGCACAGGCCATCACTATTTGTTGTGCCGGCTAATGAACCTGAGCCCAACGAGTTGGTGATACTAATATTGATATTACTTACCGGGCTGTCTGTTTCATCTAGGGCATATACTGTTAGTTGCGTTGGCATACCAGCCCTACCAGCCTCTCCGCGTGACACCTCTGCCAATAACTTACATAGTCGGTTGGCGCCTTGAGATCTGTCACTGTCTTTCAATATTAAATATGATTGACCAATTCTGTGTGTGCCGGCGGTAATATCTCTAGATGAAACTAATGAGCTCTTTCCTATACAGATGTGAACCATACCAGTAATTGAATAATCTTTAAGACACATAACTAGTCTTTCGTTGGCCCAGTCAACCACAAATTGATTTACTTCAATATTATCAAAGTCTACGCTGGAGCCGTGAATAGAGTAATCTGATATAATTCCAGTATTCCAGTTTCTAACTGGAATAGAGTCTATCTGTCTATCTAGGCCTGGATCTGGCACCCTAACAGCGGTATTGTACTCTTGGTTGGTAGGAGGTGTATCATATATAAAGTAACCTGAGTACGTAGGCATATGAGATGCTACTTGTTCTTCATCACGAATAGTGTACACCGAAACTGGCCAGGTGGCAGCATCTATTGCGAAGTCGGCATTTAGAGCGATCAAAGTACTAAATGGTATTGTTATTACTGGGTAGTACTCTGGTCTTGGGTTAAGCACGGAAAAATCTGCAGTACTAATAGCATAGTGGTCACCACTACCAATCCAGTAACCGAAGCCGTTTGGCAGGTACGCTACACCAGGGTCTAGCTTTGCTACTATCTCAGAGCCGTCCAACACGGCACCAACTAAAGCCAGATCGGTTGTATTAAGTGCAGTTCCAGCCCAATAGATGGATGCGTTTGGTGGCAGCTGAAACCCAGTATATACAGATTCTGCAGAGTATTCTTTAATACCATCACCGTCTAGATCGTGGTTAGCAACTATCTTATATTGGCTATAGCCATTAAAGTTTGAAATCTGCACTTGATTATTGGTGGTGCCTATTTTTGTAAAGGTGGCTCCGTCATTAGACCCATACAACTCATAAGTTGGACTGGTCTTATCATAGTTGCCCCACAACACTACCTTGCTGTCTAGAACTGTAACGCTTAACTCTGGCGGTTCTGGGTACTTAACTGCGCTTATAGACAACTCTCTAAATACTAAAGTTGTCCTTACTTCAGTGCCTTCGCCAGATATCTTTAACTCCCTATGAACAACAAAAGGAGCAGGTACTGGCGTACCAACCGCCTGTACCGATACCTGTCGATATATTATACCATGTAGCTCCGAGCTTCCTGTAACCACTAGTTGTCTAACAATTCGCGTGCCAGCAACAGGAGTCGAAATTACCTGTAGTTGTCTATAGAGAGTAGTAGCCATTTAGGTGTTTAGCTCAGCTGTAATTCCTATGAAGCTTGTTATAGTGCCAAGCGGTAGATCATCATGCTTATATCTTAGGTATAGACCTGCAGAAGACCCGATAGCAATGCTTGTGCCAAGAACAATGAAGTTGTCCGCTGCTGCATCTAAAGTAGCTTTGTCGGTAAATGCGTCGGTTGGGTTTGCAATCTGCAGGCAGTCGGCAATTGTTGGCGAGTTGCTATCAGTGTTGTTGGTAAGAATAAATGCTTTAAGCGAGTTGATAGCATAGCTTGTGTTGTTATTTACTTCGACTTGGCAACACTCTGGGTTAGCTTCTCCAGGCAAATAGCTACCGATAGAGGCAGCAAATAGTTTACTAATAGAGTCAAGGGTTAGCTCGTCTCCAAGAACTGTCTTTGTGCTAACATCGGTTACGTTGTACCAGGTAACAGTGTCGGTGCTGTACATCCACTGTAGAATAAGTGGATCTGGGTTCCAGTTTATGTACACCGTACCAATAGTGCCATCGGTTAGAATAGCTGCTAGTCTCCACTCACTAGAATCATGAGCTTTGATGTACACACGGCGCTCTGTGATATTAACCTGAACAGCAGTGCCTCCGCCATTCGGTTGTTTGTAGTAGTCAACAACTGGAATGTCAGAGACTGTTAGGGTTTGCAGTGAGTCAGATAGGGTAATATCGGCTACAGGAGTAGGACGAGATTCTCCAAGTGGTGTTATGTTGGTTACCACCACATTATATTCGTCCTCTGGTATTCTGCCGGCGCCGGTCTCTGCTAAGGCGACTTCGCTTAGGCCGGATGGGCCAGCCCAAAACTCTAGGTCGTCACTAGCTACAGACTGGTCTACGATTAACTCAATGTGCTTTACTGTGATGCTGCCCATTATAGTACATACCTCTCTTGTAGGAGTTTGCTATTATAAAGTGTAATCTTGATCCACACAGCAGAGAACTCAGCAGATGGCGCCGAAAATGTATAGGCGCCCGACTGAGGATCCCTAACCTCTGTGGTATTGAGTGCCTGCCACCCACTAGTTAGCGACGTAGCGTCGGTTTCATTGCTGGTGTGATACTCCACCTTTAAGTGGTCATCGACTGCTAAAGGAGTAGCCGTCCTAATGTTTATCCGGCGAAGCTTTGTTAGTGCACGCAACTTAACGTATCTGCTAGTAGAGCCGCCGGAGACAACAGTCCATACATCGCCAGCGGTCTCGGCACCTACTAGAGTGTTAGACAGACTACCTTGGCTGGATATGGTTGGCGTAATCCCTGACTCGTTGTTTACAAAATAGCCTATAGGTGCGTCTTCGGGTGCAGTTGGGTCAGACCCGCGCTCTACCACGTCGGACAGGTTTAGGCCTACACCGCTGTCCATGGCTTCCTTGTATTGGTTATATCCCATTATTGTCTCCTAGTTAATCTATTTCGTCTGGATGTTCTGGTGTTGGTTTATCTGCTAAATAGTCCTGATCAAATAGAGCTGGTAGGGTTTCTGCTCCAATAAGTTGCAGTTGTTCGTTAGCCCAAGGAGTGAAGTCCCACACACCGTTACCCCATTTCAGTTTTGTTATGTCCTCTTGTTGCTTGATCAAGAGCCTAAGTTTCTTTGTGGGTCTATTATAAAAGTCAATGTAGCCTAGGCGCTTCATCTCGGTAGTGTTATTCAGCCCCCACACGCCAAACACATTTGTATTATATGACTTGTTCTTATACTCCAACTCTACCGGTTGGGCAGTGGTGTGCGTTACTTTTGGGTAGAACACCTCAGAGTATTTAACTGGCTCTCCGTCTGGCCCGCTTATCCAGTACACAGCCTTGAAGGCCACTGGCGTACTATTGGACTGAGGAGGAGAACTATTGAATTCTAAGAACTGCGTATACTTGAGGGACTCATCCATCCAGACTATCCATCTCCATCCGATAACCCAGTTACCGTTTGCGTCATATATACGAATTGAGCTGGCCGGAATGGTGGTTGTTATTTCGGTTGGAATATTGACACCCTGTCGACCAGTTGATATGCTTGACGATAGAAACTGTACGTCTATTGGAAAATAATCAGTAAACCCAAAGTCAACTGCTCTTGAGTCATAACCTAATGGTTGGTGCTGTAATATATAAACATTACGATTAGATACGACAACATCTTCGGTAATAGCAAATTCATTTAATAGAGCGTTTACCAAACCTTGCTGGGTAGAATTTGACCTACGAAGCAAACGGTTCTTAATACGGGCAACATCCTCGTCGTTTCTGAGAGCCGGCAACCTATCCATTGACATTAGTGATAGCATATTGTCTATGGAGGTAGCTACTGGTATTTTGAGCAGATTATTGTAGGTGGTTATAACGTGCGCATCATCGACAGTTATCGAACTATACCACTCTCTAAAATACAGTTCATTATAATCAACCATAAAATAATCATATCGTATCTTGAAGTAGTCTACAATGCCTGCAGCAGTAGAAAGCAATAGGTGGTCACTGGGACCGATAGTTAGTTGATTATAGTGGGTATCTTCAGATATTACGTATTCCCACACAACTCCAACTTCTGGCTTATTTGGATCTATTACACATAGTGCAGTATGTGGGCTCAAGTCCTCAGTATATAGCCTAAGTGTTAGTAGGTAGTTTCTCCAGGCACAAAGTCCTGAATAAATACTACTACTTACAGTATCTTGTAGCACCGGGAATGACTCACCATCCTCGGTAGTTATACTATCTAGATATGGAAGGAAGAATCTGCCAACTTCTATACCTTGCTTATTGTGCGCTACTAGGTCGTAGTTCTCTATTACCCAAACTAAGTCTCTGTACTGGTCTACCGCCACGCCACTGCGAATATCTCTATCAGTAGTGTATATGTAGTCCGTAATGGCAAACGTAAGAGCCTGTTCCTCTAGGCTCATCAATGATTTGTCCAGAGGAAGCAGTGTCTTGTACACCTTTATTAATCTACCAGCGGAATCTGGTACTAGATCATAAGCATCACCTAGGCTTCTAGCAGATACTGCGCTGTCAGCCCAAATATAGATGCTTTGATAGTAGAATTTAAATTTAGCACCGGCGTCTAGATCTACTACGATAGAGGCTGTTGCGGTATTCCAATCTGACGTAACAGTATATTTATCGCTTGGAAGCTCGTACTCAATATCGTCCACCATTATAGATATCTTGTAGCCTATGCTGGTATTATGCATTAGGATGCGAGCGGCATCGTCGGTGCTAGCTGTACGAACTTCATCTATGCTGCTAGCTATTTTTTCTGATAGAGCTAGTGGCGTGGAGCCGTCCCAGGTAAACTCAACTGAATTAGAATAGAATATTGAGCCTGTAAATGTCGAATTTGGCTTAATAGTCGATCTACTTACAACATGATAGGTAGTAGTTCCAGCTGTATAGGAATATGACTCAAAGTCATTGATTATACGCTTGGCTGTGACGTTGGGCATGGTGCCAGCTATTAGTTGGCCGTCAAGCCCGTACTCCTGTATATAGTTGAGTGGCGATAGGCCGTGAGCCTGCTGATATGTTTTATAACAATATTCGGCAATATAAGTAGAGTTCCAGCCTGGGTCGGCGGTTTGCGTGCCGACGCGATAGTCTGGCCTGTCAAGGCCGCTAAAGGACAAAAAGGTAATGGTACTTGTGTCAGGATCAAACGACCACTGACTGTAGGGCATTTCTATTGGTGGAATGTCTACTAGTCTTGGAACCTCGGTAGCGTTTCCGCTTGCGTCCAAGTTCAATATGTCATATATTTTAAGCGAATCAGGATCAATATCTACCTGCGGCAGCTTTGCCAAAAAATTGGTCATTGGCATATAGCCAGGGTGTGGGTCTAAATCCTCTTCTGGAGATAGCTCTAGTATTTGATCAAACCCAGTAGTAGCATAATCCTGTGTAGCGTATTGGTATTCGGTGTCAGTTCTTTCTGCATCAAATTCTAAATCTCCATACACCGACTGTAGTGGAACATAACATAATGTTCCATCGTCATAGTATGGAGAGCTAGTAATATTGTGTGTTAAATAATATAATTTGCCCTGGTCGGCACTGCTAGGTCTAGTATATAGTAGACCAGAAAGCTGGTTACAAAGAACAGGTAGTGTAAGTGTCTCCGACCCTACATAGTCAAACCCAGTAGGTTTTCCAAACCAGAACTCTTCCTCATCGCGAGCTCTTATTACACCAGTTACTTTTGGGTTGGACCATGCAGCTGGAGCTGATACTTTGTATAGCTCACGGGCCTGGGCTAGGTTTGCGGTGTGTGGAAATCTATTATCTAGCTCGCGCTTAGACCTATATTCAAAGTTATATAGCCCGGCTCCCCAAGCAGCTCTTATAAGAATATGGAGTGGGTCTTGCGGATCGTAAGCTGTTCTGACATTAGGCGGCCAGCCAGCAAATATTCTAAGTACGTTCTTATCTGGATACATTATTTTAAAAGCTTAGGTTGTATATCAGGTAGAACTTGTTCAACCTTGTGACCACCGCCACGCAGTTCGTTAACCTTATTTGGTAGATCAAATCCCCAAGTAAGGCCTAGTAGGATAACAAGCATTACAATAGTAATAATCATCCACCACTGACGGTCCTTCCAGAACTGGTCTGGGCCCTTCATGGAGTTAATAGCAGATTTAACAGCTTGATCGGTTCCGACTATGACCATCTGAAGTGACTTTACTTGGGAGTCGATCATATTACAGCTGGTCTGGATCTGCTGCGTAAGGGCAGATATGCAGTTATTGGTGGCTTGCATGTCTGCGCGGACAAGTAGATTATCGTTACGCAGAGCGTTGTTATTCTGATCTAAATAATTTTGCAACTCTCCCAAGGCACGCGTCACGGCTGATAGCTGTTGCGTTGACCTTGCCTGAACGTCTAGCAAAAGCTCGAATAGCTGCTCCACTTGCGTCTTCTTCGAGTATGGGGCGGGTTGTCGGGAAGCGCTCTTTGAGGATGGCATTGTTGTCCTCTATCTGCTGTAGACAAGCTTTAAGCTTATCAATGGTTTTTTGTAGTGCGGGTGACTTGGTGGCCATTAGTCGTCCCTCTTAGTTTGCGCAGGCTACAATGTAGCCAAACGTGGTGTAAAACTTCTGATGTGTGCCTGCTTTTTGATTACCGATAATCACTGGGCGAAGGTACTCAAGTTTATTAAGCTTAATGTTGTACCTACCAAGATTCATGTCTGTTAGTGTGGTGTCTAGAATTTTGTCTGATAAATCCATAACTCTTTGTATTATCTCGTTAATTATCAGACTTCCACCCAGTTCTATGTTATTTATATAATCAACTACTACCCTCGCTGCGGAGCTCACTAACCCGTCGCGCTCGGCTTGTGTAGTAGAAGGGATAAATGTCAAACCAACAACTAACTTAACCCCAATATAATCTGGACCAGCTACTGTAAATTTCTCTGGATATGCCGCTACCCTGCCTACAGACTCACTAACGGCATTTATTAGACCCTGACCTACAACTGGCGTAGTAGACACTATGTGCACCGAAAAAGTGCCAATACCATAAGTCCACCTGCGTAGATATATATCGGATACACCAGGAACGGCTAGTGCAGCAATGCGTATAGCGGCCTCATTTGCAGCCTCAGCACTATTTACTTGCTTAGATAGAAAGTAACGATAGTTATCGTCAGACTCTACGCCAAAACCATTTACTATGTCCTGTGTATTTGTACATAGTATATACTTCGATATAGATTGTAGAGCCGGCTGAGATTCGTCGAGGTTGTGTGTACTAAGCTCTCCACCAGAGACATTATACAGGTCGCCAGGCGCTGTTGCTATAACTGGAACCCCAACCGAGGTTGTCTTATCAGGATCCTCCATGGTAATAAGAACTTCCTGGGTCGTGACATACTCAATAGCTGTATCTGGCTTGGATAATCTGGTGCCTTGTGGGATTCTTACATATATAGGTGCTGTAAGACTAAATGCTGGCGGACTGCCAGGGGCCGTAGTCGGGTCAATTAGCTTAACAAGACCTGAGATATCGGTGCCCAAAACCGGATCGACGCTAAATATAACATTAGTAGTGGTATCGTCAAATGCTGTAGTTGAGTTAGATCTTGGTCTACCAAGTAAGACGCCAAGTCTATCCAACGCAGCCCCACTAGCAGCTGACAATACTGATTCAAGCAGCCCAGCAGACGTAAACGTATACAGGTCGGATTGGTACTTAGCTAGCACTTGTATTAAAGCGCCGGCTAAGCTGTTAGGGCTATCTACTTTGCTAAAAGGAGAGCCGGATAGAAGCTCGACAGTCTCCCTAACAATATCTTGTTGTGTTTTGGGTATCAGCATATATTCCTTAAGCTTATAATAGAATTATAGCACAAATATCGTTAAAAAGCAAAATGATTAGTGTAATAATTAGTTGCCGGCCGGTTTCTTATGCCGCTTCTTGTGACAATCTAGACATAAAGTCATACCATTGTTGATATTCCAAAGCTCCTCACATAAAATGGCCTGCTCTACAGTTGTAACTCTATGCTCATCAAGGATTTGTTGAAACAGCTTTTTATGATGTGCGTTTAAGGTGCCGCTTGCCGAAGAACCGCATCTCTTGCACTGGAAGTTATCGCGCATGTATACATCCGACCGCCATTGTCGATATTCAAAAGTGTTCTGTATAGCATCGCGCAACCCATGATTTATCGCAGTAATTCCGCCCTTCCAGTTAGAGTTGTTCTTACCACAATATGATTTGTGATCTCGTAGCAGTGCCGCTCTACGAGTAGACTCCCTATGTGCTGCACTCTTTGGCTTACCAGCTAGAGCAGCACTTATTTTATCACGATGCTCTTTAGGCATAGACTTGTTGGAGTAGAAGGCCTTCATAGCAATACGATGCTTCTCCTTCTCTGGCTCCGTTCTAATGTGCGTCCCAGCCATTATCTGTTCCTACGCAAATACTTATTGATTACAGGCCGAGCCTGGCTGGTGTCAGTAGATATTATTTCGCTTATGTCTAGGTCGTCAATGGTCTCTACAACGCCATTCTCTATGTAAAATATTCGCTTTGTAACTGTATCTTCTCCTGTTAGGGCTTGGATGGTTACTTTGATACCAGCTTCTCCCATTGGCTCTGCTACTACAGAGGCAGATTCTAGCAGACCATCTTTTACAAGTGCTTGCCGCACAACGGATTGCATCTCACGAACGCCGGCGGTCTGATCTAGCTTGCCTATAAACGAAGTAATACTGCACCCCGGCCAATAAGTATTCTTTAGAGGGGTGCGCACCCTAAGCCCAATTGCCCTGGCGATAAAATCACTACCAGACGCCATGGCCAAGTCACCGTTTTCTATAACAAAATTTCCTTGGTAACTGATTTTCAAATCACAAGACATTGCTTACTCCTTGGTATGAATTTTATCGTGACAGGTTTTGCACAACGTAATACCATTCCAGATATCCCATAGTTCTGCACAAGCTATTGCTTGCTCTACTGTAGTTATTTTATACTCATCGATTATTTGTTGAAATGGTTTCAGGTGATGAGCGTTCAGGTTTCCACCGGCACCACCGCCGCATTTCTGGCATGTGAAGTTATCTCTATGAAATACCGCGTCTCGCCACTCTCGATAAACCAATAGATTACGTATAGCGTGCCTAAGTTCAGTAATGCCGCCTCGCCAGCTATGATGCTGCTCTCCGTGCCTATAATGAGTGCAACCACACGATTTAGTGCTTCCTGCTCGAAGGCCACTGCTAGATACAACTACCTCTGTGCCACAGTTACACTTACAATGCCACAGTGCGCGTTTGTGCTTATCAACCCCAGCTAAGGAAACAACCACGAGCAACCCGAAAGTTTGTCCAGTAAGGTCTACAGTAGCACTGCCGACTCGCAGACAACCGCAAGATCTGGTGTCACCTCTCCTAAGCACGTCACCAGCGATTATCTTTTCTGTACCACAATCGCATCTGCACAGCCACGTAGAGCGCCTACTTCTAATTGATCCAATTGATCCAGCACGAGATATTACTAGCAGTCGACCAAATCTTTGCCTAACTATTTCTTTTACAGTACCACTCATTTTGTAGTGTCTTGTATGACCTTCATAGTATCTTTTATAAGAGTGGCGATGCCGGCTACTGTCGAAAAGATAGTCATAGATGGTAGGTATTTTGGTAAAGGAAGAAACGCAAAAGATGGTAGAAAGTTTAAGGGGTTCTCTTGCATAACTCCACCGTATGTCCTTCCGGTTTTAGGCCCAACCTGCTCAACTACTGCTCCCTTTGGTCCTATGGCGGTGTTGCCAGCCTGCATGCCGTCCTTTGTAACGGTTGCAAAGTTGGCTATGTTGTACGAGTCGTCCGCTGAACTCATCAGGGATCCAGTGAGCAGGGCGTGGCTGGGGCCACCCGGTGTAGTGGCAGCCTCCTTACGGATAATAATGGCATTTTCGTTAACCCGAAGGGTGTTAATCTGAGTTGGCGAGTCATCAAGCATATTGTGAATAGCATAATGATTACCAATGTTCAGCGATTCTATGCCCAGGCCGGGCGGCAGCGCTGCTGGTACAAAATAGTGGCGCTTAGCGGCTTCTGGTTCAGCGTCGTGTGTTAGTAGTACAGCCGCCGGCCTTGTTCCAGTTGGTGGAAAGTACTCAACTATAGTAGATATTATAGAATCCATATACCTTAAGTTCCTTCTGTTATCTTATCGACCAACGATAGTACTTTACCATAATACTGGTATTGTGCGTGTGTCCACCAATCGTTTTTCATTGCGCCGTCCATTCCTGCAAGCAGTGGCTCACCTCGATACCACACCGGGACAACATCTATTGCTTGCCTACCAAACAGAGTACCCATCATTCTATTAAATGTTTGAGCATATTGGATGTGTGAATCAGATACAACCTTAAATGCAAGTATATAAGTACCAATTGTTTTCAGTGATAATCTGCTTAGTGCTCCACCAACTTTCTTAACATTATTAAATACCGCCATTTGCTTAACCCCTGTTGGATTTAGACCAATAGATCGTCCGTAATCCAGGGAGTTATAGGCGTATATAGCCTCTTTTACACTATTAGCCGCCGAGGACAGGGCACCAGTTGCCGACGCCTTGACCATACCGGCAGCAGGTGCTACTATTGGCGCCGCCTTCTTAGCTATTCCGTAGGCTGCGATACCGCCAAGGATGTTTTCACCGAGCTTTAGCATTGATGTGGCAGTAGCCACCTTTCCAATGTTGCTCATATATGACTGGTTGAATGAGTTTGCTAAACTGGCTACTCTTATATAAGCATTTGGCGTAATTGTTGTAGTAAATCCAGTCTCACCATCTATGTGGTCATGTACTTGTTCAACAACTATGGGACCAAACATATCAGATGCCACATCAGTCAGGTATACCTCATCAAATGGTTCTATGTTTGGATTGCCAACTAGTACCAGTGAGCCAGAGTACATCCTTGCTGCAAGCTTGGCTAGAGCTTGTGCTGCAACAAACCATGGTTTAGCAACACCTCCGTCCTCTTTCAATCGCGTTAGTTGCTCCTCGTGCAGCTCAGGAACGTTGTATCCAGATGGGCTACTGTCTCTAAGCACCCACGGGCTATCATAAAAATTAGTATCGATATTGCCATACCACAATATCTGCTCTTTAATTTGATCTGGGTTAATGTCGTCATCAATAGACACTACCGCCTCTCTTAGCCCAGTATTGATGGTACCAAGATATAATTTTATTGCGTCTATAGTCGCTTTATCTATCCTAACGTCGTGGCTTAATTCATGGTCTAGCTCAAGCTCACGCATCTTGCTTTCGCCAATAGGTTCCGCATTTGGATAAATTAGACGCAATCTATTATAGAAATTATTAGATGAGGCCACCAGGCCGTTGGATATTATGTGGTGGTATGAGTCCACTAGGTGCTTTCTTATGATTGGCTCATACACACCAGCAGCGTGAGTCAGCCCACTCTGTTCGGGCGGAATTGGGCTGCCTAGTAGTGATGCTGATACGTTAGCAGCTATTTTGAGTTGCTCTTTGATCTGCTCACTTATTTTATCTAGTGCTTCTGGGAACACCTCTATTGTATTCGGAGGTGAAACTTTTATCAACTTATGTGCCCAGCCTCTCCACACACCGCCAGACGTTGCGGCGGCGCCAAGATCTTTATCATAAGTGTGCAAACACGTTACTAGAAATTGCTTATCGTATAAATAGTCTACAGCGCCACTAAAATCAATTCCCCAAATATTGGTGTTGTCTGGGCTATCAGAGTGTACTAATGGTACAAAACCTTTAGTCATTAGTAAGGCTGTAGCTTGCTTTGCAGAAAGCCTTTTATCAACTACCTTTAGTAGTTTTGGTAGTTCTTTCATCTGCTCCTTTGCAGAAGCAAAATTCGTGTCAAACGAGTCCACAATCCTTCTGATGGCGGCTTCAGAGGTTTCGGTGGATTTGCTTGAGCTTTTATATACACCATCACGCGGCCCAAGATAAACAGTATATCTTAGATCACAGTCTACTGATCTGGGGTCTAGCCAGGCGTTGTAGATAGGCACTTTAACTATATAGTCTCTATTATATAATGCTATATCTTGTAGAAGTTCCCATCCAGTTTTTCCAGCAGAGCACACCCAGTCAAAATTATTACCAGAATTTCTTTTGGACGTTTTAGACTCAGTAGCGGGCCATAGTGGTATAAAACTAAAACCGAAAGGAAGAAATATATTCTCGCCAACGTTGCTAGACGCTCCAATTGGTCTTGGCATACCTATCAGCTTTTGTGCAAGTTCGGCCCACTCTTCCTTAGAATCTGATCTGTTTGAGTCCACATTCTTTTGTATGGCCTGGTCTAATCCCCAGCCCCCAAGACCACGAAGTCTTCCTGGCATGTCGTCCAATACGCTAAGGGCCACGTTACCTAGAGATCTGGTTGTGCTATTCAATCCGGCCTTCTTATCCTTTACTGGATAAGGTACTTGATTTAGCTGAGCGCCAGCAGACTGCGCAACAATCTCTGTAATTGGGCCAGGTGACACCTCTACTATGGTGCCACGGAATTTAAATGGCATTTGAGACGGGTCCGCCTCATAACCATATTTAAGTGCAATATCGGCACCAGGTTTTAGGTCAATAGAAAAGACTGTTTGCTCAGATGCTGTATCTTGCAACCCATGTCTTTCATAGTTCTTTGATGTCGTATTGGCCAAGTTGTTAGTAACGTTGCTTAACCTAATTATAGCGGTCTCTGAGGCAGAGTACGCATTTTTAAGAACATCAATAGATACAACTGCATTATATGAATAAAAATCATCAAAAAGCATCCATGCAGGAGAATCTTTTTCTATAAGATATATTTTCACAGCTGGAAAAGCCCTGGATAGTGAAAACGTGCTATCAGCGGCCATGGCTACTTTAACGTCATTTAGTATACCCCGTTCGGTCTCTGCGACATCTCGTGGAAGCGCTCCTAGGGTTTTGCTAATCATGCGCAAGCCCTCTGACGCGCCAACACTGCCAACCTCTGGATTAAACGTGCTATCCAAAACGTCTATGCTGTTCATCCCAGCCAGGATTCTTGTACTTAAAAAGTTATATCTTTTTTCCAGCATCTTCAGTCTATTAGCATCTGGCTTTGGTTTACTAACCTCATAATTATATTCTTTACCAGCTTCAACAGCCTCCACTACTTTACCAAAGGACTCCATTCCTATAAGAAGCTCTTGATATTTATATAGCATGGCCGGAGATATATTGGTGCTTCCCTCAATAGCTTCTATATTAATTCCCAGTGGTAGTTTTCTAGTATCCTCATACTTCTTATATGTTGCTTCTAGGTCATTATACATTTTTAGGAGCTGATCGTGTTTTAGTAATAGCTGTTTGTTAGTAGCACCGAGGCCCTTAATATCGGCTGCGCTACTCTCTAGTTTAACACGGTACTCAGCCAACAAATCCTTGGTTTTGGCTAGGTCAATTGTCAGTAAATCGTGGAAGGTTTCAGTCAGTAGGCCATGCTCACACTCTATTATACTCTCAGCTAGGTCTACTACTTGCTTATTAATGTAGTAGTCACGATAGAAGTATAAATCACCTGGTGTATATAATTCTTTATTAGGCGGTGAACCTGGTATTTGTATTTGTAGTATATCTGGTAGCGCACAGCGCCCCTGATGTGCCGCACGCTCTCTATCGGTTATGTATACTTCAGAGTCTTCATATATTTTAACTATCTTTTCAGGATTTGGTACTAATGTTTGTAACATCTCCTTAAGATCAGTACGATACTGTCTATTGCTTAAAAGAATTCTGATGGTCTGCCAAAGGGTAATGTGCCCCATAACCACCAGGAAGACTATATTGGCCCTACTTAAAAAAGATAAAGTATTTACTTTCTTAAGTTCAGATCCAATAGTATATGGGCGTGGCGTTGCCTGTTCTGCTCTTTCTACGGCACTCTGCCAAAAATTGTCGCTTGTTGTGCCACTTATAGATAATACATTAGATTTTGTGGATGGCGGTGCTGTGGCTGTAGCCTCAGTAGTTAGTTTATTAACAACATCATAATTTATCTGCTGCCCATATTCTTTAATAAGATCCAATACCCCATTATATGCTGGCATTACTTCCCAGTCTAACTGATTGTATAAATCAGGTTTAGAATTCTTAATCGTATTAAGCCAGCCAACTACCTTTGTATCACCGGCATCAAGAATACTTTTTGCTGTGATAGCAACAAGATTAGCTGGAAGTATATTATATGGTTGAATTTGCTCGTGTTCGTGAAGAACATAGTCTGCTTGAATAAATTCAATAGTTACGTTACACAGTCCTGGTCTATTAGGAACAGTGGAGGTTTGAACATTGCCAACCACTACGTTATGTACACCTAACATGCTAAAGAACGCATTACCAGTAACAGCGACTACACTTCCTGGAATAAACTTTTGTAACTCTATTGGCGTAATAAGGTCTCTCATCTGCTGAGCTATAGATGTCTCCAGTTCTAGCCTGCGCAGCTCAGATACTATCTCCAGATTTTCTGTCTGAAGACTCATTGTAACACTAATGTTTGACCTACCCATGTGTTGATAAGTAGGTATGAACTCAGACAACAGCGGTATTCTAGCAAATTTATTTGCTATGCTAGCTGACATACCAGATATGGTCGTGCCGCTGTATTCTGATAGGTCTATACTGTGGATAGAACTGGCGCCATCTTTATATACACCGAGTTGTTTATCGGCTTCATTGGAAAGCTCAATACACTGATCTATTATCTTGGCGTGCTCCTGGGTGGTGTTACTTCGAAGTACGAGATCAGTTAGCCTAGTAAGAAGCCAGCGCTTGTCTTTATCCTCAACCTTAGTAGTTACGTATTGATACAAATCATAAGCTGTTATGCCGGTAGTGTTGACAAAGTATTTTTTGAATTTATCTTCTGCGTCTTTGCTGTTAAACCCAAGATCACCCTTTAAGGTTGCGGCTGTTATCCAAACAAGACCACCAGTTTTTTCTACCACTCTATCAAAATATTGCTTTAACAGTGCTGGAGTTTTCCACAGAGCAGCTATACCATCCCTAAAACCACTAGATATATCAGGAAAGTCTTTTGCCCTATAATCTAACAATTGAGCCTTAATTTTAACAAGGCGGTTTTTGGTATTACGAATTCTTTCCAGCTCTGACTGAAGCATACTTTTTGACGCGCCTCGCCAAGACATCACAATGTTATTGACAAAGTTGGTATTATCAAACTCGTCTAGATACAGCATTCCAAGGGTTTGGTGTAGCGGTGAACTCAAGCTAGAACTAAGTGGTGGCACTGTGTGCCCATCAGCCTCGCGCAGAGCCTTGCCTTCTATAAGCCAATGAGAGTAATAGTCTTTATAAGGAGTTGAGAATTCTGGGCTAGATACATGATTTACTACAGGGGGCTCTACAGTACTTGCGTCCTTAGCCTCACGTAAGCAACTTTTAAGTTGATCGCCGTATGTTAGCTGTGCAGAGACGTCACTCCAATCCTTTAGCCACGCTACTTGCTTGCAAAATGGGCGTGAGTTAAACAAGTTTAGTACGGCGTGTGCCTGAATAGCTGATGGAAAACCTGATACAGTATTTATGTGTAATTCTTTGAAACAAAACAAAAGTGGTTCATCATTGAGCGCCCACCCATACCTAGAATATCGAACCTTCCTGTCTTTCTTGGCTTTGGCTATTAGACGATCAACCTGCTCCTTCTCCGATTTGGGCACACCGTCAAACTTATCTATTAGTTCCTTAAATTTGCCTTCCCTAAACAGCTTGGCATTATCTGCCTGCGTCTTTTGCCAGGCGTCGATCTCCGTAGCGAAGTTAGCACCAGTAAGGTCAGCTGCACTAGTTTGCTTTTCTAGTTCATAGTTAACTTCACTTTCTGCTGGCTGTATGTCTGGAGCAGCAGCCATCTGCACAAACTGGTTCTCAACACTAATAATGGGTGATGCAAAGAACTGTGCAATAAGTGGTCTTAGCTCGCCGTTGATAGTCTGGGCGTGCGGAAATATCATCTGCACATCAAACCGCATCTCCCTAAGATCACCCTGCTTAGTTGGGTTGCCAGGAGTACGAAATGCAGGTATTTCTTGGTTTGCTGAAAAGCTGGCTATATCTATGGTTGTTGGTGGAACGGACAGCCACACATCGCCAAATCTAAACGCACCGTCCTTATAAGCATTGGCGCTAGATACAGCCTCATAGAAATAGGCATCATCTTCTACCAACACATCTACTTTCGATGTTATGGCGTCGCCGTACGCACCTAGACCATAAACAGTGGTAGAATTAGCGTCTGTGAAGAATCCATTCTGGCTATATACATCAAGGTTCTGCTGTACGTTGGAGTCAAATACAAACTCATCACCGATGAGCTGTGCGTTTTTATCTACATATGTATTCCAGTTCCACACCTCTATGTGAGGGTGGTCATAAAAAAGAGATCCGTCTTTCTTCTTAAACGGCTGATTATGCCCAGATCTTAATCCAACTTGTGTTGCATAGGCTGCTAACTTATCGTAAGCGGATTTGTTGTTGTAGTCCTTCTTACCATCCTTAAGTGGAACTACGTCTACGGCTAAACCAAACCCGTGGGCCTGTGGGGTTTTCGCATACGTTACTATAGTACCTGGCTTAGTGCGGCCCTTAGCATACAGCTCTGCCTGCTCGCGAATAGTGCGAAGGCCGTCAGTTATTTGGAACTGAGGCATATCGACGTCTTTGCTGACAAGTTCTTCGAGCTTAGTAAGCTTATCTTTTAGAACTGCATGTAGGCTTGCCCAGCGTACGTTGCTACTATCTTTGCCTTTAAATGCCATTAAATATTGGGTCTCCGTTTAACTAGTTGTGCTGCGTTTAGTGCAGCTATCTTGGACACGGTGTTTGGGTCATCAAGTGTATTTACACGAACAGTTATGTCCTGGCCACTTTGCGACCTAATGTAGTCTGCAATCGCTGAGGCTAAAGCCCCAGCATCGCCATCATACCCACAAGAAATTACGATGTTCAACATACTTTATTATACCACATAAGTGATTGTAATCAAAAATACTTAGAATCTATTGACGTCCTGCCACACCGACTTAGAATCAAACCGGCTACTTAGGCGTCGACGATTGTCATAAGTAACGTTGCTAGCTGTTCTGGCATTAGAGTGATCTCCGTATCCACGACGGATCTTTGGTATAATAGATGCCGCTATCTTATTAAAACGGTCCGATAGGCCAATTCCAGATACCCTGGCATCAGACTCCCAGGTATATTGCGGCACATCTACTGGGGTAAAGAATGGTAGTTCTGACTTACCGCTTCTGTAGTCCCACAACTCTCCGCCTTGTCCAGGCATTTCACCCAACACCTTCATCTGATTGGGGGAGAAGAACTTAACTAGGCCAAGAACACCCAAACCTATAGCTACCTCTCTGGGTAGTTTAAGTTTCGACTTAGACGCCTGCTCTTCGACTTTCTTTGCCATAATGGAGCCAGCAGATAATTCTGTAAAGTCCTTCATAAACATACGTTCACCGAGTTCGTTGTATAGAGGGCGACCAAATAGTTTATCTCTAACTCCTGCTCCACCAGTATGAGCATAGAGCACGCGGTTGACTCTATTCATAGCCTCAATCATTTTCTCGGCATTTGGGCCAAACTGTCCAGCCAATTCTTCGAGCCATGGCTCGCCGCCTTCAGCTAGCTTCTCACTAGTACCTATTTTAGACAGCTTATTAACCATCTGACGATAGGTTCCTAACTTCTGTTGATCATTACCCTTCACTTGCTTTATGACATCTTCTCGAAGATCTGTCATAGTACGAAGTAGCTCAATGTCAGTATTGAACCTTTTGCTGGCATCACCCATAGTCTCACCATCTAACCTACAGGAGGTTAGTAGGCCCCAACGCGCTTCTGGGTTTCTGCGCATAGAACCGTACAAATCTGTAAGATTAGTCATTACGTTGGTATATTGCCCAATCAAGCCTTGGGTGCGCAATGCCTCTATTACTGGGTCCTCAAAGCCAGCGGCTGCCCTAACAATCTCTTCACTAGCCGTCATCCCTGCTCTAGAGGCTATACTTTTTAGTGCCCGGGCGTGTGACTTAGACACACCAAATATTGCAGCATTTGTGGTACCTTGGAACCTCTTAGTTATAAGCCTGCCTGACTCGGTATCAAACATACCTAGTTCGTTACCAACCAGTGGCACAACTGGCAGACGAGAGGCCGCCACTGTCTGCAGTATATTATATTCCTTTCCTGCAAATTGCGTATATGCTCCCTGCATCTCGGCAAGGATTCCCTCTGCGGTGGTTGCATTGGACCTTTCAAAGGTACGGACTAGGTGATTATACTGCTGAGCCTGCGTAATGGAGCGACGACTAAGCTCCTTCTCCATTCTACCCATATGTCGTTTTATGTTAAATAGTTCCCTCTTTGCAATAGGTAATCTAGTGCTGTCGCCACTTAGGCCGGCTATTTCTTTTTCTAGTGAACTAATTGCTTCTTGGTCGAGTTTCTTAGAGTAAATTGATGTATAAATTTTATCATCATCGGTGTCTATATTCATTAGTAGTTCTAGCACAGGATTTACAAATATGCCTGACTCGGCCTCAGCTTGAACGAAATTTACAATGCTTGGGGAGCCAGTGGTGGGGTAACGAAACAGCCAAGACTTTAGGTCTGCTGGGTTGCCAAAATGCTTCTCTATAGTGTTCCATTCTTTCTTTCCAACACCAATAGTGAATGGCGACTGACCGGTCTTTACCTTATCATAGAAGTTTACATCAGCCATAGGCTTTGCAGCAAAGCCGGGCATGTATGATCCCTCAAGCTGACGACCGGATTTAATTACATCTTTTAGCCAGTCTCCGTATTCATTAAGAGCCCTTGGAAGTACCATAGACGCGTTCTCGGCCCAGTCAATAACTCTACCGTTGTGGCTAGTAATAGCCTCGCTCATAGCACTATATAAGGTCCTGGCTCCTTCGCCAAGGTGGACGTTGCCAACAGGATCAGGGTTTACCAAATTGCTAACCACTACTGGAACCTTAATTCCTGGTGCAGTATATATTGGAACCTTGCCGGCCTTCAGTATTTCGTCGAGCAATTCATTTCGTGCTTTAATAATGTCAGAGCCCCTGGCACCGCCCTCCCTAACCTGATGTATCATACCATTTATTCTATCAGTGACATCTTGGAAGAAGCCAGCATTCTCTGGCATTTCTGCCGCAGTGCTGAGTTGAGCCATCATTCCGCCACTGTTGCCGCGGGCGCTTACGCCCATCTTGCGCATAACGTCGTTAAGGTTGGCTATCTCACGATACTCTCTAGTCTGCCCCAGCTGGCTTTTCAAGTATGATACCATGTGCGTATTTTGCAAACCAACCAACATGTCATTGGTGATTTTAATACCAGCCCTAACGTTTCCTTCGTTAGCATAAAGTTGAAACCACGGTGGACTCTTTGTTTTCCATAACTCCGACTGCAACGCGTAGTATAGCGGCTTCGAACCCTTCTGCGCAAAACGCTCTAGAATAACACCTTCACCAGCCTTATCGTTTACCAAGGTATCAACAATCTTGTCCCAACGAGCATCAGATTCAGGTAACTGGAAGTGCTGTCTTAGCATCTGCTTCTCTTCCGCCGATCCTAGATTATTAGTAGCAGTATATCTCAGGCCTAGTTCTTTACGTAGATCCTTAGTAGTTTGAAGAAGTTTCTGGTAGGAATCGAGGTCATCTGGGTTTCTTTCTACCTTACGAAGTAACCTCATAGTTGCTGCAGTTTTGTCCCTGACCTGTCTGCTCGTAGAGTCTCTACCAGAGGCAACTGCGTTCATTGCAGTTCCCTCAATAAATAGCTGCATGGAGTTTGTACGGCCGAATTCTCCGCCAACGGCCAGTGCTGCCTCGTGGCCATATTTGCGCCGTGAGTATCTGAAAAGTGCATCAAACTGTTTGTTGGCCGGGGATAATGTAAACTTACCGCGCTGCATAATTATGGAGCTGCCCTCTATACCAACCGGTGTCTGCAGCGATACCCTCGGTAGCCCTCCTTCTTTGGTTCCAATATCGAAAGTGATGTTGTCAAAGTTGGCCACCAGGTCCTCGTCTGATATATTGGCGCGCTTAGCAAATCCACGCTTTAACTCTCTACCAAGATCTGACAAGCGCAATTCGTCGGCTTGTGTGCGTGATGGCTTGTTAATTAGCTTTTGATAATCTATAACAAATCCTGATAGCGAGTCGCCTGGCTCCAAATCTACAGTGTGCTCTACTACAGGCATCAATGATTTAGCAGCAGTCTTAGAAACAACAGCACCGCCTAACTGCATTCCGGGGTGGCCTATGATAGTCATAACGTCTGACTTAATTGCATCACCGGTGAACATCTGGCTCATGCCTGGTTTTGCTAGTCTTTCATATAGACGACTAGCCTGAGACTCATTAATAGACCCATCCTCAAGTATAGAAAAGGCGGAGGATAGTCCGGTTATTCTCATCCTTCCAGCAAGCTTTTCATTAACTATTATCGGATGGTGGTCTTTAAAAAACTGTGCAGTTACCTGTGGCGCAGTCATAGGTGATCTTAAATTAAGTATAGTCTGCGCCTTCTGTTTCTTACCGGTAGAGCTTAAGTATGACAGCGACGCCATCTTTGCTCCAACCCTTTGTCTAATCTTGGCCAGCAGCTCAGTAGTGGCAAACCCCTCGCCAAGTACGGCTCTAAGTTCCCCAATTTGGGCATTTGTGTATGTTGAGCTACCAAGAAGCTCCGTTAATACTTGGTTAACTACGCCCTTACGGCCAAACATATATTTATGAGTAACCATGGCATCTATTTCAGGTTGGTGGAGGTGTGCTTGCACTTTTCCACGTACTTCTCCTGGAAGATGCTTCATTATCCCATTTTCAGCTTGTAGTTGTATCTCTGCAAATTCTTGTTCTGTAACGTGCAGATCCATCAAAGCCTGTAGAGACTTGCTTCCCAAATCAAACGATTTTGCTAGCTTGTAGCTATCAACTGTCTTATACTTGCCTTGTAAGTTAATTCCTGCAGCCGCCAACTGGGTGATGTCGCCGATTTTACCACCATGGTATGTAACTGTCGAAACACCTTTTAGATAATCCTGCACCTGTTGTGCCATAGCCGTGGTGCTTTTGCTAACAACTCCTGCTTTCTCAAGAGCCATATAGTGGGCGTCTCTTACCTGTAATACTGCTCTAGTGCCGGCGTTCTTTATTTCCATGCCTCCCTGGGTTAGCATATAGGCTTCAGCACTTTGCTTTCCAAACGCTTCGGTGTATAGAACCAGCGGCGCTGCACCCTCTTTGTATACAGCAAGTTTGGTTATGGGCTTACCTTTTGAGCTTATGTCGGTCTCGATATCTATTGTAGCCACCTTAGACTTATCTGAAGCTAGCTCCATTATAGTTTTTAGAGATTCAGTAAGCCTAGATGGGTTGTTGCTGTGTGCGGTCATAACCCGCCCAAACCAATCTTGGGCAACGTTTGCTCTAGACATAGCACGGGTATTAAACTGGAAGTTTGTAGCTTCCCTTCCTGTCTCATGTCTATCAAACTTCAGCGTTCTGTTTAATATATCTTTTACTTTTAGCCGCAGGTTGGACTTGTCAAATACTTTATCAAGACCCGTCTTCTCAGATAGTCTATTTCGTTCACCTAATATTTGGCCTGGAAGTGAATTCAATCTCTCAGTCACGTCTCTAAGTATTTCTAGTTCTGAGGCAGTTGTACCCATTTTAGCGCCATACGTAAGACGCGATAAGTCGGTCTCCATAGCAAAAGGAGAACGCTTGAAGTCAAACCCTCTCTTCTTGGTTAGGCCAAAATAATATGGGCTATCGTCAATAGTAAGTTTTAGATAGCGATAGCCATCCTTCATCTCTACGGCCTCTATGTTATAATCGCCAATTACTGGCACGCCATCTGGTCTATAGTTCTTCAGACTATTTAGATTGGATTTCATTCGATTAATAATAGACTGCAGGTTATATCCATCTTTGGTGCCAGTTTCTATGCTCGACCCAACAACTCCTCGTAACGCATACTGCCTAGCCTCTAGCTCACTAGTATATTGCTTTATAAACTCTGTGCCTGACTGCCCAGTAAGTGATGTGCGTTTAGCTAGCCCCAAGGCTTGCTCAATAGATGCACGGAATGGTTCTGCCAGAGAACCTATGGCTTTATCGCCCTCCTTGTCATATATAAGTCCAGCAGTTCTGCCAATAGAGGTGGCGGTAATTGACTGCCTACCAGCTAGTATAGTGGTGCTGAGTTCATCCTTATATTGCCTCCACCAATGCTTTTTAAATTCTACACTACGTTGTAGTGGTTCGCCAGTTCTAACTGCTTCATCATAATTAGATAGGCGATATCTATTCATTCTAAACTTAGCCTTTGGGGCCTCGATTGACTCTTCGATTGTTCGTAGAAATCTCTTGGCTGCGTTCTTCTTTGAATCAGCAACAGAAACGCTTTCCCAACCAACATTTATATAATTATAAGCGTTGCGTTGTGTATTAGCAGCCGACTCCTCAACGACAGTACGAATTTCATCTAGTGTCATGTTGAGGTTGTATTTCTTAACTATCTTAGCAATCTGTGAGTAGTAGTTGCTTAGTTGTTTTTCAGAAGACTCCACCACTACTCTACTGCGGACGGCGACGGCGACATCATGCAATTTATTGATTTCTGGGTGCAGCGCTCTAGTAGCCATCATATAAGGGGACCTTATTTTGCTAACCTTAGCTCCGCTTGGAGCAACAGTCTGCCTCACCATGTTGGTAACGTTGCTGCGCATATGGTTAATAAAGCCAGCCACGCCAATGGAAGAGGTTGCGTACTTCTGCATAAAGTACTTATAGCCAGACCACGCACTAAAGGCTGTTAGGCCAAGCCCAGCAGCAGAGAAGCCTATATGGTAAAGCTTCTTGTCGTCCTTATGATATGTACGATTTCGTTGACTATATTTAATCATTGCTCGTTGATCTCAACACAGATAGCATGTCTTGTGTTCTATCTTGGCGACAGTTAATAGTGAGAGTTCCTCTGGCCTCTACGCCAGATACTTCATTGACCGATACTTGTATGCTTCTAGCACCCCTATTAATAAGCATCTGCTCTATTTGTCTCTTAATTTGGACTGAGTCAAACTGCACCGATGGGGCAGCCCCCACCCCTAGCGGATCACTTAGGTTCATAGAATCTGGAACGTTTGGGTTGTTTTGTACACCATATAGTTGTGACGCGTAGCCAAGACCAAAGTCTTGGACCTTCAGCCCTTCGTTTTTAATCATCTTAACTTTGGTAGCCTGCATAGTCTGTGGAGTGAAAGCCTGCCAGTTTCTTGCTTGGTTCATCATGCCTTGGGAGGCGACATAGTCTTCTGCTCCGGAGTGTGATGCAAAGCTGGCTCCTTCTTGGTTATTCCATACACGCTCTAAGCCCTCGGCGGCTGGAGTAGGCAACATCTTTAATATTCTATTGCGCTCGGCAGGATCGGTGGTATTAATAAACGCCCCCATAAATTGTCGTTCCTGGTGCGGAGTAGCTCTCATAAAGTTAGCCATTGAGCTAGACCTACCAGTGTTCCACGCAGTATAGGTATTTTGCGCCATCTCAAACGACTCTGGGCTGCCCGTCATTTGATTGTCCACCATGCCTTTCGCAAAAGCTAGCCTATCAAATGTCTGATTTAAAGCACGTTCTTTTTTAACTTCGCTTGGCAGGTATGACCACCCAGTAGTGGCCTTTACAGCACTATAACCGCCACCATACATAGCACCCATGCTTCCTAACAGTGCAGCGCCGGCAGGACCGCCCATCAGAAAGCCAGCCATACCTCCTCTCCAAGCACCTGATACTGGATTGCTAGAACCAAGAAACCTTTGACCATATGGTGTAACAAAGCTACGTACTGGGTGATCCCAGGATTGCTCCAGATTGCCATACATCTGAGCTCGCTGATATGCCTGTTCGGGTGTCTGATAGTTAAAGAACTTGGTTGATAGCGGGTTTGGCACAGCCTGAAGTCCTTCCCAGGCAGCACCCATAGCTCGTTCGGCTATATTATATTCGGAGGCAGCCTTAATGTTAGTGTTCTCAGACTGCAGATTATAAGTAGCCTCTGGGCTCATCATCTTCCCAAGGAACCTATTTGGATACAAGTCCATGCCGCGCATTTGGCTATTGCGCTGCTTTAACGCAGTCTCGTATGTGTACTGCTCCTCTGGTGACATTAGCCCCATCTTGCTCTGCTTTGTAGTCATCATCAATTCTCTGTAGTACTGGTCAGAGGTTGGTGCTACGTCAGCGAGAATCTTTAGACGGTCGGCGTGGGAGTAGGATGCTCCGTGCGTTGTTGGAACGGTGGTCAGCAAATCAGCTGCCGCAGCTCTAGCCTGCTCAACCTTTGCCATATCACGCTCAAACATATTACGAGAATAATTGAACTCGTACACTTTGCGCACTGACGGGTCTTCTCTGGCTGCATAAATAAGGAATCCACGACGCATCTTTGTAGTATGTAAGTAGAAGTTGAGCTGGCTCATGTGCGACTGTTGCGGACCCGACAGTTTCTGCATAGCTTCTAAAGATTTTGTCTTGATTTCGCCAACAGCTTGCTCACGACCATATCTTAGTATTAAGTCAGCTGTACCAGATATATCGTGGTACGGGTCATATATGTTCTGTTCTATTGCTACAGCAAGGTTTTGCCTAGTTAGCTCCTCTTGTATCTGTCTGTGAATTTCAGTGCCACCAGACATTATTTCTTCTTGTTCTTCAGACATAGATTGTGGCATACCAAGCATACCTTGCACAATCTCAGACATTGATTTGCCAAGCTGGGATTCACGAGATGGAAACGCATGCGTTACGGCACGCATTGTCTCATAACCAGTGCCAGGCAGCCGCAACGATCCCTCAGGCATGGAAGCAAACTGATCACCTCGCTGCATATTCTCTGGTAGCCAGTCGGCCATTGTATTCATTATTGGGTTAATCTTGTTGATGGCGGCCAGCTCTCTAGGAAGTAGCCTACGAATTGGTTCGCTAAGGAGACCAAATCCGCCAAGGTTCAGATCCCAAAACCTCTTAATCTGGGATTGTGCTGCTGTAGCGCTTGCCAGCTCATTTGGTTTTGCTAGCGGCATCTGCCCGCCCGCCAAGTTTGAAGCCGCCCACCCAAATAAACCACCTGGTTCGGTTATGCCGTAGTAGAACTGTCTACTAAGCGTCTGCTGCCAATCAGATGGCCCTGAAATTTGTGCACCTTGTGGTGTGCCGGCCATATAGTTACCGCTAGTTCCTAGCCCGGTACCGCCAAACATGTTGGCGTTTGAGCCAGGATTAGTTAGCGCTGATTCAAGCTCCCTCCCGTGCATTACGCTTGGTGGGTTTAACACACTACCAATGGTAGCACCAGCCAAAGGCCCTACTATTGCTGCTTCGCTAAATGGATTTGATGTGACTGGATACGGTCTTGTTAAGTAGTTCTTCCTAGCGTACCAGTCTGGCTCTATTAACATACCAGGAGCAGCATCTATAAATGGAATTGGTTGGAATAATAGCGATTCCCATTTAGTGCCAAATCCTTCTGGTGTATACTGATGCTGACTCTTTAACCTAGCAAACCAATTCGGCCGGAAATACTGTATCTGTGTGCCTTCATATGGGGTCTTTCCGAATTCCCACCAACGACCTTTCTTGACAGGAACCTCTGTACGGCCGGCGTATTCATCTACCAGCTCGCCATGTGTCTTTGTAAGATCGGTTAAACCAAAGCCTAAGGTGGCATCTAATGCAAGACCAGCTATTAGCCCTGTTTTTGCACTATGCAGCCCACCATATTTCATTCCTAGGCCATACCCAGCCAAAGGCATACCTACTGTTCGCGTAAAGCGGGCCATCGGAGAGTTTATAAAGCCTGGCATTAAACCCTCTGCCCACTTAGAAGCATGAGTCAAACCAGATGCATCCAGAACCCTAGATGATAGCAAGTGTGTCTTAGCAACCTGTTCGCCGGCAGCAACAAATATACCCTCATCTAGCATAGTACCAGCAAATAGAGGATTGGCGTCGGTGAACGTGTCTAATGCTCTGAGCCCATAAATGGCTCCAGCCATAGGTAGAATTCTATGAGTAAATACCTTACCAAATAATGCTGCGTTGCTGGAAACATTATCCGACCTTAAGCCAAGAATGTTGGTAAAGCGCTCAAGAAACATACGGCTGGTCAACCCGGTTCTAGTAAGTTGCTCACTAGCTGTTGGGTTTATCCAGTCCATTACTGTTCTAGTTGCGCCACGGTCCTCTAGTAGTACACTGGCTAACCCGGGTCTTCCCCTGCGATATTCATCGCTGAGGAAGTCCATGGCCGTACTAGAGTTTTCAAACGCTAAGCTGACAGATCTATCTTTGGTCATTCTGTGTAATGAGCCAGAGATGTTGCTATCTATCATAGCTTCTTTGATGGTGCGGTGTGCCTCAAAGGCTTGACGCTGCATATTCTGCGGCGTAAAGTCACCCCTTAGATCTAATAACCTTTGCTGTAGAGAATCCTCTAGCATAGCATCAAATTTGGCAACACGCAGAGAATCTTTTGCTCTTCTATCTAAACTGTTAAGCGACAGCAGCTGGTCAAATATCTCTGCCTTGTCTGCGCGGTTCTCTATGCCAGCAAATAAGCTCGCAGATCTTACAAGCTGACCTTGATTAAGACCGCGATGACCGGATGATACTACTCCTGCTCCTACATCTGCGTTTAACTCACGGGCCAGCCAGCCAACTCTAGTTGCAACTAGGTTCGACGCCTTGCCAGTTTGTGACACAGACAGCTCCCGCAAATAGCGCGCTGCCTCGGCTTCGTCGGTAATAGCTTTTCTTAGGCCAGCATCCTTACTGCCTATTATGTCTTGTACTTCTTTGTTATGCACTAAGTCTGCTAAATCTTCGATAAACCAAGCAGACCTAGATCTAACCCCAGTCTGGGTTCTACCAGCAATAGTCCTATAGTGTTCAACAGCTGCTTCCCAGCCAGCATTATCAGTAGGTACGGCTGAGAATATATTTAGAATAGATCGTCTATCTGTTAGATTGCGGTATCCGGTTGGAAGAGCGTGCGCACCAAACGCCATTTCTTTATTGGCGTATCTTCCGATCTCTAGCTTTCTATTAATACCGTCGAGCAAACCACGTAAAGGATTCCAACTCTTTTCTGCGGACAGCTCGGCAGTAGTCTTAAACTTATCCTCAGCTTTACCAAAGATAAGATTGCTCATTATGCGGCGTTCGTGTTCCTGTACTGGAAATGCTTTAAACCCACTAAGAGTGGCAGCCTTTCCTCCACTATTGACAAAGAACAACTTTTCACCAGCAGCCACGGTAAGGCCGCCTCTACTTGCGTGAAGAACTCCAGGATTCCAGCCTTTAAGTATCTGGAACTGAGTTCCCAGTTGCTCAGCCTGAACACCGGAAAATATACCACTGTCACTTGTTATTTTATTATATGCTACACTAGCTGGATCGCCAGGGTGGAATGTTTCCGCTATTTTCTTCAGACGTGGGTCCTGCTCGGCAAGCGTAGCAAAGTATTGGTCTCGTTCTCCGCCAATATAGTGTTTTGGGGTAAGGACGCTGTGCACGCGCATAAACTGGAATGGGCGTATCGTCCCTATTTTTGGTATTGTAATAGAGGCAGACGCAAGAACCGACGCGGCACCCTTCTTTAAGTTCTCTGGTAGAATCCAAGATAGGTCGCCTTGGGTGTAGTCGCCTGGAAGTCTGTAGTTGGCGTGGTACCCGCTTCGTCTACCTGCTCCACTCTTAAATACCCCTGCCACGGCATCAGCGAAGCCGCCTTGGCCATACTCCTTGGTGACTAGCCCTATAAAATCATCTGCTGAGCGACGCTGCTGTTTAACACCAAGCAACTGCTCCATCATATTATATTTCTTTACCTGCCCAAACTCAAATAAGCCACCCTGTCGTCCAACTATTCTTACGGCCTGGTTTGCAGCAGAAGTGCTTCCACCCAAGGAGGCGGCCTCTGTCCACGCCCCGTGTAGGCGGCTAGCAGCCTGAGATGAAAGGGACTTACGGCGTATACTGCTATCAGAAGCTTTTACTAAGAAATTGGTAGCCCCACGCAGCGCACCAGCAAATACATTAGCAGCTTTTTCTGCAACTCTAGTAACAGTGGATCCAGAATTCGTATAGGAGTTGTGTGAGTGGTAGCCTTCACTAAACGCTTTGGATGCCTGCTGTACCCTGTATCCAAAGTCACCAGCTTTTGATATTAGTCCAGCAAAGCTTCCTGCTATCTTCTGCCCTTCTGGTGTGCGGGCTGCCATACCTACTTTGTAGGCCCCGCCATGTAGAGCAGCGCTCATTGCTTTTCCAGCACCACGGAATAGAAGGTCACCTGGGGCAAACGAAACTGCAAACTTGGCAAAATCGTAAGCGTGCCCTGGAAGATTCCAGAAAGCTCTCTTCTTAGACTCGCCCTCGCGTCTGGTTATTAAACCAGTGGCTTTTTCAGCTAGATAGAAGGAGGGCAAGGTTGTGAGATACTGACCAAACCACTTCTGGCCGGCACCGGCCCAGCGCATACCCCTATCGTTGGTATTGCCAAAGAAGGCCTTGAACTTACCAATAGACGTTGCTCTTTCACGTAGCTCGGCTGGTACATTTCTTGTTGCAGCTTCGGCTGCAGCCCCTCCAGGCTTCCATGCAGATGTAAATGATTTATAGGCCCCAGAAGCACTTTGTCTAAGGTTAGAGTACTCTGCAGATGCGCCGCGCATCCAGTGATCAAGAACTCTTGCCGGACCAGGAAGAACGTATTTGCCTTTTTGCCCCTCGGCGGCCAACGCTTCTGCAGTGCGGCTCCAGCCAGCAGCTGATCTACCAATCGTGCCGGCTACTCCAGATGGCATCTCTACGGCTTCGCTAGCAGCTGCTTTCCAAGCTGTGCTTAAAGTAGAAGACGCACCCTTCATTGCTAGACCAGCCCTCTGAGACAAAGCTAGTCCCACACCTCTGAGCGGGCGCTCCAGAAGCGTGAAGGCTACTAAGCTAAAACCTATACCAGCAACCGCCTTTACTAGATTACTACTAGTTTGCCGTTGCTCGTTATTTGGATCCCTATTTATCATTGTTGCGCATTATGTCGCTTTCTGTGACAACGTTTGCAGAGTGTAATACCGTTGTTTATATCCCATAGTTCTTCGCAAGCTATTGCTTGCTCTACTGTGGTTATGTTGTATTCGTCAATAATAGTCTGGAAATGCTTCTTATGGTGTGCGTGTAGGCGCAGATTTTTACGCTTACAATCCTGACAGATAAAGCTATCTCTAACAAAAATAGATAATCTCCATATGCCATACTTGTGAGTAGCAACTACAGCCAGTCTTAACCCGTGGTTAATAATAGTAACTCCACCTTTCCAGAAGTGATTTTTATGGCCACAATACGTTGAGTGCGGCTTTTGGTTTTTACCAGCACTACGTTTGTTTCCAATAAGCGCTGCGCTTAGCCGAGCCCTAGTTTCTGGAGAAACTTTACGCCTTTTGTTGGCCTCACGTATCCTTGCCCTACCACTATCTGTAATAAAGCTTTTGCCAGTTAGTGCCGCTCTTATTTTTGCCTTAGTTTCCTCTGAGCACTTAGGGCGAAGGCCGACCACCGCCTTTACTAGGTTTTGGCCGGCCCCTCTTTGAGCCTGATATTGCCCTCTACTATCTGCCATCTACTTTCTTATGGGTAAACTTTGGCATCATTGTTTTTGGGTCGAATTTCTTTAATTTTGTGACATCAGGAACAGGTCTATTTGTTACGATTTCGCCAAAGTTAGCACGTATTGCTAGGTTCTCTACGTCGGTATTTATGCGTTCTCCGCCGCCGTTTCTATCGTGTTCCATCTTTTCTCGTAGCAACTCGGATGAATGATCGGCTGACATAAGCGTTAACGCCTTAGTCTTGTCACGCTCACCGTTTATTGGTGGACGCTCTCTACGTTGTTTCTGCAGAATTATGGCAATCTCAGCTATATCTGTGTCAGTTGAATTACCAAGATAGTCCAAACTAAAGCCATAATTAGATATTAGAGGTACTATGAAGTTTTTGTATAACTTACCATAGCTTGCCCTGGCCTCTACCTGTGCAGCGTGCACCTTACCCTCAAAGAACCCAGACATACTGACCAATACGCCAAACAGATAGTCCATAGTATGAGGTTCGTTTGATATAGAGTGGTGCTCGCCATTTTCATTTTCGCAAGTTAGTAGGCACCGCCTAACCAGACTAAATGCGGCAGCTGTGTTATCGTACGTAGCGATATCACAATAGGCCATATACTCCTTAAGTTTAAGCTCTCGAAGTATGGCAAATAGCCAGGGAGCTAGGGCATCTGTCTCATACTGACCAGTCTCACTTAAGCGTTGCTTACGAAACTGCGCAATGTACAGATGCCCATGCTCTACTTTCCAGTCTAGAAGCTTCTCCCTTATGCTATCTGGAAGATTATAGTCTCCGAGGCGCGACATCGTCAAAGCCGTTAAGCTTCATTACCTTGTCTATCAGGGTTGGGATAACTCCGCACGCCGTCTGATCATTGAAGCTTAGCTCTGGTTGTTTCCAAACCACTGCGGCGTTAAGCATGGCGATGTTGAACATATCATCAGCCTGCTGTGGCGGGATGCGCTTGCCTTGCACTTCTTTGAACACTTGATTGCTAAGATTCATGTACTCTACCTTAGTAACTAGCCTAGCGACTACTGTCACGTTACCGGCTGATACTTCGAATAGGTCGGTGGGTAAGTTTTTGCTAGCTAGTCCAGCTTTAATACTATCTAGCTCAGTCTGGGTTGGGCCTCCTGGCCATAATGCTTCTTCCATGGTTCTCTCCCTCCACAAATTACTTGTGTTTGTTGTGCCTGCTGCGATGACAATCTATACACAGACAGACTCCGTTGTTAATGTTCCACAGCTCTTCACAAGCTATTGCTTGCTCGACTGTGGTAATATTATATTCGTTAATGATATCTTGAAAAGACTTGATATGGTGTGCGTGCAGTTCTGCTCTACGCCGTAGACAGTCTTGGCAAATATAGTTAGCAATATGAAGTACATCGCTGCGCCATTGACGATATCGCAAACAGCTGCGTATAGCCTGTGTAAGTTTGGTAATACCGCCCTTCCATCTGTGGCTAGATTCGCCAGTTCTCTTTAAGTAGCAGCCACAAGACTTACTGTCTCCGTTCTTTAGACTACGTCCTAGCACTATAGCATCTCTTCCGCAATCACACCTGCAAAACCAATATTGCTCGCGTCCGTTACGTTTATCACACTGAAGTACTAATAATTTACCAAATCGTTGCCCAGTAAGGTCTTTGAAGTTGCTGTAGTGCTTATTGGGCGCAAGTCTGCTCACAGCTCCTCCACCTTCATAGCCTCGTGGCCAATGTTGGGTTTGGTAACCACTAAGTATACGTATGCCGATGCATAAGTTAGTTTATGCTCAGCGTGTATACCTAGATATGTTTTTACGAAATCTATGTATTCTTTTATATTTTTGTAAGCCTTAGAGCCTTGGTACGAATTGGTTGTTACGCTAGACTTAGCCGATTCAGTGTATGCAACCCCAGTGTAGGCAACATATGTCAACTCATCAACAGGTATTTGATCTATCGTGACGGCCAGCGACTTACCAGTCGAAGGCTGCTTAGTACCGTGCTTCCAATCTAAAATAGCAACTTTGTGCTCCAATGCATCTTCAGCAATAGCAACTATTATTGCGGCAACGCCATCTACATCATACATATTGTCTCTAGCTGAGCCAGTACCAACAGTTTCGGTAAGGACTATCTTCTCTGATCCATTTTTGGTTCGTAATACAAGAGTCTTAGTATAGCCAACCGGGGCTACTAATATATTAGGAACTATGGACCTGAAGTCTGAAACTGCATATTGGTAGGCGTTTGCCTTTTGGTACTCAGCTACAGTTATTGCAGCATCTAGTTGATACACAGACGAAACAAATCCTGAGTCAGCCGGCTGGGATAAATCTGCAGACTGTGTAGATGATGTCATACGAACGTCATCACCACTCTGCACACCAACCTGCACTTCTTCTCCGGATACAGGAAACCTGTGGTGAGCAACCTCAGTAGTTGCTACGCCTTTAGACGATAATGCGTTCACAAATACGTCAAACTCTGTAACATTTTCGTCAGGAGATGGAGCACCAGTGCCATAGCCGCTTTCTGTTTGACCAGAGTAGCCCTTTGATCTTGAACGAGCCATTGTGCTTAGATCATCGACATCCTTAGCAAAGAATGTGTATATCTCTAATACAGGATTACCGTTCGCCTCGACTACTTGCGTTTCAGTGGTTAGGTGCACATCAGTAATTGTCTTCATTGTGTGCTCAGCTGACCCAATGCTCATATCGCCATATGCTATTATTATATCGAAGCCTGAGCCTGGGTATAAATACGGGACCTTGTTTTTCTGAGTAATACCTTCAACTACGTCAAACTCTGTGCCCCTGCGGATCTTGTTTCCATTGTTGCCACGGATTACTAACCATGGGTACCTTTTTGATAGTGCAGCCATCTTATCTGCGTCTACTAGGGCGTCCTCGATCAGTTCTACAAAATCCTCGTATGATGATACACCACGCAGGTCACCGAGAAACCCCTGTATGTTCTGTCTTGTATATAGAGTTGGCATAGACTTGCCATTGGAGATCTTCTCCATATCAGCAATTTGTCTGTTGTATCTCTCAAGATCTTTCTTTAGGTCTACTACATTGTCTGGGGGAGGATTGGTAGCTATCTGTTGCTCAAGAGCCTTGGCCTTAGCTTTGATGCTGACAATAGCTCTAGACCCCCACTCGTCCTGTGTGGTCCAGGTAGCTGCTTTGTCAGTTTTGTTGGTCGCCAGAAAGGTTCCAGAGTATCCTTCATCCTCTTCACCATCAAGTTCTCCCATCATCTTTTTGTGTGCATATAGAATAGATGATAGGTAGCCCTCCTCAGTATAAGCAATGGCTATTTGTCCTTGTACTACACGATTGCCAAACGCAACCATATCATAATAGCGACTATTATAGCCATATACTGGAGACTTAGGATCGCTTAGAGTGTATTGAATAGAGACTGCATCCTCAACCCATATACCGCCTATATATAGGGAGATTTGTGCGCCTGAAAAACAGTCTGCACGGTATCCAGCTAAGGATTGCTCATTTAAACGTAGTGCGTTTGCCATTATCCCTCAACGACTTGTGTATGATTAATTATACCATAATTAAGGTGTAAAGCGAAAATGCTCATAACTCGATATGGTCATTAGCGTGCAAAGATCGATGACAATTAGAACAAAGTAGAATACACTTGCTGGCTTCGATTAACAATCGTTTCCAACTGTAACGTTTGCTAATACCGTGTCGCAGTGAGAATTCTTTAGCGGTAGGATCAGTATGATGAAAATCATACACAGCTGGTACAAAAACTCCGCCGCATTTATTACACTTGCCACCAAACTCAGCCACTAATCTTGGCTTTAGCGTCTTGCGGCGTATGTTTTCTTTGTTTAAGTTGTTATGTCGCCACTGTCGATTATAAGTTATTCTGCAGTCTATACACCACTTTCTACCATATCGAAAATTTGATTCTGATTTGTCTTGATTACATCGAATGCATAGCATAAATTCGTACCTCATAAGTTTATGTAGAATACCACTTTACCGAACGGAAGCCCCGCAGATTTGCATCGTTGGGGCTCCGTTGACCTAACCTGTGGAGGAGAGTTAGGCCAGCACCCGGGGACCTTGAGGAGGGGACCGGGTAATTATTCGAACGTGTAAGCGCTTAAATCAAAAGGACTTGCGGTACTTATTGTGCCATCAGAAATACCTTGACGGTTCTCTTCCAAGTTCCAGAATAGTCCGTTTTCAGTCCTTATTTCCGTGATTCTTTGTCGTATATTGTTCATCAAGTTTACTAGTTCCTGATACCGTCCGTTGGTTACGTCATATCCTAGTTCCTTGAAATAGTTTGCTATTTCATCTGGGGCAGCCAGTGAGTAAAGAATGCTACCATCAGAGTTTTGACCAGTTACCCAATAGGCCATGGTTCCGTTGTCGTAGTCTGATATGAATATGGATAACCACGACACCGCTCTTTGATACTTCTGATAGTCTGCCCAACCAGCCGCATTGCCTTCGTTAGCTGGAGTAGATAGCTTGGAGATGTCGCGGTAGAAGATTCCACTAGAGGATTGCATCCATGGCAGCTCACCGGCCTCTGCATCAATTGGCATCATGACATCCATGTCAAATGCCTGGTACTCCATTACGTTCTCTGTAATAATATCTTGTATAGAGTGGACTTGCCCCTCAGACATAATGTCAACTCCGTATATCCTCATTACAGAAACGTGTCCATACTCGTTTGCATAGGTAAGAGTAATGTCGAATGGTGGAATAGAGTCAGACATCGGTAGATGCATAAATGCCTGACCATCATATTTATACTGGCCTAGAAAAGAGTATAGTGGTGTGCGGTCCTTAACTGCCCAGATTATAGACCCGGCAATAGTGCGCATGCCTCTGGTTCTACGTCTTGCATATGACCGACCAAGAGTAGGTACGTTTACCTTTTCTCTGTGGGTTGAATAAGAGATTGCTGAAATGTTGTCAAATAGGACAAGCCTGCCATCGATATAGCCAGTAGCTATAATGTCGACGCCAGCGTAGCTTCGCTGAGTTGGCTCCCACATAGGGGCCATATCACCTCTAATGCGTGGATAGTAATTATCTACGCCCTCGGCTGCCTGGTTGTTTAAACCAGTAAACTCGTCTCTATTAATCATCTTAAGCTGGGAGCCGGCTTTTTGGGCCGGCCCCCATAATCATCTTATGTATTTACGAAATCGAACAAGCCTACCTGTTCAGCTGCCTCGCCTTCTAGAGGAGTAGCCTCAAAGGTAGTGTCCATACCACGATCATTACCGCTGGCTGGATGCCATAGAGTTAGAGCGCGGCATATCCAAGTCATCTGAGTTTCTGATGTGATATCGTCTACTGAGTGACCCTCGCCTTCGTTCAGGATTTCTACACCGAAGATAGCCATTGAAGTAGCCTGACCATATTCATTCATTGCAGTCAGAGTAATGTCAAATGGTGGTATCTGATCGGAATAGTTTGGGTTGCGCAACTCTAGGTTTGTGTCGTTAGTTGTTGAAGCAAACTGTGTAGCAGTAGTTGCTGTAGCCAAAGCCTGTGGAAGGCTAGAAGTATCGGTAGGTCTGAACGGACGAGCGCGTCCACCAGAAGCTGGCAAATCAGAACGGTGAGAGGCATACCAAGCACGAGCCATGTAGTCGTACATAGCAGAACGGTCGGTGTTGTACATGATCATCGAACCCGCAATACCACGTTTTCCACGGGATATTGAGATAGGATCGACCGAACCTAGTGCATATAGAGGTGCCTTTTCACGAGTAATGGAGAAGGAAATACCATTTGCATTTCCAATTACCATATCGTGTATCACCAGAATGATGTCAGCTCCAGAGAACGTGTCGTATGTTCTAGTAAAGCTACTTGTTAGTAGATCCATCTGGGCCATTTATCGTATCCTCCTATTGGGGTTGCCAGGGGAGTGTTACCTCCCCTGGCTTATATTCCTTACTTTGAGAGAGCTACCCTAATGTTGATTATGCGGATCTCGAAGTTGACAGCTAGAGAAAGCCCGATATTCAGGTATCCACGAATTCTGTCAGCTTGAGTTGCGTTGAGCGTGAAAGTGCTGTTGTTGCGTAGGGAGCCATCTGTTATGTTCTGCTTCAGCACGTTGCTTACTTGAGTAGCGCAGGCATTGTAGATGGCCGGCTCTGATAGCCGCCCTAGGAACGGTATTGCAGCCTTTCGTACTTGGTCGACTACTCTGCGGACGATACGGGTTGTGGTCGAACGGGTATAGTCGCTACCAGCAGCTGCGCATGATGGCACATCAGTTACTACTAGAGAGCCAGTGTATACGTCAGTTTTTCCAGTAATATACCTCATAGCTGTCATAGTTTCCAGCTGCCCAGGTGATAACTCAAAGGCAAGTCCAACCCAAGTTGGAATCTGGCGATATGTCATACCCTGGTTGATTGGCAGTTCGGCATATGTTCCAACAAATGATGGTATACCATCTGATACGTAGCGCACCACTGATGGGTTGGCAACGATTGGGTAGCAAGCCATCATGTGAACCAGCCTGTTGCTTAGCACGCTTTGCCAGTTTGCGCCGCGGGTAGGATCTGAAGGATCAACTGTTACTAGGCGCTGCACCCACTTCTGGACAGTAGCTAGCTTAGTATCAGCAGGAGGCGTTACTGACATATAGGCCATGGTTTCATGCACGTTGGTCAATAGCACATCTAGGAAGCTAGTTAACTGAGTCTGGAAGCCTGCGTTTACGCTTTCTTGTAGACCAGTTACGGGGTTTGGCTCAGTTTTGACCGCGTCTAGATAAGCGCCATCTGGTAGAATCAGGTGGTCAAAGTTGTAGTTAGATAGCATAAGATATGCAGAGTCCATGGTGTCATACAGGTCTTCTGCTGACATTACAGCACCATCGGATCCACCCTGTAGTGTTCTAGATGACATTCCGATGTCTAACCACTCTGGGTCATAATCGTAGTAGAGCGTGATTCGGGACCACTCTGGACGATGATCGGCTGCGTCAGATACTGACGACCAATCTGGTGCTGGAACCGCGCCGGCTTTTTCTGGAGTTATGATTACTGGCATAGGCTGGTTCATTGAAGTTCCCGGTTGATCAGATAGGTCTGACCACTCAAGAATACCAGCTGAGTAATCTATCACCGACACATCCCCACCTACATGCCAGTTCTTCTCAAAGCAGTATGCTATTTGAAGAGCTGTTGGAAGTGGTCCACCAAAGTACAGTCTGCGTCCTGCGATGAAATAGGTTTTCCATGCATCCCAGCCAGTCTTGTTCAGGACAGACATTAGATTGCTAACCTGTGTCAGTTTACCTGGTAGGGACTTATAGTCGATGTATATGGAGGTATTTGCGTCTGGTAGGCCGCCTGCGCCAGTGTCGTCGAACGTCACCTTGGCTGTTGGTTCCTGGCCTGGTAGCTCTTCCCAGGTTATTGTGTAGTTGTGTCCGAGATCAGCAGCATTGATGAAATCTCCACCGCTTACTACTTCATACACCACTACTGTGTCCGCTCCCTCGCAGTATGTAGCTAACCCATAGGTTGATAGAAGATAGGTGTAGTCATATCTTCCAGCTATTCTACCATCAGAACCGATATCTGGTGGCAGATGTGCAGCGAATTCAAATTCTACCGTAGTGGTGCCGTCTTCTAGAACTGGAACAGTTCCCACAAAACCTTTGGTAATTAGTTGAACTGCGTCTGCAAAATCTGACTCGCTACCTACCACGTTTGCGTGTGCAGTAGCTTCGCCATAACCATAGCGACCCATTACTGGGGGATATTTGTATAGTTCCGTGTCGCCATCCAGATATTTCTGGATAGGACGTAGTTTGGACGTGAAAGTGAAGTCATCCTGAGAAGCAGATGCACCAAAACGCACTGGCGGCGGGACCACTGGGGTGTATGGCAGATCCATTTTGCTATAACCAGGGGCGTTTAGAATCTGAGCAACCGTGCAACCAAGCTCACCAACCTTAGTTAGGCTAGCTATGCGATTGCCGGCTGTCTGAGAGACCACAGCATCAGTGTTGTTGAAATGACGGAAGAACCCTCCACCATAACTGCCATTACCGTGATCGGACACCGACGGTGCTATGGTTGGTGCGCCAGTTTCATTGGGGAGCATTAAGGTACGAGTTGATAGCCGTAGTTGCAGCTTTCCTGACACATCGGAGGCACCATAATACCCAATATTACCGTATCCGGAGTCAGGAGCAAATCCGCCCCAATATTTGGTGTCATTAACAGTGGGCGCTGGGTAATATGAGTCAATTGCCAAACCAGTATCTGTCAAGGAAGCCACTGTTGGTGAGGCTATACGATATCTCGCACCAGTTGTGTTGATGTCGTGATATAGTGCACCAGTTGGAGCACTTGATATTGTTATGGTTGCAGAGTTCGTCTCTACGGTGCTAATAAAGTTCCAAGACGTAGCAGAGTGTGTTGCACCATACAGTGAGTAACTCACAGCACCAGCAACAGCAGTCCAAGAGATAACAGTTGCAACGCCAGAGGTAACAGTCACCACAGCTGACTTTTTGGTGTGGCCATACTTGTCATTTGCTACTACTATGACATCAAAGTCATCAGTAACGGCGGCTGGTAGGGCAGCTACACCTGTCGGAACAACCGTTATGCCGACCAATCCACGATATACATGGAAGGTGGTCGCTACTCCGTGCGACCACGTTAGTGCAACCTGCTGTCCAGTTGTAACAGTTGCGTTAGCCATGGCACTTTCGGCTTCATCGAGCGGGTTCTCGTAGGATCCATTGGTCTGGCCGTTTTCATTACGAGCAGTTACCGAGTAGCAGTATTCACCTGCTGGAAGCGTATTACCGGTTGAGCTTGGAGTAGCGGTAATAGTCTCCATCTCTGCCAGCTCTGATGTAACATCTTTATAGCCCCACAGAGATAGGAAGTAGCCAGCATCGTAAGTCCAGTCAGCAGAGCTATAGCCACTTGATCCTTGTGGATCCAGTAGTATATCTGCGTGACCTTCTATTGTGTTGGCGGTTGCTGTTATAATTGCAGAAGCATTTGGGTCTGCGGCCATAGCAGCTGCCAGTTCACGGACGTTATGCACGTCTACCACTATGTTGTTTGGATCTGCGCTGTATGTGTAGTAGCTTTCCATACCCGTTTTTGGGTTATAGAAGATTACTGACAACAGCCCGTTTGGGTTGTAGCCCATTCTAGTGGTGGCCTGGTTATATTTCATACCAGGTACTTTTGCCTCAAGGACAAGAGCCGGGTTGGTCAGAATTGTCTGACCAGTGATCGACTGCCCAGTTGGCTGTGGCTTTGCAGCACCACGACCAGAGCTCTCAGCGATGGCCAGCTTTGCCTTACGGCCATTGGAGATGCGTAGAAGTCTTATATCCTGACTGCCGCGCTGAGCGTACCAGGCCTCTTCAGCTTTTCTAACCAAATCTCCTACCGAATTACGACCATAGACGCTGCGAATATATGCGGGAGAGCGCATACGTATAACAGTGTCCGTTGGTCCATCTTCGGCAGTACCGATGACTAGAATACTCTCGTTAAGAGTAGCTTCCTGAGGTCCGACGTTCAGTTGGTTGTCAAGATAGCTGACTTCAAATCCGGGTGTGTTTCGTGGCATGTTGTGTTCTCCTTATTGGATACTATCGACGCCTACGTCTATCTTGGTTATCAGTGGTTTGCGTATTACATACTGTCTATCTAGAACAACTAGATATGTTAGTACGCGGTTTGGTAGCCTTATTAGTTTTGGCCGGCTTAGCAGATCTTGCGACGTAATGCCGCCCAAAGAGGTCCTTGATGCATAAGATATCTGACAAACGCCTTTTGATGTTAGCCAACCAGTGTATAATGACATAACATCCTGGACCAAGTCTGCTAGAAACTCAACAATCTTTGTTGACCTGGACCAGCACGTTAGTGACATTTCATAATAGTGTTTCTGCCCTTGTATCTCTAGAATCTCGCCGTTTGGCCCGTAAGCGTGTCCTCTTACTCTTGGTCGCTGTTCTCTAGTGCCTTCAACCATGGGGCCAGATAAACCTGCTAGCATTGTGATAGGCTCACGCAATTCATAAGTAACGTAGTTTCCTAGAACGCTAAGAGGCACAGTAGTGTTATCGGCGCGAGATAGTTCTTCCATGAGGACATCTGGGTATCCTGCTGAGAACACAGTCTTTCCTATCGGAACGGCTGTCACGGTACCATCAGTCTCTGGTATCTCATTTACAGTAACTTGCTCAATTTCTGGAAGCTCTAGAGCAAATACTTCAGCCAATAGGTTGATGAGTTGGGCTGGGCGAACATTTCCCTGGGCTTTAGCTTTATCATCATTATAGGTCAACTGAATAGGGGCCCTAACTACATTATTTTCTAGCCAGCCCTTCCACTCAACCGCGGTTGGAAAAATCAACCCTTGTTGGCCTACTTGAATCATCCTCTTACCACTTCCCTATTGCAGGTTAGTCCCCAATATTCTAGTCTACCGTTGTCTTCACCCCAGTGCGGCTCTGGCAGAACAACTCTGAATCTATCCATATAAAGATCTTGTGTTATAGTAGGAGCAGTTGCGCCTTGATAATTAAGCTCAAAGACTTCGTCGTCTACACCTATTAACTGACCTGTTGGCAAAATGTCCCACTCGAAAATCCACAAGTCTACTGGCACATTAAGCGAACCCGGGGTGACAGGCACATCGGCCTCCCTCATTTGTCTGCCAATGGTATATCTGACACGAAACGCCAGGCCTAGATAGTCAGTATATTCCCAGGCAGGCCCGCCCGGAGATTCATTTGTTCCTGGTATCCAGTACTTACTATGTTGAGTCTTATCCATGTGGCGCAATATAGTCCAACGGCCTATTGCTGGGTCACCAGCAAGACCTCTTAGAAGAAGATATAATTCCTCACGAAGTCTTATCTGTTGGCCATTAGCCGCGGTTGGGTACGGGTTGGCAATCGTTGGCGGCGTTGTTGAGCCTGGATATGGATCAGGTATATATAACATTAGATATCGTCTAAATTACGAGCTAGGTAAGGTTTGGCTTCTGGCCACATACCATTCTGGTTTAAGATAGTTGGTGCTTTAGGCCAACGTCTCCAAGACTCATCTGTTATTGGTCGACGTGGGTCGTTCTCAGCAAATACGGTGTCTCTTACAACCAACCTGTTTGGATCGATGCCTGCCTGTATTCCGCTATCTGTTAGGCACTGTAAGTACTTCTTACGAAGCTCAGCGAACGGATTTCCGCCAACCGCACCGCGCTCCGTTCGGAAGTCACCAAGTTGCTTTGCCACACCGCTACCGGTCCCTGTATAGTCGGCGAAAGCTGCATCAAGTGCGTCTAGTTTGGACTTACAAATTACGTACTGAATTACGGCAGCTGGAACGAGATCAATGTCATCAATAGACAGCCACACCTCGTTCATCTCATAGTACATCTTTCTTACTAGCCAGGATATTTCATATATTAGCCTAGCGATAGTATCGTCAGGCACGTATCTAATATATGGCCCAATGTTAAGTCTAACAGTTTGTATTGTGGTATACATCGGCTCTAGCTTTGTAACGAACCACACTATAACATTGGAAGTCATTATGTTTACAGAAGCCGCGGTGGACCCGATACCAGCTTTTATGGTAAGGACGTATTGATAACTTAGAGGTAAATCAATATTTTCCCACAGTACCTCATCTGTCCGTACACCAAACTCAAGAATAACATCGTTATCTGTTGTACCTGGCCTTACTAGAACATCAATAGTATTCTCTGGTGTTACGGAATCGGGCGCAAATACGGCATCTGATATATTAGATTTATAGAAGAATCTGAATGACATTTCTGGGTTTAGAGACCCAGCTAATCCTATGCAGTTTCCGCCATACATCTCTAAGTGACCATACAGATCAGTACTTAAAATTCCTGTCGATTCTCTCCATAGTACATAGATCGGTTGAGCGAAAGTTAAGTACATTTTATGGTCGTGCAGTTTAAAGTCTGCAGGAACCATAATCTCACCAATGGCCGGCGACGAGCTAGCATATCCTTGCGTATTAGTAGGAGTTGGTGGCTGTGGCGGGTCTGGCGGAACTACTGGCTCAGCTTCAGTTGTAAATGTTACTGAAACATTACCAGACATGCATTCATATATTTTGCTTAATACGCCAAGCTTTGTAGTATCATTTGGGTAAGGGTCACCAACAATAGTGAATATGTAAGTCTTACTATATGAAAGAGCGGCTGCTGGTATAAATGTTACTGTCTTAGTCTCTGCACTGTAAGATACAGTACCTTGAACTACGTTAAGCTTTTCGTCAGTAAGTTGGACGTTCTGGAAGTTAATAGAATTAGCATACATCTCTCGGTCAAATACGGCCGAGGGCTGTATGTTCTTAGAAACTCCAGTAGCGCCGCTTACGGGGCTTAAAGAAATAACACTTACATAAGCCATTTATTACTTCTTACGAGTAGGTTTCTTAGTTAGTTCTTTTGCTTTGATTATCTGTTTTGCTACCACAGCCGGCTTAAGAGCACTCTGATTATCGTCATAGGCTCCAGAGTTTCTCTTCTCAAGTGCCCTGATTAGATCAGTTTTTCTTTGCTCTAGTAGATTAAGGTATTGTGGGCGAGGTCCACCTTCTTGCTTTTTGCGTGCGCTCTCAACAGTAGACAATTGACCAATTAGTTCAATTGACTGAATTCGCTCAATGCGGACCTTGAATTCCTGGACACCCTGGTTTAAGATATCCATGAATGGGGTGCTAGATGGTTTATATCTGTTTTGAGTGAATTCGGTGGGAGCTTTATCTGTAGTACAGATATGCCCGAGCCTAATAGCTGCAAGCAGCTGAGGGTACTTTTCTGGAGACTCAAGTACCTTCTTTGGTGTTTTGCAGAATGAATTCTCGGGCTTAAACAGGTTTAGGTTGACGCCAGTCGTTTTGTCGTCGAACATAACCTGACCTTGTAAAACTAGATAGGCTTTTAAGTCTGTGGCACCTTTTGTGCTTTTAGTTTCCTGAGCTGGTGTATTTTCCATATTTCCTCCACAATTTTAAAGAGGGCCGGGCGGGTTAGTGCCCGACCCTCTTGGGTATTACTTACGGAACCAGACGTTGCGATTTAGTATTAGACCAGCACGGAATGATTTTACACGAACTCTGACTTCACATCCATACATTGGATTCTCAGGCGGAGCGAATGCATTTCCAGTGACGCCTATTACATTGGTACCGACGATCCGTATTAGTGTATCTCCTACAGTTACAACCGAGTCAGCCATGAAAGCTGAACTATCGAGAGTTGTAGAGAACGTGTAGGTATTTGGGTACTGCAATAGATTATGAGTGATCGCAGTTCTTAGGGTGTCGTCGCCAGGGGTAATGGTATAAGTCTGGGTTACAGTATCAGCACTAGTTGGACCAAAGATATATCGGTAGTCCACGTAGACTAGGTACTTTGGTGATAGGGAAGCGTGGGTCACAGATAGTGTTAGAAGTAAGTCACTATACTTGATTGTTGGCAACCAAAAATTAGCAGGAATACTTCCAGACGCTGTAGTCCACTTTAAGGTATCTACTTCCAGTGAGTCAAAGGCGGTTACCTTTGTCCACCGATAGGCACCATAAGGTATATACTGGGCCGAGGCTGCTCCCACCATCAGTAAACCCATGCAAAGCAGTAATGCGAAAAATTTGCGCATCAGTTTCTCCTTGTTGGTTTTAAGCAGGGTGGGGATTGCGCCCCACCCTGCGGCATTCAGCGATTAGGCAGAAGCGAAAGTTGTGGTCTTCGAGATCGGGTCGGTGATGGTGATGCTATTGACGTTACTGAAGGCGTAGTTGCGGTCGATAACGATCTTGCGAGCGATATTGATGCCCTTACCCTGAGCCAGGATGGCCATAGCCCACTGTGCCGAAGCCTTTATGTTGCGGATATCACGGGATGGATCGTTCCACTCGTCGAACTTGATAACTGCTCCGGCTGGGGTGGCAGTGATACCGCAGTACTGCGAGCTTGCCATTATGATATCTGTTACTGCTAGAGTTCCGCTAGCTGGGAGCCCACCACCGCCACCTGGGTTCGGATTTACGAAACCATCGGAGTCGATGTAGACAGTTGGGGTTACTAGAATACGTACTGGGCCTGGGAACATCCCACCGCTCATTACGAAGTTAGCGCCCATTGGGTTTAGACCCCAAGACCAAGGATCGGAGCCTTCACGTCCGCCAGTGGTGGCCGGTGGAACCAGTGGAGGAGTTGGGACTAGCTCTTTGCTATTCCAGTTCCAACCAGTGGATTTGGACCATAGTCCTAGCCCGCCGTGGAATGACTGACCGAAGCCAGGTGCACCTTCTCCACCAGGCATTTTCTCCTGCATGATGGTCGAGTTGCGGATGACGCTCTGCAGTTCAGGATCTGCCAGCAGCACGGCCCAAGCTAGTGGGTTCATGATGATGGTGTCTGGGGTCAGGCCTAGCATTGCTAGATCTGCCCACTGAGTGATGAGGTCATTTAGTGTCCAGGTTCCATTCTGAGCGCCGGTTACGGCACGGCCAGTGGTGCAACCATGAGCACTTGCAGTTGGATTGCTGTTGTCAAATGAGGTGTGGCCGGCTTCTAGTAGAAGTTGAGTTGCCTCTTCTTCCTTACGAGTTGCTAGGGCCCAACCAGCTCTTTCGAACCAGAAGGAGATTACGTCCCATTCGGACTTGGCAATGGCTTCCTCGGTGATAGGAATCTTCAAACCGTATTTGAAGGGGGTGATGTTTATGGCATCACCGGTCTCTCTCATTGCCCAGGTGATATCAGGATATTCACCGCCTTCGGGAATGAGCTCAGCCTTTAGCGGACCCACGAACCCCATTTTGAGGATTTCCTTGTTGACCTGCATCTCGCGGAAGAGGTAAGTCGAAACAAGGAGTTTCGGAGCCATGGCTGAAATGATGACATACTGAATTGCAGGCTCTACGAAGGGCTTTAGCTCGGTAGAGGTGATAACGTCGCCTAGACGCTTCATTTCGCCATCGGGGGCAAACCCGTGGTTAAGGAAAGTGTCAGCTAAGTTAGCTACTTTTCTACGTGAAGACCAGAGTTTCTTCTGATCTTCGGTTGGCTGATAAGCGCCCCCGACCTGATCCAATAGTGCCATAACCTGTTGCTGTGTATACATTTATATATTCCTCCTACTTCAGCGCGGATTAAACGATATGGAACCAGATGGTTGCGAAACCAAAATGGCCCTTGCGAATCGCGCTCTTGATGTTGGCAATCGTTGGTGATACGTTTGCACCAAGAGTTAGAACTGCGTGGACGAACCAAAATAGTTCGGCTTCTACTCCACCTGTGTCGGTGCCGGTCATTCCGCTGCCTAGCATGGTGTCATGCAGATCATTCAGGGAATGTGGCTGCTTTGGATTGACTCCGTCTAGAGATCCTACGATCTGTGATTGTGCCCAAGTGTGAGCGTCTAGTCCGGTCTGGATTTCGGCTACAGTTGGAGGAACACTACCAGTGAAAGTAGGTTCTACGTATACGGTTGGGTTACCAACTTCATCTGGAACGATCTTCGAGCCATTCAGCATGGAAGCTGTTGGGGCATAGAAATAACGATACAGTTTGTCTAGCGTCGGTTTGATGTCCTCGAAGTCGTGTGTTCCGCCGGCCAGAGCATAGTTGGCTGCATAAGCTGTAGTGTCTAGATATGGATAATCTACGGCGCCTTGCTTATAAACATTGAATAGGATTTTGGCTTCTGGGTGATAGTTAAGCCACTGGCCGCGGTAGTCCACACCGGCATCATCCATAATACATCCGATGGGCACGTTGGCACTTAGGGTTAGAGAGTCACCTACTTCCATCAGAGTACCATCTGGACGAAGTCTGCCCATGCTGGTATCATTGGTTGTCATAGTGACGGTCTGGGCTTCTCCACCGTTGGCTGGCACCAATAGAGAGTGGATGTCTGGCCCGTAGCCGTAGTAGGAGTTCTCCAGAGTGATCGGGGTGGTTGTACCGTCATGATTGGTGAACAGTACCCACTGCTGGGCGTTATCCCAGGGTGTTTGGTTGCCTTCAACGGTGCCGCCGCTGATAGCCACTGATTGTGACTGCAGAATGTTGATTGAGGATACGATAGTACCCTTCAACATTACATAGCCTTCACGCATTGGTCCAGTGACTTTGTCAACGTACTGAAGCGCAGGTAGCCAACGGAATGGTAGGAAAGGAACTGCGGGGGTAATCTCATTCGAACGAATGTGAGGACCGCGATCCTTGGCTTCCAGCCATTGTGCCCCTAGCTGCTTAAGCTCACGCTGTGGGGTAAGTCCTAGCGGTAAAAAATGCTGAGACATGTTAGAAGTTCCTCCGTAACTTGATAGGTTTAGTACTCATAAATCTGGCCCAAGGACGGCTTGCTAGCTTCTGGCTGCACTGCCGGAGCAGTGGCTGGCTTTTCTTTGCCATCATTGCCGCGGAAGTCACCAGGGGTAAGCTTGCTAAGATCTGATATCCCCGTTATTGGACCAATTGCTTCGAGCTTGGTGGTTAGGGATTCGGTTGTCTCGTCCATTAACTTGGTGCGTACGCTTAGAACCTTTGCGTCGAAGTCGTCTGTAGCTCCTGGTATAATAGATTCGTATACCTGACCCGATTTAGCGATCAGAGAACGTAGGATAATGTTGTCTACTAGAACACTTTTGTTCTTTCTAAATAGACTTGTATTCTGCGTAATCTGTGCATCTATTGTGGCTTGCTTGTCTTGACCATCTTTGCTAGCCTGGCCAAGCTGCCCCTCAAGTTCTGCAACTTTGGTAGTCAGCTCAGAAACAGTGGTAGTCAGAGTGGTTATCTTCTCATTAAGGGCACTCTTTTCCTCATCGTGTGCTGCCATCAGCGAAGCGATATGGTCAATAATGTCTTGACGAGCAAGAATTTGTTCAAGAGTAAGCTCAGCCGGTGCTGTGGTTTCTGGCACTGCTTCGTCTCCCTTGGTGCAGCCAAGTTTCTTGCCTTTGCTATTTACGCAGGCGTGAATCTTAGCCTTGGTTTCGGCAGACCCTTTATAGCGACCTAGCAAGCGCAGAGCTGCAGTATAGTGGTCGCAATCAGGGACTGGGAAGGAGCGACCGGGGCCACAGAAGGTAGATGCGGCTAGCTTTTTACGCTGTGCTGCCGACAATTTTGCATCTGCGGACACTTTTCCAGCAGCTAGTAACTCATCCATGATTTTTGGGTATTCGTCTTCCATTGCTACTTGTGCTTCGAGGGTATCCTCTTCCGATACTTCTCCAAGGCATTCGTCGCATACGTACTCATAGATGTGTTTAGTCTGCTCAGAATCTGTCAGAGGCTCTATCTCTTCACCCAAGGTATGCTTGTGACCCTTTACCAGTATTGGGCGGGTTTGTCCTGGTTCTACATCTACACTATAATCAAAGACATCCGGGTAGGCGTCGATAACCTTGTTCGTAATGTCGTGTGAGTGGTGTAGAGCATAGTCAGTCCATCCGTTACCAGTAGCTGGATCAACAATGCAGCGATGCATATGACCTTCTTTCTCAAACGCGAGATAGTTAGCCTTTTTAGCATCACCCTCGACTAAAGATTTAGCATCTGCCGGCCAAATTACCTTCACCTCTTTTGGTGTAAGATCTAATTTTGACATAGGTGTGGCCGCCTCATCTCCTAGTGATAGGGTTTTGTTATCTTTACTTATATAAAATACTTTCTGTTTTATAGAATCACCGAATGTCTCACGAGACAGCTTCATTGAAGCAACGTGTACATACTCGTCAGCAGGTAGATTGACCACAGCTAAGTGATCATATTCCATTCTACCAACAGCTAGATAACAGTCATCCTTACCAGGAACATGTTCGTGCTCCATATACTCTTCTGGGGTCATTGCGGCAAAGTTCTCGCCACACACAGAGCAAAACATTTCATTGGTCGTAAAGCCTACTGATACTGTTTGATAGCGACCATCAAGCCACTTGTCAATAGCGTCAGCGTCGGTTACATAGAAGCCGGCATATATATGCCCAGTTGGTTTGTTGCCAGGCTTGTAAGTTTCAAAGAATTTTTTGACATCATCATCAGTTACGTTCTTTGCGTTTACTGAGGCTCCGATGCCCGGGTCTGTGCGATATTCGGCTGCGTACATGCGCCCAATTGGTTCTGCTGAGTGGATGTCGTGCGTACGAATCACTGGCTTTGGGTGGGGCTTAAGCCAGGTTTCGGTGGATTCTGACATCTGACGTTCAAGGTATAACCTTTTATTCAGATTGATAAACCCTGCGTGTGTGATCGCCATTTCAACAGCCAGAGCATGCCGTTCTTGTTTGTCATCGGTTAAGAACTGCTTGGCGCGGTCTACGTTTATTCCGCTAGTAGGAACTTGAATCGCATCAATTCCGACCCATAGCTTACGCTTGCGGTCAAATTTAAGTTCCATCAATTTACCTCTCCTAGGTTTTCATGTGTTTCTTTGTGGCAGTCCTTACAAAGAGTAGTACCATTCCAGATATCCCATAGTTCTTCGCAAGCTATTGCTTGCTCTACTGTGGTTATGTTGTATTCGTCAATAATAGTCTGGAAATGCTTCTTATGGTGTGCGTGCAAACAGCCACCCTTATTACCACACTTCTGGCAGGTGAACCCATCTCTGTGGAAAACAGCACTACGCCACTGATGGTACTCAAGCAGATTCCGTATGGCGGTCCCAAGTCTAGTTAGTCCGCCTCTCCAGCTAGGATGCGCCGATCCTTTTGGGTGGGGCAGCACCTTGTGCAGTATGGAGGCTTCTTCTCTTTGCAAACAGCCACAGGATTTTGTAAGTCCCTTTTTTAAACTATTGAGGGCCACCGTTGTTTTGCCACCACAGCTACAATTACATAACCACGTATATTCCCCATTCTTTGCCCTGTGTGCTCTTTTGACAGCCGTAAGGCGCCCAAAATGTTTACCAGATATATCTATCATTTATTGTTCTAATTATAGCACGAATCATGTAGAAAGGCCAAAATGCTTGCAACTAATAGGTTACGTCGTTATACAACATATAGTCATATTTTTGCGGAAACCCACTATTTACAAGTGTTTACGAAGGAATCTGTTGCATGGCGGAGACTTAAAGATTTTGCCTCCGCCGGCAACTTTTTAGTTATTTTACTGATGGTTTTAGCCAACCAGATATAAGACTAATGACACCAGACACAACTGCGCCAGAATATCCGCCGGCAGCTATGAAGCCGAGCCATGGCATACCAGCAAAGGCAGCAAGCGCCGTGACCTGGGCTGCAGATAGAAATAGGGCTGCTAGGCCAGTTACAAGTAAGGCCTTGTAGCCTGCACCTACTATCAAGCCAACTACTACTGCGGTGACGATTGTCTTCCATCCACCGATGATCTTTACAAAGAATGCTTTGCCAGCAGCAGCGGCTTTCTTGAAGAACTCAACAACGGTAGCGGTTGTGGCACCCAGAATTACAGATAGTGCAATGATTGAAGCGATCATGTTATACTCCTTTTAGTTAAACTGTCCATGTACCAAGTTCAGTCCGAAACTTTACCATATCGAACTTCAAACCCGGGCATGATTTAATTTTTTGAGCCTCTTTTTTATTACTAGCTTGTCCTTTGGCTATAAAGGTTTCCCAGTGACCAATTACATTTGACACCGGAATATTATCTTTTACCATTAAACCTCGAACTACTTCAATGGCTGTCTGCCATTGTTTTTCGCTAGGCTCGTTTTTATCGAAATTACCAACTATACACACACCGTAGCCGTTGGTGTTGTAGCCTTTGGCGTGTGCCCCAGACTGCTCTAGTGGTCTACCAAATTGTACAATTATAATACCAGTTGTTAGCTCCTCTACACCCATGTGGTATCCTATATCGGCCCATGGCTCCGTCACAGCCTTACCTTTTGATATCAAATCCTCAGCATCCTCTTTAGAGATAATACTATCTTTGTATCTCCAAGAAGTGTGATATCTCTTGATATCATCCCAACTAACAGTTTTCCCACTTATAGTGTAGGAGTGGTGCATTACGATGTATCTCATATTTAGGAACCAGTTACGTGTTCTTTAAGCCACGCAAATGTGTCATCAATTACTTTATACAATGCCTCGTTCTCTTGAAGCAGCGCATCCATTTTTGCTTGCTCATCCTGTGTCATAGTGCCTCCTTATGGGCTATAGGTTTGTTTTGTTACCCATACGTCTGACTCTTTTCTTTGTACTACGAGATCGTCGCCGCTACCGATTAGCCGCCAAGAACCGTTTGTATTTGGATCGCCAACAACAAACGGTGAGAGAGTGTCTTTCGTAGAGTAGGCACCAAAGTTGCTAATAGTCTCACTACCATCGAAGCCGGTAATGCTATCGGACGTATTTATTTTATCTACACTAAGCCCGCCCTCAACATATACCTTATAAGCCACAGGATTGTATAGACCGCTATAACTACTGTTGAAGTCGCCGACACCTAAGCTTTTGAACAGCCAACTACCGCCAGGCATCAAGTATGCACCTAATTGCCCATCCAAACCGTCTGGGTCGCCAGCATAGGTTTGGGTCGACCAGATTACTACAGAGTTTGCATTTGGTGCCTGCCAGCCCACGCCACCAATATAAACTTGCTTTTCACGAATACCATCATAATTACAATCGTACCCACAAACTCCAGCAAAGGGTTCTACTGATGTATCACGCATACTTACGGCGTAAAGTGCACCACGGCCCCATCCATCATCACCACCGCAGAGCACAAGAGAGCCGTATACTGAGGTTAGAGTACTTGTTTCTATAACAGGGGCGCCTCCACCAGGAGAAAAAGAGCATGTAATTACAGGAGCGCTTCCAATGCTTAGTCCACCAGACAACTTTCCTGATATCATTTTAAATGAATCAATCTCTATGTAGCTAGTCCAAGCTCCACGCCCAGAGTCATCTATAGCGGCAAAAAGTTGATTTACTATAGAAGTTGAAGTAAGTCTGGTAGAGTCACCAACAGGACCAAGTGGGGTCCAGGTGGTGCCATTATCAGTCCACATTCTAGCAATTATTCCACGGCCCCACGGCGCACTCTCTACTGGTCTTCCAGCTGCTGTTTTCCACGTAGAGTCGGCCGGGTCGAATAGCGTTAGCTTAATATCTGTAGCTATTTGGCCTATGGCGATGCTGGCTAGTATGGCTATGGAGAACACTGTAAGTATTATTCTTTTCATTTAACGGACTCCTCCGGCACAATGGTTGATATTGCGCTAATTATTTCATCGTATGTTAATTCTGTAAGATCAGGTATAACGGAGTTCTTAAGTATTATCTCATTATCACGGAATATTATGTGAAGCTTTACCTTTGCTTTGTCTGTAAGATCAAACGCATCCGTAGCGATTCGCATCCAGTCTTCTGCTGACGCAGTGCCTCTTACCTCTTTCTCCACTGCGGCCATAGCATCTCTTTTAGCTTTCTTTGCTGGAGCAGCCTTTGTACCATGTTGGTTGGTAGGCCTCGATTGCGATTGCGTTTTCTTAGCGGAGGCTTCGGCGCCAGCGATTTTGGCATCAGCAGCAGCCTGACCCGTTGCTACAATCTTAGGTATAATGAATCTCTCTAGGTACATATCTTCTCTTTGAGAATCATCTATTGGGTCTAGGCCAAGATAAGCACCACGAAGCTCTGTCTCGCCAATTGCTCCACCCTGATATAGAAGTAGGCCGTGGTCTTGGTGCGCTCTCTGTGCATCTACATCTATTTCTGGAATATATAGTTGAGCTGTGTATCTGGAATCAAAGATATCCACTGACCCCTCTAATAGAAGATCGGTAAATATGCGATGATCGAATGCCTCCTTAATAGCCCTTTGCATCATTCTAGTTACTTGATGCATTTCGTTAGTCAGCACTAACGAAGTATCTCTATTAGAGGTACTTGATTCGCCAACCATTACTCCAGACGTTCCTAGGCCCATAAGTACTCTGCCTTTATAGTACTGGATGAACTCAAGTATGCTAGTAATTTCGGCCTCAGCCTGGATAACGGCAGCTGTCATGCGCTCGTTAGTAATTAGAGCTCCATGGGCAAGCATCTCCGATACTCTAGACTCAAGATCGTCTACTTCTGGGGCACCGGCAGGTGACTTTTCTGTTCCAGCTTTAAAGTGATAGATCGGTATGGACGCCTGGAAGGCTATAATTTCAGCGGTTTCCTCTAACCTACGGAGAGCGGCAATGTCATCTATAACAGGAATCACCATCGGCGTGCCTTCGCTAAATCCGGCATCGCGATGGAATGTAATGTGGATTATGTCTTGTGGAGAAATGTCTTCGTATATATCTACATATCCACTTGGAGTTTGCTCGCGAACTCTTTGCTGATAAACTACAGGAATACCAAACTCGTTTCTAAGAGCTCGAACAGATGGAGTATCTAGAACTACCAAAGCAGCGATTGGTAGTATCTTTTTTCCACCAATATAATATGCTGCACCACCAGATGATTCAAGTTTTCTGATTTTCTTGATATACACGTTACTATACGCAACTAACTGTATAGCGGTATCTACTAGTAACTCGTGTGTGGTGTAATCTGATACGTATGCTATTTGTGCCAATCTCTTTTTAATATAGGCTGAGATTGTCGGAGTTTTAGATACTATGTCCCAACCGCGGCTCCATATCTGTTCTACATACTTCCAGCAAATCCTAGAGAAGTACGATTCAATATTTAGCAACCTACGTATAGACTCATAGTCATACAACTGCGGCCTTACGTCAGCTGGATCACCATTTCGCTTGGCATCTTTCTCGCCGTCATGCACCAAACTAGTGCGCATTGGCTTAGTTTTTAAACCAACACTTCTAGCTAAAGGAGCACGCTTTTTCAGCTCTTGGTCCTGAGCCGATATTGTAGCAGGCAGTGAGCCAGCAATGATTAGGGACATAGCTTACCTCCGATTTTCCAGCTCTTGCAGTTGTTGAATACGTTGTTCGGCTTCTTGTCTTTCTGCAGCAGAGAGCTTATCCAAACAAGTACCGTTTCCAACCATAGTGTTAAATTCTGGAACTAGCATAGCTAGTTGCGCCATTCGTTCCTTCGTATCGGTCCAGTCACCAGTCATAGCCTGAGATATCTGAGCTGGCGTGTAGTGCATAAACGATTGATAAAATTGTATTAGCTCAGCAGTAGATATGGGGCCGGAAGACAAATTAGACTCATCAATCTTCTCAGTGATGGTCGAAATTACCATTGGAACTATATCCGGTCTTTCGATTGGGTCAGAAATATCAATTGTTAGATTAGCACCTGTATCTGGAATGTCAACCGCGTTAACAGCTATACCGTTTTTACAAATTAGTTCATTCTGTAATGCAACATCTAGAGCCGCCAACGCTTTATCTATGTGATCTAGCCAATCATTAAACTTTGACTGCTCACTAGCAATCTGGACCATTTTAATGGCCGAATCCTGCATAGTGAAGAAATCTTTTAGATAGGCCATTATTTCTTGTTCTATTAACTCAAGCCCACCAAGAATGCTAAAAGCAAATGCTTTTAATGGTAGGCACTGCAGAGCATTCTTTGGGCTCATCACTGAAGTAAACTCTTTCTCAACGGCATTGCGTGCCCAGTTAATACCAGTTTGAATTAGTGCTTGAAGCAATGCAAGAACGACTGATACTGCAGTATTATATATAAGCTTACCTATATCTAGTAAATCAGCTAAGGTTGCTTTTATTAAGTTAGCACCTTTGTTGCGAAGCAGGGATATAGCCAGACGCAGAATCTTTATATATGGACGCCATTTGCGAGCAGACAGTGCGGTGTTCTGTAGGAAGCAGCATAATATAGTTCTATCGTGCATCCAGTTCTTAAGATCAACCTCTAAAGACCTAAGGAGGGTTTTGATAGAACCTAGCATTCTCTTGGTCATATCTCTTTGCCACTTCTTGCCAAATAGAGTTTTTCCCAGAATGACATTGTTTGGGTCTTTAAGGTCTGGAAGCTTTTTCATCAAGTCTTGATAGTCTCTGTATACTTCAGATAGTTGCTTCTCAGCCCACCCAAAAGTATGATCATTGGCTTCTTTGCCAAAACTATCTATCCAACTAGAATCTAGGCCAGCAGCTTCGAATAGGTTTGACGAGGCAATAAAGGTTGATTTGGTTATCGTCTTGGCAGCATCATACCCTGACCGAACGGATCCTAATGTCCTATATATCGACCACGTTTGGCTTGGGTAGTCTTTTTCGTCTAGGGAAGGCTCTAAATGTAAGGAATCAGCAGCATTTAATATCCGCATAGCGTGGGCTGTGCAGTCATTTGCTGTCTCCCTCAGCTCTTCATCTACTTCAGTAGGATAGTATTTGATGGTCCAACTATCTTGATCCATGTATTGAACTGTAGTATCAATTACAAAGTATTGTACTACACTACTAAGCGGACTATTGTAGCTTGGACGAGGTATTAATGGCAATGAGAAGTATGAATATGAGGTAACATTGTTAGCCGAAACCCTATCCCAGCCATAATATGTTTTTCCAAGATTGCGAGAAGCCTCACCACTATTATCAGGCTCAAGCAATATGGATCTAATATACGATGGTGGAATGTCTGATACCTTTTGGTATGGTTTACCGCTGGCGTCCATGGCAACATCCCACTCGACACCTGTAGTTGGTACTGATAAACTCCAACGTATGGTACTTATTTTCATCCAGATTTCATATCTGGTAGCAGAGGTGTTTGGGCTATACTGCCCAATAGGATCTACTCTTAGTAAATTGCGCTGTGCATCTCTATTGGCCTTACGCAGTTTGGATATCATCTTCTTTACAGCCGGCCTGGCCGGCGTGTAAGTAAGAGGCTTTAGCATTTTTTCCAGTAAGTCTATAAGGAATTCCATTATCGCAAGCCACACCATCTTAATGGCTTTCTTGCGTCCTATAGATTGCACTTTGTCGTTATAGCCGGCAGCACTTGAAACCACCCAACTGTTTGGGTTCAGGCTACCGGTAATGGCAGCCCTAACCGCCTCTGAGTAGTGCTGACAGCTTTCAAATACATTGCTACTAGTATAGAACTCATTCTTAGTGCTTCCAATGTCGTATGGAAGAATGCCCATTGGCGCAGCTAGCACTAAGTTAGCTCGGTCAATAACCTCTTTGGTTATTTTCCCAGGAGAACCAAAAGATTCAAGTGATTTGGCTAAGGCTTTATCAGCTGGATCAGGTATCAGCGACATATTAGCCAATGACTTATCAAGTAGGTCATATACACTATTAAATAGGTCGTCAACCTCATCGAAATCATTCTTCAGTTCGATAAGCTCGTCCAATAAATCCGTTTGCCCTGACGTAAGCTCAGCAGTGGCTTTGCCTGGCAGGCTGATTGGGCGTGGTACCCATTTAAACTCCTGAAGACTACGCACGTCTTTGATGCCTCTTCTTGTGGCAGCCCTTACAAAGGGTCGTGCCATTATTAATATTCCACAATTCTTCACAAACTAAAGCTTGCTCAACTGTAGTTATGTTATACTCATTTATGATATCTTGGAGGTGCTTTTTATGGTGTGCGTGAAGATACGAACCGCGTTTTCCGCAACCTTGACAAGTGAAGTTGTCCCGGGTAAATATATCGGAGCGCCACTGACGATACTCAAATGTGGAGCGCAGTGCTTTACTTAATCCCCAGTTTACTGCTGTAATACCACCTTTCCAGTTTGGGGCTTTTTCTTTAGAGAGGGCCTCGCTTATCTTTCTCTTGTGTTCAGTAGATAGAGGCATGCCACGCTTGGAGGAGCCCATTTTTGACCTAGCCTCCATAGACATAGTTTTACCAAGTGAGGCCTCCCGCATCTTAGCTTTGGTTTCGGCAGACCTACGCCCGCCAAGGTGTCCTACGCCTATTCTTATACGCGTTTCTTCTGACGCACGACAACCTTTGCGGGATGGCGGTTTAGCTCCACGAGCAAGCGCGGCAGTCCGCAACTTGGCCTTAGTCTCTTCTGAGCACTGGTGACCTAATTTAGGAAAAGTGTTGTTTTTAATCACTTAATTCTTCTACCGCTGCGTGATAAAAATGGCGTGTTTACTAAACTAGTTGGTATTCCGGCAGCTCGACGGTTGGCCCACGAGACTCTTCCTGCTAAAATGGGCTTTCCACCTCCAGCAAGTTGCTTCTTAAACTGCTTTATCGTTACTTCATCACTACTTTCTCTAGACTTAGATGCAGCTATACTAGAATTCCACTGCTTCTTTGACGACTTATTGAAGTAATTAATAGACTCTATACTACTAGTGCGACTAGCTGATGGATGCTTATCTATTAAAGTGGACCAAATGTCTGAGTTTTTCATCACTATGCGCTCTACTGCACCTGTGCGCCCGGGTATAAGAATGTTTCCTTTCAACGAAATAGCAAAATTGGCTAGACAGAATGATATAATTCTGTGATCATTTGTTTTAGTATAAATCGTTGAGCCGGCTTCTGACTTTCGCATGATCATATAATGACGCATATCATCTATAAGTCTGTTCTTAGTGTCCCAGACTTTTGGTAGAGATAACATATGATTTTCAAGTAGCATAACAGTAGAGTTGATAACCAGCGGCTTTGCATCCTTACGAACTATCTCTCTGGTCATCGGGTCTTCGATCTCTATGTCTACACCAAAGTTAACGACCATTAAGCGATTTTTCATGTTTAGCCCAACGTGGTCATCATCTGCCATACGCAGCCGTTCGATATCTGCATCGCCAAAGCCGTGGTCTACAGCAATAGTGTCTGGGTCTAGCAACTTAGTGAGCTGGATTATTCTATTAACAGCATCAGAGTGGGAATATAACTTACCAGGTATTTCTTCTTGTAGCCATATGCGAGCTTTCTTCGTTTGGATATTCCATTCCATTACGGTGATAGCCTGGCCGACAGATGCCGTATTCCAATCCACGCCGATAGTGTACAGGCGAGCTTCGTTAACTGGAAGATACTTTGCAGTATCATAGGTAGTAAGAACGCCGTCGATGAAAGGAGGCATTGATTTGTCGTCCATAGCGTCTTCTAGCAGATCCGTACGGAATACGCCGGCGGCGATGGACCCAAACTCAGCCAAGATTTCATGTTCGTATTCGTCCAGTGGAATCATCTGACGGAGTTCTTTGTCAGTCTCTGCGTTATACCCGGGCAGCTCCTCTGGGCGGAAGTGATAGTGATGGTAGCCTAATTCATTAGCCTTAGTGCAGGCTGTGTAGAACTGCTTTCGCTCCCCTGTTGGGGTTGACGACATCCAGAAGTGTAGCTTTTCTTTCAGGTTGTTTTTAATAGCGTATAGGGTAGATACGTCTCCCTCGCTCATTAAATCAGCCTCGTCGAGAGCTAGCACGTCGGCCATCTGACCACGAACACCAAAAGCTTTTCTACCAGACTTAGTGCCTACAGTAAATCCTACGATTTTGGATCCATTTGGAAAACGGACTATCATAGGGTTACCGCGGGTAACTTTTATCTGCTCTTGCAGAATGAGATTATATGCTAGGTTTGATACAGCCTCGAATAAACGCCATACCTGTGCTCTAGTTGGCGTAGCTATAAGGAATGTTTTATTTGGGTGTCGCATGCAATACCAGATTGCCCTGCAACACAGGACCACTGATTTACCCTGCTGGCGGCCAATACGCAATACTACGTTTGGGTGCCAGTCATTTATAATAGTGGTTTGAAAGTTCTTTAGCTCTAGTGGCTTTGCGGGATCATCGGGGTGATTTAAGTAAGTCTCCGCCCAAGCCGATGGTAGATTCCAAGTGGTAAGTTGTTGTGCTAACTGGTCAGGACGTAGCTCAGTAAGCATGTCTTCAAATGACTGCAGCTTCTGTGCCGACGACTCTAGCCACTCTTTGTCTTCGGCTTCCTCTTTGCGCTGGTCGTAGTCGTCGGAGATAAGAAATTTTGATATGTCTACTTGTTCTACTGCTTCTAGCATCATATAATTCTGCCGCCTAGATAAGTACGAGCAGATAGGGAGGCTTCGTTGCCTAGTAGGCTTCTAGCATTCATAGAAGAGCGATTGATTTCGCTAAGAGCTCTCTGCCTTTCAGTCATTGAGTTAGCTGCCATAAACCCAGGTGATAGTTGGCCAGTCCCCCATTCTTGGGATAATATACCCTCAACTGCAGCACTGCTGCCTTCAAGCGCATACTTAGTTAATTTGTAAGTTTGCTTTGTAGCAAACTTTCCTATATCATATATTAGAGAGGCGGTAGCCGCTGTTCTTAGCCCAAACATTATTGCGTTGCCGCGTAGGAAAGCAGTTGCCTCTGCTGTAGCGGACGCCCTAGTAAGACCAAATTTCTTTACCGCGTCGCCAGCCAACTTCTCATATAAACTTGTGGATGAGCCGCCAAACGCGCTGCGCACTCCGCCACCGATTGTTCTAATTGCATTCCAGTTGGATGCATATTTTTCTGTAAGAGCCGTAGCCTTACCAGCAAAGTTTCCAACAAAATTGGCGGTGTTTTTCTCCAAATAGGAGGTTAAGCTTGGGTTTACTCCGGTCCACCCTCCAGTTACTTCTGGGCCAAATACTTCAGCCATCCGCATCTGGCCTCTACCCCAGTTCTGTGTTGCAGCCGTTTGAAATCCTTTTATAACACCGGGCTTGATCCCGCCCATTAAGCCATAGCCAAACACGCCAATATGAGAAGTGGGTGTTCCGCCAGTCAGTTTACTAAGTGCACTAAAAACAGCAGTTGTGGCTGGACTAGTTGCTTGCATTTGTTTTGAGATCTGAGCAAACCCACCACCAGCGAAGGCATTAAAGAATGAACTGGTGCCGCTAAGACCAACCTTGCCAGTAATTCCTGCTGCGGCTCTACCTGCACCATACCTAGCAGCCACTACTGGGTTAAGCGGGTTGTTGGATGTTCCAGCAATACCCTTCCAACCAAACGCACCGTGCCATTTCATCCCTGGACGTATATTCCAAGGAGTTAAGTAGTATTGATACGCTAGGTTTCTTACCGGGTGCCCATATATCTCGCCGAGAATAGATTTTGCTACCCCGGGCTTTTCAGACATCGGGGCAGTTGCTAATTCCTCGGCACCGCTTATTGTTCCGGGGCCCTGTATGCTAGTTACTTGATCCATTATTCAACTGCCTTCTTATGAATCGCCAGAATCTGCTCGATGTGGGTAATAAAATCCTCATAGGGCAAATCCGATTTCATCCAATTACAGACCTTACAGCAGGGAACACAGTTATCAATGGTATAGCCTTTTGTATTATCAACCCGGTCCACACCATTATAGGTATATGCCGCATGAAGGCGCCCAGCAGCGGTGACTGATTTTGCCCTGGTTCCATTATATATTTGAGACGGAGGACAGCCACAGTAGTAGCACGGGCGCTGATTTAACTCACGAACTTGGCCTTTCGTGAGGGAGAATTCTATTCTGCGCTTCTCCGCGCCGCGTTGTATACTACGATAATGATTGTTAAAGCCATACTCGCCAGGAGGCAGTCTTCTATCGATGTTACCTTTACGGTTACAACTTTGGCACTGTGTTATTTTTCCAGATATCAATTTGGTAGTTCTTGTGTTGGTCTGATGCCCACATTCGCACTGACACAACCACTTGGCTGTACCAAATTTGTCATTTGGCAGGCGGGACAGAACGGTTAATTTTCCAAATATCCGGCCAATCAGTGATTCGAATGTACCTTTATTCTTACTCATAAAAGTCGGTCAGTGCTGTTTTCTTCTTGTGTTGTAGAGTGCTTGTGATAGGCCGGCAGTTCCAAGATTATTTGACGACATTGGGCCGTGCCCGCCACTAAATGTTGGATACCCTGGACCGATAGATTGCATAGGTACGCCGTTGCTTTTACGACGACGGTTTATGTATGGGTTCACAGAAGTCATGGCAGCTATTCCACCTGCGGCCACGCCAAGAGCTGCCGCAGCAGCAGCCCCACCGATGGTTAGGGCCCTGCCCCATTTTAATCTGCTGGATCCTTTAGCTACAGCTGAGGAAATCTTGGCAGCTGCGGCCGGCACGGGTCGAGGTATGGGGCTCTTGCCCAATCCCCTGAACGACCCCCACCTAGACTCAGACAGTTTGGCTGTCCAGGCCCCAGACCCCTTGGGTGATTGCCACATGTGGCCTTTTGCTTTTTCAAACCAACTTGCCATTAAAATCTAAATAGGCGACTAATGTTGAAATCGGTAGCCGCACTTCCTATTAAGTGGTGGGTATTTGCTGTGCGGGCTAGTTCTTGCACCATTCCGCCAGCCTTGGGGTTTAACAATGGCTTTATGTGTATTGGCTTAAGTGACGCTGATTGCAATGTTTTTACGCCGTGTCTTAATATCTCATCAGTTACCGCACCAGAGCCAAAAAATGGTTGTCCGTGCTCCATGGCGTGTAGCCTACTATATGCCTTACGGTATCTTGGGGGTTTTGCATAAGGATCGTCGTCGCTTCTACGTAGTTTATTAAATGCGCGGACTGCTGTAATAGTAGCGCCAACGCCAAGTGATAGACCAAGTATATTTGATGCCTGTTTCTGAATAGGAGATAGGTTGGTTGCCGCTAAGCCTGCACGTTTGAAGTAATTTAACATTGCTAGCTGGATTGGATCCCCTACCACCGGAAGCCACGAAGTGGTTACTTCGGAGATTGCGTAGCGCTCGAAGTCGGTAGAGTTCATTAAGAACTCCTTACTGGTCTCCTTTAAACTACCATAGAATGCTTTTTTATCAGTGGACTTTAGCCAAGATTTACTGACTTTTTCCCACGTAGACTTCAGGTTATTACCGGTAAACGAGCGGAACCACGGTCCAAAGTTTGCCATTACTTATACCTCTTATGACAGTCTTTGCACAAAGTAACGCCATTATTAATATTCCACAGTTCCTCACAGGCTAAAGCTTGTTCGACTGTAGTTATTTTGTGTTCATTTATTATTTGCTGAAATCCCTTTTTGTGATGAGCCTCTAGGTTACCGCCTTTATTATCTCCACAATCCTGGCAAGTAAAATTATCTCTAGTATAAACATCTGAACGCCACTGACGATACTCAAATGTTGAACGTAGTGCTTTATTTAGCCCCCAGTTTGCCGCCGTAATGCCACCTTTCCAAAATGGATTCTTATTACCAAGGTAATCGGGGCGCGGTTTACCAAGATTTAGTTTGCGTAGTTTTTCCTTGACTTCTTCAGACTGTCTTCGGGCACACATCTTTGCTATCATATCTGCCGAACGCTTCTTACCGATCTTCGATGCAGATATCTTTGCTTTTGTATCGGCAGAGTGTTTCTTACCAAGTCTGGCACTTGATATCTTTGCTTTATGTTCGGCTGAGAGCGGCTTACGTGACTTAGCCATTCTTTGCTGCAGCCTGTTCTATTTGTTTAGTTGCTTCAACTTTTTCCATAGCAATCTCAACTGGAGACTTAAAGCTACCAGAATCTATGCCGGCAGCGGCTGCCTTGTCACGTAGAATCTTAAACCAGTCACCAGTGTTTTGCATTGACTGTATTTTGGCTCTACGTACAGCAGACCTCTCTCTAGAGTCACGAGTAGATATAAACTCATTTAGGATTTTATCTTTTCTACGGCTTGCCTTATCTTTGGCTTCTAATAGCGGATTGAGTTCTTTCTTAAATAACGGAGCTCCAGTATTGCTTACTCCAACTGCATTGTCCACCGTATAGCCATTTGCAGCTATTACGGTGTTAATTCTCCATACGGTTAGGTCAAGCTCTACCAGCTCCTCAGTTCTATCACGTTCAACTTTATCACTGCGGTCTATGTTAAGAGTTCTATAATAATCATTGCGCCAAAATTCTATTAAACTGGCTTCTACTGGACAAGGAGCGCCTATAGGAAATGTGACTGCTCCGCCTTCGGCATTGTTAAATGCACATTGATGTTTTATGTGGCACGACGGACCACGGCACAACATTGGCAGCGATGAGCCTGGGCGAACAATATTCAACTGGATCTGATCGCTCATCTTCCTTGCTTCATACCTCTTCAGTATATGCTTCGCCTTATACGCCTCAGGAAGACTAGCAAATGGCATCAACGCAATGAATTCCTCAATTGCTTGATTAAGAGAAATCTCTTCCTCTTCTTTTGCTATGCGATCTATTGTTATCTCGTCTGGCATTGCTTTTCTATATTATCATTGAGTAAAATAAGACACCTAGAGGCTGTTGGACAGTTTTTACCAAAGTGGTCTACGAAGAACTTTATGTTCGCTAGTAGGTACTTGTTGTCTTTGTCCTTTGCCCACTCGGGTTGTACGCTTTTTTCCGATATTTCGTACGCTTGGTCCAGGTTTAGCTTCATGCTTTATGTGCCTTTGTAAGAATTTAACTATCGACCATTTATCTTCTAGCTGTCTACAATCGATTTCTAAGAAATTATATCCCTGCTCTTCAGCAAGTAGCCTCTTTAGTTTGTCTAGAAATTGGCGGCGCTCAAACGCTGCCTGGTCCTTATGAAACGCCTTGATGAATTTATAGTGTTCAAGGCCCTGCACTTCTACTATTAGATCTACTGATGGGCAGAAAAAGTCATATGGCAGTATTGCACCGGTCTCCGGATTTACAGCCCATTTAAAGTATGCTTCTTCTGTGATAGGAGAAAAGAACTTACGTAGAGCCCATTTTGTTTGTGCCTGGATTCTACTTCTACCATATACTTTCTTCTTGCGAAGAACACCTTTAGCTACAGTTGCGTTTCCTAGGCATCTAGGGCAAAGTATAAATTCTGTTTTCTTATACTGAGACCCAGGTCTCCTACAAATATCACACTGCATTAGCGTTGTCTATGATAAAATCCAGTTTCTAGTATCTCTACGTTTGCGCTCCAGCGGTACCTTTGATATGCGTTAGAGCTTTGCATACCATGAACTGCGCGCAGTTTAATGCCTTTATCGGTGGTTTGTATGTACGCTCTTGGGTAGGTATCAAAGATTATACCAGCATTTTGCATATTTTCAAATACATCTGTAGTGGCTGTATCTATAACAGTGACCGTGCCTGTCCTTGACACCAAAGCTTGAAATTTGAAGGACCATGACGCACCAATCAAGGCCTCGTCCAGGTACTCTGCGGAATCTATTACAGCTGACACGGTGGCCTCTATCCTCCAAACTGTACTGTCTGGCATATAAATAGTGCGCATTGTGTCGAGCGAAGACTGTTGGGTATATAGCATTAATGAAGTTGAGTCTTGTCCGCCATCTGCGGCTGATGTGGTGTCCTGCATTACGTAGCGTGAGTGCTGCGACGACCCACGTAGGCTACTGAATCCGCCAGCGGAAAACACGTCTTGCCCGGAGTTATAGGCTAAGCCATATGCACCGTCTACTGTTGAGCCGCAAACCCCGGCTCGACCAGCAGGAGTGCCAAGCGAGTCGTTAGCATGCTGTATTTTCGATCTGTAACCGCCAATGCGATTATGTATTGGTGCGTAGGCCCAAGAAGATGTTGAGATAATAGAATCATACTCACCATGAGTAATCATATTGCCTATAGCGTATGTTAGAGCGGGAGCAATTGAATACCCATGATATCTGCCGCCTGTGACACCAGAATATTGGGTAATTAAAGCTGGTCCTACTCCGGCACCAACCCACAGCTCGCCGTCTATGTCTGCATTTCCGGCAACCGCTAAGCTAGATATCCACGTAGGCCACAGTGAGTCTATTAGAGCGCGCTTAGCTAGCATGGCATATCTAGCCCTCACGGTGTCTCTAACAGCATAGTCAGCGCTATCTCTAGTCTTTGTGCCAGACGCAAATAATAGAAAGTCCGAGTCGCTGTCTCCGTTTATATCAACACTAAAAGGCGAGTCATTTACGTATATAGATCCGTAGTTGAGGTTAAGTTGATCAGTGTATAGGTGTGTAAATCTTCCAAACCTAAATCTATACGAAGATGTACCTAGATCATAAGTAGCATCAACGCTTGGTACGAAATTACCGTTTAATATCAGCTTATCAGTTTTTACCGAGTCTCGAACCGCATAGCCACCAGTATCCATGACCGCAGCGCCACGATATTCTATACTAAACTCGCCGTCACCGTCGTCGTCAATATCGAACTTTATAAAATCTCCAGCAGCTATCATTCCGTTAAGAGTTGTTAGCTTATATCCTATTACATCTACTGCATAAAGACTCTTCCACAAATAAGCTATAGACCCAAGATCATACGTATTAGGTGCTCTTGGTAGGATGCTTTGTGCGCCGATGTTATTCATTAAAGTATCGATGTACCCATAGCGCCAATGTGTTCCAGAGGAGCCCATTGATAGGCCGGCTGCAAGAGGAACTGCACTAGTGGCGATCTTGTTCAAATATAGATTACCTTGAATTACAAGATCGGAGTGCATAGTATCTCTTACAGTGTTTAATAGAAAATCATCACCTGCGTGGTAGGCACCTCTTGCATATAGGCTTTCAGCATTAGTAACCAGTGCACCAACCAGCACAGAACAAAAAACAGTATCTATGCTAGCGCTGCTCCAGCTTTCACCAGGTATGCCAAGTCTATATTTATGATCTGTGCCTGGGGTCATATCGTTGCGGACTCGATAAGGCACAGCATTAACTGAGCCTACCAGCAACAATATAGCACAAATTGCTAAGGCAAATTGACGCATTTTATAGCTCCATTCGAAGTTCTTTATCATACTTTATTATACCACAACAAGTTACCAAAACCAAAATGCCTTCACAGTAAAACTACTACTAGAATCAGTATTATTGCAGCCACAACTTCCAGTAATACTGTTGTAGTAAAGCTTTCTGTTGGAAACAACTGTGGAATATAATGTTTATTACCAAAGTGACACGGGAATAGTGGCTGAAAGATTGTGTTTTTCAACTGAGCAGCTGCTTGCACAACACCATCAATTATATCCATACCACAAGCTAAAATAGCCATTATGAGAAATGTGGCCCAACCAAACATCGGAACAGCGAAGAACCAGTATGCTGCAAACATAGCTATAGTCCCGGTAGCAGCCAAAATAAATGTTTGGGATGGTGTTCTATTCCAGTATTCATCAAAAAGAACATCTACACCTATATGGCTAATAAATGAGAAAAGGCCAGCTACTATGTAGACCGGCCAAACTGGAAAGTAGTGGCAGAGTAGCATGGCCGGAAGGCCAGAGATTGTTATGTGTCGTGATGGTGCAGCCATTATCCGATTTCCAGTTCCTTAACTGTAAAGTAACCGCCTTTTGTTCTTCCAAGAACACCCTTTCCAATATAATCTCTTAAGATAGTGCCAACATACAGTTTAAATGGCACTGGGTTAAGAAGTGCAAGTTCGTCACATACCTTTTTCATAGCCTCGTCGGCGGAACTGGCGGTAACCTCTACCTCAATAGATGCTTTAAACTTCATGTGGTCTCCTTATTTTGGTCGGGGTGGTCCGGTTCGAACGGACGGCCTCTTGCTCCCAAAGCAAGCGCGCTACCAACTGCGCCACACCCCGTATATTTTGGCTACCAACTGTGCTACACCCCGTATATTTTGGCTACCAACCAGTTTTTAAGTATTTGCTTCGCCGACGCTCTGGAGTATATGATCTTCTCGCCTTATCTCTAACTCTAATTCTTTCATAGGTTTTAAATTCGTCTGCCGTTGCATACTTTCTATTTGTTTTTCTTGCCGCCTTACTATTACAACTAAGATGGCTGTATGCTATGTTATTTAGGTCAAAGAACAACACCGCTGGGTTTATAGAATCTAACCACGGAATCTTGTGTTCTATACTAAATTGGCGCAGTTCAACTATCTTTTCGCCACACCTATAACAAACATTATGCCCAGCCTTTATTGCATAATCAAACAGCAGCATTTTATTTAATCTATACGATGCTGTTCCTGGGTCTAAACCTAGCTGTGCGTGTCGTCTATCCACAATAAGTACTTCGATATTTATATGGCAGGCGGGATACGGATCGAACGTATAACATTTGGAGTCAAAGTCCAACGCTCTACCAGTTGAGCTACCCGCCTATTGGAGCCTCGGGAGAGAATTGAACTCTCATATTCTGCTTGGAAGGCAGACGCCCTAGCCATTAGGCCACCGAAGCAAATGGAGCGGGCGGAGGGAGTCGAGCCCTCGTAGCCACCATGGCAAGGTGGTACCTGACCGCTAGGTTACGCCCGCTTAGAACGTTTGGTAGCGGAAGAGAGATTCGAACTCTCGCCATTTGCCTTATGAGGGCAACGTTCCACCTCTGAACTATTCCGCAGTTTACGCTTTGTCTTCAAGCCTAATCTTTTGTCTCGGCGCCTTAGCCACCGGAACAATCTTTTTTGCTTTGTCAGGTCCATCTTTCACCAACTTAAAGCTTGTGGTTATAGTCTGACTGTCATATTCCAGCGATAAAGCAAATTTCTCGCCCTTTCTTATAGACTCGTCTCCGCGGCGCTTAAACTCCTCCAGGGCTAGAGCAAAATATATTTCATGGTTGATTGTCATCTGGTGTCCTTGATATTGAATCAGTAAATTTTATGCCGTTAGCCTTTTCTGAGATCTTTACCCTTAGTTTGGCGGAGAGAGCAGGATTCGAACCTACGAGCCCATTGGGCTACGGTTTAGCAAACCGTTGCTTTGGACCGCTCAGCCACCTCTCCATAAATTTAATGCTTGCGGTGTTTTTGCATATACTCTCTGCGACAAGTTCTACAGTGGCGAGAACCGTTTACATTATTACGATATGTATTAGTGTCAGTGTATTCGTGGCCACTGGGGCAGTGTGTTTTACTGGTATTTATGGCAGCAGTTTTAGTTCTACTACCAGCACTTATGTTGCAAGATAAGTGCGAAAACGCTATATTATCGGGATTGAAAAACGCCAGTTTTGGGTCTGCCGCACCTTGCCACGCCTCTTTGTGCTCTATGGACAAGTCATCAATCGACTCTATCTGCTTAGTACAGTGGAAACATATCAGCTCGCCGCACTTTTCGGCCAAACGAAAGATAATGATTTTGCGTAATTTACCGCTCGCTGTTCCGTGTGGCATGCCTAGTAGCACATCTTTGGTAGTATTACCATTTCTGCTCATAACTATGGATCTCCATCCTTATTATGTTGGTACCCCGAACAGGACTCAAACCTGTAACTCTCTGTTTAGAAGACAGATGCTCTATTCAGTTGAGCTATCGGGATAATTAAATTTATGTTTCCTACGTTTATGTCTCATATTCCTTTGGGGTGGGCGGCGAGGATTGAACTCGCAATTTCTAGATTCACAGTCTAGCGCTTTAGCCAATTAAACTACACCCACCATATTTTCTAAGTAATCAGTAAGTTGCTTTTCATAGAACGCTGGTTCTCTATACCGCATTAACCGGCTATGATGTGTGTAGTTATCAGTAGTCCAACTAACTGTTATATAGCCCATATTATATAATTTCTGTCTACTTTTATTTATAGACTTCTGCAGGCTTAAAGCGTGTAAAAGCTCTTTTGGACCCAAAGTAAAGAGAATTTTTAAGTTTAATATCAGTCTAATCATAACAACCTTATAGCTGGAGCCGACGACAGGCTTCGAACCCGTGACCCGCTGCTTACAGGGCAGCCGCTCTACCAACTGAGCTACGTCGGCAAATTTGGTAATCCCGGCGGGAGTTGAACCCGCGAATTTCACCGTGAAAGGGTGATGGCTTTAGCCAACTCGCCTACGGGATCATGGCAGGACCACTCCGATTCGGACGGAGGCTTTTGGTTTTGGAGACCAACGTGCTACCGCTAACACTATAGTCCTACGAATTCTTTATTTTTGGGTGTTTGTTTGGTTTTGGCTTCTTACCGCCCTCACTTTTTAGTGGAGGTTTTGGTGTCATTTATCTTCTCTTCTTGCAGCGCGCGTAACTTTTACATTGGTTACTCTTTTCTCACGAACACCATCATATGCTACGTCTAGAACTATTTTTCCTAGGTTAACAACTAGTTCGTCTGCTACTTGAAAAGCACCATAGTTAGACTGCTCACTGAGGTCTTGGTCAACCGCCTTTGCCTTAATAGACCAAACTAGGTATGGATACCACGCAGGAGGATTGATTTTACACACCGCTAGAGGAGTAGTTGGCTTGTAGTTTCTAGCTGTGCCATCTGTTATAGTGTACGACGTAACTGGCGAAAACGGCAAATCACCTGGAAATCTTTCAATAGTTATAATAAAATACTCTATTTCGTCAGTTGTAGCAATCTCCCAACTGAAAGTTGGGTATTGTGTAAGAACAGGCTTTACTTCATCACTAACATCAGCAATGGGCCCTACTATTGTTGGGGTTACGGTTTGTGCCATGTTTTCTCCTTTAATTACTTAAGACCGATCCAAGTTGTAAATTTCAATAATTTCTTTGCTACCATCTCTCCAGACGTGCCAGGATCTGTATCTCCTGATACTGGCACACTCCGTGTATTGCCAGGCCGCCCAGCATCGCTGAGTGCTTTGCCAGTGTCAAGGTGTTCGGCCAACGTGCTGCCACCGTAGTCCTACTCTGGCTTTGGCAACTCTGCTACAAACTTAGATAAAGGTTTTGCAGCCAGTATCATATTAAGCACTTCGTTAAATGCTACGACTTCGTTACCATGTAGGGATGCCCGCTCTAAGAATAGAACAGCATTCTTAATTGTCTTCTCTGTTCCTGTGATTACTAAGTTTTCCATGTTCCTCCTCCTCATTAAGTTACCTAATTAATATTTCTTGTGGCAGGTTGTACAAAGTGTTCTACCGTTCCAATCATTCCATAGTTCTACACAGGCAAGAGCTTCATCCAGTGTTTCTACCTTGTTCTCGTTGCAGATAGTAGCAAAGGCTTTAATGTGATGTGCTTCTAAGTCTCCACCTCGCCTGCCACAGTCTTGGCAAGTAAAGTTGTCTCTAGTAAATACTGCATATTTCCACTGCCTATAGGAGAGACTCTGTCTAATTGCTAGCCGGAGCGGTGTCTTTCTTCCCTTTGCGTCATATAGGAGCTTACGAGCAACGCTTATCCTAACCTTAGTTTCTTCGGAACAGGGTTTACGTAGTTTGGAAACTCGATTGGCTGCACCAATCTTTGCTTTAGTTTCCTTCGAGTGGTGCTTACCCAGTTTGGCTGCCCGCAGTCTGGCCCTGGTTTCTTCAGTTCTTATATATACACCAACTGGCATTGTTATACTATCCTATTTGTACTGTGTAATTATACCATAAATCTGCACTAAAGTCAAGGCCTAAGTGCACTCTTGTATTGCAGTGATAACCCCGTTAGAGATAGTGATTGTGCCATTTGTGGTCGAACCTAATCCCACTGTATAGGTACCATCTGCTACCCATGCAGAACCCGTTGTAACAAAAGCGGTTGCCTCTATTGAACCATCAGATTGTAACTTACCAGCATCCTGTCTATATAGGTTGCAGTCATAATCATTGTCCTTGTCTCCA